TAATATTAACAAAGTTATAATTACTAGTTACAGTTCGGATGACTCTAACTACATCTAATGCATCTTGCAGAGCATCATGGGTTACTTCTCCAGATAATTGGCATCGATCCATGCACGTCTGTAAATTAGGTAAGCTCTCGTCAGTTTTCCAATTCATTAACAGAATGGCTGGATCCAAGATTCTCTGTCTAATCTGCACGTTTGAACTCCAGTTTGGAAGTTTCTGCAGAAATACTTTGTCAAAACTTGCAAAGTTCTTACCTGCTGCATTAATTTTTACGCAACCAGTCGCCTCAGCTGGGATACCATTTGAAGCTAGCCACATTTGAAATGAGTGGGCTACTAGTCCAACCGGTAAAATGTTATGATACTTTCGGTATGCGAGACGTTCGTCCTTTGTTAGATTCTCTAAACCGCCAAGAATTTTTAGAATCCAAGAGTTTAGAGATAGGGCAAATGGACTTCCTACATACGTAGTGTGTTCCACAATACACTGAAATTTAGGTAGTTCTTCCAATGAGGCTGGATTTAGGGTGTCCTCAATGACAGCTCCAATCTGTAAAATTTGACAGGTCTCTGGATCAAGACCCGTCGTTTCAATATCAATCGATACGTATTTCATAATTAAAAGTCGAATGGTAAATCGTCATCAGTCAAAGTAGACTGAGTCGATGTTGATTTTTTTGGTGCAGAGGTCTCAATTCCAAGGCTACGGAAGATTTCGTCATCGTCCTCATCATTAAAATCAGAAGCAGGTTTACTTACGTTAGCTCTCTGCTGTCCGTTGATTCGGTAAGCCTCAAGGCTATTAAAGTATTTTGTCTGACCTGACTTGTCTGTCCAGTCTCGGCCTTTTACATCAAACGCAACTGAGACAGTATCTCCGATTCCATAAGAATCAATCATGTCACATTTGTCCTGTACAAGTCCAAATACAATTTTTTGCGGGTACTTATCTCCCGATTCAATTACAAATTCTCTCTTACGAAAGCCTTTATTGAAAGTCTGTGCTGGGAAAATCTCAATGATTATTCCGTTTAGTTCAAATGCCATATTAGAAATCGTGGTTAGTTATTTTTATATCATAATTTGTGAAGCCTTCAAAATCTTTACGATCGGCCTCTAATCGTCTGTCTACTGAATCACCGGGCATGTCTCGGTCCATCATACGTTGACGCCTAACATCCTCAGCAATATCAAAGAATATTACCAATGACTCTTTACGCGCATCATCAGACAGGTGAGCTAAGCCACTAGGTGTCATGATGAATACGTCATCCTCATCGAATTGGTCACGAGTAGTTCCGTAAATCCAGCCATTAAACTCAACGTATTCATAGAACTCGTCATTTTTAATTAGATCAGCTGCCTGTTCTGGACTTAAGAAGAAGTAATCTCTTCCTTCAACTTCCCCTTCGCGTGGAGGGCGTGTTGTGTAACTTACTGCGTACCTAAAACCTCTATCTTCGAATTTTTTACGAAGAAAATCTTTTCCGCTTGCGGCTCTGCCGACTACAATTATTCGTTTGCTCATATATAAATTAAAATTCTCTCTTTTGACCGTGGATTGCTTTGAATACTGGAAATCTTAGGGAATGAGCTCCGTGTTGATCAGTAGTTTCTTCAAAGAATTGAACGGTAATTGTTTTACCTAAAATTTCATTTGGGTTTTTGTGATAGTATCTTCGCTGTTCAATATTAAAACCTGAACCCACTCTAACTGTATTGCCTTTATGCTCTACGATTACTGCTTTCAACATGACCTCCTCAACCTCTTTTCCCATGTCAATGATACGATTTACGTCAGATTCAAGATCAATTACGACGTATTCTGCATCGTGCATCTTTTTAACTTTAAGCAGATTCTTTGAGCGTTTGCCTTCGTAACCAATATCCTTACGCATCATTACTCCTTCGTAACCCATTTCAGTTGCATCAGCTACAATCTTTTCAAATTCGTCAACCGATTTTATTTGAAATTGTGGAAGTGGTTCTGCATAGGTTAAGTCAGTTACGATTGCATTTAAGATAATTAATCGAGCTGAAAGAGAAACTTCCCCTGCTTGATTATTAAATTCAGCCATTTCTAAGAAGTCAAATACGTAATACTTTGGAGTCTGAATCGTATGGTTCTTTCTGCCGATCTCCTTGATAATTCCTTGGAAATCTTCAAGTCCACCTTCTTTCATAACGCAAACTTCTCCGTCCAATACTTTGTTTCTGAGACCAAGTTTCTTAATGTCCTCTGCTAAAACTGAAAGAGTTAAGAATTCATTGCCCGCTCGTGAATAAAATTTAGGTTCTCCGTGTTCGTCAATTATTGTAATACACCGAACTCCATCAAGCTTACGACTTGCCCACCATTCTCCAGATTCGAAATTTACCTTCTTTTCATTTCCGTCAAACTTCTCAGCGAGAGCGACATCAAAAGTAGGAACCGTTCCGGGCATTACTGAGTTAATTAAAGTAGCCGTAGCTCTAGTCTTTAAGTTACGATCTATCACATCATAGATCACATCTGCGAACTCCTGATTCTTGGCAATAAAACCATTAACTACCTGTATAGCATTATGGCCAGTGACACGACGTTCATTCAGATCGTCAAGTAATTGAAACAAGTTATCGTAACTATCGACAGTAAGATCTTGACGCTTTTTCAAGTTATCTGAGGTAACGTAGTACTGCTTAAACGGAGAGTATACGTATTCAAATAACTTACGCAAGGTCGAGGTATCATACTTTTTAAGTATCTCCTTTTTATCGTTGGTTGAAGAAGTAGCCTTCATTTCTTCAATGAACTCGGCAACCTGTTTAAAATCTGATGTTTTCATATTGATTATTATACTAAACAAAAAAAGCCGCTGTCGCGGCTTTTTCATAAAATTTATAAATTATTAGCTAGGGTTTACAACCTCTTCGTTAGCCAAGTTATCAAGTTCGTCTTGTTTCGCCATTCCAACTTTGATAGTTTGGATAATACGATCAAGCTCTTTCATTTCCATTACTGAAGTGTTAAGAGCTACTGCGATACGAAATACACGTTGTGCTGATTCAAGGCTAGATCCTTCGAACTTGTTAAGTAGAATTGCTGCAGCTTCTAGGGCAGATGCCTGAATTTGAACTGCTCCACTCGATTCAGTGTTTTCGTCCTGTTCCTGCTCCAATCGCGCAATTGCAGAAGAGAATCCCAAGAAACAATTCATTACCATGAATGCTTCATTAGGGCCAGTGAAAGTAAATTTACCTCCATTGCATGCATTTTTGATCCATTTAAGATCAGCTAATTCTAATTTAACTGGGAAGTATCCAGTACGACGATTGATAAGCATGTCAAGTTCTGACATTTCTTGTACAGGCTCTTCGCCGCCTTCTTGTGTTGGTTCCATTTCTGGAGAAGTTTCTTCGACCATTACAGTTTCTTCAACTAATAAGTCGGTTGCTAGTTCTTGTGAGTTTTCCATTTGAATAAAGATATTGTTTAGATTATTATTCTACTAGGAAACTTGAACTAGTTTTAGGAAAGTCTGTCTAAAATTATAAGTTGGGCTCGCGAAACTTTTGAGTAAGCCTCTTTGATATCGATGAATCCGGCCCAGTCAATCTCTTCTGCCTGAAGTTGGCTCTTTGGAATAGTTAATGACTCCAGCTCAATCTCAGATAGATCCTCAATTCGGAAAACGAAATAGTGTAGTGCATTCTTGTACTTGCCGTCTTTATCGTAAACTTCAACTGTCTGCACGGGCAATTCTAATTTATCTGGAGAAAGATAGATTCCTGTCTCTTCGCTAAGTTCTCGTAGAGCAGCATTCATTAGGTCTTCGCCAGCTTCGACCTTGCCCTTTGGAATTCCCATGATTGGTCTAACCCAACTTCCATTAGTTGGATGAACTAGTAAAATTTTTTGATTGTATAATATTGCTACACCGGCCGTATCGTGGCCAGCTGATGACTCAGCTAAGAATTCAGAGAATGCTTTAATCTTCATTTAGTTATTATACTAAAGCTGCCTTTATTGCTGCGATACTCTCAGTATACGTGACCGTATCGAATCTGTATGCTGTGTAAAAACCGGACCAAAGCGTGAGACCTCTTATTCCAACTGTCCAGGCCGCAAATTTTTCAGGCCATTTTTGGGTAGTACCCATAATCTCGTCGATTTCCCCAGCAATACCTGTTAAAAAACCGCCAGATTTACCGGACGCTGTCCACATCTTGGCAAGTTGATCAGCGGAGAATTTTGGTGAAATTAGCATGTACAAACCGTGCATAGCTGCACTATCAGCAAATGATGTAACTGTCTCATTTAGCTTAAGATCAACTGCGTCCATGATCATCTTAATATCAGCATCTGACTCAACTGAGCCGGCTTTCTTGTATTTTGAGGTAATTGTGGTTACTTGTGTAGGTAAATCTCCACCGGTCAGCTTAATCCAATTGTCTGCGATATTACCGTCACCTAGTAAAAAGCTGGCATTTGCTGCTTTTTCGATTCCTGCGAAGGAGCCGCCTAATGCTTTAACCTTATTGGTTTGAGCAGTAACCCATTTAATATGATCAGGAGTCCATGCCTTTCCGAATTTTTGAATCGATATTGTGATTAATGCAGCAATAAATTCATACATTTTACCCTTTGGGTCATATTCGGCAATCTTATTAATGTCAATAGATGAGCCGGAAACTGGAGACGACGAGGTTGCCGCTGCTAGCTTAAGACTTCCTTTTACTGGCTTTAAGTCTGTTCCGATTTGATAAGCGACGTTAATCATGTCTTTTCCGTTATCGTGTTTAACCATGAACGTATAGTTACCAGCTGCCTTCTTTGATTCAACTTCATCCATGAATTGGTTCCATTGGTTTGCATAAGGTCCTCCATTTTGACCAGATAATAGTTTAGTTAAACCGTCAGCTGTTTGCATATCAGCGGCCTCATTGACCAGTAAGTAGCCATGAGACTTTTTCTCTAAAATAAGCGCGTAATTTGAAATATTCATTTGTTGTAGTATATTTATTTTTTATTAAAATGGACTAGGCCTTTGAACTTTACGGTCGACTGGCTTTTCTACTTTCTTATTAGCTGCATCGATTTGAGCTTGAGTTAAGTTCACAAAGGCTGCATCTAATTTAGCAGAAATCTCTGCATTAATTGAGTCAACTGGAGTACCGTTATTTACAAGTTTTCCAATTGCATTAGCTGTACCGCTTCCATATTTACCGTCTGCTCCGAATTTACCAAGAGCCGTTGCTGCGTCTCCGCCTAGTGTCTTGATCTTCTTCTGTAGATCTTGAACCTTTTGATTAAATCCTGGGGCTTTCTTAAGATCAACGAAGGTAGTTGAGTTCGATTGAGAGCCTTGTGGCGAGTCGACCGTTTGTGTAGAAGTAGTAGGTGAAACTGTCGTTGTATCAGTAGTCGTAGGTTTATCAGTAGCTGATTGGCCTTCGCTTTTCATGTAAGACGGATAAACTTTATCGATTTCAATAAGCTTGCCCGATTTATCCCTTGCTGGTACTGGCTGCGCCAACTTAATATCAATTAATTTTTCTTGATGCCATACAGCTAACGGAATCTTTGAACCTGAAACGGTCGCGGTTGCGATTGGTTCAGCTTTAGTTACATCATAGAATACGTCGGCTGCAGGTTTGTCAACTCCAGCAGATTCGCCTGTGTGTTGTCTTCTATACGTAACAAAGGCAATTTCAGCTTTAGCTACCTCTTTTCCAACTAAATTCGTCTTGTTCATAACTCCACTGTACACAATACCAAGGGTCATGCTCGCAGGAGTTCCTTCAAATTTAGTAGTAGTCCACCAATTTTTAAAATCGCCGTTCATTACTAAACTGTCGATAATCGACTGAATTGGTGTTGCATTGCTGATTGAATCAGCAGATCCACTCTTTAGTACAACTTTCCATCTAGCAAGTTCGCCGGCTTCTGGTGAAATCTTAGTTATGTTTGCTTTATCGACTGCTTCAGTTAACGAAGTTGCTCTAAAGCTTTCAAATGTTTTAACAAAGGTCATTTGTTTCTGTTATTATTTTAATTATTTATTTCCGAATGAAAGGCCTTTAACTGAGAAGAGCCCTTCGTTTACTGGAGGTAACTTAATTTCAGGTTCTTCGCCCGATTGAATAAGTTTCAAGGCTTCTGCTTTTATACCAGCAGCCTCTTCCGGTCGGATTTTTCCCATACGAACCATCTCTTGAATGGTGCTGTCTAACCGAGACTTATCGACTAGATTTACATTAATTACTCCAGATTCAGGATCGTAAACATCTGCGAAATAGGCTTGGACGACAGGCTCATTATAGTCAAGAGCATGTTGAACATCAATTGATGTATCTAATCCTAGTGAAGCTAGTACCTGTTTTGAGTAGTCTGTGCTCTTCTTTTGGAATTCAGCTGCTTGTGCAGGATCTTCTCCCATGTTAGCAGTTCCTCCTAAATTTGCAGTACTTCCTGGAAAATCTGCAACGAATGAGCCGGTTGTTGCTTGAACAGCCGCCGCCTGTAATCCGCAATCTACCTTTGCGACAGTCCTTTGTGGGTTTGAACTTTCTTCTGCTTCTTCCAATGCAGATATTCCTGTTCTAACTAACGATGAAGTTGCGCCAAGAGCTACATCTCCTGCTTTATTTGCGCCGGCTTGGATAATACATTCAAGTGATCCGTATTTTTGCCAAACTAATCTAGCTACCAGGTTAAGAACTCGCTTGAAAGGTACGGCTCTCATTCCAATAGCGCCGCCTTTCTTTGTGAGAATTTCAAGAGTCTTAACGCTACCATTAAATTTAGCAACTCCCTCGATGAATGCTTCCGGCTTAGCAACAAACGGTGCAAATGCTCTAATTTCAGATTTAGATAAGTTCTTAGCTATTGCTGGATTAGTTAAGAACACTTCAAAGAATTTCTTAACTTCTTGAGGGTTTCCTCCTCTAGCTAATCTAATTAAGTGATCTCCACCTGGTCTCCAGCCGGCTGCACCTAACAGTTTAACTGCCTCAGGATCTTTCATTATCCTATCAACTGACAGTTTAGCTTGTCCAATTAATTCATTTTCCATTTTTGCAGCGATCGCAATGTCTTTCTGCTTGGAAGATAATTGGCTAATTGAATCCATGAATTTCGTATTTGAAGTAACTGTCTGCTTTAGATCACTTAAGTAACCTCCTCTAGCTCTAATGTACTTATCTGCTTGAGTTGCATCAAAGTCTTTAAGTGCTGCACTGATATCTGCTCCGACTTCAGATGAAGTTTTTCCAGCTTTAAGAGCTTGATCTTGAGCACCTAGGGCAACTTCTTTACGAGCAGCTTTAGCCAAGTCATCCGCACTTTGAGCAATTTCTTTTCCTACTCCAGGCTTTGTAAGAATTTGAGTAGCTGTATCGAAATTTCTACCAATCATCGAGACGTTCACTACAATAGAGTCTACTAATTTTGAAATTTTAAATCCAAATTTTCCAGCCATACCAAAGGTTGCAAGATTAATCGCAGTATCCATAAACCCGGCGATCATTCTAACTACTGAGACTGCGGTGTTTAGGAAAAACTTAGCAAGTCCTTTAAATAAGCTAATCACATTGTCTAATAAACTCTTTCCGCCGATTCGGATAATTCCATCTTTTAGTGCAATTACTCCTTTTTCTAGAGCAACAACGTCCTTCCCAGATCTAAATATGAGAGGTAGAATTTTTTCCAATAACGGCATTGCTGGTTTTAGTACTATCTTCAATACATCAGAGGCTTGAGTAATATCAATTGCTGAAAGAAGGCTTAATACCATTGAGACGTACTCCCCTTTATACAATGAAATTAGAGCAGATAGAACGTTTGCAACAATATCAATAGGAAAACCTACCCATGTGAATGGCACAAGTCCAATAATATCCAGCACAAGACGTAAGATATTAAGACCCATTTCTACTGGATCCGGATCACTTACTAGGCTAGCTAAGAAGTCTCCAATAGACCCTAATAGACCCTCGTTAAGAGTTTCAATTGTTTCTAAATAAGATTCATTGATTCTTAATTCAATCGTATCATATCCAGCTCGAGCTAAAAAATCTTCCTTTCGAATAATATCTTGAATATCTTCAAAATTCTCAAATAAGTATACTTGGTGAGCAAAAACTTCTGATTCAGAATGTTTTCTTTTGATTGTAACTGGCGTTGCCAAAATACTAAAATCAACTTTATCTAGAGCCTCAAAAAAGGCAGCAGGTATTTGATTAAAGTATTGGGTCAGCTTATCAGTAGAGTTTCCTGAAGTCGATAACGATTCAAAAAACTGTTGGGACGAAACTACGTATGACATTTATAAAAATAGTAATTTCTTATTATTTATTCGTGGGCCCTGATGCTAAAGCGCCTTTGCGATTTCTCGAAGTATTTTAAAATAGTCACCCGATGAGCACTCGGAAAGGAACTTGCAAATCTCAAAGAAGTCATCTACTGTTTCAAATGTCATTGCTGAATGGTGGCCTTTCATATATGAAACTGGAATTACTCCAAAAATAATGGATTCGTACACTCTAGCTGGAGTAAAACCTGCCTGTAAATAAAGATCTTTACTTACATTAATTGATACGAGCGAGTTAGTGAATGAATTCCAAATCGCTTCACGATTCTGTCTAGGAATCAAGTACGCTCGATCTAATGAATTGATCCAATTAGTTAAGTCCTCAGTTTCTTTAGCCGATACAGTTAATTGAAAAGTATCACCGTTGAACATTTTCACATTTTCCACCTGAGTAATAATATCATTTATTATTGGGTTTTTTGTGTGACCTTCTTTATAATTATCAAATGACAGATTTCCGTAATATAGTAAGCTGTTAACAGTCGGCTTTATTGAGTTCTCATGCACAGACAAACACGAATCTAAGAATTTTGATCCTATTCCTGGAATAGTTACTGAGACAATTTCTCTAGTTATCCCAAGATTCTCAATCGTTTCTAAGAATTCCGGACTTAGAGATAAGTCAGTATCTAAAATAACGATGTCAGATGGAGCGTATCCGCAAGCCAATGCATGTTTTATAAATGTCTCAAATCTCTGAGCATCCTTTAACTTCTTTTGGAGAGTTGAAAGATTTCTGAATCTAGCCTTTAAGAAAATTTTATCGTATTCTTTATTTGACATATTCAGAAGAACATCCTCATAGCCAATTCGATACTCCTTGATTAAGTGTTGAGTAAAACCCTCAAACACCTGTCCAAGTATTCCGTCTGGATATATCGGCCTAACGGCAAATGCACGTTCTGTGTCCATGTAATTATAGAAATCGAAATTCTCGTTTCCGTATTTTTCAGAGATTGCATCAAGTAATCCAATTTGATAAAAAGTATGGCCTGGGATATTTTCTTCAAAAATTCCTAGTTCGCCAAAGTAGCAGTATAATGATTTTGTCTTTTCCATTCTAAGTATTTTACTAGAACTCCATCATTGGGTTCTATGTCAAGTCTATTATTGTAAAAAATATCCCATGAGTCTGCTGCATACTGCCCAATTCCATGAAGTTCTCGAGGATGATCCCACTCTTTTGTAATCCACTCAGTACTAAACTTAATTAATGATCGTGACCTGCGATTATAAAAACCAAGAGGCCGAATTACTTCGGCCAATTGAATAGGATCAGCGTTTGATAACTCAGCCGCGTCTCGATATGTGTTAAATAGTTCTTCTCTTATTCGGTCTACCTGTTTTCTACGAGTACAATTCAATAGAATACAGCAGACTTGCGACTTCCACGGGTCATCATGATAAATTTCCTGTAAAAGTTCGTATGGGCTCATTAACGTCCTTTAAATCCTGCGAAGTGAGTAATAAAGTGTTTGCCGTTTATTGTTTTAGGGTTAACGAAGAGTTCTCCAAAGTTAGCTCTAAAAATATCTAGGATCTCTGTAAATTTCGCTGAGCGATTTTCCAATAACCAGCTGTAGTGAAAATGGTATTCAACTATGAATAACCTGATTTGATCTAAACTTTCTTGATTTAAAGCTTTAATCATATCGTATTCAAGACCTTCAATATCCATCTTGATCGCAGTGATACCCTTTTCTTTGATTATAGTGTTAATATTCTCAGCAGGTACGGTGGTGACCTGACGACCTCTAATGTGATGGACGCTATGCTTACCTGAATCTTGTGATAAGTAGAATTCAACTTCAGTTGAATCGTCCGCGACAATTGCTTTTTCGATAATTTCACAACGATCTTCAACACTATTCATTTGAAGGTTTTGTTCTAGGAACTCCACGTTATTATGGAAAGGTTCGTATGAGTATACTTTCTTTACTTTTGGAAATTGCGTTAGTAAACGAGTTGCAAATATGCCAATGTGGCCGCCTGCATCCAACCAAACGTCTTCGTGGTCCAAGTCTTCTAAGAGCATAGGGCCGCCGTTTTGTGCATAATGCGGTATGAACAGAGGTTTGAAGTATTCTCCACCAGTAGGTTTAGTAGAGATATTCTGAGACACGTTAAATTTAATCTCTTCAGAAGATCTAACTAAGAATTGATAATCGTGATATTTGGTCTTCTTTTCGAAAACCTGAAGGGTGCCATTTTCGCGAGCCTCTTCAATTGAGCATAATACGTCAGCCATTTGTAAGTTTCTTTTAGTAATTATACTACAGATACTTACTTTTGGTCTACGGCAACGTCCTTTGTTTTAATTGAGAGTTCGTCTGGATTCTTTGGATCAGGTCCTGAAGCTTGATAATCGGTAAATTTACCAGTATCGAGTTTATCAATCTCATCAGGTTTTACTGATTTATATTGATTGTCTGCTCCCATTACTTTATAGGTTTGACCTACTGGATCGATTCCAACAATTGTAGCACTTTGCCCAGACTTTAACATGACCTTTTGGCCAGTTACGTACTTAGCTGCGGTCGCGGACACTATAGTAATGTCCTCAGACTCAGTTAGGCTTTTTTTTTGGACTGGTCTACTAAAATGTATTGATTCTTAAGAGCATTAACGTTCTTCTCGATTGACATCTTAAGTTCATTAAGTTTCTCACGATAGTCTGCCGTAAGAGATGTATCAGTTAAGGCCTCTTGAATTTGAGAGATTGAAGTTTCTAATTTAGCAAGATTTTGCTCAATCGTAACTTTTTCAGCATCAAGTGATTTAAGGTTGGCTTCTCTTTCCTCCAATTGAATAGAGTACATTTCGCTAACATCGTATTTGAAGTTTTCCATAACATAATTATGGAAAGTTAAACCTTTCATTTTCTTAAGAATTCTAGTCTCAGCTAATTTCTCGAATACGTAAATATCTTCTCCGAAATTTAAAACGATCGATTCTTTACCAAGTCTTTCATTAACGATTGTTTTTCCAAACTCTAAATTAACGATTAGGTCTAAGTTTTTGAAGATTTTAGTAAGAGCATTACGAGTATCAATGGTCTCCATTAATACGATTTCTGAAAATTTAACTGAATCGATATTATCAATTACTGAACCATTGATTTTTAGGTTCAATGAGCCGTTTTCGTTAATTCCAAAAGCAACTGTTAAATTTCTACTAGCTGATACTAATTCTGTGCTCTTCTCTTTGAAGTTTAGGGCACTGAAGGCTTCGCAAGTTTCAAAGAAATCTGGAAAGTCTTTTGCATCGTCTGCTGATACTTGAGTAGGATCCGCATCTTCCGATACTTTGATAAATTTATTATCTACAAAGATTAGTGCTGAGTTTTCGCTAACTTTATAAAAAGGAGCAATAATAGGTTTTACGAATGCATCGCCGTTACCAATACCTAAATTAAACGAACCAGTTTCTTTAGATTCTAGCATGCTAATTTTATTAATCAATTGGTTAACTACTGGCAAATTAGAATGAGAACGTAATTTCATTTTTAATGAATCAGCTGTCTGTACATTTTCCAATAGAGCTTGTTCCAATAGAGAACATGCATCTTTATAAAGAACTGCACCAGTTACTCTCATTTCGAAAATTGAATTTAAGATTTCAAGTTTAATACGATTCTCATTAACGTAAGTTGATAATGATTCTAAAACTTCAGAAACAGTCGTATCGTAGTTAAACTTAGATAGACCTTCAAAGAAGAAATGGATTGCTCTAAATTCAGGCATAGATTTAACAGCTTCCTCTAGTCTAGCAACTGTATGCTTAACTACTGGATCTTTGTAAATTTGTGCCTCTTTGATAGCTTGAATCTTGATAGAAAGACCTGCTTCTTTAGCCATGTTTTGAAGACGGCTTGTTGGTTTTTCTGCCATTTTTTTGAATTTAGCTACCACTTCTTTAATATTCTCGTTTACCAATTCAGTAGCGAATTGATCTAGTGTATTTAGAGAGTTTTCTAAAATCTGATCATTTGCAACCCCCAACATTAGTGAGTTGTTAATTGATTCTAATACTACTTTAGCAGCAATGCTAGAATTTACGCTCGAATTATTTTTGAGCTCGTTAGTTAGTTCTTGTATGAGACCGTTCATTGAAACGCTTGTCTTTTTTATTATTTATCCGTTTTTGATAAGTTTATTTATCTGCTATCGTCTATATTATTTATAGGATAGCCTAATTACTTACGTTATGTTGCATTCCTAAATCCAGCCATCGGGTTGATTGATTTAGAGGTTTCGTCAACCCTTGAGTATCTTACGCTCTTTGAACTAACTATCTTGGTTTTAAGTTTTTCATTCTCGGTCGTAAGATCCGCAATTGACTTGTTTAAAGTTGCAATTGTTTCATACGGGTCATTTAGTAGTGCATTTTTAGCAGCATCATTTGCTCTTAAAATTGCGCCGTAGTCAGAAGAAGCCATCCATTTTCCTGTGTATAATAAAGTTTCGCTTCCGTCTACTCCAATTAATGAAATAAACATTAGCGAGTCAGTCGATTCAAGAATCTGTTTCGCTTGATCCTTAGGTATACGAAAGGCCAGTTTTCCACTAGCTGGTTCCGAGACAGCCGGATCACTTAGTGAATTATATGTATACTTCGAGTCTTTACCGAAGTTAAGGGTGAAAGTTGAAGTGGGATTCAAATTAGCTGGAGTCTGCTCGCTAGGTTTAGCTGGGTTAGCCTCATACACTGAAAACTTAATGTAATTGTCAGTTGGGTCAATTGGTAAAACCATGTCGCCTTGTCCAAAAATTACTTCAGACGTTCCGTTAGTAGCTTTTAGTAGAGCGTTCTTTTGGCTGATTCGAATATTTGCCTGTTTATAAAAAGTCGGAACTGCTACGTTAACTGGTTTGTCTACATACACAATTGATGCAGTTGGCGTAGCTGTTGTTGGTATTTTTTTACCAGTAAATAAGTTACTTATCTCTAAATTCTTTTGAACAATTTTATTATAAACTTTCATAGATTGAGGCTTATCTGCCAGTTCCAATTTAGCTAAGTGCTTTCCATACTTATTTGGATTAAACAGAGACATTGACCCGGTTCTGATTACTTGATCTCCGGTCTTTTTGTTAAGTAACCGTACGATATAGTCGATTGACATTGAAACTGCAAAACCTGCATCCTTTAGAATTGGTCTGTATGATAATGGAACATCAAAATTGTCTTCTTGATAGACTAGAAAATTTCCAGAAGGAGTTATAATACTTCCAACCTGTTCGTATACTTGTAAGTTATGAATTAAGATCCAGTCATTATCTACGCCTTTTGCATTAAGAGTAGATATTAAGTCTTCTGGGAATGCGCCGTTCCATGTTGCAAAGAATTCAATATAGTCTCCATCTATTGCTTCTTGAATAACTGCTCCTAAACTATCAAATTCATTTACTTGCGCAACTGAACCTTCGTAATAATTAACAACGCGGTAGGCTTCATACTGCTCGCCGTTATCTGCAAATAGGTCTTCATATTCAGCTTCACTTAAAGATACGGTGATTGGTGAGTTTTTAATAAAACCAGTACCGTTCGTAATCGCATGTTCAAAGGAAGCTGACCCGAATTGCGTAAAGTCTTCATCTAGATACGAACATGCTGGGACTTTAATATCAATGTACTTATCGTAAATTGTATTTGCTAAGAAAAGCGGTTTATTGTTGAAGGTTAAAAGGTCTTGTGCAGTAACTGAAGTCACTAAAATATTAACTAGCTGGATCTGCTTTAAGTCATTTAATTTTTGGCGAGCTCCTAATATAATATTTTCAACTTCTGTAAAATTGAACCCTGATGCAAAATGGAATCGCATAGTGTCCATGACTAGAGCATTACTATAGCTATTAGATAATTCAGTTTCACTTATTGCTGGATCGTATGCAGTATAAATTGGAATATCAGTTAAGTCAACTCTAATCAGCTTAGATCCTCCAACCGGTACTACACTTAATCCTCTTGAGTTTTTAGTCGTTGCTGCATAGGCATCAGTATTGTAAATCTGAAACAGATCAACATGAGCATTTTCGAGAAAATAATAGTTCGTATTAATTATCTCTGGTGCAGGATCGCCCGCTGGAGTCAACATGTACTCCAATATACAATAGTCAGATAGAGTTACAAACCTTGATGTCATGCGTATTTAATTATTTCTTTAATTTAATTTTCCAGTAGATTCCTCCTTGGATTGAAACTGCTCCGCTTCCAGCATAACCGACTCCGACACTATAAATCTTGTCGGTTTTGGTTTTTAATAATAGAGAAGGGCCTGCAAAATTAACGATATTTACCTTGTCAAATCCTCCAACTACTCCAATGTAAACTTGGTTTTTAGGAAGTTCCTTAACGATTATTTGTTCCTTGATCGTTGTTTTATTTACTTGAGCGGTCCAAAGTCTACCGAGAAGAGAATTCTCAGAGATTGTATCATTTACTACAATGTATCCTAGTGAATCGGCTAATTTTAGAGTATCGATGTAAACGTGCTTTGCATAAAAATCCTTAAGTATAGCGAGTGTGTCTACATCAATTGGCACTACTTGATACACTGGGACTTCATGGTAAATATCTTTACCCTTTCGGTATACAATAGTATCATGAGGTACAATTACCGTATCAATTGTGTGTTTTAATACTTCGTATTTCTTACCATCAATATTGATGATTTCTCCGGGGTTTTTTCCTGAACCGTCACACGATCTCATTAAGACTATTATAATCACTAATGCGATAAGCAATAGAGTTTTAATGTCTAGTTTAAGAAGGGATTTAAACATTTAATTCTTGCATAATTTTGTAGTAATCAGGCTGTTCGCCTGTTTCCTTTACTATTTTATCTATTAGAGTCTTCTCCTTTTCCTTATTTGAATTTAGTGCATGCTCCAACTCAGTTTTTCTAAGCTGAAGAAGATTTGTCATTTTTTCAAGTTCAGATAAACCTGCATTGATTCGGTCGTATTCTGATATGATTTGCTTAATTTCTTTAAAGTGCTTCATGTTATTAGTATCCTAAGGTTACTTTTATTTTTCCAGACATTAGTGCCGAGTATATTGCCTGTAAGTAATAGTCATTGTTTATGCCTGGAGCAATAGCTACTGGCTTAGAGTCAGCAGACTCAGCCTTATTCATATTTCCAGAAGTAGGACTATTAATCGTAGTTTGGTTACGTTGATCAATCTTTGCCCCTTCATTCATAACTGAGGTTGACGAGCTGGTTTGCGGCGAAATTGAAGTTACTGAGTTACTTAAGTTATTAACTGCGTCCGGTAAAGATTTAGATAAGCTAGTTACGCTTTTTTCTAACGTTTTATCTGGAGCTAGCATTTTTTTAACATTTGACGACTCAACTAATTTTGAACTTTTTACTTGAGTTAAGTTATTCGTAACCTCATCGGTTTTAGTATTAGTCGAGTCAGACTTTCCGGTAAGCGTCGAGAGTATTGAACTCTCTAATGTAGATAAATTAGAAGACTCGGCCTTTGATTTTTCAGAATTAGAGGTTACCTTCGTTAGTGAGTCTTTAGTTAATAAGTTAATTGCATCGGCATCCTTCGACCCGTTAGCTAATGATCTAAGCGATTCAATAAGAGCTGAATTGTTAACGATTGAGTTGATCGAGTCGGTCTTGCTCAAATTTTTAGTTAACGACTGTATTGACTCCATTACATTTTTACTGGAGTCTACTAATATATTAGATGAATTCACTGACGAATTTGAGGCAGCTGCTGCTAATTGACTAGGTAAAGAATTAGAAATTGACGTATTATTAACAGTAGTTGTATTAGCTGGAGCTAATTGTAATTGGCTTTTCTCAATCTCAGCAGTTGTGACTTTTCCAGAAGTAGCGTCAGTTGGTTTTACAAGTACCTCAATAGGCTTAAGTTCAATAACTACTGGTTTATCTAAATCTACTGGGTTTAAGTCAACTCCATCAACTGTGGGCGAAGGAGTTTCAATTGGAACTGATCTAACTGAAGTAGTCGCTTGAGTATTTACATTCTTTAAGAGTTCACCTTCGAGTATCGCGTCGCCAGTTGGAGCTTTTTTACTGAAAACTCTATCTAATGCAGCAAGAAGAACTGACTCTTGATCAGTTTCAAAGGCAGAAGAGTTTTCTAGGTTAGTCATTGTGTAATCTTTTTAGTTATTTATTAAAAAAAGAAGGACTTGAGTCGATTAGTCCTCAAGTCCTGTTTGAATTTCAAATGTTTCTTGAACAGATTCTCCAGACTCGTCTACTAGAAATTTAACGTAACTTAAATACTCATAGAACGGTAGAGTGTACAGTTCGGTTATCGATTGATTCAGCTTCACGGCCAAGAGACGGTTTGTCTCAAATAAGTTCATTAAGTCTACCTGAAATAAGGAAAAGATCTTTGATCGTGAAGCTGTCTGACGAAAAAATTGAACTGGATAATTTTGACCCACATTTAGGACAAATTGTTCCGATTGAATTATCTCGTGAAGCTTGCATCATTTCTGAGAACTTTGTAATAAATGTAAATTTATTTAGGTTCCAGGAAAATGATTCAGATTGAATAGATGAATATTGTTCCTGTCCAAACTTTGACCAGTCTTGAATAAGGTATGGTGCAATTTTAATAAAAGATTTATCAATTTGGCGACCAGTTAATTTAGACTCAGCTATTCGTTTACGAAGTCTTTCAATTACACCGAGAGTCGGCATGTACAGGTAAAACGTCTCATTTAACTTCTGGGAAACTACTTCAAAGCATCGATATTCGTCAGAATACCAAACCTCAACTTCTTCAGGAAGATCGAATAGTTGTAACATGTTGCTTCTGACCTTAACGTCATCGCTCCAAGCACCGTCTTCTGAGCAAGTTTGAGTACACGCAATTTTAGTAAATAGCTCATTTTGTCCTTCTGGAAAAGTTATTTCGTGAATTACAAAGATGATGTACAATCGGTCGACTTCTGAAATATCTCTCCAAGTTAACCAGGATTGTCCGCCGTTTACTTTAAAACGTGTACATTTCTCAATTATAAAATTTAGTTTGTCGTCTATGTCTAAGACATCGCTATCGTCGATAGTCGACCAGTGTCGAATCTCAGAAACAGTCGCTGCTCTAACCGTTAACTCAGAGCCTTTAGCGTAGAATAGTCCACGTGACGGTAAATTTTCTAATGGAATGTTTTTCCAAAAGTTATCATTTGCGCCAGAAATGGTCGATTGAATTGGTCCGGCTGAGATAGCTTGGCCTAAACTAGTGACTGGTTTTTCAGATTCAATTGATTTATTGGAGTTATTAGAGTTCTTGCCGTATTTAGCGTCCTCAGATTCAAGGAATGCTTGAACTTCATCCTCTTGATTAAGCGGACGGTCTTGTTCGTTGCCCATAAATAAACAGTTTTTTAGAATTATATCACGAAATCTAGGAAGGTTTTCGCAAGATACGATTTAGACTCATTAAGTCTATTTAAAGTTTCAGGATAAACTTCAATTACTTCCATTGTTTTTGGATCCCTAATGAAAGCTCTGATGGTTTTGTGCTTTTTATCAATTTTGAAAGCTTCAAACTTTCCGATAATATTTTCAGGTTCATGTTTCTTGTTTTTAAAAGTAGAGTTAACCTTAACTCCAGTTAATCTAGAACCCTTTTTGAATGCTTGATTTAAAGCCTTAACATCTTGGACAAAGTCGTCTACTTCAACCTGTTGAGGTCTAGACAAATCGGATAACGGTAAAATACTAATTGCAATACCGTTTGAGAAACCGCTTCTTGATGCAACAAAATTAAAATCGCCCTTCCCATAAAAAGGAAGACCTCTCATTGCTTGCTGTCTCTGACCGAATGTTAAGATTGGCGTCATTATCTACTAAATGTTGTTGGTATACCTAATAGAACCATGTCAGCAGATACTGTTAATTTAGAAAGAGTTGCATAGAAAGTTTCTCCTGGGAGAATTCGTACGTCTACGCCAGATCCTCCAATTCCTTGGTCAACGGTCCATACCGTAACAGTTTGTGCAGTAGTTTGAGGATTGTGAACTCCGAACCATGTATCAGTAAAGTAACCTACTCCAGTAGTTGCATCGGACGCAGTATCTCTAGTACTTTGAGTAGTAAAGACCGGCGTGTAATTTGTACTGTTATTAGCGGTTCCGTGTTTTTTTACAAGTTTTGCAACAATATTGTTCATTTCATTTTAGTATTTTTAGCAAGCACAATTGTTTGGATCAGTGTTGCTTTTTACATATACTACCAAGCCTTTAACCTTAATACTAAAGTCTAGATTTGGATTATGTATCTCTATCTTATTTATCAGCTTAGTTGCGTTAAGAGTCTCAGGATTACTGAACTGTGAAAAGAACTGTGAAATTGGATATGAAATAGACGAACCTGTGTAGTCCGTAATAATTATATCGCAAGATAGAGCGGCTGGCACAATGGCCTCACCGTTTTTATCAAGACTCGGATAGTCGATGTACAAGATACAGCCACGTGCGTAATTTCTGTCATTCTGTAGTAGATAATACGCTGGGCTTGAAGAAGTTCCTGCTGGAATTGCTGTAAAGTATTCTAATGGATTTGATACAGCTGGATAATTAGTGGGAGTAGTTACGTTTGCTTGGTAAGTTGGAATTATTGAATCTAGTGAATTATCATAGATCACTAAAGTTTCGCCAGGGTTTCCTCCACATACTTCAAAATCAATAGATTGACTTCCGTCTACTGGATATAGAAATTTCTCTAAATCACAAAAACTTGCTTCAGATTTTCCATTGTTAAAAATCTTAAAACAACGATCTAGTAATTTTAAAACCTTTTTAGTAGGATCGCCCGCGCATAGATTAGCAAATGAATTGTTAAATCTTTGGGCAATCGGATCGTCTTGAAATTTAATGTATGACATTCATGGTTGACTTTTTTAAATAACGTCGCTAAATAATATTCCACTTTTGTGTGAAGTAAGGCCTCTGGCTATTTTATCATCGATTGACATTTGTATATCTTTATTATCTACCTGTGTTTCAGTTGGAATTTCTTCAATTTGACTTGGAGAAATCTCTACTTCATCCGTGATCACGTCTTCTTCAATTACAACCGGTTCGGTTTCGTATACTTCTTGCTCGCTAGCAGGAAAAGTCTCAATTTTTTCCAAATCCTCAAACAGATCATCCGATGGTATCTCAATTGCTTGAGTAACAGCGTCAGTAATTTGTGGATTTACAGGATCACCTACTATATCATTTACGGTATCATTTACGGTATCAGCCGGTTTAATGTAGTCAACTAGTGATTTAATGAAGCCTAATGCAACGATTGGTAGAATTGCTCCACTAACAATTGAAAGTACTCGTTTTTGGTATATCAATTCTTCTTCAACTAGGCCAAATAATTCAATCCATCCTTGAAAATCCTTAAGGTGAACGTATGTGTAATAGGTATTTCCCATTGCCTGCATTGCAGTTAATAGAATAAAAAGAGCCCAAACAATTCCCTTATTCATCTTATCTAATGTGATAATTGATGCAAGAGAAGCTGCTGCTCCTACCTCAAATGCGATTGCTAGGCTAATTGCTAACCATGGTGGGTTAGACATACTAAAGAAATCAATAACGTGGATTGTTGAAATTACTGATACTAATAAGTATAGAGTAACAAACGTCCCAATAATAAAGATTTTTGTTGCTTTGCTTGACATTACTTAGAATTTCTGATTTTTTCTATTTCTAAATCGTATTGGTTCATACGATCATCAGGTCTAACCGTTGTTCTAATAACTGAATTCCAGTCGTATAGTGTACGTTTGGACGCTTTTAAACCTTCAACCTCAATCATTTTCTTAAGATCTGAGGTATACACTGAATCAATTCTTTGATTCATTAGCTTTTCCTGTTTTTCAACTTTTGCAATTTTACTTGAATTATTGCACTGTTGTACCATTAGGATTAACAGTAATCCAAGTACAATTTTCTCAAAATGTAATTTAATGAATTTCATAAAAGTTATTTCTTTTAGTTATTTATTTACTTTCCGTTAATAATTTGAAGAGCCGACTCTTGTATTTGGCTGATGTTATTAACTAAATAGCCAATGTAAGTTATTCCGAAATAGGCGATTAGGGCAAACCCTAGGACTCTTAATAGATTTGAAAATTTGAATTTAGAATCGTATTTAATTAGAATTAAGAACGCGTAATACTCATCTGTTTTAATTCGAGTAGAGGACACATTAATTATTTCAACTAAATTATGATCGGCGAATCGACCCTGTATTTTAGAAACTGACTCAAATACTCGACTTTTCTCAAGATCAGCTAGATCACCAGTCGCTAACAGAGTTTCAGGTTCAAGATTAAGAACATAATAGACACGTCTCAATAAGTCAGTTCTGGCATTCAAATCCTTAAAAAAGTTTTGAGTTTCCATCTTCTTTATCTGCTTTCTATAAAAGACATAATTATTAAGGTCCTTGATAATGTCCTTAGCCGAATTAAAGGCAATGACTGGATTTATAAAGTTTAATAGTTTCATAGTTAAAAGTATTCAGTTAATCGGTCTACCATTTCCGGATTTTTAGTTAAAACAGCTTCCTTTAACATTTTACGAGCTTTTCGTATTTTGGTTTTAACTGTATTTAGATTCATTGCATATTTCTCAGCAATTTCATTACCTCGCATGTGATGTAATTCCTTGTCAATTAGGATAAATTTTTCAATACAGTCAGGGAGCCCGTTTAATTCAGAAGTAGTCATGGTGTAGAGAGAGTCCATGTAAATCTCTTTTTCGAAAGTACTTACTGACTCGTCTGGTAAATTTAGAGGTTTTGCTAAATTGTCAATGCTGGTTGCGTATTGAACTTTTAACTTATGTTGGTGGAGTAGGGCTTCGTTTTTAGCGATAGTATAGATCCACGTAGTGAACCTATAACTATCGCTGTATGAAGCAAGTCCCTTAAAGATTTTAAATAGCGTATTATGTAAAACCTCATCCGTCTCATCTGGGTCATTAAAAAACTTCCAAATGAAGTATTTTAGTTTGGGATACATTATTGAAGCTAGTCGATTTCTGTCTCTTTCCGTGTATTTGCCAGATTTAATAAGCTCCGCAAGGCTCTGCATTTCGTCATTTAGCTGCTTGTTAATTAAGTCGTACGCGCTCATCAAGTATTTTAGTTAAAAGTGTTTGGGATTATTTGCTTTCCATTTCTCGTATCGATCCGTGATCTGTATTAAAATCTTATTTCGGACAATATCCTCATCTCTAAATTGGTGAATAGCCAATCCATTAATCCCATTTAATAGAGAAATAAACTCCGGTAAAGCTACTTTACTCTTTGCGATGTCATATTGGCTAACATCGCCACAAATTAATACTTTTGAATCTTTACCCATTCGAGTAATGAAAAGCATAAGTTGTTTGAAATCAGCATTTTGTGCCTCATCCAATATCATTAAACAATTATCGAAGGTTGCTCCTCTCATATAGGCAAGAGGTCTAAATTCAATAACTCCCATGGCTTCAAGCCATCCCACATTATTCGGATCATTTAGTAATTTTACCAAATTTGATCGATAACTTTCCATAAATGGATCAATTTTATCCTTTATTTCGCCAGGTAAAAACCCAAGCTTCTCGCCGGACTCTTGAATCGGTTTTGAAAGAATAATCTTTTTAATTTTTCCGCCCATGTAAAGCTTTAGTGCGGCTAGGCAAGCAGTAAACGTTTTACTGGTACCAGCTGGGCCGTAGCAAAACGTAATGTCATTCGAAATAATCTTGTCTAGATACTCTCCTTGCGAATTTTTTAAACTGATTTGACGTAAGTCTTTTTCATTTAACTCAATTTTTGTTATTTGCGGTTTTTTCCTAACTTGTCTTTCTGCCATTTGATTTTGTTTTTTTATTTGGAGACTGAATCTTGGCCAATAGAGTTTGACACTTTGAGCAAGACTCGTAGTCTTCAATCTGTTTGTAAAAATTTAGTGCTTTAGTTAAGCAGTCTGGCCAATCTTTTTCTTGGGCAATTACATCGACCTTTTCGTCGATGATAGTTAACTCTCGAATAAAGATTTTAGGTAGTTTACTTTCGTGAGCTTCTTGAATATGAGAAACTACTATATCGAATATTTGTTTCTTGTTTCCTTCGTAATCGAAGTTGATTAGCATGTCGTATCTCATCCGCCATTATTGTTATTTCCGTAAAACTGAGAGAGTAAATTACGGTATTGGTCAACCGTATTTTCATCAAACCGTTTAGTTGCTCCAGGTTTTTTTATTGCTGGAGTTGCATTTAATTCTCTAAGAGCCCCATAATCATATCCGTTTGAGGAACTAATATAGGTTTCTCCAAGAAAATCGGCGTACACTTTTTCCAAGTAGTCTTTAGGTAATCTGTCAAGTTCTTCATTAACGAGTTCCCAGAAATTCGGAGATTCAAAGAATGCTGCAGTTGAAACGCATGTCATTGCCAAGTCGTCATTGCCGTTTTGGCTTCTATATGTTCCATTTGAAGATTTTCCAAATGCACCAAGTTCATGAACTGTTTTAAATTCGTTAGGAAGAATTTTATTAACTGCGGCTAGGTACTTGAAACGTTCGCAATATTTTGATTTATTCGTCTCAGTCATCTTTAAACCGGGTTTCCAGTTAGTTGAAGAGATTGTATGTTTTGAATGTATTAATTGGCCGGGCCAAAAAAGTTCGTTCTGCTGTATTTTGTCCATTACATAATCCCCTTTATGGTCTAACTCAATTAAGAGTCTGACTTTTTCAGGATTAAACAAGGAGTACGTTAAGTATTCCAGAACATTAGTGAATTCATTAATATCCTTTTTATTTGATCTGAACGAGGCTACTTGAACCAGTCCAAAAAAGTCGCCTTCATTTTTAATAAAGTCCTTAACTTGGTCAAGCATTCGATACGGTAGAGCAGTCAATTTAAAAATATTAATAACTGAGTAATCACGACCTACGCCAGACGCGGTATCGACTGAGAATATGTACATATTACCGTCATTGCGGATATCATCAGGGGTTAACTTGCTAAAGTTAGGATGAACTGAGAAGCCATCTAATAGATTCATATTGTCTGGAGCTTGCGCCCATTCTGGGGTGACGTATGTCGTCCTGAACGTAAATATCTTTCTAAGATCCTTGGAAGGCAGTAATAGTTTATCCGAAGAGAAGAATTGCAGCCCGTATTCCTGATTAAAATCTTCTTCTGATCCTAGGTTGGCAATAGTCATCTGCTTCCATGCGTCGTCTCTGCCTGGAACTTGCCACCAGTCAACTCGTAGCGGAACGTAAGTATTATCCCCATTCAGTGCATCCATGTAGATTTCGTAGAAACGGTTCATTCCATTCGGAGTGGATGTTATAATAATCTTGGAATTTGAGGAGGCTGAGATCGTCGGATAGATTGCTCGATAGAAGAAGTCCAAGTAAGATGGATTAATATGGGCGAACTCATCAATGTACAGTACGTGAATTGTAAAACCAATACCTGTATTTTTCGTAGTTGTTCTACCGATCAAACGACAGCCGTTGTCGAACTTAAGTGACATTACGTTATTTGAAATACATCCAGGTTTTAGAAAGAACGGTAAGTTTTCAAGTACCGATTTAATTTTATCTAATACCTCTTTAGTAGTTGATGCAATATTCGCTACAGCTAATACGTTTTTATCAGTATGAAAAATTAGGTACCATGCAATAAATACACCCGACATTACAGTCTTACCGATCTGGCGACTTGCCATTAGGCAGTTAAAGCGATTATTCTTAAATGATTTAATAATCTCTTCCTGATAATCCCTTAGTGTAATTTGTTGAATTCCGTCTTCCGTCATTACTTGGGCGTATTTGGAAGCGAAATAAACTGGATCAGCTTTACACTTCTTTAATTCCTCAAGCTCTTCGGGTGTGTATTCAAAAACAATATTAGCTTTTTTCCAAACTGGATCATTGTCCTTAAAAGGAGAGTTTCGGATTGTCTTAATATCAATTACCCCATTTTCAAAATCATCGAGTAATTGTTGTATCTTAACGGTTGTCCAAATTGCGCTATTCTCTTGATCGAGATTGGACAATTTCATTTGGGTTCTACCGCCGCTGTTTGCTATAAAATCTTTCATATTAACGAATTGACGTCTCCAGAAAAGTCTTCACCATCTTCTTCCTCGATGATTACGTTAGATAATCCTCTTTCCAGCATGACTTCTGTTTTTTTCGATGGATGAGTTAGGTGTCGAGAATCTGAATCGTCATCTTCTATCTCAATTGCGTCAATTTCTTTAATTAAATTTTTTGTACCTGCGGTTATGTAATAGTCAGATGTGCTGGTAGGAAGGGCTCGACTGGTAGTTCCACCGCCGGATTCTCTCTGTTCAACATCTTGATTTACTTTCTTATACGTATCCTCTAGGAATAGCATGTAATTTGCTTGAGTTTTTACAACTGAGGTTAACTTGTCCTGTAATTGCCCAAACACCTCAAACAGTCTAGGGTGAGTGTTTCCTTGATTAATTTCTTCAGCAATTTTTTCAATTGCCATTCTGATAGTTTTTAACTGAAAGAAGATATTTTGAATACTTGAATTGTCTAGGATCTGTTTCTGCTTTACGTATTCATGTTTCTCAAGTACGCCAAGATCGACGTAGAACTTAAGCATTGAATTTGTGATATTCTTTGCCTGCTTTTCAAATTCAGAATTCATTTCAATAAAGTCTAATGGAGGAGCTGCTGCGATTTCCGCAAGCTGATCGTCTATATTATCTTCATCGTGATTTGGTCCACCTGAATAGGTGCTCAATAGAGACTCAAGCTCTCCCTTGATTTGAGCCTTCTTTTCTTTGGAGAATACTGGTCCAGCCATACATTAGTTTAGTCGATTTTCATTCTTATCTAGCGCTGGATTAGCGAAGATCTTGATTTGCTTAACTGCCTCAATATGCTCATACATATAAGCTTCTAAATAGGCAATGAACTCATCTAAGACTGGATTTGCTCCAAACATTTGATTCGAAAGGACTCGCTTCATTAGGGCATCTTTGTATTTGTAACCTAGATGAAGACGTTGGTCTTTTCTATTATACACTGTTTGGTATAGAGAGTTTCTTATCATAGTATGCCAGTATTTTTACGAACTACTTGTGCTTTAATTTGAATATTTAATGCACCTAATCCAGTATCGGAAAGGCCTTCAGCGTATGAGTTTCCTTGGCTGTCTTTCCAACCTCCTCGTAATACTGGGAATTCGTCTAGCCCAATAACAATATCGTTAAAGTCGTCAAGTCCAATAATCGAAGTAGAAGACGGGTTGGTTATTTTATCAAGCTCGTTAAGTTCACTTACGACATTAACGTTAACTGAGTCAACTCCATTAATTGCTTCAATTACTGAAATAAGATCACTCTTTGGTACACGGTCATGTCTTTTTAATTTAATAAAGTAGTTACCGATGGCGTCCGCTATATCAGACTTAACAATGTCAGTAGAAACATCGTCAAACATAATGATACTTACGTTTAGTGCGTACCTACTTATCTTAGGATCAAGTATTTTTAGATCAGACGAAATCATTTTTGTACCTGATTTTTCAATGTACTTCATTAACTCATTTTTCTGGAATGTTGTTAACTTAAAGTTACTTAACGGTAAGTTAAAGTAGTCAGTTCCATTATTAAACATTTGAGATACGTCTGGCACTAGGAATAAGTTAATCATTCTGGAATCTAGAATATTACCGTTTGCGTCCTGATCAAGGAATACTTTTATGGTTGAGAACATTTGCATCTTCTGCAAAAGAACTTCATAGTTATCAATATTTACTAGGGCAAAATTCTTTGAGGCTTTTGGCGCAATTAGTCTAGTTAAGTTAGGATCCTCCGGGTCAACTCCAAAATTTGGAGGACTTACTGTTACGATTGAAAAATAGTCATTCATTAAGATTTCTTCCCCAATTGGAGAGAATCCAGTATCAGTAAAAGTAAATTGTACTTGTCTTGGGTCGTCTACTTTTACGTTTCCGAAAGCGCCGTCCGTATTTAAGTATTCAACGACGATAGTTGATCCAGTATTAGGAATCTTTCCAAATGAGCCGTTTCCAAAATAGATGTCTAATCCATTTGTAATACCGGTTTTAGCAAGAAAGCATTTTCCGCCTCTTGGCATATCCAAAAGAGACTCGTATTTTTGCCATTTTTCACCATTTATATAAACGTTTACCATGAAATTATCTAGGTAAAAATTGTTAGGAGCTCCCATTTGATAACTCTCAAAAGGAATTCCCTTTGCCGTAAATGTTTGTGATTCGATTTGACCTTGTCTAATACTAAAAATAGCAGGAGTTTCTGTTCCAGTCAAGGCAAGTCTAACCTCTTCTTGCGTTAACTCAATTGCGTAAGTTAAGCCGTTATTTGCACAGGTGATTCTAAATAAATTATTGATTACGACCTTTGAGGCAGTAGGCTTTATTCCAGTTTTTCTGATTACTCTAATTTGACCAGTTGCACCGACTGCTCTGCTTGGATTGTGTCCAGCTAGGGTAGCTAGTGAATAGATTGATGAAACTCTACTTGCCTCATTGATATTTAGCTCTGTGATTGAATCTTCAATGTAATAAAAGATAAGTTGACTCAAGTTCTCAACTACGATCAATAACTGACCGAATGGAGAAGCCGCGGTGAATACTGAGCGACTCTGTTTAAAAGTAGTTTGTAAGAACTGGATACTCTCACTAAGAATATCGCGAACTCGTATGCGAAGACTGGTGAACAGCCTGAGGTTTGTATTTTGATTAGTAAGACCTGCCATTTAAAGTGTGACTTCTTTTAGGTTATTTATCAGTTGAGTAAAACGTTTATGAAGGGAAGCCTTTTGATAAATAAAGGAGTATAATAACATTATTATGGGGATGACCGGATTTGACAGGAATTATCGGTTACACCTGCACGCCGAGGAAGATGCTAAGACTCGTTAAAATGTATTAAAACTATAAGTGGCAACACTAATTTCTGGAGTCTAGTTAACGAAAGCGTTAACGCTCCTGTTACTGAAGAGCTTTTAGCTGCATAAGTGACCAAGCGGCAACTGCTTGACTAACCCAAAGTTGCAAAACCAGCATGGCGTAACGGCCAAGTCGAACCGTTACCGACTTTAGCTTTAAGTCGTTAAAGAATAAGATATTTGGTCCAGTTAGAAAATGGGACTAAGCGTGTAAACGAAGGTCTAATTAGAGGTTTTTTGGACGAGGGTTCGAATCCCTCCATCTCCACCACTTCGTAAAAGCCAGTCTCTAGGGATTGGCTTTTTTGGTAATGGTAGAATTGAATAATGTCTGATAAATAATTAGAAATTCAGTTTTACAATAAATGGCAAATGGAGTAAAGTATTCTACTGGCTCAACCCCAGCAGGTTGCCTTAGAAAGGGCAATATGTTACTCGCGGTCGGGCAGCAAGATTACGGGACGTCCTTTTATTCGGGAGTTAATCCACCGGCTGGCGGATACACGATTTACGTTAATAAGGCAACTTCTGGTCCAAGCATACACTGCCCTCGAACTGATGCTGAACTGATTAGATTAACTAATCAAATCGCTGGAGCAAATTACACAACAACAAGTCAGTGCTTTAGCTATTTAGCCTCGCAATCGGATAAGATAATAGTCGATTTAGCGTATCCTGATATTGCGACCTCTGGTTTACTTTTAAAGTTAGACTCAAGTTTTACAGCGTCATATCCTAAAACTGGAACTACTTGGTATGACATAAGCGGAAATAGTTCAAATGGAGTAATTTATAATGGCCCAATATGGAATTCGAATGGGTATTTTGAATTTGATGGGATCGATGACTATGTTGATACAAATAAAACTTTTCAATTTACTAGAGACAGTCAATTTTCAGTTTGTGGATTTATAAACATTAGAGATCATAAATCTAGAGCAAGCGCTGCTGCTGGTATTATAGGAAAGGGCCATTGGTACTCTAATAGTTGGGATGTTTGGTTAAGTAACGATAATCGAATTTACTTTGAAACTAATGGAAATAGTAATCCAAATAACGTTCATTTCCTATATAGTGATCCGTTAACAATAGACCGCTGGTATTTCTTCACCGCTATATATGAAAATGGTAGGAAACTTCTCTATCTCAACCACTCTCAATATGAAAACTTTGATGGAGGAGTCGGTGATTTCACGAACAATAATTCTGTATTAATTTCTAGGCGATATGATGACGTATATAGAAGCTTAATGGGATACGGGGCTAACTACTCAATATACGATAGGCAACTAGAGGAAACTGAAGTATTTCAAAACTATTACGGTGGAAATATTGCGCTAGACGGATTAGTCTTATCCGTAGATGGTGCAAATATTGTTTCTTATCCCGGAACCGGTTCTACTTGGTACGATATGACTCAAAGTGAGTACTCTGTTACTAATTGCAATATACAAAAGAGTAAAAATAACTACTATTCCTTATGGAGTAATGGAAATGACGCTGATGTTGCATCTTCCCCAATTCTAAACAATGACTATCATTCGGTAGAACTTCTGCTAATGTTTAAAGGCTCAGCGACCTATCCAAACGGATACACTGGCAGTTGGGAACAATTTTTCGGTTATTTCAGCGCAGGCTCAGATCGATCACCGGGCGTTTGGAGATTTCCGTCAGCTAGACTAATACACTGGCAATACGCTCCAGGATTCAACGGTCCTAATTTTGGAAAGAACTCAGCTAATGATGAGTTTGACCTAAATACTTATTATCATATCGTTGTAACAAAAGAAGGAGGCACCGTTAAAACTTACATAAATGGCGTTTTAACAAACACAGTCGGCGCCTCAAATCCTAAAACCGCAGGAGACTCGATTATCAGATTTTTTGACTATTACTCAGCCGATTTAATGGAAATTCAAGTATGCAGAATATACGAAAGAACCATATCTCAAGACGAGGTCTCTCTTAATTATGCAGCAGTAAAAAATAGAATGTAATAAAGATGGAACAAGTATATGGAAATTGTGCAGAATGTGAAACAAACGGGCCATTGGATAATCAAGGTTTGTGTTCGATTTGTGGTACTAAAGACAAATAATCATTTATAATAAATGCCAAATCTAATAAAATATTCAGTAGGTGCGACACCAGTAGGTTGCCTCAGAAAAGGCAATATGCTGATCGGCAATAATACAGCCGATTACGGGTCGACCTTTTTTAATGGTATCGATCCACCGACTGGAGGTTATACGATCTACTTGAATAAAGCATCACAGGGACCAAGTATTTACTGCCCAGAGAATGATGCTAAATTAATTGAACGTACTAACCAAATTGCTGGAGCTAGTTATACGACAGTTGCTCAATGCCTAGCCTATTTTGCTGGGCAAACAGATAAAATCGTGGTTAAGTCGAACTATGAGGGAATAGTTACTAGTGGGTTAGTTTTGAATTTAGACGCTGGTTTTTTACCGTCATACCCAACCACCGGAACTACTTGGTATGATGTAAGTGGAAATAATTCAAATGGAATATTGACAAACGGCCCTACGTTTAGTTCCGCAAATAGCGGTACAATTGTTTTTGATGGGACAAATGACTATGCTGATTTTATTGCACCAGGCTTAGGGACTACGACTACCGTAGAGATGTGGTGTAAAATCGGAGCGGCATACAGCGGTAGAATGTTCTTCGGTTGGGACCGTTATGATGTTTGGTGCGGTAGCGGTACTTTAGGATTCAATACGGCAGCAAGCGATGTTTATGGTATATCAGCATCCGCAGTTTCGGCATTAGGCTTAGTTAATAATTGGAAACATTATACTTTTGAAATGCGAAGTGATGTTGCATACACCAACAATAAAATTTATATTAACGGGGCTTCTCAAACACTATCGCAACAATTATCTTCTGAAAATGCTAGTGTTAGAAACTTTAATAGTGGTAACGGTAGAATCGCAATATGGAGGGCTACTGAAACATCATTTCAAATGCCAATGGAATGTGCTATATTTAAAGTTTATAATAGAGCATTAACTCAAAATGAAATAACTCAAAACTATAACACAACAAAGGCTAGATTTGGACTTTAATACACAACTAAAAATAAAAAAATAAAATAAAACAATAATGGCAGAACAATACGAAGACCGAAGATTTGTTATCTTTAATGTTAGCGAACTATCAACAATTGATTTTGATCAAGTATTTGAAACTTCAGCGGACACCGTTCGAAAGTCAGTTAACGGGACTTTGACTTTTGTAAAATACGACTTGCCGATGCCTTCATCAGTTACGGCATTAACTAGCCGATCACAGGAGTACACGTTTTCGCAAATCGTACCTATCTTGGCAACCTCGGCTTGGACAGATAGTTCAATAATGATACCGTAATCATACTCTAAATAAATAACTGTATGAAGACACTTAATACTGATGACATTTTCTTAAGAAATTTAACCATTGCTCTGCTTGATCTGCTTAATGGTGAAATGGAAATGAGCTTATCCCGTGAAGATCACAAGGACACTTTCAAGGTTCCATTCGTTTATAATTACGGAACTGACGAGGGATTCCTAAAGGATTTCTATATTGGACTTCCGGATAACTGCCGAATTCCGGTAGCTGAAGGAACCTATGACATTATCCCTAGAGGAATCGTTACTCTTTCTAGTTTCCAGGTAAAATCATCTGACATGACTAACAAATTTGTTAGAGGTAGTTTTACTGAAACTGAACGTGGATCAAACGATCAAAATATCTTAACTGGATACTCTGCTCAACTCTTCTCTATTCCATTAGCGGTTAAGTTCGATGTAAAGATTATATGTGATAACTTAAATAAAGCATTTAAAATCGCTGAAAATATGTTGACAATTAACTACTCAAACCGGGTGGTTTACTTTCAATACAATGGAGTTAGGATTCCAGCTCAACTGCAATTCCCTGCATCAGAAACAATTGATAAACAGTACAAATTCAGCTTAACCGATAGTAACAAAATTAATATTACTCTTTCAGTTGACGTTGAGACCTATTTACCGAGCTTCGAAAAGACCTCTAAACGTAAGAGCTCAAATGTAATGGAGCGAATTAACGTAAACCGTAAAATTGACGGTGGAGACTTAACGGTTGGTAGCGGTTGGACTGATCAGAATAGTTAATCAAAGTCTAATTCTAAATCGAAATTGTAATACTTAAACGTTGCAGTAAACGTTGTGAATTGTGGAGTGATTGATGAATAAGATAAATTCATTTCACTTAATGACGTTAGCATTGGTCGATTGAAAATAATCGAAGAAACTGCATAACCTTCATTGTTTAGAAGAGTCAGCCTGATTGGCTGAAAGAACGGGTGATTTCCATTTGACATTGCTGGCACGGATAGTGCTTGGCCTAATGAATTTCTTCCAGTATTTTCAGTAGAAACATTGGCTGGGTCCAAGTAGTTAAGAGCATTATCTAAAAAGATAAAGTAATTCAAATACGCGTCTGTTAACTTAAACGTCACCTTTAACTCTCTAGTAAATTGATCAGCTATTGGTTTTGAGCTCTGTAATTCTTGAGTTTTTCCAAGTGTCCTAGTTTGAGTAGGAAGAACTGAACTAAATCCTGGAAAGTTTACACTTTGCACAGTGGATGCCATAAAGTCCGGAAGAGACTTGTAAGGTAGCAGCAGATTTCTGTAATATTTACTGTACTTCTCCTGTACAGCAGAATTAAAGAAATCTGCTGGAAAGTTTATAAAAAAGCTGTTCTGTCTAGAATTAAGTATCATATAGAATTATCTATACGAGAATTTTCTTAAGTTCAGCGATTACTTGTTCGCTAGTTATCAATTTAGAACACTCAAATTGGCGACTAGTTCCTTTATGATCAGGGCACCAATTCCAGTCTCCGGCATCAAGTCTCAAACGATTGGCACAGCCTGAGCATGCACCAGCCGGGGCAGCTAATTTAACAATTCCATTATCAGGTTCGTTGTAGGGTTCAGTAAATCCAGATACTTGAATGGTTGGGACGTTTGCTGCCCACGCTAACCAAGTTAAGCCGCTGCTTATTCCAATGAATGCTTGACACTCAGATATGTTTTTAACAGCCTCCTCGATTGAACCTTCCGGTAACTTAGCGGCTCCGATTGGATGGCTATTTCCCATATATCCATCGTGTTCTCTTGACATAATGACTGGTTCATATCCATTTTGTAATAACCAGTCAGTAACCTCCTGCCAGCCATTTGGATTGTTCCAATATTTGGCTTGAGCAGTTCCGTGAATTCCTAAACCTACTTTTTTAGTGACAGTAGATCGGTCGTATGTTTTAATTAAAGGCTTGATTTCAGTGTAGTCTAATCCTAAAATATCAGCAGCAGTTCTCTGTAATGGACCCAACTTAAAATCTCTAGGATTCATTGCTGAATCGAACACTTCGTTATTATTGTACCATCCGATTTTATACATTGCATAAAGGCCTGTTATACTGGAACCGGGTGCAACTAATTCGATTTCCGGATATTGCTCAGCAAATAAGTTATTCCAAAAAGTAGAGCAAACAACTTTACAATTATGTTTCTTTCTGAATTCTTCAACGTAAGGGAACCATGCTAAATTATCACCTAGCGCCTTAGAGTCAAGTGAAATATAAACCTTCTTTCCAGCAATATTATAATTAATTTCTTCAATGACTTCGCTGTTCTGATCAAGTATTTGAATTTTCCAATCTTTAAAGTATTTAGAGTAGGTTTTTGCCCAAGTTTTATTACCTAGAGTAGTTAAAAATTCTTCTGAACCAGTTACATTATTTATGAATTTAACTGGGTACTTAAAACTTGATGATGTTTCGATTTCAACATAGGCTCCATCCATAAAATTATAATAAACAGTTGGACTCTCTGCGTCTGAGAAAAGGGTTAATCGATTCATTACGATAAATTCAGATAGGTCGTTTTGTAAAAACTCAGAATAAACGCTCTTTCCTAAATAATTAACGGTTGCCGTTAATCCCTTTTGGTATTTACCTAGATCAACTAATGAGTAACCGTCTTTCTGTAAGGTTACGAATTTTACAAATTTACCGTATCTAACTTCCAGTAAATAGTCGCTATCTGCTTTTTCTTCGTGAAATCCTGAAATTAGGTGTAGGTATAAATTTCCATTATCACTCGCAGCTGGATAGATTTGGAATTTACCATCATCTCTTAAGATACCGTCTCTATTCCAAACAGCTTGAGTATTTAATTCGTTTGAGTTCGCAATATACTCGGTGTGACCTATGTTAGTTGTAAATTTTCTTAAGTATTCAAGAAATACTCTCTCTAACTGCCAGCCCTTTGGCTTATTTGTAAAGTATTCGCGTTTTGTTTTTATTTGATCCATCATCTTAACGGCGATATCCGTCTTTATCGAAAAGATGAAAGTTGCCATGAAAGGCGACAATTGAGTGTCTACACTTGAACCTTCGTGATATTCATAGATAATAGCATCATGCAATTTTGATTTTTCCAAGAAGGCTTGTCTGTATTGGAATGTATCGATTAGGTTATCGTATTCCATGAAGTGAATCATTTTCTTTCCTAGGAATTTACAGAAATTAAAAGCAATCGTCATTGATGTCCATATTGCATAATCATGATGGTACGGCATTGCATTGTCAACTTGATAATCTGCAAATCTGGTCCATCTACCGCTTGATACTGAATGATCTTCAAATTCTGAATTTAAAAGTAGTGGATTTTCTTTATCAAAGATATAGTAATCAACCAATTTTTGAATTTCAGGCTTTATTGCATAGTGAGATACTAATAGGATTGGGATACCTGCAAATTCTCTAAGTTTTGAAATACACTCAATTAGGTCCTGCTCTTTTTCTGGAGTATTAGGCCACGTGTCTAAAACAAAAATGTCATCCTTATATTCTTCGGAAATAATAATGGATTCTGGAGTAGGCTTATTATAGAGTTGGTCATTCTTAATTCCGCCCTTTACTCCAAAGAAATAGAGATCTCCAGGATGAGCTGTATATTCAAAGACTCCGTCTGGAAATGCTTGCTCAAAACCTTTAACTTCACGAATGGCCGCTTCAGTTAAATTCTTATAATAGTCAGACCATTCTTCTGAAATATTCGCAAGCAGTGGAGCGGCTGAACTGCCGTCTGATCTGCGAGTTCCGTGTTCAGGTCTACCAGTTGAAGCACATGTAAAAATGAATGCTCCTCCAGGTTTTAGCATTCGGATAATATTCTGTAGCGATTTCTCATAGAACATGTCGTGTTCAAATACTTCAGTTGAAATAATAAGATCAAACTGTTCGTTTGGTGCATCGTATAGATGAGCGACTTGAATAACGTCTACGTTTGGACCTTCACCTACATCTAATCCAATATAGTTACAATCGGTTAAGAAGAATCGGTTATTTCCATTAATATCAAGAGATCCGATATCTAGGACCTTTTTTCCAGTGAAATACTGCGGAAATACTTCACTCATTTTTTTACAAAATTCTTGCTGTTGAGGATGTGCCATTTGTTAATTATCTTTTTGTTATAATAGTTATACCGTTTAGGAAATTTACAGATTCAATATCTGTTCTGATTTCCAAACCTTTTTCTTTTGTTTGTTTAGTTAGGAAGTCTTCTCTTCGTGCATGAACGTTCCAAAATTCTTCCTGCATTTGACCGTTAAAGTTAACATCGTCTACTAGCTTTTTGCAGAATTCAATTGACGAACCTGGATGCATAAAGCCGCCTTCCCAATCTTCCCAATACGAAGTTGAAGTATCTTCAATAACGTAGACTCCTTCAGGTTTTACGTAGTCAATTAGATTATTAAATGAGATAATTACATGTCGATTGATATGTGAACCGTCATCAAGTACCATATCAAATGGTCCCCATTTTTTAGCGACCCAATTTAAGAACTGAGGATCGTCTTGTGAACCTATTTCAACAAAAACATTTTTACTAGAGTCTTCGTATTGTTTACATGAAGGTTCAATATCAATTCCTATAATTGTTGCATTTGGATAGTATTCTCTCCAAGTCGAAAGAGATTCTCCGTGAAGAACTCCGATTTCAAGAATGGTTAAAGGTTCTAATCGATTGAACGGTAACCATTTTTCGTACTTTTCACAGTAATTGTGAATTTCTGAAGATTTGTCTGTGCCTTTAGACTTGGCAATAGTATTTAGTGATCTCATATAAGAGTATGGGTTATTTCCAAAAGTAGATTAATTGTAGTGCATTATTGTAGCCGCACATTAGCATGTAAGAATTAAAACCTAGTTTATTTAGTCGACTAACGAAATTGTTTCTAAGGTCTTCATTAAACCCTAAGTGTTCGTGATGGTACTCTACTGCGATATTTCTGATCTTTGATAAATTCTCATCGCTTATTCCATTTAGCGCAATAATTTCAGAGCCTTCAATATCTACCTTTAAAAAGTCAATTCGGTCGATTAATTTATTCTCCAGAATGAAATCTAAGGTATATAAGTTTACGTCGTATTGGGTCTGTAATGGATCTTTATGATGCCATAAGTTAGATCCCCCTAGGTGAGAACTTTCAGTAAGAGTTAAGGTTCCCAAGTTATCAGCAATTGCTGCATTAAATAGGACCGCATTTTCTGGAGCATTCTGTTTTAAGATTTCAAAGTATCGACGATCAGGCTCGAAAGTTACAATTTTACTTGCGCCCATGTGATATGCATATCGGGTAAAGATTCCAAGATTACCGCCCAAATCCACAACAACATCGCCGGGTCTAACCTTAACTTCTCCATGTTCGTAATCTTTTAGATTATAGATCTCATGATAGATTGCGTAATCCCAACCGTATTGATGAGCAATATCCATTGTTCCTCCTGGTACATCTTTAATTGAGCCAAGATTTTTGATTTCATTTTTACCAACAAAGAAGTATTCAGTATCGTGGAAGTTTTTATCACGCTGAGTCTCGATATAGTCTGTCATAACCGTTGCGAATCCAAGATCTTTATTTCCATGAAAGTAGAGAATATTTGATTTATCTTTAGGTACGAATTGCCAGCCGAATATTTTTCCAAAGTTCTTTGGGCCAGAGTCTCTCCAAAACGAGATAAAGTGTTCCATTGCTTTGCCAGTTGTTCCCAATAAGTCGCCGTCCCATTCTGAGACATCAAAGTTTGAAATTGGCAAAAATGTCGTAAAATTGTGTTTACTTCTCAAGTAATTATCGAGACCTTCATCGTTCCATTGTAGTAATTCGTCGTATTGGTCAAGCGGTGTTTCTTTGTACATTTTAAGAATCTCATCAAAGAACCAGGTACACTCTTTATTGTAGACGTACATGCAAATATGAGCCTTTGTAAATAACCTCTTGACACCATCTCGGTCGCAGATACTTTGGTTAAATAATTGTCTTCCACGAAGTCCGTCTTTTCTGGTAAAGAAGCCAATAAAATCGTCCTGTATGTGAACGTCTGGAATTGGATAATTTGTAATCTGGCTAAAGTACTTAACGATATTGTCAATATTATAATTTGCAACAATATCTCCGTCTAACCAAACTAAATTCTCGAAACTTTCTTGAATAGCTGCTTCTTTACACGCATACTGTTTCCAATACCATTTATCGTGTTCTGAATGATATGGAATACTTAATGTTCGGCTAATAACGTTTGGATGATTAAACGGAACTTCACAGTCTATTCCATATACGAGAATTTTACGATTTGAGAATTTAGCTAACGATATAACTAATTTCTCAATGATTGGCATGTATGCTAGATTACCACAGGTCACCCATGCAAAGTCAGTTGAGTATTCAATTGACTGCGGGCTAATAAGTTCCTGAATGTGATCTTGTGCGATCGTGGCAGCATTCTGCCAAGTAAATTCATTTCTAATTTGTTCTGATTCCATTAATGCTGATTTTTTATAATTTTCAAACTGGTCGTAAACTAGTCTAAGTTTTATTTGAAGATCTGAGAAATTAGGCTCACAGAAATTACCTGGAGTATTCTGATTCCAAGACTCCTCATTTGCTACACCTGCTGGAACTTCGCCAATAATTGAAACTGGAATACCCTTACCTTGAGCAAACTGCAGTTGTGCTCCCCAATTTGAGTACATTGATGGAACTCCGCATGACATTGCCTCAATTAATGGAAGATTCCAGCCTTCACTTCTGGCACATGACACAAAAACGTCAGCCGACTTAAGTAGTTTTACGTAATCTTCTTTTGACTGATGGTGTAGTACTTTAATTCCTGAATGAGAAAGCTCAAACTTAGCTAATCTCTCCTCAGTAGAAGAGAGGCCGTCCGTTGCAAATCGATTATCTACGCTAATGACAAGCTCAACATTCTCATCTTGTGAAAAGGTTTCAGTAAAAGCTCTGATAATTTCTTTGGTTGACTTACGATATTCCCAGCGACCCACTACGACAAATCGGAAAGGCCTGTTCTCTGGAAAAGCCGAATCCGGTGAGGTCGGTTTAAACATCTCAGTGTCTACTCCCTCTGGTACAACTTTTACTTTATGTGATGCGATTCCTTGCTCAATTGTGCACTGTTTTTGCCATTCACTAGGAACCCAAACTTGATCGAACTTTTTAAGTTGAGCAAAGAAGTCTTCAGGTTGTCTAGTTGTTTCCCATACATTGTATGCAATTGATGGACCTGAGTAATCTTGGCTAAAGTACAGGTGACCTGTGTCATTTAGCACAATATTAACAGTTGGCTCAGTAGATTGAATTGGGTACTTCAAGTATAGAGGAAACTCCGCATGACCTGTTTGAGTACCTAACGTTTGTTCAGATAACATCGTCTTTAACTCAGAGTCTATATAATACTCCCCATTGTGAGGCTCATCGTCATTGTAACCTTTCCATGAATCGCCGATCGTCCAATTTCTAACTGAAACTGGCGTTAATTGATTTAGAGCTTTAAAGAAATTTCGTGAATGGCAATTATATCCGGTATCGCCTATTATTGAAGTGTGAGCTTTGATTAGAGTCATTGACTTGATAATTGTTTCTATTTTATACTCGATTTTTATATTTTGTTTAGGTAAACCGTAAAAAATATTTAAGTATAAAAGTAAAAACACAAAGATACGTGGAACGAAGATTAATGTTTCCTCAAAAAGAGGTAGAATTATTGAACTGGTACTGGTTTAGCGAGGGCTTCTCAGCGGAAGAAATTGATAGAGTTCGCAAAGTATCAGAACTTTTTGAATATCATCAAGCTGTTACTTTTGGAAATCAAGGAGAAAACCATAAAATTAGAAAGAGCAAAATTAAATGGTTAGGCGAGAATAACGAATCGACTAAATGGATTTATGATAAGTTGATGGAATTTGCAATAATTGCAAATCGAGAACTTTGGAATTTTGACCTAATATCAATAATTGACTCAATCCAGTACACTGAATATTATGAAGGTGGTGGTCACTATGATTACCATGTAGATCTTGGACCAGGTTCAGCATCTCACCGGAAAATTAGTATTGTTGTACAATTAAGCGACCCTTCTGAATACGAAGGCGGCGATTTTGAAATACTTAAAGGAATAACTCCTGATAAATTGCCCCGAAATAAGGGAGCAACTATTTTATTCCCAAGTTACCTATTACATAGAGTAACTCCAGTAACCAAAGGAATTAGGCGAAGCCTAGTTATTTGGATAGGAGGAAATTCATTAAGATAAAGTTACGGGAGAGTCAAAGACTCTCCCTTTTTGTTACGCGGCAGTTAAGCCTAATGAAGTAAGAACTTTTCCAATTAGCACAGAGTCGTCTGTTCCCCAATCTGAAATACTTGTTAAGAGCCTGTCTCCGCTACAAATTGCAACCTCACTTGAATCAAGTATCTGAAACATAACTTTTACCGAAGTTGAATTCAATTTATAGTGTACAGAGAAGATGCTTAATGTTACTCCAGTTTTTCCAAGAATAGTTATTGGGTTTATCGATATTGTAGTATTTTCCATTTTACTTTATTTTATTTTTAATACGTATTACATTGGTATAACATTAACAAGTAATCCGTTGACAAATTGCAACAGCATCATAGATCGACCATCAAAAACCATTATATCACCAGTATAGCCGCCTCCGCTGCCTCCGCCGCCTCCATCCGCACCAGGAGGTCCGGGTGCTCCAGCAGGTCCAGTTCCTCCAGGAGTTCCAGCAGGTCCAGCAGGCCCGGCTGGACCAGTTAATCCGGTAGGTCCAGTTAATCCAGTAGGTCCTTGAATTCCTTGAGGACCTGGGGCACCAGCAGGACCAGTTCCTCCAGGTGAACCGTCTCTACCTGAAGTACCTGAAGAACCGGCTTCTCCCCTAGGCCCTTGAATTCCCTGAGGTCCAGTTGCTCCAGCTGGGCCAGTTAATCCAGTAGGGCCAGTTAATCCAGTAGGTCCAGTATTACCAATTGGACCCTGAATTCCTTGAGGACCAGTAGCTCCAGTAGGACCAGTTATTCCACTTGTACCGGAAGAGCCTGCTTTTCCAGAAGTACCTGAGCTACCTGGTGCTCCAGCTAATCCAGTAGGTCCAGTTGCCCCAGCCGGGCCTTGAATTCCCTGAGGTCCAATTGGGCCAGTTAATCCAGTAGGTCCTTGAATTCCTTGAGGACCTGTTCCGCCAGGTGAACCGTCTCTACCGGAAGTACCAGAAGAACCATTTTCTCCCCTAGGGCCTTGAATTCCTTGAGGACCAGTTAATCCGGTAGGGCCGGTTAATCCAGTAGGTCCAGTATTACCAATTGGACCCTGAATTCCTTGAGGACCAGTAGCTCCAGTAGGACCAGTAGCACCGGTTGGACCAGTTATTCCGCTTGTTCCAGAAGTACCTCTTGTTCCAGAAGAACCTGAGCTACCTGATGCACCAGCAGGTCCGATTGGGCCGGTTGCTCCGGCTGGACCTTGAATTCCTTGAGGACCAGTAGCACCAGTTGGACCAGTTGCCCATGATCCATATCCTGAACCTGAATACCAAGTATGACCGGTTGGTATAGTAGTAAATCCAGGATTCCATTTTAGTGAGCTATTATCTCCGTTTGATGCACATATAAAGATCCATGTATCTGAGGGTCTTTGAGTGTCCGTATATGATTTAACTATTAAATAACTTGCGTTATAGGGACTAGCCATTCCCCTAGGAGGTGCATAGTATAGAGCAGACCATGTTCCAAGAGCAACTGTTTCTGGGCCAATATCGAAATGACCAGCTGTTCCGAAAGCTTTAGCGACAGGTATCGCAATTACTCTACCTGACCAAGTGACATTATTTCCGTCCCATGATACGTTACCTCCACCCGAGACAGTCCATGTTGCATTAACTGTGTCGTATTCAGTTGGGCCCTGAGGTCCAGTAGGTCCAAGAGGTCCAGTAGGTCCAAGAGGACCAATCGGACCAGTTGCTCCACTTGTACCGGAAGTACCTCTTGTTCCAGAAGAACCTGAGCTACCTGGTGCTCCAGTTGGACCAAGAGGACCAGTTGCTCCAGCTGGACCTTGTATTCCTTGAGGACCAGCAGGTCCGATTGGACCAGTTGCTCCACTTGTACCGGAAGTACCTCTTGTTCCAGAAGAACCTGAGCTACCTGGTGCTCCAGTTGGACCAAGAGGACCGGTAGGACCAAGAGGACCAGTTAATCCAGTTGGGCCAGTTTGACCGCTAGTTCCTGAAGAACCATTTGCTCCAGCTGGACCTTGGATTCCTTGAGGACCAGTAGGCCCAAGAGGTCCAGTAGCTCCAGCTGGACCTTGAATTCCTTGAGGACCGGTTGGACCGGTTATTCCACTTGTACCAGAAGTACCTCTTGTTCCAGAAGAACCTGAACTACCTGGTGCTCCAGTTGGGCCGATTGGGCCAGTAGCTCCAGTAGGACCAGTTGGTCCAGTTATTCCGCTTGTTCCAGAAGAACCATTTGAACCTGAAGTTCCAGAAGCACCTGACATACCGCTTGTTCCTGAAGAACCAGTAGGACCAGTCGCTCCAGTTGGACCAGTATTACCAATTGGACCTTGAATACCCTGAGGGCCAGTTGGTCCAGTTATTCCACTAGTTCCAGAAGAACCGTTTGTTCCGGCTGGACCTTGAATACCCTGAGGACCGGTTGGTCCAGTTATTCCACTTGTACCAGAAGTACCAGCAGTTCCTGAAGTACCTCTTGTTCCAGAAGAACCTGAGCTACCGGGTGCTCCAGTAGGTCCAGTTGCTCCAGTTGGACCTTGAATTCCTTGAGGACCAGTTGGACCAGTTATTCCACTTGTACCAGAAGTACCAGCAGTTCCTGAAGTACCTCTTGTTCCAGAAGAACCTGACGAACCGGATGTACCTGAAGTACCTCGTGTTCCGGAAGAACCTGAACTGCCGTTTGAGCCTGACGTTCCGCTTGTTCCAGAAGAACCTGCGGCTGACACCCAAGAGGTTCCATTAAACCTATAAATGTTTTTATCTGCTCGATTGTAGAGAATCGCGCCTTCCTTTGCATTAGCTCGACCTCTACTTATATTATCAACTAGAGTTAGAGCAAAACCGTTTACGCCGGAGGTTCCAGCGGTTCCGCTTGTACCTTCTCCAAATTCTACTCCGCCTGGTGCATTAATTTTATAACTACTCATTTATATTCTATTTTTTATGGAAGCATTCCATTACTTATTATTTCATATCTAGCTGCTAATGTAATACGATTATTGGCATTATTGTTAATCTTTACAGCAAGATCAGTTCCACCGGCTCCGACTGTAATTGTGGCAGTCCATAGGGATGCATCTTGAGCAACAACAATTTCGGTGAAACCTGCACCTACTAGTGAAAGAGCACCGGCTATATTCTTAACCGCTCCAGTGTAGTGGCGATAATCAGTTGAACCGGTAACCTCTTCAGAACCTACTACGTATAATTCAATACCGTATATTCGATTAGGGGTTGGAAAGTCAAATAGGATAGGTGTACCTGGATCAATGAATAATTGACCAGCTGCCATGGGGTTAATCCGTCCAGAATAGAGTACTCCATTATGAACTAATTTTTCGCGATCGTCAGATGCAGACTGTTTACCGTAAATGTATTCTTTAGGTCGACCGTCATATAGTGCAACTGGTCCTAATAGTAAAACATCATTAGTATCGTCTTCTCTAATATCGAAAGTTGAATCTTCAATAGTAGTCCCAGAAGCACCGTATGTTACGTATGTATTAAATGTACCGGACGTTGTGATTGACGTACCTGATGTTCCAGCTGAACCTGAAGTACCAGAAGTACCTCTTGTTCCAGAAGAACCTGAAGTACCTGAAGAACCTGTTCCACCAGGTGCACCAGTTGCTCCACTAGTTCCAGAAGTACCAGAAGTACCTCTTGTTCCAGAAGAACCAGACGAACCGGATGTTCCAGCCGTACCGCTTGAGCCGTTTGAACCAAATGTTACAAACGAAATTGTATAGTTTATTCCATTCGTTAGTGTTCCATTTGCGGCGATTGGCGCAAGTCCAAGATCAAACCATGTTGTGTTATTGGTAATTGAAATAAGTCTGTAAATACCTATTATGCTATTATTACCAACTTCGGTAATTTGAATTAAGCTATTAGAGGTTATTAATGATAACCAGGTTGCGTAGTTTACACTAGCAGAAGAAGTTGTAGATACGCTAAGTTTAGCTAGCGCAGCGAAGGTAGCACTATCTGTTCTAAAGAATGTTGCTCCAGGGTTAGAGTGTGCTGGTATACTTGAATCAAATAACCATCTACCGCTATTTGAACCGTCAATACCGGCAATACCAGTCGCTCCGGATGTTCCGCTTGAGCCGTTTGAACCAGAAGTACCAGAAGTACCTCTTGTTCCAGAAGAACCAGAAGAACCATTTGAACCAGAAGTACCAGAAGAACCAGAAGAACCATTTGAACCAGAAGTACCAGAAGAACCAGAAGTACCAGAAGTACCTCTTGTTCCAGAAGAACCAGAAGAACCATTTGAACCAGAAGTACCAGAAGAGCCTGATGTACCAGACACTCCGTCTATACCGGAGGTTCCGCTTGAACCAGCTGATCCTGAAGTACCACTTGAGCCGTTTGAACCAGAAGTTCCAGAAGTACCGCTTGTGCCTCTTGTTCCAGAAGAACCTGAGCTACCATTTGAACCGGAAGTTCCGCTTGATCCATTTGAACCTGAAGTTCCTGATGTACCTGAAGAACCGTTTGAGCCGCTTGTTCCAGAAGAACCTGAGCTACCATTTGAACCGCTTGTTCCACTTGATCCATTTGAACCAGATGTTCCAGACGTTCCAGAAGAACCGTTTGAACCGGATGTACCTGAACTTCCAGCTGAACCTGATGTTCCAGAAGAACCGTTAGAACCGGAAGTACCTGATGTTCCACTTGAGCCGTTTGCACCAGAAGTACCTGATGTACCGCTTGATCCATTTGAACCTGAAGTACCTGATGTACCACTAGTACCTCGTGTCCCAGACGAACCTGAGCTACCATTTGAACCGGATGTACCTGAAGAACCTGAAGTTCCGGATACTCCGTCTATACCAGAAGTTCCGCTTGAACCGGAAGTACCTGAAGTACCAGAAGTACCTCTTGTTCCAGAAGAACCAGAAGAACCATTTGAACCGGAAGTACCAGATGTACCTGAACTTCCATTAGAACCTGACGTACCTGAAGTACCTGAGCTACCATTAGAACCCGAAGTTCCACTTGATCCATTTGAACCAGAAGTACCAGATGTTCCAGAAGAACCGTTAGAGCCGGATGTTCCGGAAGTTCCGCTTGATCCATTTGAACCAGATGTACCTGAAGTTCCACTTGAGCCGTTAGAACCAGATGTTCCTGAAGTACCAGAAGTACCTCTTGTTCCAGAAGAACCTGAACTACCGTTTGAACCTGAAGTACCAGAGCTTCCATTCGAACCAGAAGTACCTGAAGAACCACTTGTACCACTTGAGCCGTTTGAACCTGACGTTCCAGAAGAACCATTTGAACCTGAAGTTCCCGAAGTTCCCGAAGAACCATTTGAACCTGAAGTTCCAGAAGAACCATTTGAACCTGATGTACCTGATGTGCCTGAAGAACCGGCTGTTCCAGAAGTACCGCTTGTACCGCTTGTACCTCTTGTTCCAGAAGAACCTGAGCTACCATTTGAACCTGACGTACCGGAACTACCATTTGAACCGGAAGTACCTGACGAACCTGAAGTTCCTGATACTCCATCTATACCAGATGTTCCACTTGATCCGTTTGAACCTGACGTTCCAGATGTACCAGATGTTCCTGAAGTACCTCTTGTTCCAGAAGAACCGGAGCTACCGTTTGAGCCTGACGTACCTGAACTTCCATTTGAACCTGAAGTTCCGCTTGTTCCAGAAGAACCATTTGAACCAGATGTTCCTGAAGTTCCAGAAGAACCATTTGAACCGGAAGTACCAGAGGTTCCACTTGATCCATTTGAACCGGAAGTACCAGAGGTTCCACTTGATCCATTTGAACCAGATGTACCTGATGTACCGCTTGTGCCTCTTGTTCCAGAAGAACCGGAGCTACCGTTTGAGCCTGAAGTACCTGAACTTCCATTTGAACCTGAAGTTCCGCTTGTACCTGAGCTACCATTAGAACCGCTTGTACCTGATGTACCAGATGTACCAGAAGTACCTCGTGTTCCAGAAGAACCGCTTGATCCGTTAGAGCCTGATGTTCCAGAAGAACCTGATGTTCCAGATACTCCATCTATACCAGAAGTTCCAGAAGATCCATTAGAACCTGAAGTTCCAGAAGTACCGCTTGTTCCTCTTGTTCCAGAAGAACCACTTGAGCCGTTTGAACCTGAAGTACCACTTGAACCATTTGAACCTGAAGTCCCGCTTGAGCCGCTTGAACCGTTTGAACCTGATGTTCCAGATGTTCCACTTGATCCATTTGAACCTGATGTACCAGAGCTTCCATTAGAACCAGAAGTACCTGACGTACCTGAGCTACCGTTTGAACCTGAAGTACCTGACGTACCTGAGCTACCGTTTGAACCAGACGTACCTGAGCTACCGTTTGAGCCGCTTGATCCTGAAGTACCAGAAGTACCTGATGCTCCAGATGCGCCGCTTGTTCCAGATGAACCGTTTGAACCGGAAGTACCAGCTGTACCGCTTGTTCCAGAAGTTCCAGAGCTACCATTTGAACCTGATGTTCCTGAAGTGCCGGAAGAACCATTAGAACCTGAGGTTCCAGAAGAACCGTTTGAACCTGAAGTTCCACTAGTTCCAGAAGAACCATTTGAACCGGAAGTACCAGCTGTACCTGAAGTACCACTAGTTCCTCTTGTTCCAGAAGAACCACTTGAGCCGTTAGAACCACTTGAACCGGAAGTACCTGAGCTTCCATTTGAACCGGAAGTACCAGCAGAACCTGAAGTTCCTGATACTCCATCTATACCTGATGTTCCACTTGAACCTGACGTACCTGAGGTACCGCTTGTACCTGAAGTACCTCGTGTTCCAGAAGAACCTGAGCTACCATTTGAACCACTTGTTCCAGAAGAACCGTTTGAACCTGATGTTCCACTTGAGCCGGAAGTACCTGAAGAACCTGAAGTACCAGCTGTTCCGGAAGAACCGTTAGAACCAGATGTTCCGGAAGAACCATTTGAACCGGAAGTACCGGATGTTCCACTTGATCCGTTTGAACCTGAAGTACCACTTGATCCGTTTGAACCTGATGTTCCGCTTGTTCCTGAGCTACCGTTAGAACCAGAAGTCCCGCTTGTTCCTGAAGAACCGTTAGAACCAGAAGTCCCAGAAGATCCATTTGAACCGGACGTCCCGCTTGTTCCTGAAGTCCCGCTTGTACCGGATGTTCCTCTTGTTCCAGAAGAACCTGAGCTTCCATTTGAACCAGAAGTTCCACTTGAGCCGTTAGAACCTGATGTTCCAGCTGAACCTGAGGTTCCGGATACACCGTCTATACCTGAAGTACCTGAAGAACCGGACGTTCCAGCTGTACCACTTGTTCCGGATGTACCTGAAGTACCTCTTGTTCCAGAAGAACCTGAGCTACCGTTAGAACCAGAAGTTCCCGAAGAACCGTTTGAACCAGAAGTACCTGATGTACCTGAGCTACCATTTGAACCAGACGTGCCAGATGAACCGTTTGAACCTGAAGTTCCAGAAGTACCTGAACTTCCATTAGAACCTGAAGTTCCACTAGTTCCAGAAGAACCATTAGAACCTGAAGTTCCACTAGTTCCAGAAGAACCATTAGAACCAGAAGTACCTGAAGTACCGCTTGTACCTGAAGTACCTCTTGTTCCAGAAGAACCGCTTGAGCCGTTTGAACCACTAGTTCCAGAAGAACCGTTTGAACCTGAAGAACCTGATGTACCAGAGCTACCATTTGATCCTGAAGTTCCGCTTGTTCCAGAAGTACCAGAGCTACCATTTGAACCTGAAGTACCAGCTGAACCTGATGTTCCAGAAACACCGTCTATACCTGACGTTCCAGAGCTACCATTTGAGCCTGATGTACCTGATGTTCCAGAAGTACCTCTTGTTCCAGAAGAACCAGAAGAACCATTTGAACCAGAAGTTCCACTTGAGCCGGAAGTTCCTGAAGAACCTGAAGTTCCAGCGGTTCCAGAAGAACCGGAAGTACCGCTTGAGCCATTAGACCCAGAAGTTCCGCTTGTTCCAGAAGAACCTGAGCTTCCATTAGAACCAGATGTACCGGATGTACCAGTTGAACCTGATGTACCAGATGTTCCAGCAGTACCGCTTGAACCATTAGATCCAGAAGTTCCAGAAGAACCTGAAGTTCCAGACGAACCGTTTGATCCTGAAGTACCTGAAGTACCCGAGCTACCGTTTGAACCGGAAGTTCCTGATGTTCCAGAGCTTCCATTAGAACCAGAAGTTCCAGAAGATCCATTAGAACCAGATGTACCAGAAGTACCTGAAGAACCTGAAGAACCGGAAGTTCCGCTTGAACCGGATGTTCCTGACGTACCTGAACTTCCATTTGAACCAGAAGTCCCAGATGTTCCTGAAGAACCATTAGAACCCGATGTTCCTGAAGTACCTCTTGTTCCAGAAGAACCAGAAGAACCATTTGAACCAGAAGTTCCAGAAGTACCAGCAGAACCTGACGTTCCTGATACTCCATCTATACCTGATGTTCCGCTTGAACCTGAAGTACCTGAAGTACCTCTTGTTCCAGAAGAACCTGAAGAGCCATTTGAACCAGAAGTTCCAGAAGAACCGTTTGATCCTGAAGTACCTGAAGTACCTGAACTTCCATTTGAACCTGAAGTCCCAGATGTTCCGGAAGAACCGTTTGACCCGGAAGTTCCAGAAGTACCTGAGCTTCCATTTGAACCGGAAGTACCTGATGTTCCTGAAGTACCCGATGTTCCTGAGCTACCATTTGAACCTGATGTACCTGAAGTACCAGAGCTTCCGTTTGAACCAGAAGTTCCAGATGTTCCAGAAGAACCATTTGAACCGGACGTACCGCTTGTTCCAGAAGAACCATTTGAACCTGATGTTCCGGATGTTCCAGAAGTACCTCTTGTTCCAGAAGAACCAGACGAACCGTTTGAACCAGAAGTTCCGGAGCTTCCATTTGATCCTGAAGTACCAGCTGAACCTGACGTTCCTGATACTCCATCTATACCGGAAGTTCCCGAGCTACCACTTGTACCTGAAGTACCGCTTGTTCCAGAAGTACCTCGTGTTCCAGAAGAACCTGAACTTCCATTTGAACCGGAAGTTCCTGATGTGCCAGAGCTTCCATTAGAACCAGAAGTTCCAGAAGAACCGCTTGTACCACTTGATCCGTTTGACCCTGAAGTTCCAGATGTTCCAGAAGAACCGTTTGAACCTGATGTACCTGAAGTTCCAGAAGATCCATTAGAACCAGATGTACCAGAAGATCCATTAGAACCTGAGGTTCCAGAAGAACCTGAAGTACCGGATGTACCATTTGAACCATCTACTCCGCTTATACCTGAAGTACCAGAAGTACCTCGTGTTCCAGAAGAACCTGAGCTACCATTTGAACCACTTGTTCCAGAAGAACCGTTTGAACCTGAAGTTCCACTTGATCCGTTTGAACCTGAAGTTCCAGAAGAACCATTAGAGCCTGAAGTACCAGCAGAACCTGAAGTTCCAGATACTCCATCTATACCGGAAGTACCAGAAGAACCGGCTGTTCCGGAACTTCCATTTGATCCTGAAGTACCGCTTGAGCCGTTTGAACCAGAAGTACCTGACGTTCCTGAGCTGCCGTTTGAACCTGAAGTTCCAGCTGTTCCAGAAGAACCATTAGAACCGCTTGTCCCAGAAGTACCTGAGCTACCATTAGAACCAGATGTTCCACTTGAGCCGTTTGAACCAGAAGTACCGGCGGTTCCTGAGGTTCCAGACGTACCTGAAGTTCCTGAGGTTCCGCTTGTACCAGTCGATCCTGACGTTCCGGATGTTCCGCTTGTACCAGCAGTGCCTGATGAACCTGATGTTCCAGAAGAACTTGAAATTTGGCCAGTTGAGGTTAACACAAAAGAGTAATTTTGAGTTCCCTCAGTGTACCAAGTCACATCATGATTTCCACTAGACTGATCGACTACGTATATTTTAACAATCATTCTATCCGTTGGATTAATAGTTGTTGTTGGTAGCACTACATCAACGTTAGCTTCAACTGGAATCGTTGAACTAATCCAACCTATAAGAACTTGATTAGTTGGTATTACTGTTCCATAACTAACACCTGCACTATTTGCTAATTCAATAGTAACAAATGTGTCTGTATTAAATCCTGCGCCGTCTTTTAAGAAATGTAAATGGAATCTTTGTGTTCCTCCTGGTATTACAGAAAATCCTAATTCAGGAGTTATAAATTGTTGTACTAATACTGGAGTAGTACCTGTTGTAGTTTTAAGTATTGATTGTTGAGCAGCGCCGGTCGGATTAATATTTAGGTCTCTATACGTACCTATTCCAGAAGCAACTGACTGATTAAAATAATAAATTTGACCTGCCGATATTCCAGTAGCTCCACTAGTTCCTGAAGAACCAGATGTTCCACTTGAACCGGAAGTTCCAGAAGTTCCGCTTGTTCCAGAAGTTCCTGACGAACCTGAAGTTCCAGAAGTTCCGCTTGTACCCGCCGTGCCGGATGAACCTGATGTTCCCGAAGTTCCACTTGAACCAGAAGTTCCAGTAGTTCCAGAAGAACCTGATGTTCCAGCCGTTCCGCTTGATCCATTTGAACCAGATGTTCCTGACGAACCAGAAGTACCTGAGCTACCGTCTGAACCTGAAGTTCCAGAAGAACCATTTGTTCCTGAGACTCCGTCTATTCCAGAAGTACCTGAAGAACCATCTGATCCTGACGTTCCAGAAGAACCATTTGAACCTGATGTACCAGATGTTCCTGACGAACCATTAGAACCACTTGTTCCAGAAGTACCTGAGCTACCATTTGAACCGGAAGTCCCTGATGTTCCAGAAGAACCGTTAGAACCTGATGTTCCTGACGAACCAGAAGTACCTGAGCTACCGTCTGAACCCGATGTTCCAGAAGAACCGTTTGAACCTGAAGTACCAGATGAACCGTTAGAACCTGATGTTCCTGACGAACCAGAAGTACCTGAGCTACCGGCTGAACCTGACGTACCAGAAGAACCATTTGTTCCTGAGACTCCGTCTATTCCACTAGTACCTGAAGAACCATAAGAACCATTTGAACCTGATGTACCAGATGTTCCTGACGAACCATTAGAACCACTTGTTCCAGAAGTACCTGAGCTACCATTTGAACCGGAAGTCCCTGATGTTCCAGAAGAACCGTTTGAACCTGAAGTACCTGAAGTACCAGTTGAACCAGAAGTACCGGATGTTCCTGAAGAACCGTCTGAACCTGAAGTTCCTGAAGAACCGTTTGAACCTGATGTTCCAGAGCTACCATTTGAACCTGAAGTACCTGAAGTACCTGAGCTACCATCTGAGCCGGAAGTTCCGCTTGAGCCGTTTGTTCCTGAGACTCCATCTATTCCAGAAGTTCCAGAAGAACCGTCTGAACCTGATGTACCGCTTGAGCCGTTAGAGCCTGAAGTACCAGATGTACCAGATGTTCCCGAAGAACCGTTAGAACCTGAAGTACCTGAAGTTCCAGAAGAACCTGAAGTACCAGAGCTACCGTTTGAGCCTGAAGTACCTGAGCTACCGTCTGAGCCACTAGTACCAGAAGAACCATTTGAACCAGATGTTCCTGAAGTACCAGAGCTACCATTTGAACCGGAGGTACCTGATGTTCCAGAAGAACCTGAAGTACCTGAGCTACCATCTGAACCTGATGTTCCCGAAGAACCATTTGTTCCAGAAACTCCGTCTATTCCAGAAGTTCCAGAAGAACCGTCTGAACCGCTAGTACCGCTTGAGCCGTTTGAACCCGAAGTTCCAGAAGAACCGTTTGAACCTGAAGTTCCGCTTGTGCCGGAAGTTCCAGCTGAACCACTTGTTCCACTTGATCCGCTAGTACCCGAGCTACCATTTGAGCCACTAGTACCTGAGCTACCATTTGAACCTGAAGTACCCGAAGTACCAGATGAACCAGAAGTACCGCTTGAGCCGTTTGAACCTGAAGTTCCTGAAGTACCTGAAGAACCGTTAGAACCAGAAGTACCTGAGCTACCGTCTGAACCTGACGTACCTGCTGAACCTGAAGTTCCTGATACACCATCTATTCCAGAAGTACCTGAAGAACCATCTGAACCTGAAGTTCCAGAAGAACCGTTTGAACCTGATGTACCGGATGTTCCAGAAGAACCGTTTGATCCTGAAGTTCCAGAAGAACCATCTGAACCTGACGTACCAGATGAACCATTTGTTCCTGAGACTCCATCTATTCCTGATGTACCTGAGCTACCGTCTGATCCTGAAGTACCTGAGGTACCATTTGAACCTGAAGTACCTGAGGTACCATTTGAACCGTTTGAACCTGAAGTTCCGTTTGAACCCGAAGTTCCAGAAGAACCATCTGAACCGGACGTACCGGCAGAACCTGAAGTTCCTGATACTCCGTCTATTCCAGAAGTACCTGAGCTACCGTCTGATCCTGAAGTACCTGAGCTACCGTTTGATCCTGAAGTTCCAGAGCTACCATTTGAACCTGAAGTACCTGAGGTACCATTTGAACCTGAAGTACCGCTTGAGCCATCTGACCCTGAAGTTCCAGCCGAACCTGATGTTCCTGAGACTCCGTCTATTCCTGATGTTCCGGAAGATCCATTTGAACCAGAAGTTCCAGAAGAACCGTTTGAACCGGAAGTTCCAGAAGAACCATTTGAACCGGAAGTACCTGAGCTACCGTCTGAACCTGACGTACCTGCTGAACCTGAAGTTCCGGAAACTCCGTCTATTCCTGATGTTCCCGAAGAACCGTCTGACCCTGAAGTTCCAGAGCTACCATTTGAGCCTGATGTACCGCTTGAGCCGTTAGAACCTGAAGTTCCAGAAGAACCGTTTGAGCCTGATGTTCCAGAGCTACCGTCTGAACCGCTTGTTCCAGAAGAACCGCTTGTTCCTGAGACTCCATCTATTCCTGAAGTACCTGAACTACCGTCTGAACCAGAAGTACCTGAAGTACCGGCTGACCCTGAAGTACCTGATGTTCCCGAAGAACCTGAAGTACCTGAGCTACCGTCTGAACCTGAAGTTCCAGCTGAACCTGAAGTTCCGGAAACTCCATCTATTCCTGAAGTACCTGAGCTACCGTCTGAACCAGAAGTACCTGAAGAACCTGATGTACCAGTTGAACCAGAAGTACCTGATGTACCTGATGTACCTGAGCTACCGTCTGAACCTGAAGTTCCAGAAGAACCGTTTGTTCCAGAGACTCCATCTATTCCTGAAGTACCTGAGCTACCGTCTGAACCAGAAGTACCTGAAGAACCTGATGTACCAGTTGAACCAGAAGTACCTGATGTACCTGAGCTGCCGTCTGAACCTGAAGTTCCAGAAGAACCGTTTGTTCCAGAGACTCCATCTATTCCTGAAGTACCAGAGCTGCCATCTGCACCAGAAGTCCCAGCTGAACCAGACGTTCCACTTGAACCGTTTGAGCCGGATGTACCAGAAGTACCGGTTGAACCGGACGTACCTGAAGTACCTGACGTACCAGATGAACCGGCAGTACCGGAAGTTCCACTTGTTCCTGAAGTACCGGATGAACTAGTAAGTCCATCTTCTAATGTTGTACCAATATAGTAAAAACCTTTAATATATGGATCAACTGATCCATAAGTAGAAGTTAAATAAGTAACCATTGAATCTGATAATAGTAGAATACCATTATCGTAATTAAAAACCCAACTTACTTCAGTGCCTGCATTATCAGTAGTTAAGATTTGGGTTCCGCCTGATGCAGGATTACCATTCCAAAATTCAGCGGTCCATCCAATTGAAGGAGCACCGCTTGCTTGCAATATCTTTTGAGGTTGAATCCAGTCTAGGATTTGTGTGTTAAAATCGTTAAGCGTCGAACAGGCTACCCATGTAGTATTATTACCTGAAATAACTTGACTTAATTCTACGGCATTTCCTGTAGAATATGCGTCTGCTACAATCGTTTCCAACGGTTGACCTGATGCTAATAGAGCAACAGCCGCTGATTTATTTGCAACTGGGTTTTGTTTAACAACATCGAACTGAGTTAAAACTCGAGCAGCTGATATATTAGGGTTAAACGCAAACTTTGCTTCGTACCAATTAAAATTAGAGGCAGAATCAATTACGTTTGCGGCTTGGACCTTAAATACGAGTTTTAATCTTTCATTATCTGTATAGCCTGCCATTTACTAATTATATTATTTCGTTTTCTATTGATTCTTCCTGGTTTGCCTCATATAATTGACCTTCGTATTCTGCAACCATAATATTAAATTCATTTATTGTTGTTTTAAATACGTTAACCATATCATCAGAAACTCGTATACTAAGAGAAACACTCTGCTTATCTTTATCTATTTTAACCTTAAGCTTTTTATCGAAACTTTTTTCCATATTATTAATTTTTTTTTAGTTGAATGTTACAGTCACTGTATCGATTCTAATAGCTGAATTGTGGATTTTAAATTCTACGTATATTCCGTTTGTTGCATTAAATCCTCCAAATGTTCCATTTATTGTATTTCCACTGGATGAACCTAATCGGATTTGACCATCAGTTGCACCATCATCAAATGTTCCAAAATTATAACCTGAACCGTTTAGGATTAATGGATACGAAGTAGGTCCAAAAACTCCAACGGTTGCTCCTATTTTACGAACAGTTACAGTAAGAGCACCGCTAATTAAATCAGCTAGAGCAGATCCGCCTGCGAAAGTTCCAGCGAATACCATTGAAAAACTAGGAATTGGAACGCTTGACGAACTTAGTGTAGTATAAAATTTTCTATAGTACGATGCAGCTGCAGTAAGTGAAGAATAGTTTGGGTTTGAACCATTTAAGTCTGATTTAAAAGCAGCTAGATCGGGTTGAATTGTTGCAGTATTTGGTGCAGTTAAGAAATATTGATCAGGTCTAACGATTGTACCACCGACAACGCAAGCATTTCCGTTTGATAGACTTGCGGTAGAAACCCATGCAGTCGTGTAATCGCTTTGTAATCTAAAAGCCTCATCGTCAAATCGCTCTACGTATTGAGTGCTATTTCCACTAGTTGGATATGTGTCCACTAATATTGAATGAGTTGAAGAAGATTTAGTTCCGCCTGAAGACCATGGATCAAATAGTGAAGCAGTCGCGGCTGCAGTTGCTCCTCGATACCTAAAATTTGAAGAATTAATCGCCCAATTTAAAATATCATATTCAGCAGCTGTATTGTTGAAGAAATTGGTCCATCCAGTAAAAGTACCAGAAGTTGGTGACCATGCATATTCAGCAATAGTTGGAACTCCGTACGATGGTGCAACAAATTGAAAATTAGTATTTGCGCCAAGAGCACGGCCTTGAGTATTTGCGTTTAGGTTATTAATTGCATCAACGTGTGCACTAAACTGTGAAGTTAGAGTGTAGTACTCAACACCGCTTAGATGCTTGGTTACAATATTTCCTAGAGTTTCTTCGATTGTACAAGTTGAACCGGCTCCAAAGCTTGGAGTAGATGCATTTGTATCAAAGAAAACTGCAGATTGTGTATAAGTGAAAGTTTGAGCACCATCACTAGTTGAATCAGTTAGGTTTGTAATAACTATATTGTATTTACCGCCGTCTATTAAACCTACGCCAGATAGTACTTGATCAATATCAACGGTTACGGTAATGTCAGCTTTTTGTTTTAAACTATCAGTTGCAAAACCGGCAATAATAATGTCAATACCGTCTGTACTTGAATATGTCCCGTCTGCAGTAACTCCCTGAGAAAATGTTGAAATAATAGTGGTGCCATCTGCATCATATACATCAACGGTTACCGTAGCGTCTCCGCCTTGACCAGTTACCGCATTTGCTGTACTGAATGAGACTGTGCTACTAGTTGTCGTTGACTGATTTGTACCTGCCCAAGTTCCAGCCTTAAATGGAGTTCCTTCAGTCGTTGGATTGCTTATTCTAACCGTTGATCTAGCTAAAGTTTCTGATACTAATCCAGACGAGGTTCCGTCGTTTGTGCCAAAGTGACTTGCGAATGTTGGAGTAGGAACGTAAACATTTATTGTACTTGAATCTCCAGGTTTCTGAGCTCCAAGTATATCAATTCCAACAAAATTAACTTTTGAATAATTTCCGACAAGAACGCCTTCATCATAAAAATCAATTCCGCTAATTCCACTTGAGCCGGTATTTGGAGAATCATTCCAATATAAATTACCCGAATTATCTATTGCTAAAAATTTAGTCTTGGTGTTATCCTGGGATACTCCGCTAAGATCAACTTGTTTTATTTTAAGTTTGTGGGACATTCGGTTTTAATTTACATTTTTCTACTACAGTTATTTATCATCACTAGTAGATCCAAGTAATCTATTTCCGTTTCTCCTTGGCATATAAAATAGCAGCAACGTATTTCCCAGATGCGCTTTCCGGATCAACGTACGATAGATCAGTATCAAATGGACTACTTGATCGAAAATCTGCTTTATAAAATAACGTATCTTTGGTTGAATCAGTTACTCCAGCATTGTGCATAATTGGGCACTTATTGTATGCATGGATATCAGAAGTTCCCCAACTAAAATCAAGTTCAGGAGTAACAATCGTCTGGGCTCCCATTTTCCATGCTCCCCAAAGAACTGACCACATATCAGCACACCACTTTTGAATTGGATTAAATTGAGCCGCTTCTTCTGTAGATAAATTAGAGCGGTCTTGATGCTCTCTATCACACATGTACTTGTAAATAGTCAATGTGTCCTCGGCTACTTCTTTCCAGAAATCGGCAGTTACACCTTTCATTAAGTATTGAGCACCGCCTGAGCCAGCCTCATTTGCTTCCACTAATTCCGGTGGAATTCCTGAAAGACTGCATAGATCTGTGAAAATATCTTCTGATTTGCTCTTAATGTACTTCGCACCAATGTATGAAATTGTGTCGCTTACGTACCAATAAAGATCTCCATGTAGGGCATCAAAGTTAGGAAGTTCTCTAAAAATAATATCAGAATCATGGTAAAAGACAGTTTCTCCACGAAGTTCCGGATGAGCTCTAAAGTGCTGTTCTAGAATATCAGGTCTTAGGATCGGAATGTATCCATAATTTTCAGTTATTCTCTTTTTATAGAAAAAGAATCTTACCATTGGATATTTGGAAGCAAGAGCTCTACCTTCAGGCGAAGGTTCATTATCATAGGCAAATAGAATATCTATCCAGTTAGGGTTTATTCCGCTCTTCATAAAATTATGAATTACTACCTCAACTTGCCAATGAAAATACGGGTGGTCCGGCTGAGCGGACATAAATATAGTCTTCTTAGTTAGCATACTAATTTATACTACTAATTGGCTTAAGGTTTATCCTCTAATGGTAGTAGTTGTAGTTAGATATTCAGTTACGTTAACTTCATACAGACACTCATCTAATATGATTTTCCACTTACCAATTGGGTCGATTGTAAATATACCTTCGATTATAGTATCAGATCCGTCGATTGTTACAGTATACATACCTTCTGAAATAGGCGCGTTTATATTATCAAATATTTGAATTACTGAATACTCAGTTGTTGATAAAACAAACGATATAGTCTTAGCCTCACGGTCTTGATAATACTCAATTGATACAGATGGGCATCCAATTGTAGTAGTAGTGGTAGTTGATGGAGCAAGCGTAGTGGTTGTGGTCGTTGCCGCTAGCGTTGTAGTCGTAGTAGTAATTCCGCTATACAGTCCGCAATCTATCACAGTTAAAGTTTGAGCACCTGCATCAAATTCATAACAGAATGTACATGTCGAGTTAATTGTTACTTTGAGAGGTCCATCGATTAGCGCTAAATTTTCAGCCGGAATTCTAGTTGTACCTGTGTAAATAATATCGGCAAATTGCTGGATCGTATAAAGTAATCCTCCAGGCCCAGTAACTTGAAAAGTATATTGACTTTCGCCAGTCTGGGATGGAGTAACTGTGAATTCGCTACATGGATCAATCGTCGTCGTTGTAGTAGTCGGAGCAATCGTCGTTGTAGTAGTCGGAGCGATTGTTGTAGTGGTAGTCGGCTCAATTGTCGTAGTAGTAGTCGGCTCAATTGTCGTAGTAGTAGTCGGAGCGATTGTTGTAGTGGTAGTCGGTGCAATCGTCGTAGTAGTCGGCGCAATTGTCGTCGTAGTGGTTGGAGCAGCGGTGGTAGTTGTTGTGGTAACTGCACCAAACTCAACGTTAACTACGTATTGGCAGCCTGCCGCATTGGTAAACGTGTACGTACCATATACGGTATTAATATTTGAAGATAAGTACTCAGAATCAGTTCTGTTAAATATCCATGAAAGACTTATGTTAACTCCATGCAATTCAGTCAGATTGTAGGTAGGTCCACCTGCTGACGCAAAGACTACTGAATACGGACCAGTTGGAGTTCCTATAAATGATATGACTGTTGCATTTAAGTTTTCAGCAACTGAGTAATTAATTGAGCCTGGAGCACAAGTCGTTGTTGTACTTGTTGGTGCGATCGTAGTAGTCAAGGTAGGCGAAACCGTTGTAGTTGTTGTAGTTGGAGTAGCCTGAAAAGGAATAGCGTAAAAAGGACTAAATGAGGTTACTTGCGCCCATATTTTTCTAGTTGCATAGTCAGGAGCATACGGTCCAGTTAAGACAGTTTCATCAACATAGACTCCATTTACATTATGGAATATTCGAACTGTGTCAAATACCGGCTCAGTCATTGCTTGAGGTAGAGTAAATTCAAGAAGAGCTCCAATAGTTAATGGAGTTGAAATATCAAATGCCATTGCTGCATTATTTAAGTAATAACCTGCCGGTAAAATACCAGATGGAGATAGAGTCGGCGCTGGTACAGAACATACTGTGATTGGCGCAGATTCTGTAGCGTTTGTATCTAACACAACCGATACTCCAACCTGTGGGTGATTCGTTGAACTTTGACCAGCTTGCACAATTTCGGTCGTACATAAAACGCCAGCTGCTCCGCAATAAGGATCAGCTGATGTGTAAATTAGAGTTACAAAATCGCCACCGTCTAGTCCATATCCAGCAACAGAAGTGTTCCAATAAAGTTCATCAGTTGAATCAACTGCCCCGTAATTACTTGCAGTAGTCCCATTGTCTTTACTAAAGTACGCTGGCGCTACTTTGGTGCCATCTCCTATGATTATTTGTTGGCCGTTAATGAACAATAAGTACTCACTAGTCGTGATCGGCGCGGGCATCGGAAGTAATCCTGGTGAAACTAAAGCAGAGTCTCCAGTAATTACATTTGGCGTTACCGATCTGGTTACAGCCGCTCTACAAGAACCTGCACCGCCTCCGCTGAGTAGCGTCCAGCCAGTTGATACTAAATATCCATAAAATCCTTCAATTCGGCCGCCCTGTTGAGTAATGTAGATTACTTCTCCTGGAACTCCAGTTGGCGGAATTGCTCCGTATACTTTAAGTCGAAGCCTTTTACCTTCAACTACATCTTCCATTACCGCATTTTTACCGGTGATTGCGCCAGTTGGGTAGAGTTTTATTACTTCAGGATACGACCCATTTTGTTGCTGTGCACCGTATACAGTTAGACCTTGCCTAACGATGATTGTGTTTGCTGAAATTCCTTCAATGTCAACTGAAACTCCACCAGTTTGATCGAAGTTAACGGCTGATAGAAACTCAGTTATTGCTGACTTTATTGTGCTAAAATTAAAATTAGCCAAATCAACAACGCTAGTTAAGCTAGCACCGTTAATTGATTTTACACTTGAAATTTTTAATTGAATTGACATCGTTATTTAAAGTATCTAACTTTTTAGTTATTTATTAACTTGAAAGAAGAATCGTTATTTTATTGGATTTTTACTGCCTTTTGCTGTACCTGAAAGAACTTCTGTTTTACTATCAACTTCTGCATCTAGTGCAATAATACCTGATCTAACGATACACTCATTTAGATTAGCATAGATGACACTTTCTGGAGAACTTTTGATATAACTAAGGTCTATTCGATTAACGCTACCTTTTTCAAACATACACTCGTCTAGGTGACAGTATCGGATATCGTTTCCGGTTAGGATTCGACATTCGGTTATATGTGATGATCTTACTTTGCAGCCATAAAGCATACAGTCTGTAATCTCTGCCTCAATTGAGCAATTTATCAAGTCAAGCCCTTTAATTCCAAATCCTTCCTTTAACGAAGAATCTTTTAATTGAACTCTCTCCGTATCAGTATCATAGTTAATAGAACCTTTAGTCATTTGGCCAAAAGTAATTAAGTCAAATAGGCTATCTCTAACCTTTAGGTAATTTGCTTCAAGAATACGAGGGTCATCTTTTAAGTCAACGTAAAGATCGATATTTGGAAAATTCTTAGTGAAATTTTCGTATGACTTTAGAGCAAGAGTGTTATCTCTTTGTTTTTTCAAAACATCGTGAACTTTTTTCTGTTCATCAATTGAGTATTGGTAATTAGATTGAAGCGTGTTGTACAGAGACTCGGCTATGTAGTTAACTAAGTTAGTTGCACTAGATCTCTTATTTTGATAGTCGGCTCCACCTGCGTATCTAACTTCAACGTAACCGTCTTTTAACTTATCGAAATTAATTCCAAAGTATTTAGATTGAGGGTAATTAAATTCAAGTGGACTGCTGGGTTTTGAATAGGCGATTGACGTCTCAGCTAGGAACTTATTTTTAGGGTAAATATTTGTTACTGGATTCTTGTAAATCTTTTGAATTCTAGATTTAGCAGAAGGCCACATGTCAAAGATTTTCTCCTCATTTAGTCCAAGAATGTACTTAAAAACATTTAGATTCTGAAGACGCTCTCTTAAACCAAGATCAAATTCATTTAGTGACATATTAATATGCAGTCCAGTACGTTCGGTCGTGAATCCATTTTCATCGATAAAATTCATAACTTTATACATAACGTGAATTGCTTCATTATATGGCATTACTCCAGTAATAAGCTCATTCATTTTAAATCCGCCTGAAAAATCTGGCTCTAATTTGAATTCTGAGTAACTTACGGCAATATCTGAATTGTATTCGTTTGTGCTGATTACTTTTTTGCCAAGTAATACTTCCAATTTTTCAGCAAGCTCAGCCCTACCGATTGGAGAAAAGAATTCAAATTCGAATCCAATATTTACGTTGTCAAAAAGACGTTGTTGATTTAGATCTTTATACATAATTGTTATTTGTTTATTGCAATGAATGGTACATTTAGTCGAGGTCGAGCATTATCAATTATAGCTAGAGTAGATTCGTCTCTAACGAATAGCTGACTCACTATAAATTCGTGATCCTCTGACTGAACCATTGTATTAAATAGTCTAACATTTGCAATTGAATAATTAGCAGAAGGTAGAGCCCAATTTTGAGTAGTTACAAAGCTAAATGTTCCAGGTTTAGCTGAGCCGTTAAATACTAAGTCAAGTCGATTGTAGTTTTTAATATTCGCTGGGTCCTGATTAAATTCATATACGTTAACTTCAAGCTGGCCGTATTGAGCGGATACTGGAACGATTATTGAATACCATTCATCGTATAACAATTCGCCAACAGTAAATGAGTATTGACTGCTATTAATTCTTACGTGAATCGTTACGCTAGGTAATCCAGAAACGTCAGTTATTCCACAGGAGATGACTAAGCCTTTACTATTGATGTTATCATATCCATCAAATATTCGGATGGTCTGTGATCCTGCATTGAATTTAACTAGCGCGCTAAATGTCATATTTGGAGTAACTTCAGTTGAGGCAACTGCTTTATAGACAACTGCATGCTCGGATTGCTTGAATTGAAATTTGCCAACAAAACTTTGGGTTAAATCTTGAAATCTAGAGGTTAGGCTCAGGTCTCGATAACCTTCAACTACCACATATTTGCCTAAGTGATCAAGGAAAGAATCTTTGGGCCCATTCATTTTAACTGAGACTAATTTACCAGTAGAATCTAGGTAACTGTCTCCAGTATTTAATTGGTTATTCAGCCATGCACTGTAAATTGAACTGCTTTCGTATGCCCAAATTTCGTAAGGTTTTGCAGTAGTTTTTAGGTACTGATCTTCCTTTGTGTTTGAGGTAGTAGTTATGTAATTTTGCAAGACTGGTTTAACTGCACTCATATCGTAATAGTACTCGATTAATGGAGCATAGTTAAAAGTTTTATCCAAAATTTTATTATCAAGATCTGGGTGTAGTGATCTACGAGTCTCATCGAATTTGTGCGAAATCGTTTTAAACTGTTGTTTATCCAGAGCATCATTTGTCTGAACTTCAGCTTGTACACCGAATAGTTCATCGCTTGTCATAATAATATTGTCAAGGAATATTCGATCAGGCTCTTTCATTAGCATATCGATATTTGGATGAAATTTAGTTAATTGAATTTTCCAGTAAAGAGGCTCCATCATGAATCCTCTAAACAGATAAGATCCTTGAATTTCGTACATTCGATTGGTTAATGGAAAGTACATGTAATCTCTTTTACGAGGTTGTGTGTTTGGTCCAAAAATAGACTGAAAGTAGATATTATCGATATGAATCTCAAATGGTATTTCAAAATCTACACCAAACTCAGTAAAGTTAGGTTTATTATCTGGGAATACATTATTTGGAACTACTACTTTAACACATTTTCGATCCAGTGTTTTAAATAGAGTCCACTCTTTAAATATAAAATCTCCGCCATCTCTATCCGGCTCAGTTTTAAAGTAAACTACTTCATGGCCAAACAATTTATTTGTTTGTAGGCTCAATTCCTTAGAGATTCCGATCGCACTTCCAACTTCATAAGGTTTAAATGAAGCTTCTCTCTCAGCGATTAGAGCTGGACAGCGTTCAGCTGAACAGTAAACGGTCGGTGTGTATAGAGTTACATCAATGTGAGTGCTTTGAACTCTAAATTTAATATTGTTAACGATTAATGGAGAGGTAAGCGCATCGTAATTAATTCCGTTATCGTATTCGTACTTGACCTCAAAGAAGACGTCGCTATTTGCAAAGTCTAGCACGTTAATTTCAGAAAGATCGTCTGGGCTAAAGGAATACCAAAGTGACCAGTTTCCACGGTTTAACGAATATCTAAATTTACGATTAATATTAGTAGAGACCGCTGTTCCAAGCTCAAGCGATTCATCGAATCCCACGATTTTCACAGCCCCAGGTAAAGGTTCGCCAGTAGAAAATATTCTATAATTTTTACTGTACGCAACCGAGTTCTTATCAGGTTCCGGAATTATCTTGTAGGTGACTACTTGCATTAATTTTGTCTTTTTGTTATTTATCGCAGAGTATTACGGTTTTAGACTAAAATAAATAATAAGAAAATCGGGGTTACACATGAAGCCTTTGAACCCGAAGCTTGTCCTAGACCCTATGTGGCTATGCCAAGCGAATTTTGTCGATCTGGAATACTACACGTACATTCTAATGGACGCAAAACAAAAGTATCTCAATCAGCTTGAGACTGATTTCTCTAACTTTTACGAAATTGCATTTCACTACCTAAATATCAATACTATTATAGCTGATAAGAAGGTCTACGATTCACATTTAAACGCAGTTAGGGCACATCAAAACTTAATGGTTATAGTATCTCAATTGGCCCAATCGAATGACTCTAATGGTAAGGAAATCGTTCGAATGGCGTCAGCTATTCTATCTGAGGTAATGACGGTTTACTTAAGAAAACAGATTCCTGTATTGGAGCACCTAAACTTTCATTTGACTAATACTGCTCTACATAAACAGGCTGTGATCTATATTGTATGTAAATCAGAAAAGCTTGACCGGTACGAGATTTTTAAACTAAATACTAAAAGCAATAGACCGTTAGGCTACTCAATTAGCCGAAAGGCTGTATTGCATCTTCCGGGATTAAAGAATAATGAGTTCAAGGATAGGCTTCTGGTTGAGATGCCGACTCTCACTGATTTTCAACCGGATAAAAACGTTATTGTTGTATCTGGCACGGACCAAGTTGTAATATCGGATGGAATTTGTCTGACTAAGGACATTATTTTACTAAATAAGATAATGAACCTTAGCCATGGATTTGATGCTAATGTATTACTGGACTATGAACGTATGCTTGATAAAAAGAAAGCTATTCCGTTTAAGCTTAAGGTTTAAGCGGTCGCGTCATACGATCCAGAGATTCGAATAGTTACGTTACCTCCATATTCTCCGTTTGAGGTGTTTAGCGGAGCGCGAGCAGCTCGGTTAAATAGCGAAAATTGGCTTAGTCGATTAGTAACAGTTGAGCCTTCATTTGCTGGAAAAGCGTGTTGTGACTGCAGATAAATCCATCCTCTCGCGGCATCACCATTAGAAATAAGGCTTCCTAAATAATTAGAGTATGTTTGTATATACGAGATTCCAGTATAGTCAGGCTGAGGATCCGGTAAAGTAGTTATATCAGTAACGGTCACTTGTGCATTTAGATGACCGTGTGCACTTGCTGAAAATGGTAATGAAAGCCCTAACCCAGTGTATGTATAGTAGCCTGAACCTGATGTCATGTCGTCAGCTGGCCAAGAGTTGAGGTCTAGTGTATAAATTGAATTAAAATGAACGCGTCTACCTATTTTAGTGTATGTGAATGACTGAGACAGCTGAAAGCCTGAAAATGAGTTAGCCGTCGCGTATGAATGATAATTGGTTGGAAGTATGAGTTTACCACCACTAAGAGTTTCATATCGTCCTAAGAATAGAGCATTAGTAACGGTACCCTCCTCGTAATCATCTAGCGTATTTGCATCCGCTGATGGAATTTGTGTAGCTGGAAAAGGGATTCCTTGATTAAGACGATCACCTTTGATCTTAATTGCATTATTAAGACGTAGCTCTTTAGTGGCGTCTACTGTTAATATTGCTAAGTCTGTAACCGGCGCCGCAATCGTAAATGAGTTGCCGCTAGTAGGAACGCCAGTTATTCCAGTACCTCCGTATGTAGTAACTGCGCCGGTTGAGCTAATGACTTGAATGGGGTTTCTAAACTCAAATACTGAACTGGTACTCCCTATTTTAAAGGTAATATTATTGTTGGCTGAGTTAAAACCTGCTCCCCAATAGGCAGCAGCTGATCCGCCACCAAAACTTGCGTTTCTCTTAAAAAATAATCCATCGATTGAAATTGTACTGGCTGACTCAGTGTCCGTTAAGATTCGATAGTTCGTAAACTTCATTTCAATTGAACGACCGTCAGCTTGAAGAGCCTCAGCTCGGTTAATTTTCCAAATTTGCTCACTACTTCTTCTTGGAGCAAATGACTCAGGCGAAGCAGTTATTCCGCTCGAAGATAAGTCGTATTCCGCTCTTAGAAAATAGGTTCCAGGATTAGCTTCATTACCAAAAGAAGTTCCGTACGATAATCGATATTTACGCATTCGTAGATTTTCAAAACTTGGACTAATTACGTAAGATTCGCCAGCTGAGCCTGAAGTATATGAAGTGGAAAGGGCATCAATTGATCCTAATTCTAATTGATGTCGGTATCCTTTACTTGTTGTTGCAAATTCCTTAGCCTCAGTTGCGGTTCCATTAAAATAAGAGTATAATGATAGGTTTGAAGTAGCTGGAAACATCTTCTCAGTAGAAGAAGGGTACGTTATTAATTTATGCGGAGAGGTTCCTGAACCAGTAGAAGTTAAATTTATTGGATTTGTGTTAGTAACATCAGCGGCAGTTTCACATAATTGAATAACTGTATCGCTAATCTTAAGAACAAAATATCCATTGAAATTAGAAAGTCCGCCTATTGCAGTTCCACCTTCCGCTGAGTATGTAACAAATTGGCCATCCACTAATCCGTGATTTGACGTAAATGTAATTTCTTCAGTTGACGTATTAACCGCGGTTGCTGGAGCAAAGGTCTTAGCGGTTGACGAGTTTGCACTAATTACGATATTTGATCCATCGAATATTACAGATTTAGAGTTTAACTCATTAAAGTTATAAAGAACAGTTTGATAGTTAACTCCTGCTCCAGGAGTTGCATAACTTGGATCAGTTGATGTTGCACTATTTGTTAAATCAGACCCAGACGATACTCTAGCTTTCAGTATTCTAGAGGTAGGAGTTAATCTTACAAATGGCGAAATATTTGAACTTAGGGCAGTTTGTACAAGAGTATTAAAATTCGCTAATTCTAACCAACCGTTTCCACCGGATACTTTCTTTAATATAGTGTCGGCTGTTATTAAAATATCGCCCAAAACCATAGCAGACGGATAGGATCCGCCAGTCGGTGCAGTTACTGGTGCAATCGCAGCAGATAACCCATAAGTTACTGAGCCCTGCGGTCCAGTAAGTCCAATTGGCCCAATTGGACCGGCTGCTCCAGTTAAACCAGCAGGTCCAGTAGGACCAGTTTGGCCAATCCCTAATGCGATTAGCTGGTTAAAGTTGAAATTTAATTTACTAGATAAGTCAGATTGACTATCAAGTGCGGATACTTCCCTTAGATTTATAATGACTGCCATTAAATGAACTTAATTTTTATTTTTGGAACTAATTTAACTCCAGTATTCGGTTTTATCAAAATCGATCCTTCAATTACATTAGATTTGGTATTATTTATTCGGACTGATCGAATTAAGTCGTAACCTAAGTCTCCGAGTAAATCATACTCAACCGATTCGAATGAAACTAAGTTATTATTGATCGTTCTATCATCTAATTCATAAAATTCAAATGCTTCTACTTGATATAATTTTGTTAAGTTAGTTGAGCAATATTGAGATAAGTATTCTTCAAATGTAAGCTGATCTAGGAATACTGGGTCTGTTGTAATTTGAGAACCGTTTGAATATTTAAAGAACTTTAAAAATTGGTCACGAAGTCCGTTATTTGATAAGTGCTTAGTTATTAAATCTGGTATATTTAATTTGAATTTAATCTCAGTTGCAAATTGAGAATACACAATATTTGCTTGAGTAGCGGACGATGCTAAAAAGTCAGTATTGTTTAATTCAATTGAAGTAAAGTCTTCCATTATGAATTGCATAGGAACATTTAATAACTTGGAAATAAATGAATAATCTTCAGTAACTCGACGTGTTCCTGGAACCTTTACGTAATCTGTTTTATTAGAGTATTCGAAATGATATCCGTAATCCCAACTCGAAGATAACATATTAAAGTCAGTTCGACTAATCGGAGTCTCTCCGATATATGGATAAACGGATGAGTATTTTTGACTGTTTTCAAGATCAAGAATTGAAGATTTTGAGTATTTCACAAATTCATAGTCCTTTATAATAAAGAAATTATCGACGTATGGATTTAGGCAAACATTTGCTCCATGTAAAATATTATCATTTATTGAAAATTCATATTTGAATCCAGCTACAGGTTTTGTCAATACTTCATATTCGGAAGAATATCGGTTGACAGAATACTCTTGAGATGGGACTTCTGAATAAGCGAATCCAGCCACTCCATTAATTTGACCTGAGTTAACTTCAACTTGGTCAAGTTTTACAATTGTCGATTTATTAATTTGGTCAGCTTGTACAATTTCAATCGCCATTGTTTTGTATGGAGTTAATATTCCATCAGTATACGACTCCCAACTAATAACGCCTTGACTCTTTTCAGTTAAGTTTAAAAATTTAGCGAATGATAAATTTTCAAATACTTTTTCAAAATATTTTACTCCACCGAATATTTGGAATTGATTAATGTCTTCTATCCAATATGAAGTTGTGTTATTTGGCACTGGGTTTGCTGAATATACGTATTGTACTAAATCGCCAAGCCCAGTTGGGAGTGGAATGATTGTGTATGGTTGTCCGCTGATATTGGTGATATTAACGACATCTTGTAGAGCACCATCTACTCCATCAATCGTTAAGGCTGAATTGCCTAGTGCTGCGGTCGTTACGGATACACCGGCTGCAAGTTTAAGAAGCACGCTTTTTTCACCCGCTTTAATTATATAAAGAGGTGCAAAATCATTACTAATTCGATTTATTTCAGAATCAGCTAATGCGTCATAACTTTCTAAGCCTGGAAGTAATGATGTGCGTATTGACTCGATAACTAGAGTTGATGGATTTAAGTTAAGGCCGCTCGCGGATAAATTAACTCCCCTAGACAGTTTAATGGTGGAATATGCAGTAGCTTTAGTGTTATACTTTTTATCCTTTGCATAGTAAAGGAATGAGTGAGTTAAATTAGAAACGCTGTTTGAGTTAAAGGATATTCGATAGTCTCCAAAAAGAGAATCCATGTAAGATACTTTATGATACACTGAGAAAGTGCTGTTTTGAGTTGGCACTGACCAGTCGGCTCTAAATAATATAGGTTCGTCATACGACGCTGATCCTAACGATCCGCTTATGTACGTTACGTCAAAATCGTATACTCCATTACTTGATGAAAGTGTGGATGGATCTACCTCGTACACAGCTTCATTGTATACGATACTTGAAATATCGCTATAAATTAAACTAAATCGAGTATTAGTTGATAATAATTCGTCAAGTATTTCTGTTTGGTTAATACCACCACCATCATTAAACTGGAAATATCCAGTTACAGATTGAGCTGGAGTAGCTGAGGTGCTTGATAATGCAAAATGAGTAACCGTTGCCCCGATTGGATCATCGTCTGCAATAATCGTACCTACTATTCCGGAAACTTGGTTTACCCATGCATCTTCGAATACTCCCTGGATTCTAACGCCTGAGTATACTCCACTTGTTAATATAATTGGCGTAGACTGATCGACTTTTGCATAAATTCGAGTTCCTAATTTATCACCAGTAGAAATTAGTGAATTACTAACAGCCTCGTATACTGGAGACCCTAATGTTGCTAATATCGTTGACTTATTTCCATATACGACTTGTATTGTGTCGCCTGGACTTGCTGAGATGGCAGAACTTCCGGAAATTAGGTTATTGTACTCAAGCAATGACGCTGCTGTAATTTCTTGGTCAATTTGGTAATTTACCGGAGAAGACATAACTGAACCGGTGAATAGATTAGCTTGCGTTACTTGGTCGTTTGTACCAGCTGACCAATTACTAGATAAAATAGTTTCAGGTAATAGCTCTTTATGTCCCAATACTAATTCAATAACCACAGTAATCGATTTTGAATTAGTGTTCTCAATTACTCGATATTTAACAGGTTGTCTATTAATAGTAGGATCTTCCTTAACCGGTTTTAATATTACGCTAAACTTATAATCTTCAAATCGTAGAGTATCTGAAACAGCTGAGCCGTTTTGAGCTAACTCATAAAATCTAAACATTGCCCCTTTAAAAAGAGTCTCATACTGTTTATTAAACTGATTTTTATTAAGAATCGAATATCTATACTGAGGTCTAGCTATTTGAATTGAATTAATAACCGGCACATACGTAAAATATTGCTCAAAGTAATTAGAATCAGAAATTAGTGAGTTTATATTTAAGTTTTCATTAAAATACGAATAATTATTTCTAATTGATTTAATATCATCTGAGTATCCAAAGTCCGACTCTATATAAAACCACTCATGTGTCATTTTCTCAGGGGTAGGAGAAGTCTCTCTATGAGATGGCCCAAAATTGTCTTTTCCAAATAACAAGTCTGAGTTTAGTCGGTATGGATTATCTCGACTATCACTAGAGTCTGCAATTCCCCATTTAGCAATGTATGGAATTACCCGACCATCTGTTGCAAAATCAGAAATGAAATTTTCCAAGTTTGCATGATACTCACTAGATAAACTGCCAGACAAAAACTTTTCACGATACGGATATGTAGCTAAACTCGTAGAGGCTGACGTATGATCCGCTTTTAAGCTGAATGGGCCTATATAGTCAAATGCGTCCTCGGTCTCGTCAAAGTAAGGAATATCGAGACGATTACTAAAGGCTGAATCTCCTGGGTCAAGCGTAGTTAGCGGCAATTTATTTCCATATATTAGGATAACGTCGCCGTCTATATTTTCAAAGTATGAAATTAAATCAGTATTTTGCCATATTAAATTACGTTCGCCACTTGCTGCAATATCAGTAGAATCGTAGATTGTTCCGTTTATTGAAATTGCACCGGTACCTATTGCTTTATACGTATACTTAGTAAAGTCAAGGACCTTTGCTCCAGCTGGAATGTAAAAATCTTTATATAAGTCAATTAGTAAATTTCTAGAATAGTCACTAGAATAAGTTGAGAAATTAAAATCCATTGTCTCAAATATGGAAAGAACTCCTACGGTTGGTCTAAATAATTTACGAATTTCAATTTTTCCGTATTTGACATTAACTGTCTCGTCGTCAGTTAACTGAATGGTTGCCTTTGTGTTAAAATTAGAAATTGCTGATAGCTTAGCATCACTAGATAACCCATTAGTAATTAAGTCAGAGGCGTTGCATAATCGACTAATGCTTGACCAGTTTTGATCAGTTTTAATTACTAGAGTATCTAGTAATTGAGTTAACTTGGAAATATTTCCAATATCAATTATTGCATGGGATTTATTTAAAAATCCACCATCTGCGTAAACAATATCAGTAGTTACTGAATTATTTAATTTGACAAAATTGTAACTACTTGAAACTGGAAGAACTTTAACTTTTAATTCACCGTATGCATCTCCGAATCGATTTGTTTGTAGAAACGATGTAGTGTTTAAAGTTACTCCACTAATTGATGTATTATTTAGAATATCTGAGATATCGGATATTGATTGTGCGATTTGATCGAGATCACGGTCGCCATTAACGTAGATAGTTGATATCCCTGCTGAATAGGCTAAAGTATACGGTGTAGTAATAGGTAAATAATTTCGAGTAAATACAAGCTCATCGTATTTTCCATTTAGGTCTAGTGAATCAATAACTGATCCACTTGGGTGGTAGATTCGAATTTTATCTAAGTGGTTTGGCTTTGAAATAATTTCAATTGATATAGTTGATTTAGAGTCTTTCGTTGAAATCTCTGCAATCTCTTGAGTAACTAATTCTTTTGGGCCAAATGTTAAACCTAAATCAAATGAAGTATTGTCTATTTTAAAGTCAACAATACTACCAGATTGATTCCAATCTTCTGAATTTATTAAGTGAATATCTCCGTCTTTTGTTTTTAAGTATGGAAAGAATAATGTGTCTTTTGATGTACGGTTATTAGTTAGATCAGATAAGTCTTGCGTAAGATTCATACCTCTTAGTTTAACCCCAGTTGGATTAGTTAATAAAAATGATATGTCATCTGTTTGTTTATAGTTGATTGGTATCAACTGATCATTATCGATTCCAACATTTGCTAAATTAAGCAGTCCTCCAGTTGTAACTTCCTGAAATTTAGTAAATCCTCCAGCTACATAAATATGAGATTCATCATGAACCACTATATCAGTAACGGATTGAGGACTAAGGCCGGTTGAAGTATTAAATGAAAAATCAAGTTCTCCATTTTTAAATATTCTAGCAATTCCTCTAGCTGGAACTCCTTTATATGACGTGAATGCTCCACCTATGTAAAAATTTCCATTTAAGTCTAGTGATATTTTAGAAATGGTGCCATTTGCTCCAGTTTGATAATTAAATGCTAGATCGATTGCACCAGCCTCAGTTAATTTAATTAATCGATTAACTGTATTTGAATTATAACTGGTGAATCCACCGGCTACATAAACTTCGCCTACTTCGTCTAACACAATATCATTTACAGTAGAGACATTATTGAAACCAGTTCCATATACAAAAGTTGAATCGATAGTGGCGGTGTTCGTTAACTGAACAATGCCGTTTGCGGTGGTTCCTTTGTAGCTAGTAAAATCCCCAATTACAATAACTTTATTCGAGGAATTTACTATTAGTTTCTTAACTAGTCCGGCGCCTCCACTAAATCCAGTAGAGCCGACATCAAACGACGAGTCAGCGACTCCGTCTAAATTAATTTTAACTAGTCCAACTGATGGTAATACATCTCCACTATTTGTGTATTCGGTAAAAGTACCTCCAACGTAAATGTCCTGTGATGGAGTTATGTGGATTGTACGTACAGTTGAGTCAAATGAAAAATCAGTCGATTCGATTGAACCGTCTGTATTTAATTTTATAAAATTGCTAATTGGTGTTCCATTATACGATAGCATTTCTCCACCAACGTATACTTTTCCAAATTTATCAAGTTCAATTGATTCAACTTTAGCTGGGGAAAAACCACTTCCGTAATGAAATGAAAAGTCAATTTCGCCAGTTGAGTTAAGACGGATTATTCCATTTGCTGGATATCCATTATAACTAGTGAATGTTCCACCAATATACATTTTATCGGTAGCTGGATCAACTGTTATTGTTTTAACTGTGCCTCCACCTATTTCTGAACTAGCAAGAGCAGTTGATATGTCTATTGAATCTGATGCTGTGATTTTTGAATTAAACATTGCAGTTAAGTCAATATCAAATGTTTCTAAATCAATATCGTTGCAATAGAATCCAAAATACCTATTAAATTCGTAAGGGTTAGACGTATCGTCATTAAATAAAAATTCCAGATTTAAAATACTAGGGTGAACTATATTATTTCTCTCAAATCCTTGAGTTATAAATTGCTCAACTTTTAATAATGGAAGAGCTCTAGTTAAGACCGTACTTAATTGCTCAGGAAGTTCAACGTATGTTCCAGTTTTAATAGAAGGACCTCGGTATATCGAAAACCCGTCCGCTTTATAATTAACATAAAGTGGATTTTTTGTAAACATTGGATTCTTCTTTATGTTTTCCAAGTATTTTCCTATCTTGGAAGTAGGCCCCATGTCAAATACTTTAACGACGGTCGCATTTTTAAATAAGTCAGTTGCGAAATCCTCAGGTTTAACAATACCGTCTAGGTCCTTTCCTTGGCCAGCTGTATAGTTAGAAGGCCCAGGAACTTTAAATATTACGAATTTAGTCGGAATGATTTGGTCTACGTATAATGGAGCTAAGTAAGTAAATTTCTCAGAGTATTGTCTACTTGATAAGTACTTCGCGCCACTTGTATACAAGTCAAAGTCATATTGATCTTTTAGATCTTTAGCTGTCGCGGTTTTCCCAATAGTTGAACCAACTTCATAGGCAATAGTGGATGGAGTTTTTCCATTATCATAGAACTTATATAAATTAACTTCATGGCTTGAATTCTCATTTATTGAGAATCGTTTGTATTTTTGATTCGCTAATTTTTCGTTAGCGTCAATTGAATTAAACCACAGATCTCCAACTGAATCAACGGTTAACTTTAAATTAGTTGTTAATTTAGGGTTAGTTCGTAATAATTGAAAACTGACATTTCTCTCAGCTAATTGAGTGTATGTTAAATTTGGATTCGCCACTATTTAATTTTTATTTTAAGCAGAAGCACTTATCCCAGTTGAGTTAATCGATAATTGACTTACTGGAGTAACTACTGCTGTTTCTTTCTCGTATTGTGTTTTAACAGTTACATCAAATGAGAAAACTGAATTTAATGAGTAAATATCAATTCCTATTTTCTTAGAGTACTTAACATTTTTTAATCCAGCTGGAACAGCTGAACGCCATCCGCCTACATAGCCTAGGGCATCAGATGCTCGGAATTGGAAGATTAATGGAATCTTAATTGCTGAGTCTGCTCCGAACTCCAACATTTTTTGTGAACCTGCTGGGCTTAATCCGTCTACTGATATATTAGCATGAGAAGATGGTGCAATTGATAAGTAAGCACCACATGTGTACTTACCAATTAAGTAAGCGTCTTCTATTAAATATCCATTTTTTATAGGATATTGGTTTTCTCTCATGTTTGCACTTGTAACTGGGGCAGTAACGTTTACTGGAGCAGCATCACTGTACACTGCTTGTTGGTAATGTAGTGCGCCGAACGCGTTTGTTCCCTCAGCTTCAGTTATCTCAGAGTGAATTGCTTGGCTAAACGGTAAATACAGTTGATTAGTTGCGCCAGTCGAATACGCTGGTCTAGCAATAGTCAATGTTGTATTATTCCAAGCGATATTGTATGCACCGCCTACTTTAATGTATGGGTGGTCTTTATGAATACAGAATTCGCTTAGTTTTCCTCCGCCGATTGGAGCTTGGTTTGCATCAAGAGTTCCATTCCAAACTTTAGGATTAGCACTAGTTGCATATCCTGGAATAGTGGTTAGAGTTGGGTTAAATGGTAAATAGTGTCCGTATACGTAAGGTACAGTTACTGCACTGACGGTTCTTCCATTATATGCATAATTTCCGGAAACGGCATTTGAATAAGTAACGCCGACTGCTAAATTATCTCCAGAGTACAGAGTATTTGCAAGAGTTACGTTTTTATATCTAGAATAAACAAATTGGCTCTTTACTTGAGACGACTGGTATGCATCCTTTTGAATAAACGATCCTAATACTGAAGTAGTTGAATTGTTAATTGCAATAGGAGCTGTGTCATATCTTAGGTTAGTATGATAATTTACCGTAGGGTAGGCAGTTGGATCAGATAGAGTTGCGGTTTCTCCAATTCCCCCGTTTAATGTTGAAATTAATTGAAGAGGAGTTTGTGAAGTATTTTGCAGTTGAATTAAGTATTGAACTGCTACTACTTTACCGTGGTTATATGCAACTGGAGTTACGCTAGTATCTTTGATTAAATCTTTGTAGTATCCAGCGAATAGTTCAAGGCTTTGACCGTTAGTTAAAGTCTTGGTATTACCTACTTGATCAACGATACTTACAGTTAATGCACCAGCACCAGTAGATAAGGCCGTCTGTACAGCGGAAAGAGAATCTGATATAGATTTCAATTTAGTGTATAGATCAACAATATTTCCATCAGTTGCAAAGAATCCACTTGCAATATCTTCTGATTTATGAGCGTAGTACTTATCTCTAGTAGTAAATGAAGTTCCTAAGTGAATGTCTAATCCCTTTGAGTTAAGCTCTTCTTGAAATGATATTTTAGTTTCTTCAGCAAATGCCTGTTGAGAAACAATTGTTGCATCTTCGGCAGTTTCGATATTTGCTGGAAATTCAACTAAAATACTATCAGACCATGCGGATTCAACTGGTGAATCAGGCCATCCAGCTTCAGATAAACTCTTTATTCTAATTTCAAGAACTTCTCCTTTTTTAATTGGAATATCTAATTGGTTTGAATTTACTTCGTTTGGATCAGAGATATTTTCATCTGCCCATTCATAGAATCCAGTCGCTGAATTATAAATTTTAGCTCTAGACTTAGATTTGAATTCTGTCCATGGAGAAAATGCTCCAGTAACTTTATTTCCGCTTGCGTCAACAAACTCAAGTTGATCAGCAGGTTTAGTGCTTCCAGTTTTACTTAGTGTTCGATATGCTATTTTAAACTGAGCTACTTGTTGAACTCCATGTAAAGTAGTTCTAGGTTCAGGTATTGCCCAAAATCCTCTAACACTATACATTGGATTAGTTATAAAGCTGGGAGTTGATTTAATTGAGGTGGTAATATCTGAAATTAAACTTTGCTGACTTTTAGTCAAAGTCAATCGCTTATCCGCAAAATTAGTTAAGTCCTTTTGTAGTTTTAGTCGCTGTGCTTCATTTAATGAAGCGTTTGTGTTTAAATTAGCTCTAGTATCAGAAATCTGAGTATCAATTTCCCTAATTTGAGAAGAGGCTTGCTCTTTTGCTGAAATTTTTTGCTTAATACCTAACGTATTATCAGCGTCTTGAATGTGCTGATCAGTTTGAATAACTTTAAAATTTTCCGCAGCGATAGTTACGGTATTTGGAGTATCTCCTAGAGCTGAAGGTAATTTTTTCTCTTTAGCATAACTTAGGAATAACATACCGAAATCAGAAACGAATGTCTGGTAAAAATCAGTTAGCGTCATTTGTTTTCCGTTATTCATTGTAATCTGTAACTCATTGGTTAAGATTCCAAATCCTTGCGAAAATTGATCAGTCGTGACGGCTAGTCGGTCGCTTATTGGTTTTAAGAAGATAATATTTCTTTCGTTATAACCTAGGTTTAATTGAACTAATGAAGACCTAGTTAAAATAGGTTTCATTCTTAGTTGGGCTGCGCCGACTGCTAATCCATCAACTCCAAAAGTATTTTCCAGAATAATGGTTTTTGAGTTTGAGTCAACTGACTTAATTTTATACTCTGAATTATTTGAGCTGATTAAGATATTTCCAGCCTGTAGAGTTTTTTCAACGTCTCCACTAGTTGCTAAACTTGTGTATTTTAAAGAGCTTAAACGATACTTACGAACCTGCTCAGTTAAAGTTTGTCCGCCAATTACGGCAGTAGATGAATCTTCTAAAATATCTAAAATATCAAATGTTCCCCTAACTGTATTTGTTGCTGGCGGTAGAGTCAATTCGCTTGAATCTTCGAAATAATCGATAGCCCTAGTCCCTAAATCGCTAATTACTGCAGAATATGAAAGGTTATTTATGCCTTTGTAATTTGTATCAAAATATGCAATTTCAGTAGCAGATGTTGAAGTAATGATCAATCGCCTAACTTCAAAACGGTTAATATCTGGATCAGTTGTTAAAGTTGCTGTGTCGATATTAATATACAATAATGGATTTAAGAATGATTCAAAAAACCAGTTAGTTTTGTAATTAAAACTTGAAGGTACGGCAACTCCAGTATTAGTAACATTTTCTAGATCAGAGATTACTGAAGAAATATCTTTTAATTCAAATGTTCTAAGATTTCCATCTGCATCCTTTACTCCTAATTGATTTGCATTGCCGCTTAGTAATTCAGTAATTTTAGCATCAAGGTTGGAAACTCTATTGTCTAGATAGGTAAATGACGGGATTGTGAACACTTGAGTAGAACCGTCTTGTAAAGTTTGATTTACATTGACGCTTTTTGCGGTTGTGGAAAGTGATGTAGAAAGTTTTAATAAAAACTCCTGCATATTGTTAACATCAACTCCAAGTTCTGCTAAGTAATCCGTTAATGATGATTTGTCTGCCATTTAGTTTATCTTATTATTTTATCAACCGCAAACGTTAAAGTTTCAGCATTTGTACAAACAATTTCTATAATAGGCTTAGCAGTTCTTCCGTAGTTTGTTGGAAAATCCGCAGCGGTTAATGTTGCTATAAGTACGCTGTTTGCTGACAGTGCATTTGTGATGTTTTGTGAATCAGTTTTTAGTGTTATTGTGTACGGCCCAGGAATAATTGGAGAGTCACATACTACTTTAAGTAGCTGACCCTTCTTCCAAGTATTAATAGAATCATCTATGTAAATCGTTAAATCTTGAGAAAGATTAAATGGAATTGGGCTACTTGATCCATTTAATTTTAGATGTCGGATTTGAGTTGATGAGATTCCTAATGAAACGGTTTTTACGCCTAATGCATTTGTACTAAAGTCGACTTCGGTTATATCTGAATAGCCTTGAACGTTTGATCCTATTGTAATTTGACCTGGGATAAGTTTTCCAAGAGAAATTCCGTAACCTGGCTTGAATGCATCCATATTATATGATATTTGCAATGAAGTTGTTCCTGTTAAAATCTCGTCTATTCTATCATTTGTGCTCCCGATTAAATCCATAATTGCAGTTGACTCGGCAAAGGCTGCACTTGATGCAGAAACAGTTGTTTCCAATACGGCGATTCTTTTAGCTAAGCTAGACATCGCAGTTGAATTTAATAATGCGTCTTTTGCGGTATCGACGTTAACTCTTAAATTCTCAAGAGCCGCTAATTTATCGTTAAATTTAGTTTGAAGCTGTCTAATTTCAGTCAATACATCGGTAAACAAGTTCAATGAAAATGTATTGTAGTCATTAATTGATTTTTCAACTGAAACATCTTCAATTGAAGTATCAAATTTAAGGTTTACTTTGAATGCAAACGAGTTACCATTAGTTTTATTAATAGTATCCGGTTTGTTTTTGGTGATCATTGGGATAATAAATTCACTTCCGCTTTGAACCACTCGGTTTAGGAAGTAAACTCCATATAAGTTAGAAACGCTAACTGGTTCGGTGCCGGCTACCGCGTTTGGCGCTGGATCATATACGTCATAGTAAACTAAAATTGCATTAAATTCAAAATCCTCATTTCCAACGCTGTCATTTAGTTGAGAGAATGATTTGATTGTTGTATTTTGAGAAGCAATTAAGTAGTCAGTTAAGTCAAAATCAATAGTCATACCGTCGTGGGTTGATCTAAGGTACTCGACTGTTCTGGTATTTAAACCTGCAGTGTAGGTCTTTTTGATTCTTTGAGTTTTTGGAGCAGAGCTTCCAGTATTGTAAGGTGTTCCAAAGTATGCAGCCTGATCAGTGTAATATGAATTATTGACAGATGATGCTCCCCACCAGAATCCGGTAGCAACCGGTGTAGTATTTAAAATATTCGAAGTATATGTAGTTACCGCGTTTGAATCTAAGTCATAAAACGCTTCTAACCCCATTCCAGCAAATGGATGAGTGTCTGTGTAGTGTCTACCGTTTAAGTATTCCGCGTCAAGTGGATCCCCTGGCGTATTTACGATTACCATTCCTGGACCGTAATTCTCGTCAGGCTTTGACTTGAATAAGACAGTTGGAGTAGTTCCAACATTAGTTGGCACGTGAATGTACAATTCGCTGTATGAATTATCTTTGCTGCGAACTGAGTTAACTACATCAATTTCTCCAATATACTTAACTACTCGGTCATAGGTAGAAGTAGTTGGATCGTACCAGTCTTCTGCCCATCTTTTTTCACTAACCGGTAGTGATTGATTAACTTCAGTTGAGTTAGCGTCTCTCCAACGAACTGCTCCAAGCTCCTTTAACCACTTCCAAAAAACTCTTTCGGAAACATTTAGCTTTTTTTCTCGATTGTATGACGATTGTGAAATCAGCAAACTCTCGAAATTTAGAGCGTAATTTTGGAAACTTTGAGCTAGGTTAATATTTTCATTTACTGATAAATTATTAATGATTGGAGTTTCACCTTGCGCAATAAACTGTACTTTGTTATCAGTTTCCATAGTAGTTGGTATACCTATTTCTGGAATACGTAACAGGGCGAATTTAGAAAACTTAAACTTATTTGTATTATTGTTAAATGTTAAGCTTAAGTCTTCAATCGCACTTTGAAAAGAATAGAACATTCCTTTCTGGGTTTGAATTGGTTTTATTAATGGTGCAACTGCCATAGTAGTTAGTTATTAGTTTGTTATTTCAATGTTGTGTGAGCTTGTGATAACGAATCTTGAACTTACGAAATTAAGGCCAGACATTGTATTTTCGAACTTGGTTAAAGTTACACTAGAACCAAATAGTCTAGAACTAGTAGTTGAAGCTTGCACGTTTGTATTATAAGTGGTGATATGTTGCACTGGTGTTCCAGCTGCTAATTGGCCGATTGCTGTACTCGCAGTAGTTTGTGCAACTAGGGTTCCTGAATTAATTAATCCTGGAGTACCGTTTGCAAGTAGAGTAAATCCTGGAAGAATTTTAATGTCTCCCCAGTTAGTTGTTGCAATTGTAGCTGAACTTGAATTTATGTATTCTTTAACAATCACAGTGAAGCTTTGTCCATTGTCTGGGCGGCTTGCAACGTCTTCGTAAACAAATAAGATAATCGGCTTACTTGAAGATGGGCTGTTATCTGCACATTTAATTGTGACATAGATGAATTGCTTGCTTGTTTTACTTAGTTTAAGAACTCCGTAATAGTAGTCAGTACTACTAACATTAATTGCGGTAGTTGTAACAACTGTATTAGTTGAACCTTCCGTACTTTGGGTGATTGCTTGCGCTGGAAAACTAACTTCTCCGTAAAACTGAGACTTAACAGAAGTACTTAAGTTACCTACGTAAAATCCATCTGCTGTTACACTAGCTAATGGAATACCTACGCCCAATCGAGTGATTGCCATTGCATTTGCTGCTCCAGTCATATCGATTGTTCCACCGGCTTGAATAATTAACTTATCAATTGATAGAATTGACTTGCCAGCACTTTTTGTTAGACTTCCAATTGTATTGGTTGAGTCCATGAAAGTTATTCCATTTCCTAGAATAACATTGTTTGTTTTTACTTGGTTAACGTAATTGTCTACCCCGATGTACTTATTAACTAAGTCGATTTCAAGAGTGTTAATAACGTCCTCAAGTTTTGACTTTACCACAGTGACATTTGCGTTAAGTATTAGACGCATGTCTGAGATAAAAGTAGTCTCAAGTAGAGTTTGAGTGTTTAAGGATACATTAGTAAATGCCATTGTTTAAGAATTTTTTGTCTTTTTTATTTATTAAGCAAACCCAAGGGAACCTTACATTAAGGCTTTCCTACGATTTAACGTGTTTTCTATATGATCTTGGTAATCGTGAACTGTTCTTGGATCAAACGCATTAAATTCTTTAGTTAATTCATATACGTTGTTATTGACATCGGTTACTTTTACTGAAAGCAAATAGTCTCCAGGTTCAGAAAATCTCCAAATAAAAGTAGAGTTAGCTTTAATTTGAACCACAGTTTCTCCAAATAACGATAGTGTCCAAATACACTCCTTTTTGGAATCAATGTTAGATACTGCTGCAAACACTGGATGGTGTAGTGGAATAGTTATTCCGTCTAATCCGATTTTTAGGTTAGAGAAGTTAAAGCTGTTCTCGTCATAGTTTGACGGTAGGTACCCTCTCATTTCAACTTCTGGTACTTGATTATTTGTAAATTCTACAAATTTCTTGTTTATCCAATAATTAATATCTGATGCATTTGCGTCAACTGGTTTAACGTATTCAAACTTCCAATCGCTAACTGATACAGCTGAACCTGAACTTGAACTGGTTGTGATTACTATTGAGTTTGGACTATTTTGGATAACTGTTCCAGTTATCCATCTACTCGGATTAGATATACTTGAAGCTTTGATTGTAACTCCATTCGTAAAGGTAAACGCCCTAGCCAGAGTTAAAGTAATGTTAGTTGGAAAACTCGTTGGGATAGTCGCTGTTGTATTTGAAGTAACAGTTTCGCCAGTTCTTTTTAAACAATCGTCAAACGGAGAATCTAAGAATAAAAGGTCTTCGTCTAATTCACGTGAAACTGTTGCTAATTGAGTATTAATTGAATCGATTAGCCCGTTTGAATAAACTCCAAATGGATAACAGAAAGTATAAATTCGGTAATATTCTCCAGAGTCATCAGTTACTCTAATGATTCGGTGTAGAGTTACATCCTGTCTTTTTGCATGAGCGTGAATTTTTCCGTTAACTAAAACATACCGATATTCGCTAACATGTGGATTAGTTGACGCATTTAACTGGTTAGTTAAATCTTCACTTGTTGAATAAGAAGATACTACATAGCTATTATGAACGTCCCAATCCGCAAAATTAATAAATTCCAAAACTCCCATAGTAGGTAAATCCAATATGAATCCATTAAGTCTATCTGGAACATACGATAAATCAATCATTCGATTCATTTTTAAGTCCTTAATCATTGCATTTTCGTAATCGCCTAATGATGGTTGGCCAAATGCATGTGATCCAGTACCCCACTGTGATTTAAGTAAGTTAGTAGATGTTGAAATATCTTCGAAACCTATTCCATCTGTAAATATTTGAACTTCATTTTGTGGATTACCTACTCCAAAATTATTTGAATATGTGAACCAGTCTAAATAGTGAGAACTTAAAGTAGACGAAGTTTCTCCAGTCTGAACAATATTTGCGAATTGTAAGTAGATTGGATTGTTTTGAATTTGTCCTATCGTTACATTATGAAGATCTCTAAATCTATATGAATTTTTATCTTGAATCTTAGCAAAAACTTCAATAACCGGCTCCTCAGTCAATACAGTAACCGTTAGGTGGCTTACGTTTTGTCCTCCTTGTAAATCATATACATTTGAAGTTATTACGTAGGTCCCAATGTGAGGCAAAATATGAGGAAGCTTAACTAAATCAGCTAATAGTCCTCTCCATGAAAAATTATAACCTTGCGGTCCAGTAATGGTCCATTCAATTTCATATCCGTTACGGTATCTGATATTTCCGATTGTGAAATGCGAGTTTGCAAAGTCAATAAACTTAGATCCGTCTAGTCCTCCCAATGTAAAATCGGGAATATACGCCTCTAATGAAACTGGGCAACCTACTTTTCCATCGATATCATCAACGCTTTGCATTGGATTACTTTGGCCGTGATACGCAAACTCATAATTCCGTAAGTTTAGATAATAATCCTGAATTCCAGTTAATAGAGATGGAATACTTGTTACTGGATACTGTTGGTTAAACTCGTATGGGTTTATGTTTGATGTATTAAAACTTATTTCTGGAAATTCAGAGGTTGAGTTTGTTTTATGATACAGGGTTTTAATATCTCTAATCTGTAATAACTGAGAAGTTGTAACCGGCTGATTTATTACTAAATTATAGTCGTCGTTTATTTCTAATGAGTTGATGTAGGTAACATCTGACCAATTACGAAGATTAAATTTGTCAAAATATATGAATTCTCCAATAATGTCCTTAATTACAACATTTACTGGAAGTATTTCTGTTTTTAATTTAGTTGAAAGGCGATTTAATTTATAGAAAATTTCATCTACTTCAAAATCTGTGGTAAATTCAACTTCTGGAACACCATCATCATCATAATTATCACTAGCTACGGAAAATTCGTAAGCTAAAGCTAGGAATTCAGTCTTTTTAAACTTGCCGCCTTTTTTAATTTGGCCATTTAGGTCAACTAGGTTAATTGAGTCAATTGAACCAGCTGTCATTAGGTCAGTAACATCAACCATTGCAAACTTATTGTAATACGGTGAGTTTGTATCAGCATCTTTCCAATACTCCTTTACTCGCAGTACGTCACGATAGCCCAAAATGTCAATTAAGTTAATTAATCCTTTGTAAGTTCCAACATACGGGTAAATTTGATCTCTATTTACTAGAATCTCTTTTCGGGCTTGGTTAATTTGCTTCCAGTCAGGAAGACCTTCTTTTAAGTCATAATCTTTAAGTAGAAGGGCATCCTCTCTGTTAAATTTAATACCAAAGTTAGTTAACCAAATTCGGAAACGCTCGTCTTCGTCCTCGCCTTCTCCATAAAAATAAATGGATGCGATTTTTGTGGTAGTTGATGAAGTTTCGTAATAAAGTTCAAGAGTTCGATTGTATGATACCTCTTCAGCTGGAGAAAAACTCACATTTAATTGAAGAGGGTAAGTTAAGTCAAGATTTGTGGTACCTGATGGCAAAAGATCCTCATAGTCAATAGTAATACCAGTTTGTCTTGTGATATACGTGGTAGAATCAGTATGTGAGTCCTCTTTAGCTACGGTAAATAGGAAAAAATTATCGGAATTTTCAGAAGTTATCCATTTTGCAATAATCTTTGAACCTGGCTCCATAACTGGGAACCGGTAACCGCTATTTGTACTTTCTAGAATAAAAAGGTTAGATACATCGTATAGAGCAGTTGAAATAGGAAGAAAATAGTCAGCACCTTCCCATACTCCATCCGAGTTCTGTGAAAAGTTGTACGATTCACCATTTTTATCAAAAAATAAGAGATTATTAATATTCATACGCTAATGCTAGCTCTTTACCTTTATTTATTAAGCCAGACAACTGGAATTAAATAGTAAAGATCTCGCTCTCGCCTGAGTGGCTTAACGAAACAAATTCTACTTTTTCACCCTTGCCTATGTGCTTATAGATTTTCTTGTACTCTTTAGCATACCCGTTTTTAGAGATCTGAGTAAAGTATGCAAATGCATTATTTGATTTTTCCTCATTAAAGTTTCTCCAATATCGCAACAGGTCCAATAGAGCTGACTGAATACAGTCTTCTTTATCAAGTGGATTACTGAACCTAAGTTTTAGGATCGCTCTATTTGCCAGGATTATAAAATAGTTAATTGCAATTGGGGATAATTCACCAGCTGTGTGCTGGTATCCAGTCTCTTCGTTTAGTAGACCGTGTTTACACCTAATTATTTCATTTGTAAAATCCCGGTTGTTGATGTAGTACTTACTTTCTCTAGCTTTTGACATTTGGTTATGATTCTTTTAGTGACGTGTATATTTTAAGAACTGCTAAGTACGAGTCAATCATATCCATATACGGGGATCCAATTACCTCTTTTTTAACAATTTGATCTTCGTATTTAAGTAGTACTTGATGAAGACTACTGCCTTCGGCCAGCATAGGAGTTTCCTTAAATTGTTCGTACACGTCAAACTTACCGGCATTTCCTTTTGCTCCAATTGCATTTTTTAGTTCCCCAGGAGAAAATATGAATAGACTCTCTTGATTATTATTTAATAAATTGTCAAGTACTTTCTTTCTTAACATGCCAGTAGATTGAGCAATATCAATTAGTGCATTGCCTTGAGCACCGTATGCTATACCTTCAATTGAAATGATTCGGTTAGGCTCATCTTTAATAACTTCTTCCACTCTATCGATTAATGTATCGACTAGTAGCGAATAATTAGCTAATTTAGCCCTTTCTACTCCAGAATAGGTATCATATTTAAAGTTCTTAGGGGGGAGAAAAATAAACTCTAGCTCAGGAAATTCTAATTGAGTGTCCTCTAGTAACTTCCGGTGGGCTTTAGTCGTATTGGAATTGACACACGCGATCCAGCGAAAACTTTTAAAGTCTTTGCAAATACAAACAGCTGGAAACTGTATTGAGAAATCTATTCCTATTACTACCAAGAGTCATTCTAAGTGATTTGAAGTATTCTACTGAATAAAAAGATTAAGTTTTTTGAAACCTTTGTAAAATGTACTGTAGAATAAGGGTGTTGGGAGGGTATAGAGCTTAGAGTCTTAGGAACTTAGTCTACTTATATTATTAATATAAAGAATTAAGTAAACTTACTACCTTAATCCTAAGCACTTAGCTACTTAGTCCTGATTTTTAGTATATTTCAACTAATTCATAAAATTAAAATATGTTTGATCCACATCAATTAGAAAAAATGCTGTTCTTCGATATAGAAACAGCTGGAACAGTTAGCCATTCTGGAGATCTTTCAGAGAAAATGCAAGAACTTTGGGCAAATCGTTCGGAAATCCTTAGAAATCAATTGGGTGCAAAGTATCCAGACAATAAAGATAAATCAGACGATGAGCTTTATCAAATGAAATCAGCTCTTCACGCTGAATTCGGTAGAGTTGTCTGTATTTCCTTCGGTAAAATTAAATGGGTGGACGGCGAACCCGTAGCTCAAATAGTTTCCTACTCTGGAGAAGATGAAGAAGACATTTTACGTCAAGCCTTTAAGGTAATTGGTGGTCTTGGGAAAACTGGTGCTAAATTAACTGGCCATAACGTTAAAAGATTCGATGTTCCATATCTTTGCAAAAGAGCATTTATACTAGGAGTAGAAACACCAATACCTCTTCAAGTATGGGATAAAAAACCTTGGGAAACTTCAATTATTGATACTTCTGAGCTTTGGTCATTTGGTGCATGGCAAGAAGGATTCACTTCACTCGACTTATTAGCCACTATTCTAGGAGTCGATTCACCGAAAGACGATATCAAAGGTGATCAAGTTCATGAGAATTACTGGGCCGGTAATATCGAAAGAATTAAAGAATACTGCCAAAAAGACGTAATTACGTTAATTCAGATAGCTTTAAAGCTTTCTAACCTAAACCAAATTGAAAAATCTGGTATAATAATAAAGTAAAATAACCACACAATAAGTGAAGCAAACAAAATTTAGATCAGAAGCTCGTCAGGAGTTAGCGCGTGGTATTAACGCTTTAGCTGATGCAGTTAAAGTAACATTAGGCCCACGTGGTCGTAATGTAGTTATCGCTCGTGATAATAGCGTAGCAATCACCAAAGACGGTGTTACCGTAGCTCGTGAAGTACATTTAGAAGATTACATGGAAAATGTAGGTGCTCAAATGGTAAAACAAGTTGCAAATAAAGTTGCGATTGAAGCAGGTGACGGTACAACTACTGCCACTGTATTAGCTCATGCAATCTTTACTGAAGGTAATCGTCTTGTTGAAATCGGCGCACATCCAATGGACCTTAAGAAAGGAATTGAAATTGGAATGAAAGAAATTATTGAAAACTTAAAGAGCCAATCTCAAAAAGTTGAAGATTTCGAAAAAATTCGCCAAGTAGCAACTATTTCAGCTAATAACGATGAGGAAATTGGTCAAATTATTGCGGACGCAATGGAGCACGTAGGATTTGATGGAATTATTACTGCTGGAGAGAGTAAAACCGGCGAAACTTTTGTAGAGATCGTTGAGGGTATGCAATTTGGAAACGGTTACCTATCTCCGTATTTCATTACAAACCCAGAAAAGAATACAGTTGAGTTTGAGAAACCGTTAATCTTATTATATGACGGTAAAATTTCTAACTTACAAGATATGTTGCAGTATTTAGAGTACTCAAACAAACAGAGACGCCCTTTATTAATTATTAGTGATGGAGTTGATGGAGAAGCCCTAAACACAATGCTTGTTAATAAGTTACAAGGAACATTACGAGTAGCCGCAGTTAAAGCTCCAGGATTTGGAGAAAATCGCCGTTCTAAATTACAGGATATTGCCACTTTAACTGGTGGAAAACTTGTTTCAGAAATGGACGGTATTCTACTTAAAGAAACTATCGCGGCTGACTATGTAGGCGGTTGTGACAAAATTACAATTACTGGAGAGTCTACCACTATCATTGGTGGATTCGGAGATTCTGCTGCAATTGCTGAATTAACTGGAGACCTTAAAAACCAAATTGCTGCATGCGAAAATCCTTCAACTGCAATTGTGTTAAAAGAGCGTCTTTCTAAATTCGAAGGCGGAGTTGCAATTATTAAGATTGGAGCTACTTCTGAAATTGAAGCTCATGAAAAATCTGATCGTATCGATGATGCACTAGGTGCTACTAGAGCTGCAGTTGCTGAAGGAATCGTTGTCGGAGGAGGAATTGCTCTAATTAAAGCAGTTCAAGCAATGAAGTCTACTTCTGAGAATAGAGATATTCAGCTAGGATTAGACTTAATTAAAAAAGCGTGTCACGAACCTTTCCGTATAATTTTAGCAAATGCTGGAGTTAATGCAGATGTAGTTCTATCTAAAATTCAAGAAGGCGAATTAGGATACAACGCGAAAACCGAGGAGTATGTAAATATGATTGACGCTGGAATCATTGATCCAGTTAAAGTTACCCGTACTGCTCTAGAGAATGCAGTTTCAATCGCAAGTCTATTGATTACGACTGACTGCCTAATGGTACAAAAACCCCAAGTGAACTCTCAAGTTCAATAAATTTAAGATTAGCCATCGAAGAACGGCGCTTGTTGAGTAATACTCGCAGGCGCTGCTCTGTTTTAGAAGGGCGATAGATAAAATAAAGCAAAACCCTAAGTGGATAAAACATTTAAGGAAATATTAACAGATATTAAATGCGGAAAGCTAGCATCCCCAGCGTTTACGGAAGATGATTTAGCTAAAGTAAAAGCCTGTATTCCTGAACCAATAGCTCAACCTACTAAAGAGGTAAAAGTTACAGTTCCATCAGAGAGCTCATGCGTTAACGATGGATTAATCCAGGTTAAAAAGATCCTAACCGAACAGCTTTCGAAACAAGATGTAGTTGTTGAACTTGGAACAATTAAAGGTAAAGTAGAAGAAGCACTAGATCATTACAAAGTCATTTCTAATTATTATAAGGCTAGGGTTGAATTCTTTACTTCCACCATAAGTACAGTTGAACCTCTCACCTCCCAGTATCTGTATTGGACGGACGAGTATGATAGAACTAAAGCAATTGAAGATAAAATAATTGAGGACTATAATTCAACGTTTCAGTCGTTTGACTATGTAAATTATGGAATCAAGTTAGTAGTTTCACTAACTGATTCTCAATTTAAAACTATCACTACGTATAATTCAACTGTCTTATCTAATCTTATTACCCAAACCTATTTTAACTATATTGTCAATACTCCAATATACCTCAAGTATTATACAGCTAGAAAAAATAGAATCTTAGCAGAAGAGCGTCAACTTCTTTCTAAGCAAGGAGCAGCAAATGCACTATCTCAAAGTATTCAAAACTATCCAGCCTTAAGCGATAGTTCAACAGTTGAGTCCACTTTAAATTCGCTAACTTCAAAAATAAGCGGTCAATTAATACCTATTTTTTCAGATACTGAATCTTCTCTAACTGGAGGACTTATTGCTCCAGCTAGAACGGCTGTGTTTTCAATGAGATTAATCGATTTAGATTTTACTAAATTAACGGTCCCTAAATTATTGGAAAATGGAGAAACTTCTCAAGTTGAAAAAACATTAGTTATACGCAATAGCCCATACCTAAAAAATTCTCCATTCTCTAATTCAGTTGCTACTAGTTGTCAGTCAATTCCATTTGAGCAATACAAACAGAATAGAGACTATGATTTTATCTCTGGTGCTTTATACAACTTAACTGCTAGCGGATATAGAGGGCTTTATAAAAAATTAGCCAATCCGATTTCAAATCTATATACACCAGAGGAAAGAGGATTAACTGTTGATCCAACTAAAATTGATCCGTTAATAAAAGACGTTGAAAACGCGCCAGTTTCTTTAAAAGAAGGAGACATCACGTTTTATATAAGTAGTCAAGAAGCCTACTCTACCTTCTATGATACTGCTAATAAAAGTTTACCTGATAGAATTAAGAAAGAAAAGGAGCAGGTGTTTCCAGCGGAAATAGCACCAACTTTAACCTCCCTATCTACTATTGCAAAAAGAGAAGTTGCTGACTTTTTTAGAAGGACTACTGACGCATCAATTAAATTAGCTAGACCGACTTCATATAGGGCAGGAGCTTCAACTGTTTATACACAAGGAGTATTCAAGTATTCTACGCTAGACACCGTGATTTCTCAAAGGTTAGCGTACTATCAAAAAGCATACGATGAAGCTGCTCTAAAAATACAGGCTTGTCAAAAAGATATCGCTAACTTAGATCTACTAATAAAAGAAAATTCAATGGACCCCAAGGTTCTTGAAGTTAAAATTTCCAAGATAAAATGTTTTAGCGAAGCAGCTAAGTCAAAAGCCGTTGCCAAAGATTGTGAAGCTGAAACTCTCGCGAAATTAGGAAAAGATCCTCTCTTTATTAGAACATTAAATGGAAATGATTCTAAATTACCTGACATGAATAACCCATGTTATTGGAAAGAGTTTGCAAAAGCGTTAAACAAAGTAAGTTTATTACCTATTCCTGATCTAAGCTCTCCATTATTTAGATATTATCCAATTAACAATATTATTCCAACTCCACTTGGTATAGTAATGATTCCTATACCTCAAAAGTGGACTCCGTTATTTTCTTTATCTACTCCGCTTGGCACAATTGTTACATTTATAACAATGCCAGTCGTAATTGTTGGAATCCCATTACCATCAGTTTACGTGTTATACATAGCACCGGATGGTAGAAAATACATGCTAGTTGCTCCAAATATTCCATTCCTACTAATCCCAGGTGGATCTAAAGTTGGATTTGAGGTAGACAACAGCCCAGCTTCTCAGAACCCATTAGGTATAAATCCAACTGACCCATTTAAAGGACAGCTTACTAAAGGCTCTCTAAGTATACCAATTACAATTTCAGCAAAAGCATCAAAGGCAATTAGAGTTGCAACCGTCGCCGCGGCTGTTGCATTAGGAAAGGGCATTGACATAAAGAATGGAGCAGGAGCAGTGTTAGGACAAATTGATCCTGTGACTTATCTTGCTAAATATACTGGGCTTTCTGAGAAATTAGCGGACGCCCTCGATATGGAAGCGTCCAATGATTTTACAAAACAAGTAAACGAATTTAAGAGATCAATTAACAAGCAATTCGATAGACTTGGGGAAATTCAAATTACCGCGATAACTAAGTTAAAGGAAAAGACTAGAAACGAGAGAGACTCTCAAGTTAAAGGCGCTGAGTCTGAAGAAAACTTAGCAAAGAAGCGCGAAACTAAAAAGAAGGCTCGATCGCTTGATCCAATAACACTACAGTCTAAAATTGATGGAGTGCTAGAAGATTTCAATAAGTACATTGATAAAATCAAATTAGGAACAATTTCATTCCCTAACGATCCGACTAAATTAAATCCACCTCTACCTAATGCAGTTAGTGCGATGCAGCCAATTGTTGAACAAGCCGCAAAAGGCGAACTTAATCTTGACCTCGACTCAGTTAACTTTATTGCAAAGATTAAAAGAATGGCTGCTCAAGTAGATACCTCAAAATTAAAATCAAAAAAATCGTTTAATCTAAACAAGCAAGAAGATATTGTTGAATTTAAAAAAGCGATAAAAGAGTACACAAAAGAGGCAATGGATTATCTGCAAGGAGTAAAGTCCCCAGCAGATGACATTGATCCAAATTTAAGTGATGAAGAAAAAGCAAGAATAAAAAAAGCAGCCGATCTTAGAAAGGCTCGCTTAAAGTCGGCACTGGCGTTTACTTCGCTATCAATAGTCTCACCGAGTTTAAAATTATTTGATCCATTTGCCCCATGCTGCTCAACTGAAGAGACTTCACTTGAATTACCAGCGTCTCCTCAAATATTAGCCGCGATTGCAATATTTAATGCGTTATTAGATGCAGTACTAAGCGGATTAACCGTTGAATCACTAAAAGCCTTACTTGGAGATTCTCTATCTAATATTGGAATATCTAGCATAACAAGCCTATTTGATTCTATACTTTCAGCATTTCCACCAATTGTTTTACCTAATAAAGCAGATTTAGTTGCAATTTCACAAGCAATGCTTATTCCAGTATTAACTGCATTACACGTCCCACAAGCACCAAATCCTTTGGGACTACCCTTTCCGATTCAAGTATCAATTCCATTAGACGCACTAATTAAGCCTCTTCTTAAATCAGCAATTGCTTACCTTCTTGAACTAATTTTAAGAATGCTAGCCGATGCTGGAAATTTATTAACGTCCGGAGCCGGATCGGCTGCTTCTACGACAGTCGGTGAGATACTTCAATTAATACCATGTGGAAATTCACAAACCGCTACTGTAACTACAACCGCCGCTTCAAAATTCGTCACAATTACTTTACCTAATGGATTTAAACTTAAGCTTCCTAAAATTCCAATGATTCCATTAGACATAGTCAGTTATTTTTCATTACTTACCTCTACTGACTTGGTTGAATTAATCAGAAGCTTAATTAATACGGCAATCGACGGAATATTGCAACCGGTTAAGTCTATCGTTGAGCCAATTCTTGGATTAACTAAATCCTTAAAGGATCTATCGTTTAACATCATTGAATCAGCGAATCCATACATTCTTCCAATTAAATTAATTATAATGGCGCTTCAATTACAGATACCTAATTCAACAAAGGTTAGACTCACTAATTTAGATGCAATGGATTTGATTAAAGCCGCCTATATTCCAGTTATCACTGCTACTGAACCAGTCGTAAAAGAGATAGCATACTTGGGCGCAATCATATCGTGTTCTTTTCTAAGTAAGCCCGGCGTTCAGTTAGCTAGAGTAGCATCAAGCCCATTTTTTAACCAGGATGATCTTCCGCCTTGGGAAAGATTAACTCATAAAAATCCATTATTTGCAATATTTCTGGATGAGTTAGCTTGGAGATCAAGCCTACTTTCAACCGGCACCTTAATATTCCAAAGTAAAATGCCAGGGCTGTATCCAACCACCTGGGCACCAAGTATATTTGTTGATCCAGGAATTCATACAATTTAAAACTCTAGGCAGTTTCTGTGTATAATTTATTAGTTAACTTTTTTAATCTAACAAAAACATGCAAAAAAACGAAAACGTCCAAGAAGTTATTGATTTTGACTTACTGTTTAGCCAGGGAAATTCCCGAGTAAACAAAAGCATTAAATTAACTCCAGCGGATAAAAAAGCGGGCTTAAAGATTTTCTGTAAAGAACCTTATGCCCAAGAGCTTTACGACAAGTACTATTCATCAAATACATTCGGCGCAACCGCAAATAAAGACTTTGAAATAGGTCATGTTTGTAAAGTAACTGCCAAGAAAATTGATTTTGAAAACAAACAAATCGAAGTTCAAGATGATGATTCCTTGTCTACTATCTTTGTTCCATTTAGAGAATTTAGCGAAGAGCCTTCTTTGTTATTACAGAATGAAACAAGTGCAAAGTTCAAAGTTGTTATCTACAAAGCCGATGCCGGCGATTATTTAGGATCAGAAAAACGTTGCGCTGCTCTTTCTTACCGAGACGATCTTAACGAGTTCTTAAAAGAAGAAAAATGGTTCTATGTTAAGGTTACTAACCTAGTTAAAGGAGGTTACCTTGCACTGTATAAAGGAACAGTTAAATGTTTCCTACCTGGATCACATGCTGCTGCAAACGTTATTCGAGACTTCAATGAATACTTGAATAAAGAGATTCCAGTAATGATTGAGAACTACGATCAAACAAATGATCTATTCATTGTTTCATACAAGAAATATATTAAACAAACTTTACCTCAAAGAGTTCACGAACTTAAATTTGGAGAAAAGTACACAGGTATTTTAACTAACAAACCTTATGATTTCGGAATGTTCGTTGAATTCCAAAACTATTTTACCGGGCTATTACACAAAACTGAATTTGCAAATTACGAAGAATTCAGTAAAGGTTATAAATCCGGAGATTCAATTGATTTCTATATCAAAGATATCGTAATCAAGAAAGGAGAGCCTAGAATTATTTTAACTGATTCATTAGAGAAAGTAGGAGAAGAGCAGTTAACTTGGCAAAACCTAAAAGACCGAATCGAAGGTCAAACATTAAATTTCACACTTAACAAACAAACTTTTGTTTTAGAAATTGAGTTACCTGATTCAGATACAGTTTTTACAACTGACGTAAATCACCTTAAAGGTAGAACCAAGGTGAGCGATTCAGGCCAAATCCAAGTCTACAAAGTAGATGCGATTAGAAAGCAATTAAAGTTCGAATTCGTCTAATTTTATAAGTTGCGTGGTATTATAGTTTCGATATAAATAATCCAGATGGATAACTCGAAATTTAAAATACCACGCATTTTACTGTTCGCTGTTCACCTGGCTAACCATATCAAGCATTTTGCAACCACTATTAGCCGACAGACGACACCATATTCGATTATTCAATCACTTACACACACTTAATTAAAAAAATTACAAAAATGGAACCTATTTTAACAGAGAATCCAAACCGCTTCGTTGTCTTCCCAATTCAGCATCATGATATTTGGGAATTTTACAAGAAGTCAGAAGCGTCATTTTGGACAGCAGAGGAAATTGACTTAGCAGCAGACTTAGTCGACTGGAGAAAAAACCTTAACGATGGTGAACGCCATTTTATTAAACATATATTGGCATTTTTTGCCGCAAGCGACGGAATCGTTAATGAAAATTTAGCTGAGAACTTTGTAAAAGACGTCCAGTATCCAGAAGCAAAATTCTTCTATGGCTTTCAAATCATGATGGAAAATATCCATTCTGAAACATATTCTCTGTTAATCGATACGTATATTACTGATCAAGACGAGAAAATGCACCTATTACGAGCAATTGACACAATCCCAGCCGTTCAGAAAAAAGCTGAATGGGCACTAAGATGGATCAAGAACTCAACTTTCCAAGAAAGACTCGTTGCATTTGCTGCAGTTGAAGGAATATTCTTTTCAGGTTCATTCTGTTCTATTTTTTGGCTTAAGAAAAGAGGCCTAATGCCAGGACTAAGTTTTTCTAATGAACTTATTTCCAGAGATGAAGGTTCTCATACAGACTTTGCAGTTCACCTACACAATCATCACATTGTAGATAAAGTGTCACCAGATCGAATTAAAGAAATTATATTATCTGCCCTTGAGATTGAGAAAGAGTTTATAATTGAGGCTCTTCCAGTTAAACTAATCGGCATGAATTCAGATTTGATGGCTCAGTATTTAGAATTTGTAACAGACAGACTATTATCTGATTTAGGTTGTGAACCTGTATTTAATTCAATAAATCCCTTTGACTTCATGGTTAACATCGCACTAAACGGAAAAACTAACTTTTTCGAAAAAAGAGTAGGCGAATACCAAAAAGCAGGGGTAAAAACCGGAGATAACACCGGATTTTCATTAGACGCAGACTTTTAAAAATACGAAACTACATGAAGGTAATAAAAAGAGATGGGCATAGCGAAACGCTAAAGCTCGATAAAATAACAAACCGTATTAAAAAGCAAACATACGGATTGGATACAGACTACGTTGACTCACTTGAAGTAGCCACTAAAGTAGTATCTGGAATATACGATGGAATTAACACACAGCAACTTGATCTACTCGCGGCTGAAACTGCTGCTGCTCTAGCTCATATTCACCCAGACTACTCAATCTTAGCTGCAAGAATTGCAATTACCCGATTGCACAAAACGACCCACAAGTCATTTAGTGATACAATTGACCACCTATATAATTACATAGATCCAAAGACTGGAAAGGTGGCAGGCATTATCTCTGATGAAACCTATGCTGCTGTACAGAAGAATAAGAATACGCTAAACGAAGCAATCATTCATGATCGCGATCTTAACTTTGACTACTTTGGATTTAAGACATTAGAGCGTAGTTACTTATTAAAGACATACGGCCAGCCGGCTGAAACTCCTCAACATTTATACATGAGGGTAGCTGTAGGTATTTGGGGAACAGACATTCAAAACGTATTAAAAACGTATGAGCTTCTGTCAACTCACAAAATGACTCATGCCACTCCAACCCTGTTTAACGCTGGAACCAAACGTCCACAATTATCTTCATGCTTCTTATTAACTATGCATGAAGATTCAATTTCAGGAATTTACAAAACTCTATCTGATGTAGCTGCAATTTCACAAAATGCTGGAGGCATCGGCTTATCGGTTTCAAATATTAGAGCTACTGGTTCTTATATCAAAGGAACAAACGGTACGTCAAATGGAATTATTCCAATGCTAAAGGTTTACAATGAGACTGCTCGTTATGTAGATCAAGGCGGAGGAAAACGTAAAGGCTCTTTTGCTATTTACTTGGAGCCATGGCATGCAGATATTGAAGATTTCTTGGATTTACGTAAAAACCACGGTAAAGAAGAGCGTAGAGCTCGAGATCTTTTCTTAGCTATGTGGACACCAGATCTTTTCATGAAGAGAGTTGAAGAGGATGGCGATTGGACACTATTCTGTCCAGCTGAAATTGACTGCGAGCTTTGGGAAATGTACGGAGAGGAATTCGAGAGTAATTACGAAAGACTTGAAGCTGAAGGAAAAGGTCGTCATACTATGAAGGCTAGAACCCTATGGCAAAAAATCCTTGAATCACAAGTTGAGACAGGCACGCCATATATTCTTTTCAAAGATTCAGCTAATCGTAAATCAAATCAAAAGAATTTAGGAACAATCAAATCTTCTAACTTATGTACTGAAATTATAGAGTACACCTCAAAAGAAGAACAGGCTGTTTGTAACTTAGCGTCTATTCCAGTAAATCAATTTATTACAATCGGAAAGCGTACAGGTAAACTAAGAAAACCTAATTGTGAGTACGACTATGAGGCTCTATATGATGTAGCATATCAAACAACACTAAATCTAAATAAAGTAATTGACGTAAACTTCTACCCTACTGCAGAAACTAAAGCATCTAACGAGAAACACCGCCCAATTGGAATAGGTATTCAAGGTTTAGCTGATACTTTTGCAATAATGGGAATTGAATTTGGCGGAGAAGCCTCAAAGAAATTAAACTCTGAGATATTTGAAACAATCTACTTCGCTGCAATGGAAGCATCAATTGATCTTGCAAAGAAGGATGGGGCATACGCCTCATACGAAGGTTCTCCATTAAGCTCAGGACAATTTCAGTTTAACTTATGGGGAGTAACGGATGACCAATTATCAGGTCGTTGGAATTGGGTAGCTCTTCGTAGAAAACTTATGAAGCATGGATCCCGAAATTCTCTATTGCTTGCGCCAATGCCAACTGCCTCTACTGCCCAAATCATGGGTAACAATGAAGCATTCGAGGCATTCACTTCGAATATAGGAACTCGTCGAACTTTAGCTGGAGAATTTATTGTAGTTAATAAACATCTAGTTAGAGATCTAGCTGAACTAGGACTTTGGGGAGATTCTATGAGAAATCGAGTAATCTTGGAAAAAGGTTCTGTTCAAAATATCGTTGAGATTCCAGAGGAATTAAGAGCTGTTTATAAAACAGTTTGGGAAATTTCTCAAAAGACCATCATCGACATGTCAGCTGATCGTGGTAAATTTATTTGTCAATCACAATCTCTGAATTTATTCTTTAGAGACGTAAATACTGCAAAATTAACATCAGCTCACTTCCATTCTTGGAAAAGCGGATTAAAGACAGGAATGTATTATCTTAGAACTGAAGCTGCGAGTTCGGCAATTGCTGGACTAGGAGTAAATATGGCTACTGGAAAAGTTGCTCCAACTGTCCAAATTGCACCAGTATTTGAAGCGCTTAATACAAGTGCGGAAGATATAGTATGTTCTCTTGATAACCCAGATGCATGCGAAGCTTGCGGATCATAAATCCTTAAACTATACTGACTTAAATAGGAGCCTAGCGCTCCTATTTTTGTTTATAAATAACAGTAACAAATAGACTATTATGGAAATACTTAACTTTAGTAAATTTAAACTGTTATTGGAAGCAGAAGGCGATCCAGAAACAGAGCCTGCAGCGGAACCGGTTGAACCACCCGCTGACGAAACTCCAGCTGAACCTGCTCCACCAGCAGATGCTCCAGCCGATGCTCCAGCACCATCATCTCCTGATCCAATGGCTGATCCTTTTGCTAGTGCAGCACTTCCGCCCGATCCAAATGCTCCAGTTGCTTCTTCTGGTACAGGTTCTACTCGAATCGTATTCTTAGATAAAGACAAGTCATGGCATTCGGAATTCACAGACGGTGGTGGAGTTAAGAGATACAAAGAATATGAATTGGCTCAAGCTGATCTAGATAAATGGATCACCGATAACAACTTCACAGATAAAAAAGAACAGATTACAGTCGCTCTTACTGGAACAAAGGCTTTACCTGAAGACATATACGATAAATTAAAATCAGCACTATCTTCTGATAAACTAGGGAAGGATCGTGGAGATATTGATATTAACTATGACGATAAGTCAATTCCATCTACTAGTGATCTCGATGTAATCTTCTTAAAGAAATGATAAAAAGATTTAGTCAATTTATATACGAATCAAAATACGACACGCTATCATCTTCTTATGCGAGCGATGTATTTTCATTTATCAAAAAAACAGCCGGCTCAACAATAGGCAAACCTAAAACTGAGAGTTTTACCTACTCTGAACCTATTGAATTTGACTTAACTGTTAAAATAGTTAGAGTGGTCGACTTTGATCCTTCTGAAACTACTGATTTTAATGGACTTCCTTGGGAAACCATTAATTTCGAAGAGAATGGATTTGTAGTTGATGCAAACGTGTATATCCCAGCTGAATCTGATCCAGACTCTCCAGAGATAGACCTAGTTATTTACATTAGCCCTGACGCTGAACCTTCTAAATACCAAGACTTAAACTTTAAAATAGTTGATACACTTAGACACGAATTGGAGCACCTTTTACAAAAAGGAGTAAACAAGAAAGTCGGTCACATTGTAAAAACCTCAAAAAAAGTTAGAGATGGTGCTCAAGACAATTACAAGTATTTTCTTTTACCTGATGAAATACCAGCAATGGTCTCAGGGATGCACGCAGCTGCTGTTAAAAAGAGAGTCCCAATAGATTCAGAATTCAATTCATACTTACGGCCTTTCGTTTCTTCCGGCGTAATCTCTAAATCAGAATTCGAAGAAGTAATGCAAACCTGGATACGATTTACTAAGAAATCATTCCCAGATGCAATATTTTCAACCAAATATCAATAATATTTAAAACCGGGTGAAGTTTCGTAATATAAGATACAAAAATACTTATTGATTATGACACCAGAATGGTTAACACAATTAAAGGACCAAGTTGCTCAACTTGAAGCAGAAGCGGTTAAATTCTACGAAAAAGGAAATAAATCTGCGGGTACTAGAACTCGTGGTCTTCTTCAAGAAATTAAAGCTACTTGCCAAGAGGGAAGAACTCACGTTCAATCTTCTAAGACAGCTCCAAAAGCTTAATTTTAGATTAAAAGTTCACATTAGAGGGCGGGTATTAAAACTCGCCCTATTTTTTTGGAAACCTCTCACACTTATTTAGTATAATTCTATAAATTAAAATCATTTTTGAACATGGAAGATCTATTCAATCTCAATCTCGATGATTTCTCAGGTAAATCATCAGCAAACGCTCGCAAAGTCGACGAAAACATGTACAATCCGGGTCCAGACCAAGGTCAGAACGGAATCTACAAATCAGTAATCCGTTTTATCCCATGGGTAACGGATCCTAGTAAAAGCCGCTACAAGAAGTACGCAGCAAAACTTATCAACCCTCTAACAAATGAGAAGTTGTACGTTGACTGCCCTTCTACTACTGGCGCATCATCAATTCTTTGGACATTGGACTTGGAATTAAAACGTTTGAAAAACGAAGAACCTTCAATTGTTGAAGAAATTCAGAAGTACTTCAATCGTTACTACAATTATTACTCTTGTGTTTACATCAAGAAAGACCCTCAATTTCCACAATTGGAAGGCAAAATCAAAGTTTATTCTTACGGATACACTATTGATAACTTGATTCAACAAGAGATCAATCCAGAAAATGAGTTAGTAACAACTCAAAAAATCAATCCATTCTCTCTTACTACTGGTAAGGACTTCGTATTAGTTATTAAACGTAAAACGAAAGCATGGAGAGATTTCAGTTCAAGTAAATTCATGAATGAAGTTAGTCCTTTGATTATCTCTCATGCAGGAAAAGAGATCGCAGTATCTAATGAGCCTAAAGTAATGCAATTTACTAGTGAGTTCTTTAAAAAGAACTCACCGGACATGAGTCAATACTTCTTAAAAGAGTGGACTGACCATGAGTATGAAAAAGTTGCAGAATTTATCAAAGCAATCGTTCCTTACAAACAAATCATCGATAACTTAGTTGCAAACACTAAAGATGAGAGAATGAAGAAACACTTTACTAACTCTGCTCCAGTTAATCGTTCTCAAGCACCAATGGGAGAATCTTTGGAATATACGCCAGCTGCGCCAGCTACATCAAGCTCTAATATGTCAATTGAATTAGACGATGATTTTGGTTCAATAACGGAAAGTCCAGCTCCAGTAAAATCTGCGCCAGCTGCTCCAGCTAAAGCAGATGACTTAGACGATTTATTCAAAGATCTATAAAAAATAACAACATACAAACATGGCAAGTTCTAAAAAACAAACCGCGACTGTAGTTGAAGAAATCAAGAGTGCACCGGCTGACCAAGTTCAGCCGGATGCTGCTCCGATTGCAACACTACTTTCTTCAATCAGTTATACTAATCAAGCTGATTACGATAACTTCTTAGCTAATTTAACACCAGAACATTCAGTAATCGTTTTGATTTCCGCAGCTAATCACTGTCAGTCAAAGGGTATATTTACATTGGATGAAGCTGAGTTAATTGCTAAGTCAATTAAAACACTAAGTGTTCAGCCGGAACAAGCTGACGCTCCAAAACCTTAAACTATGAATTTAATCATTGACGGAAATGCGTTTCTGAATGTCGCAGTAAGTATCGCAAAAAATATATTAGCTAACGATAAGAGAGTTGGCGAAAAGTATTATGTCAATGACTTATTAAATGACGATAAGTTTATTCTAAAGCAGGTAAGCAAAGATACATTTAGACAATTTTCTGTAAATTACTTTGGCAGCATTCTTGCTCCATTTAAGGAAAACATCAGTTCAGTATTTTTTGTATTTGACTCTAAGAGTTGGAGAAAGAAATATATCAAAGAACATTTTGAAACACACGGAGAAGGGGATTTCAGTTATAAAGGTCAAAGAAAATACGATGATAAAATTTATCTGTTCTTTGAATACTTTCAAAATGAAATTCTAAGTACAATATCTGACGATTATGGAGTTGTAGTAAACCGTGTTCCTGGAGCAGAAGGTGATGATTTAATTGCTTACATTTGCGAAAATTTAAAAGAAGATATTTGTATTTGGTCAGTAGACAAAGACTTAACCCAGTTACTTGAAAGTGACAAACGTAAAGTTATTTTGATTATGCCTAAGCAAATGACGAAATACAAAAAGATCTACACAACTGAAGATTTCGGTAAAGTTGAACCCGCTGAAGTTGACCTTTTTAATTTTGATATTGACTCAATAGACAATTCAGCTGTAACTAACATAATCAACGACTTAACTCAAAAGGACTATCAACACTTAACCGTTGATCCAACTTTAGATATCTTAGTTAAGTGTTTAGCGGGTGATGCATCAGACAATATTCCAAGAGTCCATCCCAAGATGACAGCCTCTAAAGTAACAAAAATTGTCGAATACGTAAAGCAATCGCTTCAATGGAAAGACGTTATTTACTTCATTGATTCAGGTGATCTAGGTTTCATGGATTTATTACGTGAAGTAACATGTGAAGTCCTTAAAATAAAGGAACCTGGTGAATGGCTGACGATCGAGAACAACCTTAATCGTAACAAGACCTTAATCAGATTAAGTACAGCAGTTTTTCCAAAAGACGTACTTGATGCAATTAAAGAAAACGTTGACTTGACTACTCGTAGAAAATTCAATTACTACCAATTCAAAAAAAATTACAAGAATTAATGAGTACACCAATCAAAGGAGGATTTATTCCTCTATTCGAAAGAATATTAGTTTTACCGGACTCAGTAGAGTCTAAAACTGAAACAGGCATCATTTTATCAGTTGATGCTAGAAAAAGACCCAATACCGGAGTAGTAATTGCAGTAGGCCATCTGGTTTCCAGTAATTCAGGTTGCCCAATCAAAGAAGGCGATCGAGTTTTATATCAACGATACTCAGGACTTGACGTCCAGTGGGACGGTACTAACTACCACATCATTATGGCAAACGATCTTGTCGCCATTATAAACAAAGACGAGACTACACAATTTGAACTTAAAGAAAATGCTTAAGAAATTTAAACAATTCGTAAACGAAGGTAAAGAGGGTAAATATCGAGTGTTCTGTGATTTAGATGGAGTCCTTGTCGATTTTGATAGAGGCTTTCAAGATATTGAAGAAAACACTGAAAATCTTTCACCTAAGGAATACGAAAAGAAAAACGGAAAGAACTCAATTTGGCCATTACTGGATAAGTTAGGAGCAGACTTCTGGGCTAACCTACAATGGACCAAAGACGGCAGAGAATTATGGGATTACTTACAAAGATATGACCCAATTTTATTATCTGCACCAAGCCGTAGTCCTGAGTGTCTTATTGGTAAGACTCGTTGGGTAAATTCAAATTTAGGAATTGACCAAGAGCCAGTAACTGACCCAGCGGATATGACTCCTGATACTAGGCTTGTTCTAGATCAAGACAAATGGAAGTACGCAACTAGCGAAAAAGACATTCTAATCGACGATTTTAAAAAGAAATTGGAGAAATGGATTGAGCACGGCGGAACGGGTATCTTACATAACGATTCAACTGATACAGTTAGAGTTATGGAAGAGATCATGACCGGTCGTGACTAATAGTTCTTGGACTTAAACCAAGTGGTGGAATTCGACTTCCAAGTCGGCCCTAACAAAAAAAGGACTCTATTACTAGAGTCCTTTTTTATTTTATTAATGTATTCCTTAGAATGAAGGAGTAAATCCTGTTGAGTTAGAAGCCAATTGACCTCCAGCTCTTGTGATTGTAATACGATTGATGAACTTGTGAATACCTCTTGGGAAGTCAACGATAATATCGATGATACCTGCATTGTTTTCAAGAACTTCAGGACCGTTATTTGAATCATCAAATACAATATCGAAAGTTGCAATACCTCTAGCGTCTTGAACTGCAGTTAAGTAGTTTTTAACTAGAGTTTTAACTCTTAATCGTGTAGTAGGATCATTGAATTCAAATAAGAAGTTCAATAAGATTCTCTCAACGTCTCTTTCGATTGTTACTAATGCCTCTCTAACGTGAACGTTATTAAGTGCTGATCTTACTCTTTGATAACCTGTGTTATTAGAGAAAATCATTACTCCAAAACCTCTACGTCTAACAATTAAGTTAAATCCAACAGGCTCTAAGTAAGCGCGATCGTCATCAGTTAAATCGTATTCAAGTCCAGTAACTTCAGCTTCTGTAATAATACCTCTTTTACCAGCAACGATAGAGAAAGTATTTCCACTTGAGTATTTCTTCATGTACGTGTTAGCAACGAACGCTGCAGGCGGAATAGATTTGTTTTTACCTCCTTCGAAAATTAACAAGTTAGGCATAAAGTATGCAGCGTAAGTAGAGATTGCAATACCATTTTTATCTCCAGTTGCAAATCCAAAAGTAAATGCTGGGTTAGAAGATAAATTACCACCAGTTGAAATGTATTCAGCTGATACTAAGTTAGTATTAAAATCAATAAAGCTTGGGTCACTTGATTTTTCGTATTGTGCTAAAGATGGAGCATTACAGATAGCTAACGCTTTTCCGTGATTTGCTGCAAGTTGAACAAGTTGTTGTTTTGATGCATTTGAAATTTGACCTTCATACGAATCAATAATATAACGATAATCAAGAGTCTCATTATCCGCTAGAGTTGATGCAATATTAGTTGAATCAAACATATAGTCAAGAATTTCATCTTGTCTAGAAGCTGTACCGTTTGGATAAAGAGCAGTCTCATCAACTACCATTGCTGGAACGTGGAAACCTCGTAAATTAGTTACGTAATTTTTAATTCCTTTATAAACCTTAACGGTTTGACCAGTAAGATCAATTCCTTGAACATTAGCATCGTATGCATTATCTACCGTAATCGTGTACTTTAAAGTTTTAGTAGGAGTACTAGAAGGTCCAACTGGAACTGATATTAGTTGAGCGTAAACTGATTTAATTTTTAAAACTCGATCTCTAATTACATTATCACCATTCGCATCAGTTGCGATCTTAGCTTTAATGTATTGACCTGGTACAAAGAACCCATCAATTAATGCTCTGCGTGCTGAGTCGTACGCTAAATTAACAGTTTCTTTCTTAGCCACATTTCCATAAAGATTCGTATTCAATGTGAACACTAATTGATTTGGAGAAAAATACTGATAGTTATTTGCTCCAACTGTATTAAAGAAAGCTGAACTAGTTAAGTCAAACTCATAATTAAATTGGTTAACTACCGTTGATTTAATGTGTAATAATTCAAGCGCTCCATCTGTGATGTATTGAGCATCTACTTGATTAGTTCTAGTTATATCCGAATATGCTGTAAATTCAATATACTTAATTTGACCAGTAGTTTGAGTTTTAACTAAGTTGTCAGTTCCTAAATATAGAGTAGTAGGAGTACTAGACGGTGCAGCTAAATAGTGTAAAGTATCTCCAGCTTTAACAAATCCATTTGCCCATGCTTCATATAATTTACTTCCTTGAGTAGCCGTAATATAGAGGTCTCCACCTGTATTCATTGTGTATGTTTCACCAGCTGCTAAAGTAGTTGAGTGAGCAAGACCGTCTAACTCAAAGTAGTATTCGTATCCAGCTGATTTTTTGTAACTTAACACGTCGATTAGAGCAATTGGATCAGTTCCGCTTATTCCATTATCTACAGTGTATAGTGTTTTACTACCATCAGTTGTATTAAGCTCACCAAATCCGTGACCTACTAAATCAATACGCTGTTGTGCAATAGGTTCAGTTGAACTACCGCTATTAAACGTAGAGCTAGTTAAGTCAATTAAGTCTACTTTTTTGTAGTCAATTGCACAAAATACGTTAGAGCTACTGAATTTTCTATTAAACAGTGTATCTAATGATGCAGTTGATCCAGCCAAATCCTTAAAGTCAGGAATGATTGCTCCAATTGTACGATTAACTACAACAACATCTCTTAGTGATAAAAAGTCGTCCAGTTTAGAAAGAATGATTCCGTTTGCTGTAAAGTACTGTCTGTAAATAGGGTCAGTCGACAAACGAATATAGTCAGTCCAATCACCATCAACTACTGCAAGCTCAACAAAGTAATCTGCAACATAATCGTCCGGGTGTAAAAATTCTGGAACTTCTACTCGGTCTCCTAATAGTTGATAGTATTCTTTAACTTTAATATCATAACCAGTAGTATCAGCAATTCTTGCCCATGCAGTAACTGCTTTCTTAGAAAGATTTACTAAACTTAAGATTTTGTTAGCATCCTTGTCTATTGTTCCAGTCGCAGGGAACGTATCACCTAACGCAAGATTTTTGTATTTGTTAACCGCATCAACATCAGCGAACCACAATTTTTGAGTATTATAGAATCTTGAAATGCTATCTTGATAAAGATTTGCCGACCACGTTGAATTGTTAGATGCTGACTCAGTATTAAATGTTGTAAAGTATGCAACATCTGTGTCAGCAATCGGTAACAAGTTTAAAGCGTAAACTGGGCCTTGACGTAAAGCAACATCAATAGTTCTGTGGAAAAAGCTTCCGTTTTTTTCCAATTTAGTGTCAGTCTCACCATATACAGCGGATAGTGAACGATTGTCATTCACTAATACTACTGAATTGATAGGTCCTTTTTTGCTAGAGCCGATTACTAATCTTCCAGTTGAAAGAGGTAAGCTAAGGTTAGTGCTTTCGTCAATTTCTACCGTATAGACACCACTTGCTTTGTATCGGTTCAGATTTAATTTTTCTGCCATCGAGTTTGCGTATTATTTTAAGTTATTTATTTATCGCATTAGTCCCAAATTCATAACTTTTGAACTTGGTCTAGTTGTTGCTACTGTTATTTATCAGTATTATTCTAACTAAACTTAAACCTTTTTCACTTTTAGGGTAAAAGATCCTGTAAAACTACATAAATATGGCAAATACAGACAACTCGTGTGCAAAATTAGAAATTAAAGATCACTGGTCAGACAGAACAGAAGTGAACGAAGACACATTAGGCCAAATCATGGACATTCAGGCTGATACACAAAAGAATGTTTACGGGTATGACTTTGCCAACATGAATCTTAGGGAGCTTATGACCTTTTGGCACATGAATAACCATGCAATGATAGATGAGATCCACGAAGCAACCGATGCATTAGGTGGAATCAATGACGGTTCAGGTAATGCTATTTGGAAGCGTTGGAAATCCGCACATGAAGGCTACTCAGATAAAAAGTTCTCAGATTTATCAGAGTCTGATCAGCTTGAGTGCAAATTTGAAATAATTGATATGCTACACTTCTTTATGAACTATGCAGTATCAGTAGGAATGACTTCTCAGGAAATGTTCAATATGTACATGTCTAAGAATGAGGAGAACAAGGCTCGCCAACAGAGAGGTTATTAATTTAGTAAAATATACAATATGATTGTAAGTACAGAATTTCACACAGAAGACTCAGCTCTTCTAATCTCATATTATAAACCAGATGGAAATATCGGATTCATGAAGAAACCAATACTTCCGCATGACCTGTACAACTGGAATCTAACGCCAACTCCAACTGAACATAGAAATTGGGATGGAAGATTCCTAAAGAAGGTTCAAGGAAAATGGTTAAGTCGATTTAGGCTTGAAGAGTTAACTCAAACTAGGTTAGCCGAAACTGAGCTCGCTTCAATTTATTCAGATGATAGCCCAAAGAAATACTATCTGGATATTGAGATTCAGCTTATTTCTCAAGATTTCCCAGATCCAGCTAAAGCCGCAATGCCGGTTAATATGATTACTTTCGTAAATGAAGATAACGTATGTTTCGTAATGTCAACTATGCGAGATCTTGCACCTGATGTAGTTACTCGACTAGAAGACGAAGTAAATGATTATTTTAAAGCGCATGAGCAAACGTTCGTAGTTAAGCACCTATTCTTTGAACATGAAGAAGACTTAATGAAAACTTTCTTTCACAAAGTTCTTCCAAAGATTCCTTTCTTAACAGGCTGGAACGTAATTGGATTTGACTGGTTGTATTTAATTAATCGTTGTAAGAATTTAGGAATTGAACCAATGTTAAACATGCCTTCTAAAACCCTAATCGGCAAGGCCAAAATGCCAGTTCACTTAGGACTTCTGGATTACATGGAAGTGTTTATGAATACTAAACCTTACAAAGTAGTTGAGAATTACAAGTTAGATTACATTGCAAATTTAGTATTAGGAACAACTAAATTACATAGTGAATATGCAACAATGATGGAAGCTCAGCAAGACGTTGAGAACTTTACAAAGTATAACATTATCGATACAATTCTAGTTAAACTAATTGAAGATAAGCTTGGATTGCTTGATGTAGCCTTCGCTATCTCCAAGTTTGCAAAGGTCGATGTATCAAAAGTATTCTCTGCAGTATTCATTACTGAAACTCTAATGTGTCGTGAATTCTTAGAAAGAGGTTTGTATATGGCAAACGACCGAAGAGAATTAGAAGAAGATGCAACTTACGATGGAGCATACGTCGCTAAGCCTGAACCTGGATATTACAAATACGTTTCATGTTTTGACTTTGCCTCAATGTATCCCAATATCCAAATCCAATTTAATATTTCACCAGATTCATACGGTGGAAAAATTAAAGCTGGTCAAGAACCTACGATTGATCAGGTCTTAACCAAGAACGACACGTTATTTACTAAGAAATACGATTCAGCTGCTCGAACTATTTTAACAAGACTATACAATGGTCGTGTTGATACTAAGGACGAAATGAAAAAATTAGAAGAACAATTGTCCAGTGATAAAGTGGCTTAAAAAAATAAAAAACATAATTATGAATTACGATATCGAAACGATGATGGCTATTAAGAGTAGCTTTCAATCAAATGAGTTTCAATGGATTAAAACAAATGATCCACGAAAAGCTGGTACTATTGTAACCGTTAGGGACGTACTGCCTGGACGAAACGGTCGATTTCTAGCAGTCCTATCTGATGGAAGTCAAATGGACACAGATGCAGTTTCATCAGACTTAATGATGATCACTGACGACCAGCCTAGATTATCAATGGCTGAAATCCAGTCAATTAACTACATACCTTCCTTAACTGAAGATATTCAAGTTGCTCCCGAAATTCCTGCTGAATTTGCTAATACGGTAAAAGAGATTGCACCAGTAGCTAGACCTGCTGAACCAGTTAATCAAACAGCTCTTCGTCAACAAGTTCAAGTAGATCCAAGCGATCTATTTGGAATGTTTTCATTGGAGGATACTGACCTAAACTTAGCAGTTAGGATTAAACTTCCAAGTAAGAGTCTATTGAAAATGATGTACACTAATTCCAAGAACAAAGAGGAGTTTTTGACTAAACTGTCAAACTATATAAATAACAGCATAACCGTTGATGCGATTAAGAAAACTATGAAGAAGACTTTAAGCGCATCACCTAAACAAAAAGGAGTAGCCGCAAATGACTAATAACGAAACTAGAACCCAAATCGGAAAATTTAAGGTGTTAACTTTAAAAAAGGACCAACATTCAGCCGATTACTTATCAGATGATCTAGATTATATCTGCATTATTCCATTTGAATTAAGCCCAGATACTAAGTCAATTAAGTCAATATTTTTACTCGAGTCTCCGAATATGGTAAATGGCCAAACCGGTAATTCATTAGTAATTGACACAGTTAACCCAGATCTAGATAAAACTCCATACGACTCAGTATGTCGAGCTTTAATTGAGGAAGCTGGTTTAAATATCGATGAGGTTGGACTTACTGAAGACAGTATTTTTTACTTGGGAGATATTTCAATGAATTCTCCAATGTCGCTAAAGATGCACTGTTACGGAGTTAACCTAACTTCAAAGAACGACATTTCTTTTACTCGAAACCTATCAAAGGACCACTTCACTAAAGATAATTCTAATATAGTGAAAGTCGGATTTCACCAAGTAGTAAATGGAGACTACTCAGACACAACGGTCCTTTCTGGATCATTTTTATTAATTTCATACTTTAACTAAACCCATTTTAGTATCCCTTGTAAAAGATACTAAAATAATTTTTACAACATGGCAAAAACAACAATGGACGCTTTCGCTAAGTTTAACGACTTGCTCGAAAAGAAAGTAAAATCAAAAATTGAGATTCGCGGATTCTCTGACATCGAAGAGTACATCCCGACTGGAAACTACTTATTAAATGCTCAAATGTCAGGATCCCTTTTTGGAGGTTATCCTAACACTCGTAGTATTGGAATTGCTGGAGACTCAGGTTCAGGTAAAACATTCTTATGTTTAAATGCAGTTCGTGAGTTGCAGAAGAAAGACTACATGGTAATCTATATTGACACCGAAGGTGCAATCGATTCAAGTGATTACGTTAAATTTGGAGTAGACTTAACTAAATTAAAATATTTACGTATGGGCCTTATCAGCGAAGTTAAATTCTTCGTTCATGACCTAATTGAAACAATTAAAGAAAATCCAGGACTTAAGCTTGCTCTATTTGTAGATTCAGTAGGAATGTTGGATACTGATAAAAGTCAACGTGATATGGATGCAGGTAAAAATGCAGCAGATATGGGATTACGTGCAAAAGAGATGAGATCCCTATTCAAGTCATTAACGTTAGATCTTTCAAATTATAAAGTTCCGTTTATCTTTACTAACCACACATACGCTTCAATGGATCAATATACTCCAAAAGGTATGTCAGGCGGTGGAGGTCCAGAGTTCTCTGCCTCAATTATCTTGATGTTAAGTAAAGGAACCCTTAGGGATGAAGCTAAAACAACTACTGGAATTATCGTTAGATCTAAAACTAAGAAGAATCGTTTAGCTAGACCAATTGATATTGAGTTCCATATCTCTTTCCATAAAGGTATGAATCAGTTTGTTGGACTGGAACAATACGTAAACTGGGAAAATTGTGGAGTCGGTCGTGGTAATAAGTTAACCGAGAAAGAATTCTCAAAACTTAAACCTGATGAGGCTGACTTATGTTCAGCGTTTCAATTAAACGGTGAGACTTTTTATTTCCTACCTAAGAAACTTGGAAAAACCTACATCATTAGACATAATGGCGATGCCGTTCCAGTAAAAGAATTTTTCTCTGATCGACTATTCACCAAGGAAGTCTTAACTGAACTGGATGAGAAAGTTATTAAACCTACTTTTAAATTCCCAGAAACACAAGACGGAATAGACGAGATTGAAATAGATGAATTAGAAGACTTAACTAGTTCAGAAGATGCAGATTAATTTACAGCAAACAATCCCACTTAAATACTTACTAGAATCTCACATCGCTCTGCCTAGTTATCCAACTGGGCAGGACTTTGTGTTCGATATTCTGTCCTACATAGTCAAAGTCACAATTTCAAAATCAAAGGAATTTGATCAAACTGACATTAAATTCTCTACTAAAACGTTGAAATACGTATTTGGGGATAAAATGAATGATGAAGAGTTTAGAGATAAGATAAAACTTATCATGAAAACTTTGATAGAAGATGATATACTTATAAAAAAAGGAGAATTCATTACAATCAATGAATCTGAATTTTTAAAATATTACACAATAGCCAATTAAAAAATATGATGATAGACTTCAAAGAGAACATTGAGCTTCTCGAAAAAATAATCTTTAATTTTGTCCTAACTGAAGACGATAATGATATTATCATTAAGCCTAAGAATTACGATTCAATGGACAAGAGGGAGGTTATTCCATTAATCAAAGCTCACTACTTTAACGACGACACTTTACAAAGAGTGTACCGTCTCGCAAAGAAGTTTTTCGTCGAATATTCAAAGATCCCAACTCGTAATGAACTTCGTGAACTTATTAATCTAGCGAATCTAGATATTCCTGATTCTAAATACAAAGCTCTATTCGAAGTAGACTTGACTACTTACAATTACGATTTCTTATTTAAGTACACAAAAGCCTTCATCTTTTACAAAAATCTAAACGGTTCAGTAATTGATGTTCTTTCGTATTTAAAAACAACTGACATTAACCCAGAGAATGTTGAGCTAATAACTAACGAAGTTCGTGAAAAATTTAATCAAAAATTAAACGTATCATTTACTAGTGCCGAATCAGGCCTAGACTTCTTTACTCCAATTGATCACGTTCAGCTATCTAAAATTGGAAATCCTACAGGTTTCCCATTCTTTGATAAGACACTAGGCGGTGGATGGAATCCTAAAACGCTAGTAGTTTTTCAAGGGCGTCCAAAAGTAGGAAAGTCAATGGTCCTTTCTAATATTGCAGGTCGAGCATTTGTTGCCGGATGTCATGTCGGAATTGCAACTCTTGAGTTATCTGACCGTAAATACATGAAGCGACTTGGGTCAATGATTCTAGATATTCCATTTAAAAATTATGATGCCCTACTAGATAACACTCAAGTCGGAGAAGTAACTCAACGGATCGCTGATCTTAGAAGCAAATCTTCTCACCTAGGCGAATTAGTAGTTAAAGAATTTCCAACCGGAACTGCCTCAGCGATTGATGTAGAAAATTATTTCCTAAAAGTTCAGCAAAATACTGGAAAGAAATTTACAGTAGTCGTAGTTGACTATATTAACTTAATGAGACCGATGCGAGAGCAAGGAAACGTTTACGAAAAGATCAAAGTAATCTCTGAGGAATTAAGAGCTGTTGCTATTCGAAATGAATGGTGTATTATTACAGCAACTCAAATTAAAAGAGATGCAGTAGACGATCAAGACTTAAGCATGTCAGATATCGCAGAATCATTTGGGCTTGTACATACAGTAGATTCTCTATTCGGTTTGATTAGAGGACCTATGGAAAAACGAATGAAGATTAAGTTAATTGCAAACCGTGATGGTGGATACACCGAAAGTTTCAAAATGTATCGAATGAGTTATGAATTTGCAAAACTAACTGAAGAATACGATCCAGCTAGCGAGTTCTACTCAGATGATGATGATACTCAATCTCTGGAAAATCAAATGCGAACTCAATACAATACAGTTCACACAACAACAATGCCACCGAATTTAATTCCATACGACTTAGCAATAAGCCCTGACTATCCAGCGCCAGTAGCTAATCCAGGGAAATCTTCTGCTGAGTACGATGACTTATTAAATTCAATATAAAAAAATCATAACTATTTTGATACCAAAACAAACAGATGAAGATTTCTTAGATTTACATGAAGACGACAATAATATCGATCAGGAACTCGAATTAGGTCTTGAAGATGAGTATGACCGTTTAAACAACGGAATATCCGATGATGACTATGACGAAGACGAATTGGAAAGACGTCGATCTGCTTACTCAGACCTAAAGAAGACTGATAAAATCTTTAATAATACTTATAATTTAGGATTAGAATTTACTGAAGAAGACGAAGATAATGCTGGATCTTCAAGAGGAAGTTCTGAAATTAAATTAGATAGCAGCTCAGCCGATTACCACTTAACTGATCCCAGTCGATACGCCGAACATGTGGATCTAGGGATCGTCCGTAAAGATATAAATTCATTCATCCAAGGTAATTCAGAGGTTCTAGCGATACTTGGTGATGAACCTGAAAAGAAGAAATTTACTAAACCTGAGATGAATCTTCTATTTAATTTAATTCTATCAGGTTTAAGTAAAGGAGTAAGCCTAAACGTATTCATTAGTCCAATTCATGTACTTGATTCAATATCTAGTACCGTTAACATGGAATACAAAAAAATATTTGACATGTTGACTTATGAAAATAAGGAACTTCTTCTTATTGAGCTAAACAGCAAATATGGATTCCTTGATAGTATGGGTAAGAACTATAAAATGTTTTAAGATGAAATTAAACAATATTAGAAAAATAACACTAGTTGGTGATTTACACCTAGGAATTAAAAACAATTCAGTAGAGTGGCTCCAAATACAAAAGGACTTTTTACTGGATTTTTTAATTAGTGAAGTTGACAAAGATTTCGATGAAGATCGAGATGTTCTGTTTTTAGAAGGAGATATTTTCCATTCACGCGAATCAATTAATGTTAGAATTCACGATGAGGCTTTAACTATCTTTAAGAAATTGTCTGAGAAGTTTAAGAGAGGTATTTACATTATTATTGGAAACCATGATGTCTACTATAAAGACCGAAATGTGGTTCACTCACTAAAGGCGATTTCGCATATTGCAGATAACATTCATGTGTTTGAAAACCCGGAAATCTTAACGATTAATGGAACTCAAAATTTCCTAATGTTACCTTGGGTAGAAGACACTAATAGAATCAATCAAATAATAACCGATCATCAGGATCTATGTGAATACATCGTATGCCATGCCGATATTAAAGGATTACGTTTTAATAAGTGGACTAAAGTTGAGCACGGAGTAGAGGTTGACATGTTAACTTCATACAAGCGCGTTTACGCAGGTCATATTCATCATAGACAAGAATTTAAAAATGTTCTATACACTGGAACCCCATATCAAATGGATCGAGGCGATAGAGATAATCAAAAAGGTTTTTATCAATTAGACCTAAGCGGCTCTAATCTAATTGAAACATTCGTTCTTAATACTCAATCTCCTACCTATAAAAAGTTTGATATTTATGAATTATTGGAAATGCCAGCAGATCAAGTTATTTCTCATTTTCAAAATTCATTCGTTGATGTGATGATTAGCGTTAATTTCGTAAACAAATTTCCAGTAACAAGATTTCTTGAATTAATTTCAAAATCAAAACATAGAAAGGTTGAATTTTTTACGTATGTTGACGATATCGCTGACGATAAGACGTCAGTAGACTTTAATCCAGAAGATCAGTTTAATGTTATTGATATTTTTAAAAGTTTCATTAAATCTAGAGACTACTCACAGACCTTTAAGACGGACTTAGCTCGAAAGTTTATAGAAGTACATGGACTGGTAAAACAAGAAAGAGGCGATGAATAGACCAAATATTTTAGAATCAATATCAATCCAAAAAATAGGATCTGAGTTTTGCGTTTTTACTAATCGTCAGATTTTTAGAGACTCAGTTATTGAAGTTTGTGCCTGGTTGCCGGTTACACAAAGGACCCAAATTCTTTTAAGTAAAAATGATCAATTCTTAACCAATAAACTATTCCCTAACCCTGATGGAATCGAAAAGGAGAGAGAGATTGCGAGCCGACTTGCTGAGCTTGACCTACAGGAAAGGCTTGATCAAGGCTTAATTTCTCAAGCTCAATTCAAAGCAATTTTATTAGATGTTGTTAATCCAGATAAAATGATGAATATTAATTCGCATGCAATCCTATTAGGATACGGCTCAGTTTATAGACGCTCAGATTCTCCCAATATAAACTGGTCCTATGACTCTACCTCAAAACTGTATAAATTCTATGCAGTACAAGACATTATGCCCAACCAAGAACTTACATACTTTTCAAACTAATGAAGATACAAGAATTCTCATTCCGAAACATTTGTTCATACGGAAATAAATTACAGACGTTTAAATTTACTGACGAGCCTCGACTTGTTCTAGTTCAAGGTAAAAACGGCTCAGGTAAATCTTCAATTTCTGATGCCTTAACTGTTTCTATCTATGGAAAATCGGCAATCCGAAAAACCAAGGAGATTCCTAATCGTATTAACAAGAATGCCTATACTCAAATTAAATTCTTAACCGATGGTGGTAAATTAATTGATATTGAACGTGGGCTTGAACCAAACTTTTCAAAAGTATCAGTAGACGGCGCTGAATATAACTTACCGGATAAACGCAGAGTTGATGAGTTCATAGAAGATGAATTAGCCAGAATCCCATTTAACGTATTCTCAAATACAATCAGTCTATCAGTAAATGATTTTAAGAGCTTCGTTAAATTAAGTCCAGCAGATAAACGTCAAATTATCGATAAGATCTTTGGACTAGATATAGTTAATGACATGTCTAAAATCGTGAAAGAAGAATCCAAGAAAATTAAAGGGGATGTTTCTGCCCATGAAACGGCTATTTCAAGTAATCAGAGACTTCTTGAGTCGTCTCTTCTTCAGCTTGAAAATCTAAAAGTTGAAATTGAAACTTCAAATGAGACTCGAATTTCTGAAATTACTGCTCAAATATCTCAATTAGAAATAGACAAACAGGCTAAGAGAACTGAAGCAGCTTCTTTTAATACTAAAATAGAGGAAATCCGAACCTCAATCCGAACTAGTCAAGATAGCCAGTCTTCTACTCGTTTAAATATCTCAGAAATCCAAAAGAAGCTAGATATCTATGCAAAAAATAAATGCCCTCACTGTTTATCTGACTTAACTGACGAATTACACAGCCAAATTAAAGATAAGTTACAGGCAAAGAAGATTCAACAAGAGTCCCTAATTCCATCGATTACTGAATCGCTTGCAAGTCAGGCGACAGGTCTTAAAAAGATTGAGGAGTCTCAAAATACAGCAAAGGCCGATTACTATTCAATCGATGCAAATATTACATCTCTTAAGAGAGAACTCTCTGGATTAAAAACGCAAACAGTTAAAACAACTGATCATCATTTAGCTGAAGTAATTAAAAACATACAGTCTGAAATTGATGATTCTAGTAAGACCTTAAAAGTTGAGCAAGAAAAGTTAAAAGTTTCGCAAGAAATGGAAATGATCTTATCGGATAACGGAATGAAACGTATGCTAATGAGTCAAATTATTCCACTATTAAATAAGAAGATCCTAAAAACCGCTAAAGTATTAGAATTTAAGTTTTCGTTCGAGTTTGACCTAGAGTTCAATCCGATCATTACTCATTTAGGAATGCAAGTTTCACCAGACTCATTATCTGCTGGAGAACAAAAGAAAATGAACTTAATCGTTCTGCTTTGTATACTTGAACTTATTAAACTTAAACATAATAAAGTAAACGTGTTATTCTTAGACGAAGTATTTTCTTCTCTTGACGTAGACTCTATTTTTAGAGTAGTTGACCTCTTAAAAACTTTCTCAAAGAAGTATAATATGACCGTGTTTGTTATCTCGCATGATCCATTACCTGAAGAATACTTCGATACTAAGATCCAGGTTGAAAATACTGACCATTTTTCAGATTTAGCTATTGTATAGTTAACCTTTTTCCTTTTTTTGAGTATTATAGTTACTAGTTTAACACAATTAATATGATTACATTTAAAGGAAAGACTTTCGCTTCATGCTATGAAGACTCCATTAAGTATTTAATGGCTAACGGTCTTGTGAATAACGCTAGAGGAACTACCAGTAAAGAATTACTAGATGTTGCACTCGAAGTCGAAGATCCAACTCAATGCCTATACCTAAATCAGGCTAGAAGTTCGCAAATGAAATACATTGCAGCTGAATTCCTATGGTATTACATGGGTCGTAATGATGTAGCGTTTATTTCAAAATGGGCTAAATTCTGGGAAACAATTCAGAACACAGACGGCACCGCAAACTCTGCTTACGGTAATCTAATCTTTAAAGAGACAAACTCTCATGATTTGACTCAGTATCAATGGGCAATTCAAAGCCTAATGAACGATTCGAACACTCGCCAAGCAGTTCTGCACTTCAATAAACCAGTTCACCAGCATTTTTCAAATAAAGATTTTGTTTGTACTATGTACGCAAATCTTCATATTCGAAATAATAAACTTTACATGAGTGTTTTCATGAGAAGTAACGATGCAGTATGGGGTACACCAACTGATGTTGCTTTCTTCTGTTCTCTACAAATGCAAATCCATTCTCATCTTAAGCAATTCTATCCAGAATTGGAATTAGGATCGTATACTCATGTCGCTAATTCATATCATGTTTACGATAGACACTACGATCTAGCTGGCTACATGTTACAAAATGAATTTTCACCAGTAACTTTACCAGCTATCGTATCTGATTTAATCGAAATAGACGGAACTCCTAGTAAAGATTTTGAAATACTATTTGATTCTATTAATAAACATACAGACGATGTCCTAATTTTTCAAAATGGCGAAGACCTTTTGAAATGGATATTTGAAAAATCTCAAGGAAATGTCAACTACTAACTCACTATCCGTACAGAGGCAACATAAGGTTGATGTCGCCTACATCAAAATGGCCCAAGTTTGGGCAGAATTATCTCATGCAACTCGTAAAAAAGTTGGAGCATTAATTGTTAAGAATAACACGATTATTGCAGATGGATTCAATGGTACTCCTTCTGGATTTGAAAATGAATGCGAAGAGGCCGTAATGAACGAAGACGGTTCATTTAGAGAATACAAAACAAAATGGTACGTTCTACACGCAGAGTCTAATGCTTTAGCTAAAGTTGCTAAATCTACTCAAAGTTGCGATGGATCGACCTTATACATAACTTACTCCCCATGTACAGATTGCAGTAAATTAATACTTCAAGCTGGAATAAAAAAAGTTGTTTATCTAGAGGAATATCGAGATATTGCTGGACTTGATTTTTTAAGAAGAGCCGGGGTAGACGTTAAAAAAATCAGCCTAGATTCAATATGATTGATACAGATGACAGAAGACTTGAAATCGTTTTCGTAAAAGACCAAAAACAATTTATTCAAACCTTTAGTAAGAAGCAGAAATGCGATTATTTACTAAACGTAAATAAAATAATCAAGGAGAAATTTGAACAGGAAATTCTTGTGCCAAATAAGATCCAATCGTTCCTAATTAATTATGAGATTAAGAAATTAATCGATAAAGCAATTAACGTTAGAAACCGTAAATACAATAGAATCATTTACGTTAATTCTGGACTTAGTGCAAGTAGCGTAAATAATGCTATAAAATTCCTAAATACTGCGTATCAGTCAGTAGAGTTTATCCCTCAATTAATAGATGGGGATCTTGAAATTGGAGAATTAACTGGAGTTGAAACAATAAAAAAGGGACTATAAAGTCCCTTTTCTTTTTTATTAAGTTTCTAAAGAATTACATCATTTCGTCTTCTTCTTCGTTCTCTTCTTCTTCGTTCTCGTCTTCTTCACCTTCTTCAGATTCTTCTTCTAAACAAAGTTTTTTAACAGCTGCACAAAGTAGATTGCAAACTTCTTCTTTTTCAATTTCCATCTTTTCAGCGATATCTTCGATCATAGCTTCAAGATCTTCTCCGAAATCAGCCATTAGATTTTCTAATTGCTCTTCGTCTACTTCAATTTCTTCTACTTCTGCTCCTTCTTCTGGAGTCTCTTCCATTTCTGGAGCTTCCTCTTCAGCTTCTGCGAACATGTTATAGCCTTCATTTTCGTTTACGAATTGTTCGAAACGTTTAATTTTTCCTTCTTCAACAGCGTCAACTGTTGCGATTGTTGGTTTTGCGTACATAGGGTCAAATGGTTTTTTCTTAGCAGTTCTTGAGATTAAGTCACGAGTTACTGCTTTCCACGTCGTGTCATAATTATGATTGAATTTTCCACCTTCAAAATCGGCATTTCTGTCGACTACTCGTTGGTATCCATCAAGTGATTTTCTTTTTGATTTATCAAAGTCTTCCTTCTCTTTGGGACCTCCGAATGCAGGCTTCTTCAAGTCACTGTATCGATCCATAGAAGGATTATCTCTGCGTTTTACGTTAAACATGTCCATAGTCAGTTAGCGATGATTTTTTTATTGTCCGATTCTAGATTCAGTGTACATATCCGCTGTGAATTGTGCGGTTAGTTTATAAATACCGTCTCCTGCGTAATCTAGTGCAGTTTCAGTTAATTTATTTGGTCCAATGAATACTGGTGAGAACATAAAGTCTCTGTAAATTACACCAGCTCTATTAAATTGCGTTACTTGAATGCTGGCATCCGCGTAGTCAACTTTTAAACCTTGACGACCAGTTAATGGATCGTAAATTAAATCTGCCCATGCTCTTAGTGCATTGTAGATGTACATATCATTATTATTGTTTAAGTTAACCTCAAAATCAATATTAAACTGATGATACGTCTGAGCTGGTTTAGCTGGAGCATAAGTTCTTTGAGCGAATTTATAGTTCTGCGTAATTACTGCTGAACCTGAACCTGCAAGCTCTGGTAAACTAGTTACCTTAAGAACGTGTTCAAGCATTAAGTTGTTACCGAAACCTATTTTACCAGCAACTGCTGGTGGAGGAGTAATAATTACCTCAAATTGATTAAGGTACAACGGCTCGTACTTTCCAGGACCGGCTGTTGAGTTTTTAAAATGTGGTAGACCTGCCATCTTGTCTCTTATTTTTTAGTTATTTATTCTTGTCCGAAGCAACTTGTTTATCGGATGATCCTTCTGATTGAGAAGGTTCCCTTGCTTCAATTTCTTTTTGTATTTGCTTTTGTAAAGCCTTAATTTCAGAAGTAGTTTTACTTCCCAGTGTAATATTTGTTGCTTTAATAACGTCTGCTATATCTAATTCAGGTTTCTCTTTTGAATATACTGAATTTTGATCAGGCGTAAAGCTTAATTCGATCGATGGTAATATTTGAGCTAACAAATTTCCACCAAACTTAAATTCCTTTTCGTCAAACTCTGGAAATTCCATTCTAAATGTTCTGCCTAATAGACCTGACATTGAAATTTCTGCATAAATTTTAGTTTTATTATCAATCGTTTCTCCCGATACTACTTTTGATAGATTATTTGATACTTGATATAGAAACTTAACCCCTGCAGAGTAAGCTCCTCTTTCTTGCTGACCTTCTAAAAATCTAAGACGATCTCCTTTAACTACTACTGTGTATGCATAGTCGCTAACTGCAGCAGTTTCGTCAGGCGTCACATCTGGTACATCAATTTCCTCAGGCTTAGTATCAATAATCGCAGGTAATCCAGGTTCTTCTACCTTAACCAGGTCACCACCAGGCGAGTATCCTGCTAATTGTTTAGGAGCGTCTGGCCCAGGAGGTAAAGCTTTTTGAGTTTCTTCATCCTCTTCCTCCTCTTCTCCAGACCCTAACTGTTTGGGTGCATTTGGCCCAGGAGGTAAAGCTTCAGTAGCCTCATTCTTTTTACTAGATTCACTTGCAATTCGTGCATCAATTATCTTATTGATTTCAGATATTAGATCATTGAGTAGAGCCCCTGATGTGTACTTAACATACAATGGAGCTGCATAGGCAGACGTATATTGTAAATCAGGATACACGTCAGTCTCGTGAATTTCGATTCCTTGCTTTGTTTGATCCCACTTAGACTGTTGACCTTTCCCTGGATTACTCCAAGTTATGTTAAAGCTAATTAGTGATTCTGATATAACTCCTTGTGCGCTCAATTATTATCCTATTTCTTTTTCGCCTTGGAATTCTTTTCCGCGGTTGGATTTTTTCTTAGTTGGATCAACTGGCTTGTAATTTGCCCAAATCTCATTATAGATTCGGCATGAAGCTCCCATGAAATTGACAATCCCTACGAATTTCTTACGATCTTCGCCCTTCATACGTGAAATTTTCTTTCCGATGCTACGTGCATCATCTAAATCCAATTCCTCGTCGTCTGATTTTCCAACTAAATCCTTTATAGAATTCTCTTGAATTACGAACTGTTTAAATGGAGTTAGTCTGTTTTTATTTTTATCTGACATGGTCGAGATTGATTTTTTAATTACTTAGGCATTTTAGCCATGCTAGGCTCAACTTTCTTATTAATAGCATTTCCTTTAATAACGATCTTCGCCATTTTAGAATCTACTACTTTATTAGAAGCCGTACCTTTGCTAGTAGGCAATTTAGAAGTTTTAGTATCAACTGTTTTTGTACTAGTTGTACCTTTACCTTTAGGAAGACTTGCCATTTCAGGTTTAACAGTTTTATTTGAGTTAGAACCTTTACCTTTAGGAAGTTCTTTCATCTCAGCATTAACTGACTTGTTAGATTTAGAACCTTTACCCTTAGGAAGATCTGCCATTTCCTGGTTGATCGCTTTTTTCTCTAAAAGAAATTGTGCGTAATTTAAAACGGTGTTGCTCATTGTGCTTTATTATTTTGTTTATTGTTTTTAGATAGTTATTTATTAGCGATTCTCCTATAAAAAAAGAAAAGGCTCCCTTTTGAGGAGCCTTTTGCTTATGTATTTCCGTTTGCTTACGATTAGTAAGATGCAGAAGGACGAGTAGAACCAGTCAATACACCTAGACCTGTTACGTTCAAGGTAATGTATTGAGTTTCTGGGTGCCATCCAGCTTCTGTAATAGCATAACGAGACTTCATACCAATTTTCGGAGAGAAAGTTCCCTCTGCGATTGTTTGAAGAGACTCTGCCATGATATATGGAAGGAATTTAACACCTGGCTCTTCATCAGCGCCTTTACGACCGATATGGATACGATCGTCGCTGAATTTCAAGTTAGGATCTACGTACACAGTTAAACCGTGAACTTTACCTGCAGGGTACAATTGACCAGCAGCAGATGGAAGATCGTTATTGAAAGGAGCGAACGAGTAACCAGCTACGTCTGCTAAAGCAGAAGCAACACGACCGTTAGTAACGATGTAAGTACCTGCACCGAAACGACCTCTATGATAAATCAAGTTAGCCATTTCAAGGATTTTAGTTACAACACGACGTTGTAAAGTTGAGATGTTCTCGAAACCAGTTGAACCTACAGTTAAGTCCAAAGTAGTGATTCCTGCACCTTCAACTGCTGCGATAGCAGTGTTGTGAACAGAACCTAATTTGAATACACGGTCAACTAATTTTTTGTTGATTGATTGAGCAAGCTCGTTAACTGCTACGTTCTCTAACATAGAGATTACGTCGAAATTCCAAACTCGGTTAAGATCTTGGATTTGCTCAACAGTTGCAGAGATAGCAACTTGGTCACCTTTAGCCTCAATGAATTTCGTAAACATACGAAGACCCATTTGACGGAATTTAGAAACCTCAGCAACTTCTCTCTTCATTCCTTCGAATGGTAATTGAGAACCTGTGTCGCCTAAGAAAGGACCATCAAATGCAGTTGTTGCATAATCATCATCACTTACTGAAGTAAATCCAGAGATGTGGTTTTCTAAAGCAGATACCAAAGTAACTGTGTTAGCTGCGAATGCAGTTGTACCTAAACCATCGTAAGGATCGCCTGTAGCACCAGTTCCAGAACCGATTGCTGTAGCACTAATTGATGCAAGGAAGTCAGCAACAGTAGTAGCACCATCAGTACCAGTTACTACTTTAAGGATTGGTTGACCATCAACACGTGATTTTCCAACCAATTGGAATTTCCAATCTGCGTTAGTACCGTCGATGAATTTACCAACTGCGATAGATGCGCTGATTGAAGGAACTTTAACCATGAATGGCTCGTATGCTTTATCAGTGTTACCACCTTGGTATACGTAATCCAAATAAGGTAAGAAACCTACTGGAGAATCCATAGGAACTACACCAACTAGGTCGAAACCGATAGTTTTAGCAGCTACTTGGATAGCTACCGGTAAAAGGCTTGGGAATTTATCACCAGAACCTGATGCAGAAGCACCGTAACCGTTTTTTACACCAGCAGATGAGAATGGAGTCATTGAGCTAGTTGGAGCAGAGATTGCACCGATTGAAGAGATAGAACCTGGTTGTTGTAAGAACAATCCTGGAGCTACCGCTGATTCATTGATTGAACCTGCGTTATCGAAAATTGCGTGGTTGTGAGCGTAGTCTACTAACCAAGGGCGAGCTTTTACGTCTGCACCGTAACCTTCTAAAACTGGAGTCCAAGTTTCGTTAATTGAAGCGTCGTTCAATTTTTTGAAAATTTTAGTTGCCATTTTTTAAAAATGTTTTTTTAGTTTTGTGCTTTTCTTTTAAGCATGTCTATGTAAGTATTTGAATAGCCTCTTAAGCTTTCGTGTACTTGATTTAACGACACATAACCTTCTTTACCTTGGCTTTCGTTAATAGTGTTATTATTTATAATAGTCTCTGTTGCAATTCTTTCATTAATTCCTCTGAAGTCACGAGAATCCCAGAAAGATTTAACTTGATATGCTGAATTAAGAACTAGTGTGTTTGCTTGAGCAGCAACCCAATTTCTTTCTCCTTCAGTCATACTTTCAAATACATTTTTGTAAGCAGCTGGCATAAATTTAATATAGTTAGGAGTGTTTTCAACCTGTTTGTTAAGAACTGCCTCCATGATATTAACTACCTCTTCTTCATTAAAGTAGATTGCTCCTCTAAGAGTTTCAACGATTGCGGTTTTAGTAGGTTGATCTAACTTGTAAAATGCTTGTTTACGGCCTTCGCTTAACAATTTTAAGAAAGGATATTTACCTTCTAGAACTGCGTTTGCTGAATTAGATTTAATATGTGTTAAGATACCGTCTACTGCACCAACTAGGTCATCTACTGTAGAAGTTTCACTGATTTCAAATTCAACACCTTCGTTTAATTTCTTAACTTCTCCAAGTAGAGAACGAGTCTTAGCTGTTGCTCCTGGAAGAACTTTTTCATTAAGTGATTCTGCGATATACTCAGAGTATTTAATACCTTTATTTAAGTTTTCACCTAAGTAATCAGAATATTTAATAGCGGCTTCTAAGTTTTCAGCGATATAGTTAGAATAGTGGATTCCTTTTTCTGCATTTTCTCCAACGTATTCAGCGTATTGAATTCCTCTATCAACGTTCTCAGCTAAGTAATTAGTGTATTCGATAGTTTTTTCAACGTTTTCTGCAACGTATTCAGAGTAGTTAATGTTTTGGTTAACTTTTTCTCCTAAGTATTCAGAATACTGGATATTCTTTTCAACTTTTTCTCCTAAGTAGTCAGAATAGTCAATAACATTATTAACTTTTTCTGCAACGTGCTCAGTGTAGTTGATACCTTTTCCTAACATTGCTGATAGGTAGTTAGAATATTCAACTAACTGCTCCATTTCACCTGCTAGGTAATTAACGTATTCTACCATTTTAGCAACTACTGGAGATTCACCAGCTGTGCTTTCGCTGATCTGCTTAAGACCTTTATTGTTTTTTGAAATACTCTCTTGTAAAGTTGAGAATTTCTTCTTAACCAATTCAGAGTATTGGTTCATTTCATCTTTTGTTACAAACTCATTAGCCATTTGCTGTGTATTATTTTGTTGGGTTGGAATTTCAGAATTATTTATTTTATAAATCTTTACAGAATCTGCAAAGTTGAAATTTTCAGAAATATCTGTTAGTTTGCTAGTTATAGCAGTTGTCTTTAGTGTATCCAATGATTCAAAGATAGAAGCAAAGTTACCTTGTAAACTTTCAGACACTTGACTTAATGATGCTTGAGAGAAACCAGGTTCTGCTACTAAATCATAAGTAAAGATTTTATGCAACTTAACTTTTCCGTTTTCAGAAACGTTACCTGCTGCTCTTGATGAAACTGCTGTTGTGCAACCAGCTTCAACTAAGGTCTTAGCGATCTTTCCACAAGGAGTATCAAGAAGACGAAGTCTAATCTTTACGCTATTTGAACCTTCATCGTAAGTAAGTCCTTCTACTACGTGAGATACGTTAGCTAAAGAAACATCAAATTTTTGTGGGTGATCAAGTTCACCAAAGAGTCTGCGCTCTTCGATCTTCTTTTTTAGGTATTCTAGATGAGGTAAATACTCCTGTTTTTCGTAAACTCGATTATTCTCGTTCATTACTCCAAAAACAGCGGCAGTACCTTCAAGGATAATGTCGTTATCTTCTCTAGTTACAGTGACAGCTTCGTTGATTTTCTCAATAATGAATACTGAGTTGTCAGGAACAGATGTCTTGTTCAAACTTTGTATTTTAGGATTAGCCAATTGTATCAGACTTTTTTGATTATTTATACGCGCCACCTGTCATACATGGTGAGCCGTACTAACATTATTTATTAATGCTAATCAGTAAGTCTTTGAATTCCTTTAACTTTTCTTCACTTAATTTCGAAAAGTCCGGACGGTTCACAATTATTTTAAAGAGATGGCTTCCTCTTTTACCAAATGCGGATACGAGTCCTTGGTTGGGTATCTTAACTACTAAGTCACTAAGTGAATCCCGGTTAAATGATTTTATTCTGTACTTTTTACCCAATGGGCTCTCTAAAATGACTTCTTCATTAAACAAAATATCATATAGGCTGATCTCAATCTCTTGAACTAGATCACTATCTTCAAGTTCAAGGCCCAGCATATCAACATTTATGCGAATAATTAAATCGCCAACCACATTGCCTGCCCGCTTTCTGTTAAAGTAATCGACTTCCTCAGTTTCCTGACTGGACCCTCCTCCTCTGACTTTTAGGACTAAAAAATATTTACCGTTTTCAAAAGAAATTGGATAAGGGTTAATTGCTAAATTAACTTCTGCTCTAATTTGCTTGTCTTCGAACTTTAATGCACCGTCTTTTGACTTTTTTGATATCGGGTATCCAATATCAAATACCGAACCGTCCATTAATTCTTTGATGGTTGCCCATTTGTCAACAGTAACCGTTAAGTGCCTAAAGTCTTGAGTTCTTGCTCCAGAGAAAGAGAAATCATGAAACGACCCAAAGAATTCCGAATTAAATGAAGAATTTTTAGGTGCCCGGGCAGAATCGTATACTCGTTTCTTATCTTCTGATCCAATATGTTCATACGCCTCAGCTACTTCTTTGAATTTTTCTTCAAATTCTTTACTTCCACCATTTTTGTCAGGGTGGTATTTAGAAGCAAGCTTTCTGTAAGCTTTCTTTATTTCAGCAGAGTCCGCTGTTTCGGGAACTTCGAGAATTTTATAATAATTTTTCAAACGGTAAACCTGTCTTTTTGTTTCTAGTATAATACTAGAAATCGTTAGTTAGTTTACTTTCGATTAAATAACCTTATAAAAAATCAATTTATGTGAAGCCCATTGCTTTTACCTATTACTCAAATGCAGTCTCCGATATTTTCTTAAAAAATGTGGAAACATTCCTCTACTATTCAGGAAAATACGACAGCCTAGTCATTTGCTCCGATATACCTTTGCCTAAAACCATAATATCGGCATTATGCGAAATTATTCAAGTGATTAAGATCTCCCCAAACGAGCAATCTATCTCGTTGAAGAAGAAATTTTCAAGTAATTCTAACCCAACTATAGTTAACCCTTTCATATTAACAGCACTTTCTTATTCAGAAGCATCGGATATTACTGTATTCGACCCCCATGTGTTTTTAATAAAGGATATAGACTTAACCAATAATTCCAATCAATTTTTCTTTTCCCAGAACTCATTAATATCTACGAGCTTTTTTAAATTTAAGCCTTCTTCTGAGATTAGTCGGCTTGCTAATCAAATTCTAATAAACCAGGATTATACTAACATATCAATAATCCAGGCCTTTAATTTCTTTATAACGAACTCACTAGCCTTTTCTGAAAAGTCGATACGGTCTGATCTTTTTATCTTTACCAGACCTAGTGATGAAGTTGAATTAAAGGAAGATAAGATACTCGGCTTTGATTTTTTAAATTTAAGTAGGACTTCACATTTCAAGGAAATTTCCGGAATTAGAGATAATCATGTTGCCAAAAAGAAAAAGCAGCTACTTGCCTTTATCAAGAAAAAATACCAATACCTAGATCAGTCACTAGTTACTGCTACTCAAAATAATGCAGCAGTTCCAATATCTTACGAAAACTTTAAAAAGTATTCAGACAAACTCACCAATACGGTACAGATCAATCTGATCTACACAAAACAGGTAGCTAATCACGCTAAGAATTTAGAAAAGACCCTAACCGAATTAGGGTTTATTGTAAAGTCTTCAATTAAATCTCCAGGTAGTGCTCTAAACCCAAATGACCCTAACTTGCATATCGTCATGTGCCCAAATGTATTCACGGATTTCCCAAAGAATTACATAGCCTACCAATTTGAACAAGCCCATTCAAGCTGGTTCACTAAAGATTACATACACAGGCTAAATTGTGCGATTGAAATATGGGATTATTCAGAATACAATATCAATTATTTCAAAGGAAAATTTGGAAGACCTCATATATTTGTACCAATCGGTCGAGTTGAACATGATGTTGATATAGTTAACCAAGCTAGAGATATAGATGTCCTGTTTTATGGAGAATACTCAGGCAGCAGTCGAAGAACTGAATTTCTAGATAGTATGAGAGAGCTTAGGTCCATCAAAGTAGTAGACGGATTTAGCGTACATAAGTTTGGATCAGATATCGTAGATATTCTCAAGAGAACTAAAGTTGTACTAAATCACCACTACTACGATAATGGAAATCTTGAAGTAGTTAGAGTATATGAAGCCTTAAGCTACGGGTGTAAAGTCGTTTCCGAAGTTTCAGTTGATGATAATTACCACGATTTACCGATTTTAAGATATTCCAGTGTTACTGAAGCAGATCGGCTTCTAAAATTGGCACTAGCTGATAATCAGGTTCGTGAATTTAACAAAAGTAATAAAGCTGTTATTAAATCAGCGATGAGTCGACTTGGTTTTAATATGCACAATCGAATTGCAGTATTTGCTCATTATGATGTCCTTAACCAGATCGACGATTATGTAGTTGACTATTTAACTAAACTTAGTAAATTTTGTGACAAAATAATATTTGTGTCTGACGGTAACGTAAATCCTTCTGAGCTGGAAAAAATCTCTCATTTAATATCTGATAGTATATGTGGAAGGCACGGTGAATCAAACGATTTAGGTAGTTACAAGAGAGGTTTCAATTTAATAATTGAAAAGTACAAGTCTGACATTTCTAAAATTGATCAATTTCTTTTTGTTAATGATTCAGGTTATTGTGTGGGCGATCTAACTCCAGTCTTTGACACTATGACTGGTGCATCCGTTGATGCATGGGCACTATGTGATCATGCGCCCGACCCAAAACTAATAGAGGGCAAGTGCTATTTACAAAGTAATTTTTTCTCAGTTAACCGAGCAGTATTTACGGCAAAACCGTTCTCTCAGTTTATGAACAGTATAACAGTTTCTCATAATAAATCAGAAATAGTTGACAAGTATGAGCTAGGTTTATCTGAGATGTTAATTAAGAATGGTTATAGGACCGGTTGTTACATAAGCACAGTCAGTCTAGATGAGTACATTAGATCGAATGATACTCAATTAACAACTGAGGTCCTTTCGCTACTTTCCGGAAATTATTCAGGCATAACTAGCGATATAATGTCAAGAATATTTCATTCAAAAATAGGAGGAGACTATGTCTATTCTGATCATTTTTATACTCTACTAAAAATAGGATTTCCGTTAATTAAATGCTTAGCACTAGTTCCAAATCAGGAAACTGGCCCATATAATAAACTAATTGACTATTGGAAGCCGATCCTCATTTCTAAATTGGGATCAGCTCAAGTTAATCAAATGCTAACTCATATTTCTAGAATCGGTAAGACTCCGAAATCACCTAACAAAAATATACGATAATAAATGAAACTTGCCATTTTTGCAATAGCATTAGACGAGGAGAGGTATTTAGCTGAATGGCTAGACTACCACAAGAGATTAGGAGTTACTGACTTTGTCATTTACGATAATTCAGCAAATAACAAACTACGAGACTTTGCCTCAGACTCAGTTAAGATCATCTATTTTCCTGGAAAAGGGATGCAAATTCCAGCATATAATAATTTTCTAGAAAATTTTGCTAGCGACTTTGACTATGCAATGGCACTCGATATTGATGAGTTTTTAGTAATTCATAATGATTTATCAATTAACGAATTCATTCAAACCTACTTAACTTCAGCTGGTGTAGTAATCCATTGGCGATTCTTTGGGTCAAACGGTCATATTCGTTACTCAGATCGACCAGTCTTGGAGAGATTCATTAAATGCCAAGACGATTGCTCTGACCATTTCAAAACAATCATCGACTGTAAAAAAGTAGTTAGGTATACAAATCCTCACATGCCTGATTTGACAGTCGACGGTGAAATATTCGAGTTAACTGGTGAATTAGTAACAGGTCATGCGAGTCAAATAAATACAACTAGTATTGCACAAATCAACCATTATTTTTGTAAATCATGGGAAGAATTCAACTGGAAGATCAATCGAGGCCGCATAACTCTCAATGTTGAACCTAGATCAACTGACGATTTCTTTTGGGCGAATAGAAATGACGGTGTAGACAAGTCGGCTCTAAACTTAATAACTAATAAAAAAACTACAAAATAATAATGTATTTACCAGTACCTTACAAAGTTCAGTATGACACACAAAAATTTCCATTTAAGGAAATCGTCGAGTCAATTCTAGAAGTTGATAATCTATCTGAACTGCACAAATTAAAAGACTACCTTTTCTTTTCTAGAGAAATGGATCAATCTACTGATTGGCACAAAGCTTATTACTCAAAATTCAGTGAGTTGTTTTACCCAACGTACGTTGAATTAGTTAAAGAATTAGCGAACTCATTCGAGTATGAATCAATCATTTATCAAAAAATCCCAACGTTTAGAACCCAACTCGTTAATAATTTAGCAGTCGGCGAATGGCACAGGGACCGAGCATACAATCACGGAACTTCTGAAGTTAACTTTTGGATGCCATTTACTGATACTAACGAGACCAATACTATTTGGATGGAAAGTTCTGAAGGAAAGGAAGATTTCATGCCGTATACTGTAAAATACGGAGAAATTTTAGTATTTAATGGAGCTAATCTACTTCATGGAAATAAAACAAACACCTCTGACTCTACTCGAGTATCAGTTGACTTTAGATTAGTTGATCCAGCTAAATTTATTCCAACTAAAGCAGGCTCAATTAACATGAATTCGTCTTTTGAAGTAGGCGGATATTTTGAAAAACTTTAATTATGAAATTATCAGCAGGATACGTTGTCTTTGACGGACTAGAGACACTAGAGCAATCAATACGCTCAATCCGAGAATCAGTTGACCTTGTTCTCGTGTCATATCAAACTGTTTCTTGGGGAAACACTGAGTGTTCTCCTAACCTAGTTCCAATGTTAGAGAGACTCAAGAAGAAAGGATTAATTGACGCCATAATAGTATTCACAGACTTTGTACCATCATCCCTAACCACTGCTGAAGATGTGCTGAGAGCTAAGGTTTATGAGTGCAATAAACGTCAAAGCCTATTGGAAAAATCTCTTGAATTAGGAGCAACCCATTATCTTTCAATGGACGCGGATGAATTCTATGTTAAAGACGAATTTGACGAAGCTAAGCGACAAATCATTGATAATAATTTACATGCGACTGCGGTTAAGTACATAAATTACGTAACGCCAACTCTACACCAAGGGTACTCCAAGTTTAAGGTCCCATTTATCTACAAGATAGGATCGGCCAGTAGGCATCATTCAGTGCAATTCATGTTTTCTGATATAGACCCTACTCGCGGAATAGCGGATGACTCATACGAAAGATCGCGAGTATTTGACCCAGGAGTTATAACGATGCATCACATGGAAATGGTCAGAGAAGACTTGCTTGGAAAATACCAAGCGTCAAGTCGATATTTTAGAAATAGACAACAGTTACCTACTTTATCAGAAGATATTGACCGTGCTAAGAGCACCGGTAAACTTACCTATAATGCAATCCATTTCGGAGATGCAATTAGTCACTTAAATACTGAGCTTGAATTAGTTAAATGTGAAGATCAATTTGGATTAACGCCCAATTGATACGGTTTCAGATAGGATCTGATCTTTCATGTTATTAATTAGAGATTGAGCTGCCGCTCCAGTAGAAGGCATTTTAGCATCAACCATTGCAGCTAATCCCATAAGAGCTGCAAACATTGAATCACCCATCACTGCACTTTCAACAACATTTGACGAACCCAATCGGGTAGTCTTTCCATCTACGTGAACTGTTTGTGCGCTTGTTTTAATTGAATTGGAAATAACGTTAACTTGAGACTGGCTCATTACTGTGATTACGTTTCCATCTAATTCAACTGAGGAAAGGCCGTCTTTGTGATACAATTCAATTTTTGAATTTTGATCAATATTTAGGTAAGAGTCTTTCATTTCAAGAGTTAACCCTCGACCTTTATTAAACCAGAATTTTATCTGCTCATCTCCATCAAATAGGATATAGTGAGCTCCTTCGTACTCGTATTCTGTACTCTTCTTAAGCTCTTCCTTAATATCGTCGCCTATTTCCTGAACCTGTTCGTACTCTGGCGAATATAAGTCACCATTATTAAATCTCACATTAACAATCGCTCCCTTTTTAGGAATTGATATTGATCCAGCCTTTGCGTCCTGCCCGAAAAATGCGGGCTTTTGAGATTGAACTGCCCATGGAATATCTTCAACTGGCAACGTATCAAATAGGCTAAATACTTTAACTTTACAGCGACCTTCTCTTAGAGGATCAGTCACATCAACGACTTCTCCTAAATACTTAGTAGTTAGGCGATCCGACCCAGTAGGATCCTTCATTATATCGTGATTTGGATTCATTCGCTATTCTATATTTTATGGATAAACATCCCCCAATGAACCATCTGATACATTTGGTTTTACATCTGATCCTGGGTAAGTGTCATCTCCTACAGTCTGTCCTCCAACCGGCCCAACTGGCGATCTTCGCCCGAATACCTGATTAGTTGAAAGTACTTCATTTGTTCTATTATACACATTTTGCGATAATGCGGTTTCAAGTCTAGTCTGTAATTGGTTAGTTAAGTCGCCTATTAATCTTGCAGGTAGACTTGCTGCACTTGATAAAAAGCGCTGAGCTCTTCCTTCTAGGCTATTTGCTAAACCTGAGAAAATACCAAGAGACTGATAATCAGATTGAGCTGAAGATTCTGATTCTTCGGTTACCCATCCAGCTTTAATCTTAAATGAAGTGTTAAATGGCTGATCTTGAGTGAACGCCTTCATTTCAAGCGAGGTTGGGCCGCTCATAAATCCATCAAAATCAAACTCACAACGACTTAGTCTGTACTTTAACTGCTGTACTCCACTTTCTAAGCGGCCGTTATCATCCCTAATATCTCTTATTTCAAATAGAGTAATTGTCATGTCAAATGTTCTTAAGTTATCCGGAAGAGTATACGCTAATTTATCCTGATCGTATATAGCTCGTCTATAATTTTCTGCAAACTTAAGTAATGGTTGCTGTATAGAATCAATGCAGTTAATTGTGATTTCAGCCTTTTTATTACCCTCCTTTATTCTACTTGCTGCTTTCCATAATGAATCTATTCCTGCTATTGACTGAAAATACCATGGAGAATTCTGTAGTAGTTGTAAATTAGCCTGCGCCGAGGTTAAGTGATGAGCGTATGCCCTTGTCCACGGCGAATCGTATGCAGTTAAGAAGTCAATTGCTGACCATTCTACTACATTGTATGTATTTATTGTTTTATCAGTATTAGGATTTGCAAATAACTGGTCCCAATACAGAGCCATTTCTCCATCATTTGAATATTTAGGTGGAAAAAAATCAATATCAAAAGTCAAGAATACTGGATCCTGAATATCGTATATGGAACTCTTTACGAACTGTTTCCATCTTCTTGGGCCGTTTGTTTTAAATTCTACTGCCATAATTAAACTTTATTTTCCATTTTTTGTGCAGGAATCCAATTTCTTCTACTTAATAAAATTTCAGTAGTGAACGATGTAGATTCGTTTAGCGGGTTGTATCGGTACACGATATCTTTAACATAATACGTATCAGTTAAATTTGTATCAAGTACTAAGTCAGTTGATCTAGCTTTATCTGCAATCTCTGGCTTTTGCGAATTAGTTTGAGTTTTATCGTCATTTAAACTATCGTCATACGCTTTTTTTGCACGACTTGAGTAAATGTTAACCTTTATTCTACTTCCTCTTAGTATATTTTGATTGAATCCTGGAAGTTTTACCTTCAATACATTCTTTTCAGCTTCAATTTTATTATGTGTGTTTAATAATTTTGAGAATTTATAATTAGTGTGAGAGTTAAGGTAATCTGTCCCAGCCCATTTAACAATATCATTTTCCAAATAATCAGTTAATTCAGGGGCCTGATACACGCTTAATCCATCAGGTGAAGGCTCAGATAAAGGCTCAGAATACCAGTCTTTTACTGGAGATTCTTCTCCGTGGCGGTATAGAACAACCCTCTTTCGAAATCCTTCAGTTTTTAGGATATCACCATTGTCACCTATCATTGAGTACTCAAGAATCTTTAGATCTGACATAGTTGTTCCAACTTCAGCGTTTGATAGAACTAATGAAATAGTCGATTCAGTCGAATCTAACTTTCCACCTTTTTCTGCACGGCTTACGTCTAAGTAATCAGTCGCGTACGATGGATAACTTTGAGGTATTTCAGCGTCATCTTTAAATTGTTTAAATTGCTTCTCTACGTTAATAAAATTTAAGACATAATACCTGTCAATAAAGCAGTCAAAAAACGTCTTTTCGTTCTTGTATGAATGATCTGTTACCTGTTTAATAAACGATTTATAATTTAGATTAGGATTAATCCAAGTCATTGCATCATTAGTTGAATCTTCATTACTGGCAAAACCAAGGCCAAGTTCCTCTGCTATCTTTTTTAAAGCTTGAGCAGACGTCATATTTGAATAGGACTTTATAAAATTCCCATTTAACTTAGGGACATATAACTCTCCAAAGAATTCATATCTAACTGAAAAACCTCCGACTGGAATTGACTGAACTCCAGTAATCAGGAAAGTTTGAGAAAATGATTTAAGCTTAGGATGGCCAGTTGCAACGTACGCTGTTAATAGGGGCTTGGTTTTTGGGTACCCTACTGAGGTTAGCGAGCCAGTCGAATCTAACACACTGACATGAATGGTTGGAATTAATGAGTTTGTAAAAACCGTCATTCCTAAAATACTATCAGCTGGCATTCTAGAATTCCCAATCATTATTAATGGAGATTTTCTACCCAAATTCTGAGCAAAACCTGAAGCGTCCGGATTACGAATCTGTCTAGTAGAGTCTGGTGTTTCTAGGTCCAGTACATCAATACTTGGCGGAGTTATCTTTGGCTCAAGCGATAATAGTATTTGGTCGGACAATGCCATTATGAAAATATCTTATTTTTTACTAACGCTGCCTGTAGCTTGGTTCTAGAAATTGGATCAGGACAATCTTCTTTCTTAACTGACGTTACGTCGGTTCCAAATACAATTTTACCATTAACAACCTTCACTGAATTATCTTTAGCGATATTAGGCGGAGCCACCGTTGCTGCTGAATTAGCCTGTAGATAGTCAAGGCGATTCTTATCCTGTTTAGTTTTAGGAGAAATAAACGCAGTCTTTTTCTTCTTTCTAGTAGAAGTCTGCCAATTCTCATTATTTCCATTAATATCAACCGGTTTGACCAACATCCCAGATAGAGCAGAGCCGTCTGGTACTTTTATTAAGTCATTAACGTCTAGCGAAAATGGATTAGAGATTCCGTTGTATTTAAAAAGAACACATACGAAACTGGCAGTCTGATAAAATATTTTGGAAATCAAATCCCCTCGCATCTGAATTCCTTCTTCGACTGCATACGTTCTTCCTTGGTTAACTAGAACTCCTCTAAACGAAACACTTCGCCGAGTTAAGTCGTTAACTACATCGCCGTTTGTTTTTGTAAAGTCGCCTTTTTGTTGTAAAACTTTTAAATCTAGCATACTTAATCTTATTAATTTTGTCCGTATTCTCTTTGGTAATAGTATAGAAGTAAACTATCATCAAGGCCTCCACTCTTATCTGCATCATTGAATTTAGCCTCATTTTGCTCAAATCCATATCCTCCGAGAAATCTATTTCTAAAGTTATGATAGCGACCTTTTGATCCCGCGCTTAGACTATTGTAATACTCAGTTAATTTTTCAGTAGACGCATCTCCACTTGTTCCAGCAATAGCATTCCATGTAGTATTATTCTGTTCGCCAAAGGTGTCTTCTAAAGTTGACGATTTTAGCATACCTGCCGTTAACTTAGTCTCACCAGCGTTAAGCATTCTCTCAATTGCCGTTTTATCTCTCGGCTTTCCTTGTTTTAAAGTAACCGTAAATGTTACGCCAGTAGGAAAATCGTCAGGGCCAATTTCTTGATCCCACTCCATTGCAGTATTCGTACAAATTAAATCCCCCATTACGAAAATAGGGTTCATTGGATTTCCAACGACTAGATGCCACTCTCCAACCGGTCGGTCCGATAGTGCTGCCTTAATTGAAATTAGGTCAGGCACTGCTGATCCAAGCTTAGTCATCAGCGCAGACTGTATTCCATCACTTAATAATTTAGCCGGGTCATTCATAAATTTACTACCGGCTAGGTCAACTGCTGACAACATACTGCTTACGATCTTAGAAAATTCTTCTGAATTATTGCCTGAATAAGTCGACCCCCAGCTAGTCAGCATCTTTCCCAACGCCTCAGTCATTGTAGGGCTAAACTTTAAACCTACTTTAGGGTAATATCTAGCAAGCTGCCCTAAAAATTGTGCATCATTGTAAGTTAAATTCATAAAATTAGAAATTAGGTCTAGTGCTGCTATTTTTGGACTTAATCCATTAAAAGACCTAAATGAATATGCGAATTTAATCGTCATTCCAGTTTGACTATTAGTTTCTTGCATACCGCGTTTTCTTCTAGAAGTCTTATCAATTACGTTAACTGGCCCGTATATTCTATTCCAATATGGACCAGTTGTATATAAGTTCTTTTGATACTGTTGCATTTTTGCATCGTATCCACTAAGCTCCTGGATGTTTTGATCCGACCCACTAAATGTTGCGTATGCTGCCTCAAGTGTAGTTTTTAATGCAGCTCCTCCAGGAAGACCCTGTATAGTTGATAATAATTCACTAAACGTAACCTCATTACCTGTGATTTCTTGTTCAGAAACAGTCAATGATTCCCATGGAATGTCCCAAGCAAATATTCCTAATTTATTTAAGTCGTTAAGAGTGTCTGACCCAAACCAAGTAACTGCCTGTGCAATAGGTATTGCATTTTTACGCTGATCCGCTTGACCGAGTCTCAAGCTATCTGCAATTGGGAATGGGTATCTACGTAGGGTTACTAATCTATTATTCGGAACCTTTCCATAGTCTTTACAATACATAAAATCAGTTAATGCATAAGGCTGGAAACCAACTGAGGTCCCCGCCGATATGTTTGCTCCCCACTGCTTTAATTTAGTAGCAGACGGATTCGATAAAATTCCTTCTTGATTAGTCTTAAAATTTCTAGCCTTCTGCCTAAGAGGGCCAGCCACTTTTTCCCATTGTGCAAGCTTTGCAAGTAGAGCTTTAGTCCTTTCTGCCGGGTCAGTTATTCCACTGGCATTAATTCCAATAATCGCCAATTGTATGTCACTTGCTGCTTTATCTTCTGCTTCGTATTGGCTTGAATCTTTTAAATTACTTGAAAATCCAATAAAGTGACCTTCTGCTCGATATTTACTTCCTGCATTTAAAGGAGAGTACTGAAAAACTGTAAATTTATTAAATATCGAACTTACATTATGTTGGATTATTCCGTTATTCTCAGTTCCGATTAGAGATCCAAGTTCTCCAAAATCGCCTTTTAGAGTTCCAGTACCTCCAACTTTAGCTAAGGCCTCCATGTAATTAACTCCAGCGAATGCCGTATCGGTTACTAGATTAGTATGCGTTGTTATTTCGTCTGCCATTTCTTTTGATTTGTTTCGTTATAGTTATTTATCGACCTAAATAAAAAAAGGAAGATCGACAGACCTTCCTTTCCAGTATTTCAGAGTAACTGATTAGCTTCCGATCTGCACCGTGTATGTAAATTTACTTACGTCAAATCCACCGTGCATGTCTATTTCAATACCATGTGGATAAAAAGGCAAGCCTTCTATCTTAGCTTCAACTCTTCCTGAGAAATCTCCGCCGTCTTCTAATTCAATCTCGTGCCAAATTTCTTCATCGGTAGCCTCGTCCCAAATTGAATATTCTATCATAAGATAGAAGCCCTTAAGTTCAAAATCAATATCCTCAATTCCATGTCGTGAGTGAACTGCATCGATTTTATACAGTATCTTGCATGTTCCGTGAGAATGGTCGTTTATTTCCGCCATTGAGTCAAAACCTAAATCTTTCAGCTGGTCCTTATCTTCAGGAGAAATACCAGCAGCCTTGTTTTCAATCTGTCTAGGAAAATTAGTTAAGTCAACGTCATATCTTTCCACTTCCATGGTCAATACATCATCTGCCCATGGATTTTTGTATTCTTCGTATAGAGCTACGTGTTTCTGCATTATTTAGCGAATTTTAATTTTTTCTTCTCTGAAACTGCTTCGGATTTAGCAATTACTGCTAATCTATATTCCAGCTCCTTAAACGAAGACACTCGACGTTCATTAACTAATTTACTCTTAGCTAAATTACGTTTTTTAGACTCATCAACCTTCTTAACAAGGTCGATATTATCTTGGTAAAGTCCTGGGACTACCACAATTTCTTCTCCGTTAAACTCAATTGGTCTAACTAATTCTACTTCAAAACGATCCACATCTGGTTCGTAACTGTTTTGATAAATCTCGGTGATTACTGCTTCAAGGCCATCTACTAATTCCAACAGACCGTTTTGCATCTCCTCAACGTCCGTCTTGATTACCACCTTGTCTCCGACTGAAAATTTCATACTTTCTCTTTTTTAATTTTTAGGGTTAAGTCTTCGGTTCCTTTAATAAGGCGGTGCCAGTCATGTTTAGGAATCGTTACTATATTATTTAACGACGTCGGCAGTGCATTATCCATTTGAATCATCCAGTCCGTGTCATTTTCTGAAATTAAATGTCGAGTTTCGTCGTCTCTATGCCATTTTAACTCAATTGGATCTATGTCTTGTGAGAAGGTTCTAACAAGTTCAGTACCAACCTCATTAATATCAACATAAGGCTTTATCATTTCTTTCTTACCTTTTGAGCTAAGTCCTTATCCGCCTTTCCCCAAGTTCCACTTGATTTTGTAACAAAAGAGTTTACTCTAGCATGGGCCCATGCTTCTTGACTTTGACCTGGTCGGTGACCTGTCTTCCAAGCAGCCATTCCTCTATTAAATACTTGCTTAAGAATACCAAATGGCATCTTATATTTTTCAGCTTTCTTCTTTAGTGATTTGTCTGCTGGGCTAGACTCATTAATTTCTACCCATTCGGAAAATTTATAGACGAGAGTCTCATCCATTTCACGATTCACCTTTTTGGTAAATGAGCTTTTAACTTTAGAGCCTTTAAATTTTCCTGATTTATCTAGGTCTCCGGGCATTGGTTTATATGCATTATCGTCCGAATCGCTCATTTTTGATTGACGATTCATTTGATTCAGCTTTTTATTCTTTTGATCCTTAGCCAGTCCTTTAAAATACGGACCTGATTTTCCAGTTACCTTGCCTTCGTTCATTTGTACCTATTTTATTTTACCAAAATCCTGGGTAAGTTTTACCTCCCCATAAGTTAGCATATCGATTTATTCTACATGCCCAATAACCGGCAGTAAGTCTATCATTTTTTAGATGACATTGGTGCCTAGCCGCGAAACTTTTTCTAGCTTTCGGATCACTAACCTTTGCAGTTAGTCCACCGTGAACGTCTCCAAATGAAATCTTCTTTACCCTTTTTGTTTTTGGATTCATTACGTAAACGTGGTATTTCTTGGCTCCACCTCGAGCAGGTTTTCCAAGTTCAACCGATCTTCCTTGATACTCTGCCTCAAATAGAAAATCTAATGGAACTAGTTCTCCACCGTATTCTCCAAATAAACCTAAATCCGTTTCTTCAAACAGAATCTGATCTATTCCAGACAGTGCTAATTCGCCTGACTCAAATCGACTTCGGGCTTCAGCTAATAGGCTAAAGTGAGCATCACTGGCTGGTCTATAAATAGACTCGCATACTGATAAATTATTTGTGATATGGTATTCTAAACCTTCAGACATTGGATCAAGATCCGGATTAGGAATCATTCTCCATCGTTTCTCTAGATTTGCTCCTTGACCTCTAGCTAATTTAACTTCTATTGAATTTGCTTTTACTACCTCTAATGCATTAATATAATCCCCTGAATCCAATAGATCCTGAACCATTTCTGCATCGTCTGCTGCAAGTTTTGCCATGTAAACTACTGGGTGTCTTTGTTGATTGAAGTGGCATCTCATACTCATCATACTTAGTGTATGATTGAACGATTTAGCTTGACCTCCAGTAAATCCCATGTCTTCAAGCTCTCCTAGTTCTTCTACGTTTGGAGCAGGCATAAAAGATTCAAGACCCTTGCAATCAGCGATCCCATAGTACCATTCACCATCTACTTCTTCAACTGATTCATTGAATGCTTTAAATGGTTTAATATGGTTTTGCATTTGCATAATTTAATATTATTTAAGCCTCTTCGCAAAGGTGTTCTTCGTTAACTGAATACCCAACTCCGCAGTTTTCGCAAACCATAGAGTTTTCTTCCGACTCGTCGTTCTCGCGAATAGAGTCTTCTGCCATTTCATTGATTAAGAAATTTGCAACTTCTTCGATATCGTCCTTTGATGTAGCTATATGATCTGCTGCCCAATCGTGTCCATTCGTTAGAACCGCATCCACTTTTGATGGATCCATTTCCAATAAAATATCAACAAGTCTCTTAATTGTCTCTAGATTTCCAAAGAACATATAATTCTCAGCTCTATGATCATCATGATCAGTTGTGTGAGCTACTCGTTGTTCCATATCGTGATGAGGCGCTCTATGCGGCATCATTTCATGGTGTTCTGGTCCTTCTAGGAAATTTTCAAATGTTTTAACAATTTTATTCATTATTATAGGTTATTTTGTTCTTTTATAAAATCAGCGAAGCCTAATACAACGCCATACTTTTTCTTTTTGCCTTTTTTCTGAATTCCGAAATTATCTCCAGAACCAAATGATGTTTCAGTCGGTGGTGTAATAGCTCCCATTCCGCCAATTGATCCAGGTACCTGTGGAGAAACTCCAGGAGCTACTCCATCTTCGCTAACCTGTTTAGCCTTAGGTTCGTCTACTACAGAAGTATCGAATATGAATAGTCGACTAAACGCATCAGCTTTCATTTCTCCTTCTCGGCCTTTTACCGCTTTTCCTATTACTTTAGCTGCGCCGTTTAGGGTTTTTGCATAAATCGCATGTGCCCATTTACCAGTTCTTTCAAAAGCTTGTGCAGTTACTCCGCCGGTTTTTTCTCCACCGAATATCAACTCCATTAACGATTGAGCAGCTTTTCTAAATTTCATTAATTTAGTTTCGTCTGCTATTTGTTTTCCATTTACTGGAAGAGAAGTTCTTTCGTATAACGGTAGTTTCTTATTAAAATCGTAATGGATTCCTTTATATTTCTTGGTATCGAATTGCTTATTCTTAGCCTTTTCAATTAACGCTACTTGAATCTGGTCAATTAGTCGCAATAGGTATTCCTTTGCTTCAGTCGATACGTCCGGAAATCCATTAACGCTTGTTCTAAGCTTATTCGCTTCCGCTAAAATATCATTCTCGTTTGTCCAATTTGTGTATTGAAATTCAAATATTCGTCTAATTAAAGAGGCAACGTTCTTATTTACGTAAACTCCAGCCTTAATGTCAGAGGTTACGTCATTTCCAAGTTCTGATGATATTTGAGAAGTGTACGTTGCTGTAGCATCTTCAATTCCGGCTGAAACTTCCTCCGGCATTTCCGCTGCTAAGATTTCAGCTGCTTCTAAATTTGAAAATACTTCCTGTGCAGCAGCTTCTTTTTCTTCTTGATTTTGAGCTCCTTGAAATTTAGAATAAGACTGTTTAGTTTTCTCTGCTGGTATAATTACCATTAGTGAATACAAATTATAGAGTTCATCGTTTATTTCAGAAACCTTTTTATTAATTTCTTCACTAAAATCAGGCTCGTCACCAGCTTTCTTTTTAGAGGCTTTGTTTTGATAAATTAGCTCAATTACTCTAACTCTACAAACAAATTTTGTAATTTTATCTGTAATTTGACCAACTTTTGCTTCATTTACCGGAACCTCATTTAGAGCTTTCATTAACTCTTCTCTAAAGACTTTGATTCTTTCCTGTAAATATGCAAAATACTCCTCAAGAGTTTGCTTCATTTTAGGATCCGAAAATATCTTTGACAGAGTCGGATCATCTAATTTTCCAGTAAGCTCATCTTCTCCTAAATTAAATAGCATATCAAGAAGACGATTTAGGTCCTCGTTATTATCGCCAGTAGGCCCAGATCCAGTCGTATCATCTTCGGACTTTACTTTATTGAGAATATCGTTAGCCTCATCGCCGATCTGAATCAGGTCAGTTTCAAGAATTAAATTCTCAATTGATTGTAATTTTCTTACTTTTAAAAACATATTACTTTTGTTGTAGCAAATATTGCGTTTTGTTTTTAAGGACTAGTACCTCATCTATTAAATTATACAGATCAGAATCTTCCTCTCTATCAAATATTTCTGCAAATGTTCCACGTAATGCTTCATCTACTAATTTAAAGAATTCCATGTAAGCCATATCATAATCGTAAACCATAATAGCTGCTTCTCCGAACTTAAGATTTTGTGATCCGTATTTACCAGCAATCGCTTCAACTATTGTGTCCATGCTCTCAATAAAACCTTCGTAGAAAGCTCCAAAGTGACGGTGTTCAGTATCGTATCCAGTTTGCCAGTGAATTATTTTTGCCTGATCCGCGATCTGCATTAGAGATAGCACGAAATAGGCGATTGTTTTGTCTTCACCCGTATGTGGTTCAGTAAGGTCTTCTAGTCCAAACATTAGTTTTTAAAGTATTTTTATCTGTCATTATCTCCACGGCCAAGCGGACCAAGATAGTCGTGATCCTGCATATAGTCATTCGCTTTATTATTATATTTTTGGATTTTCTGCCATTTCTTAAACGGTGTAACCCAAAAGTCGCGATTCACTTTTTTCTGTAAAAAATCGTATACTTCGTTCCCGGTTGGATGCTGCATCACAGCATTCTTTAAAGGTTCTTTACCCTTCCGGTAGTTATCTACGTTTTTAGCGCTCTTTTCCATAGGGTTATTTATTAGGCAATCTTCCACTACTTTGGAAGTTCTCAAGTAAAACTTTATCCAAGTATTAAATATAATTAGTTAACAAAAACTGTATACATCAATGAAGTTTAACGAATTAACCCCAGAAGATGTTTCCAACCTATCTAATCTCTATTGGAATAAGGATTTAAGTTGGGACACCAGAATGAAAGAATTAAGCTCATTTCTAAATAAGTCCGAGAGAACTGTTCAGAAATGGTTAGCCAAATTAGGAATAACTGAAAGTTCAATACAAGAATCACCGCAATTAATTAAAGCCCGAGAGCGAAAATTCAATAAAAAGAAGAAACGTTTCATTATCACCTGGGCCCAAAACGATACGCCAGTTCATGAAGACTTTGTATCCAATATCGAAAAGTACGCAGATCACATTAATGCAGATATCCACGTAATCGCAGGTCGCTATAAAAACCCAACCTCCGTTTTCTCTGATAAAAATTACGAAACGTGGTCTAGTCGAATTGAAACATATTTAGATGCAAATAGACATGAGGTTCACAAACACATGTGGATCATGTCAGATATTAAAATTCAGCCAACCGCAGTTGATCCAATGACTGGTCTTCAGGGAATGACTGGTATTAACTCATGTGTCTTTGGCTCTCCGAAAGTTCATTTAGAAACAGTTCCTGTACTTGAAGGAAATCTTCCAAAAATGATGATGACTACTGGAGCATGCACCGTTTCTAACTATACTGATTCTAAATCAGGTAAGAAGGGAGAATTCCACCATACTCTTGGTTTTGTAGTCGTTGAAATAAAAGACTCTAATACATTCTTCGCTAGACAAGTAACCGCAACCGACGATGGTAATTTCACTGACCTATACAATCGAGTTGAATACAATGACGATACTGAATCAAGCGAAATCTCTGAAGTAACTTCAGTAGCTGCCGCGATCCTAGGCGATCTTCACTATGGTCAACACGATCAACGTGTAATTAATAAAACCCTAGACCTATTTAAGAAACTTCATCCTGAAAATGTTATTCTACATGACGTATTTGATGGACTTTCAATTAATCATCATGAAATAAACGACCCATTCATTCAATATCACAGAGAGCAGGACGGGTCTAACTCATTGAGAAAAGAGGTCGATGCAATGCTAGTCGGGCTTGAGGATTTTAGAGACTATAATGTAGCTATCGTTAGAAGTAATCATGACGATTTTCTAGACCGTTGGTTAAAAACCACTGACTGGAGAAAAGCTGCAACCATAAAGAACTCTCTTGAGTACATGGAATACAGTTCTCTACTGCTTAGGGGAGTTGCACCAAATGGAGTTATTCCGTACCTAATCAACGAGAGATTTCCAAGTTTCAAAACATTAGGCCGAAGTGATAGCCTTGTCGTAAATGGCTGGGAGCTTGCTCAACACGGAGATGTAGGTTCAAACGGATCACGCGGATCTCTGCTTCAATTTAGAAAATTAAATACAAAAATTGTAGTTGGACATTACCATTCTCCTGGAAGAAAGGACGGCGCGTTAGCTGTAGGGACTTCAACTAAATTAAGAGTTAACTATAATGTCGGACCTAGTGGATGGCTCCAGTCACACGTAATCATCCACCATGATGGTAAAGCGCAACATATCAATTTTATAAAAGGAGAATTTACAACTCTGTAGATTCCTAACCTAATCACATAAAAAAAGCTCCTTATGGAGCTTTTTTAGTTTAGTTAGTCTTCTATTTGAATTATAGGAGTTGGGTTAGGTTTCTTAATTTCATCTTCGATCACATTCTCATGACTAATAGATTCAGTTAATGATTCCATTAGATCTTTATTTAAGTTATAGAATTCTGAATGTATGGTGATCGGGGTAGCTTCTTTAAATGAAGCAAAATCTCTGTTTTTAATTGAGGTCATAATTGATTCTCCAATACTTGTAGTAGGTACTTCAATTAACGAAGTCTCTCTCTTAATATTTAGGTTTCTTGATCTCTTTTTTGCTAAGTCTAATTGTAGTGCGATATCTTTAATTCGGCTAGGTTCTGCTGCGATGCTAACTGGCTCAAAACCAGGTTTTATTGCTTTAAGTATAGATTCAATATTTCCATCTCCAACCATTACGTGACCTGCTATATTAGGTTTCTCGTTTGCCGTTAATTTAGATAGGGCGTTATTAATAGTTTCTTTCTTAAACGGGAAGATTTTTCCTGATTTTCCAGGATGTACGCATATTAATAGAGTAGGAAGTCCGTTTTTCTCAGTAAGGATTTTTGCATTCTTTAGGTGTCCTTTATGGATCGGTTGAAATTCTGAAATCAGTAAATTAACTTTCTTTACTTTACGCTCTTCATTTTGCGCGATATCGTATGTTTCAAAATAGCCAGGATTCTTATCGTCTCCTACAAATTCATTGAATGAAGGAAAATAGTTTTCAAATAATTGATCTCCCATTGCAACCTGTCCAAGTTTATCGATTTGTGCTAATAAATTAGTCTTCATTGCATCAGTGAATAGATTTGAATTTACTTTAACTTTCTTTTTTCTAAAAATATTAATGAATATTCGGTAAATTTCTTTATAATTAGGATTCTTTGCAATTATAGTAGTTACGAATGGATCATTAATTAGGTCTAAATTAATATCAAACTCAGGTTTTTGTAGAAACGCTGGGACCTGAATATCTAGATCTCCGTATTTGTCGCCGTACTCTTTAATAAACTCAGCAAACAGTCGATTTATCAGAGAAACGTATCTCTCCTCTGGAGTTTCTCCAGCCTCAACGAATTCCCTAAGCTCTGATATTCTGTAGCCTTCAATAAAATTCATTAAATCAATAACAATAATCCAAATATAATCATCACTCTTCCTTTGAACTTTCTCAGGCGATAGCTGTTTTGCATTATCGTAAAAAACGGGATCAACTAATTTCGCTAGTACTGAAGCTTCATTCGCTGTTTTATTATCATCAAAGAATCTAAATACAATTTCGTCAATTGATCTCTCATACTCTTTAGTTTGAGCCGTTTCGTCAACAGTTGGATCCAATACTGCCATAATGTGTTTAGTGAATGAGATCGTTTTGAACTTTTCAATCAATGAAGCTGCTGGAGTAAACAGGAATTCCTGTATCTTTACCTTTTGTTCGTCATTAAGTTTACCTTGAAATAGAATCGCTGGAGGATTTACTCCAAGCTTACCAGCCCATTCGTTTAATTTACCGAAATCATGAATAATCTCAGATAATTGGTAATTTTCATCCAATACCTTAATGTGACTTAGGGTTAGAGGAGTTTCACGATTCGGAGTATAATCCATTCCAAACACGTAATTTTCAGGAATTGCTGAAATTACATCAGTCCCAAGACTCTCAAAATGTCCAATGCCCGGCTCGTAGTAGCGACTAAGAACTCGGTCGATGTAACCAATTTTGCTGTCTTTTTTAAAGAAGTTAAAGTTATTCTGTTGTGCATCTTTCTTGGCACCAAAATAGGCACCGTCAATTTTTTCGTTGATGATAACTGTCTTATTTAAAAGACTGTCAAGGAAGTCCTTTCCACGCTTTTCATAAACGTCTCGTAAGTGTGATAATCCTGCCATATCTGTTATTTATTAGGCTCTATTCCTAATAATGTATAACACTCGGCATTAAATGAATTAACCGAATCTTCATCAAACTTATTAAAAACGATGCTTAGTTTGTTATTTTTTTCTGAATTTACAAGATCTTTTACACCAAGCTCAATTAGATGAGCCATTAGTTGCTGTTCTTCTAGTGTAGAATGTGCTCCATCCCAAGTATCTTTAACTCTGCTAGAATCACCAGTTTGACCTGCAACTGAAACTACTAACGTTTTTGAATTTGCATATAAATTAGTTTTCAATAGAGTTAAGAATTCAAGCTCAGCTTTAGTTCGAGTTAATCTTTTTCTTAAGATTGCCCAAGTGTATGCAGATATGATAGCTCGATCAAATATCCAAATTTTATCTGAATATTCAGGTCTAAGATTCATTTCCATAATGGTCATGATATTTCCCAAGCTAAAATAATGAAGACTTGGATCAGTGTCTAATCCAACTAATCCTAACGTTTTAATATGATCTGCGAAATAGAATTTGTAGTACTCAATTCTTGGATCATTTGCCTTCTCGATAAATTGATTAATTAAAAATGTTTTGCCACAGTGCCTGGCGCCTTCTACGAATAATATCATTGTATGCTTAATTTTTCAATTTGAGATAGTTCAGCAATGGACCTAGCGGTTTCCCATGCGATTGTAATTACTCGACTCTTATCAACAAAGATGAATTCAATATCAATCATTAAGCCTGCATCCAAGAATGCTTCTGTGTACTTAATGATTTCCCATAGTGAATCTTCAAATATTGTGATTGAATTAGCTTCGTGAGTTCTAATCAATTTAAGGGCAACCTCAGCCTTAGCAGATTCTCTTCCAAGAAAGAACGTTTTATCGAATAAGATTCCGCCATTATCTCTAAGTATTTCAAGAACTCTTTCTTGACAGGCTTTAACTCGGTGAGTTATTAAAAAACTAAGAACGTCTGGTTGCGCTTGAGTTTGCTCGCAAGTATTTAAGATTGCTCGAATGTTGAACTCCGGTGATAAAGACTCAGGCGAGTCAAACCAGTCGTAGGGCGTAATTCCCTTTGCTTCTTTGCATGTGTAACCTGGCACTCTAAAGAGAGTTTCGTCAAAGTCGAATATGTTAATATGAATATGATTTTCCATAGAGTATTTTACTGATAAATAACCTAGTAGTTTTATCTAATATACTAAATTATGAACAGATCGCTAAGAAAAACAAGAGAATACGATGGAAACCATTATCAATTGGTTAGAGACTGTGTGCAGGCGCAAAAACCTTTCGTAATTTATAACTTTACTAATTCAAAACAGTACAATCAAGTCCTAAAAGACCTAGATGACTATGGCAAGCTGCCTTATGTGCTACAAATACTAAATTCAATAGAAAATAGCGGCCACCGGATCAAGAGATCATTTCCTAGTATCTTTGTTACTAATGAGGGTTCTGACGTATCTCATGAGCAATTCAAGGAGATGGTTAGAGGGTCAATTCAGCACTATAAATTAGACTCAGTTGTATGCCTTTACGATGGAGGCGTCTCTGTCTTCTACACAAACGGTGATCATCATGAACTTGGGGATTCAATTTACTCAAGTAATATAATTCAAGAGTTCAATAGTGACTTCTATCAAATCGAAAGTCTATATTATTGCTTTATCAGTTAAAACTTACTGCAAGTTTTTGATAAAATATAGGTATGGAAGAAACTACCCCAAAAAGAACTATTGCTGAAGTTTTTAGAGAGAAACGAGAATCGTTCTCTGGCGAAATCTATGTAGGAATCAAACTTCTCGAGCACATTCGTAAGATTCCTGAGGCTCAAGTGACATTTCTTAGCTTAAGGCAGAGAATGCTTGAGGAGAATCACACTCTTATTGAGCACTTTACTCAACTTAAGAAGACTTTCCGTGAAAAGAAGGGTGAAGAGTGGATCGATGCATCAAAGAATCATCAAATGAGGTATGGCGCTAATGAAAAGAATACAATAGTTGATGGAAAGACCGCCTCGCTTAAAGAAAAGATCGAACAGGTTGAAAATCAGATAACTTTTTACTCAGATTCCATTAAAACAATTGACGCAGTTCTATTTGGTATTAAAACCAGATTAGACGTACAAAAGCTCCTAGACGGGCATTAAAAATATTTTAAATGCTTGTTAACCTTTAAATTATCAAACGATCGACAATTTCTTGTACTTGTAAGCCATGACACAAAGGGCGAACTCAAAGATCTTCAATTCTATTTTAAAAAGAGGCAAAAAGGCTATCTTTTTAATCGTCTATATAAACGAAAGTTATGGGACGGATACGACCATTTTGTTGTAGTCGATAAAGAAACCGGCGCTCACAAAATCGGAGTCGGCCTTTGGAAAGAACTATTTAATTTCAGTAAGAAATTTGAGTATGAGGTTCATATCGAAGATTATGAGAAATTATTTAACTTAAATTTCACAAAGGATCAACTTGCAAAGTTTACGTCAGTTATGCTGGATGGTTCAAACATTGAGGCTAGAGACTATCAATTAGAGGCAGTATTTCGTGCCTTAAAATACAAGTTCTGTTCTCTTGAACTTGCAACATCTGCTGGTAAAACAATTATTTTCTTTTTATATTTAGCCTTTCTTAAGAGAAAGGGTATTCTCGCCGGAAATGGCAAAAAAGCCCTAATCGTAGTTCCTAGAGCTGGACTAGTTAGTCAAACTGCTGAAAAATTCACAGACGATTACAATACCGGTCTGATGAGCTTTAACGTAATGACGATCGGCGGAAAGAGTAAGTACACAGACAAAGCATTTGCTGAATCTGAGATAGTTATTTCAACTTACCAAAGTCTAATTAACAGACCTCCTGAATTCTTCAAGGAATTTAGCATTGTTTGTATCGATGAGTGTCACACAAGTAGAGGAAACTCTGTTCGGGATATTTTAATACAGTCAGTTAATGTCGAATACAAACTTGGACTTTCCGGAACAATTAAAATAGAAGAAGACTATTCGGATTTCTTCAGAATTCAAGAATTTCTTGGTCCATTAAGTATGACTCTATCCGCAAGTCACTTAATTGAGAATAACTACTCACCTGATGTCTATATTAAAATGGTTTACTTAGAATATCCTAAAACTGAACCTTTTGTTGAGAAATACATGGCTCTGCGAGAAGAAGGAAAGTCCGGTAAAGAGATGTACGACTCTGAAAAAGCGTTCATTGTCTCTTACGAACCTAGAATTGACTTCATTTCTGCATTCGTTAAGAAACTTGAAGGAAATACTTTGATTCTATACATAAACGTTAAGGATCAGTACGGCCAGCGTATTTGTGATAAGATTAAGGAATGGAGAGAGCACGTTTATTACATAGACGGTGGTGTTGATAGCTCAGATCGTGATGAATATCAAAGAATTATGGAAGCTGGTCCTGGCGTTACACTAGTCGCATCATACGGAACTTTCTCTACTGGAATTGACTTAAAAAACGTTAATCACATTATCTTGGCCGAGAGTTACAAATCTGAGGTAACAATACGTCAATCTATTGGTAGGGGAATGCGTGGATTAAAAGGGAAAGTTAAGGTAACGATTTACGATCTAATAGACGATCTTAATGGCTACATCGTTAAGCACGGTCATGCTAGAGAGAAAATTTATAAGAGTCAGAAATTCATTGTGTCAAAACACAAATTTGACTTAAATAGATTCGTTAATTAATAGTCTTCTGAATCAGAGGTCCATACGTAAAAATCAGCTAATGCAGTCTGTCTAAATCTATTAATATCATCTTTAATTGCATCAAGATCCCTTTCTATTTGATACAATTCATTCAGTTTTTCACGTAACCAGTTTTCAACTTCATCTCGAGCTTCAATAATCTCCTCTGCTTTAGCAGCAGTCTCTTCATCAATTATTCCAAACTCAATGAGCTCAGCAGTCTCTTCTGGATTTTCAATGATTTGTTTTAGTAACTGAATTGATCCAGCATTTGCGTCTGCTACTTCTTCTAAGTACATATCGAATTTATCTTCTAGAATTCTTTCCAAGTCAGAATGACTGTCCTCCATTGCTAGTAATAGCCAGCCTCCGCTTTGGCCCCCTACTCCAACTTTAGTTAACCAGTCATACGTATTCATATAGTCTTCTGAATTAACTTCGTAAGTCTCTTCCATGAATCTACCCCACTGATCCCACATTGCTGATTCTAATGACGACTCATCTTCTTCAATTTCCTCAGCTGAATATCCTTTTAGTGCTGCCCATTTCTGTACATCTGGGTATGAGTGGATTTTCATGTCTAGTGCATAATGGTCGTTTCTAAAATTTCGACTTTCTCTATTATACCAGTAAGTATCCTCCAATTCATTAACCTGTTTATCAAAGTCTTTAAGTAGATCCAATATAACAGAATCTTCTGTGAACTTATTTAGGTATTGAGCATAGTGATTTGCGTAATTCCAATCACCTCTTTCTAGAATAAATTGTGAAAATGTATGGAGTCTTTTACCTAGCATTCTTTGCTTTAGTTGTTTCTTTTAACTCCATGTAGTTTGAGAAGCTTTGAACCTTATTTTCAGCTAACTGTAATTCCATTGATCGTACTTGAACTTGGGGTTGGCTTTGAGGCTGGGCCGGTTGAGGCGTTTGAATTTTATTAACTAATTCACTTACTTTAGTTTGAATTGACTGTAGCTTTTTTACTTGATCTGTCGTTAGTTGAGTTAAGTTCTCTTCTACCGTATACAGATACTCAATGAATGAATCCAATTGTTCCATTTAGATTGATATTTTTGAGGCAATTACAATGCCAAGTATTAGCTTTGCATAAATCAGTCTAAAATGAAGAAACGTGAAAATCACGTCACATTCTGCCTTTGATAATTTAACCAGACCAGTTTTAGTGTAAAGCTTATTCAAATTATTTATTAGTGTCACAGTTTGGTTAACTGACCTATTTCCTACTAGACCTGCCAGCACTTCGTTAAACGTTTCCTGGCTAAGAGAGCTCTTGCGATCTGAAACAAGAGTCATCCATTCATCCGCTTCTAAAGACATGTCGCGTTTTACTAAAAGATCCTTGGTTTTAATACCTCGGTCAATTCGCTTAGCTATCCTGTCAAGTTTTGTGATGGATTCAGCAATTTCACCGATCCAAATAAGTTCATCCTTTACAATTGAGATACTTGCGTTGATTGGAGATCCGGTGTGTCTAAAATTGATAACATACGGAGTTGATGATCTGCTTGTTTCAAAATCGTCATCGAACATCACAGCAGCGACTGGAGAAGTTGATATTTGAATATCAAAGTCTTTATCAAATGGAAAATTGCTTAAAAATGGATAAGCTCTATTAATTACAGAGCGATCAGTGTTTACCATGTTTTCAACTTTTTAGTTATTTATTTGGTAAATTAAACCCAAATGAATATTCACAAGTACAATACTCGTATATGTCAAAACAGTTAGAACAGCAAATTAAATCACTAGATTTAAAGCAGAATGCAATTAAAATCTTAATTAACTCATTCTATGGTGCCTTCGGTAACCGATATTTCTATTTTCATAATAACGAAATAGCTAAATCTATTACTCTACAAGGTCAAGATTTAATTAAATTCTCAATCCGGGCAGTAAATCACTACTTTCAGCACAAGTGGCACCTAGATACTGAACTTCATGAAATTTTAGGAATTTCAGACAAAAAAGTTTCTCAAATTGAAAAAGAAGCTGCAATTTACACAGATACTGACTCTGTGTATGTCTGTTTTGATTATGCAATTCAGTCAGTAGAAGGATTAGACTTAGATAATAAAGAGTCTCTTGAGTTCTGTTTGGCAATTAACCGAAACCGATTAAAGGATTATTTTGAACAAGCTTTTGAGAAATACGCAGTTCATTTCAACACAGACAATCGCCAAAATTTTGAGCTTGAAAATCTTTCTAGTTCAGGAATCTGGCTCGCTAAGAAGAAATACATCTTAAGCGTATCATATAAAGATAATAAGCACGAACGACTACTTGATAAAGAATCATTAATCATTAAGGGTCTTGAAGCAATTCAAGCTTCCTATCCAATTTGGGCAAGACAGCACTTACAAAAGCTGTATTCATATCTTTTAGGAATCGGGTATAACTTGGATCTTGAAGAAGACTTGATTCCGAAATTACAGGCTCTAAAAGACGAGTGTAATTCGCTAACGGTCGATGAGATTGCTTTTAACTTCTCAGTTCGAGTTTACGAAGATTACCTAAAGAGCCTAAATCCATTAGTAATGGAGAAAGGAATGCCGATTTACGGTAGAGCTGCTGCATATCACAATCACGTGATAAAGAAAACCAAAAATCAAAAGTATGCATTGATACGAAGCGGTTCAAAGATTAAATTTTACTATGCTTCGCCGAATGAGTATGAATTTGATATTTTTGCGTACGCTCCAGGCTCTTATCCAGAAGAATTCGCAGTGCCTATGGATAGAGATCAACAGTTCTTCCGATTAATCATTGAGCCAATTAATAAATTATTAGTTGCAATGGGTTATCCGGAATTAACTTCAGCCCTTGTTCGTAAAGTTGAACTTGTTAAATCAAGAAGCCGTAGCAAAGAATTCACAAACGAAGAAACTTTCCCACTGTATGCAGTTGACTCAAAAACTCTAGCCTATTCTGAAATTCCGGAAAGCTGCCAAGAATACATTGGTAATCCAGACAAGCCGGTACCTGCGAATTTATTCCCAGTTTACATTTCAGCAATTTCTAAATTTGGCCTAAATACAGTAATCGTTCCAAAACACGAACTTACTAAGTATCGCGATCGAGTAGCAAAGAAATTAGGAATTGAAGTAGAAGATCCATTTGCAATTCCAGTTGAAGTGATGCAAGAATACTTAAGATCGAATGGCTGGAGCGAAATAATCAATACTCCGTCTGGTGGTTCATGGTTGCAAACTGACAAGTACGAAAAAGCTGTTAAAACCGGAAAGGATTACTACAAAATGGGATACGATCTTGACAAAGCTTACAAAAACGCAACTAAACCAAAACCTGTAAAGAAGGTAACTATAACTGATGAGAATTGAGGAAATAACCGCATTCATTGAAACCTTATTACGTAAGAGATTCCACGATGTTCCTGAGAAACAAAAAATTGATGGAGAGACTGGCCGTAAGCTAAATTTCGCGTGTCCAATTTGCGGAGACTCGGACAAGAAGGTTTCAAAGAAGCGTGGTAACCTCTATTTAGATACTGGGGCTTATAAATGTTTTAATGATGGTTGTATGGCATATATGACCATGGGAGAATTTGTTGCCAGAATGAGTAAGGAACATGGAATCATGCTTCCAAGCTTTATCCTAGATACAGAATACTCACCAGTTGCAAAACCCAAAAAGACAGAGAATCAATTAATTAGATTCTTAACATCCGATACATCAAGTCTTGTTACAATAACTGAAGTAATCAATAGGTTCTCGTTAAAGAGACTTGATATGGTTTCAGAAGAATCTAGAGCGTATCAGTACATAAAGGGCCGAGCGATCAACTTAATTGAAGATTTCGGAGATTGTCTCTATACTGATTCATCCGATAATAAAGTCTATATTTTTAATTTCGATAGAAGATCCGGTAAAATACTAGGATTCTCAATTAGAAGTCTCGATCCAAATTCCGAACGTAAGTACATAATCAAGTCATATTCCGATATTATTCATATCTTCTCTCAGATAGGACTCTCGAAGGATCTGGTGGAAGATGCGAACTTTCTTAATAACTACTTCAATATCTTGAACGTTGACTTCAGCAAGCCAATCAGAATGACTGAGGGTCAATTCGATTCAATGTTCATAACTAACGCGATTGCAACCTCTGGTGCATCTAAAGCCAGAAGTATTTTCTCTAATCTAGGGTCAAAGGGTGCTACTCAAGTTATATTTGACCGAGATAAGGCAGGCAAGACTCAAATGATGAATTTTATCCAGCAAGGATACTCTGTGTTTTTGTGGAATAAAGCAATCGGTGACCTAAAGAGAAAATTTAGTTCTACTGAAGATATGATGGCTCTACAAAAAGTCAAAGATATTAATGACCTTTTCTGTTACATGCATGACAGAAATTCAAATACTTCAATTGAAAGCTTTAATGAATGGATCAATAGTTATTTTAGCGATTCCGTGTTTGACATGGCGTACCTATAAATAACTATATGAAACCGAAAGAGCAGAAGAGCATCAAGACTTTCTTAAAACCGCGAGCTGGAACAATCCGTCAGGGATACTTTAAACCAGCGTTCCCTGAGAAGTACGTTGGCGATACTTCGCAAATAATATTCAGATCAAGCTGGGAATTCAAATTCCTAAAATGGTGTGATCACAGCCCGACTGTTATTAAATACTCAAGCGAACCAGTAGGAATTCCTTACTATTCTCCTCTTGATAAACGCGGACACACATATTATGTTGATTTTTATATCGTAACCAAAGATAGCTCAGGAAAGGAGCAGTCTTGGTTAATTGAGGTAAAGCCTGACAAGTATACCAAACCACCTACTGCCCCAGCAAGAATGACTGACAAGCAAACTGCAAGTTATGTATATGCAGCCAAGCAATACATTGTAAATCAGGCAAAATTTGAAGCAGCTAAAGAGTTCGCTTCAGTAAGAGGTTTAAAATTTGGGATAATAACCGAAAACTTTCTGTTCAAATCAATATAAAAGATATAAATGACGCAATTAGAAACTATACAAGACTTTTATCAAAACGGAACAGACCCGGACTTTAGTCCAAACCCAAATCACGTATTCATAAATATGACTCGTGGTGGAGACCGTACTATTCTGATTCCTGGTCATTTTTATACTCATACTGAACTTGAACCAATTGGGCCAGATCAGGTTCCAACTTGGGACGAATACGAATTACTTAAATATCCTTCCGTAAAAGATGTGGCCCTTGCTGCAAAATATCGAGTAAAGAAGCCGTATTATGATAACCGCCCCATATTTCTAGCATTAAGCCCTGATGGATTGGGCCTAAATGTTAAATTAATGTCCCAACCTCTAAGAAAACGGTTTATTCGGACATACTTAAATAAAATGAGTACTCCATTAGCTAACTGTTTTGAAGACGGCAACCTAATGGAATTTAATAAACGAATCAGGGAACGAGCAGTTGCTCCATTTTTTACGGTCGATACGACATTTATAAAGACCCTACTTGGAATGCCGGACATTAAATTCAATCTTCTGGTGAATAAATACAATAGAGAAAAGATGCGAAACTTAACCCTTATCGACTGGGATACTGTTCCTAACTTACACTTAGCGAACTATTCAACTGACAGGACAATATCGGCTAGATCAAGTTTCTCTCTATTTGAAATAAAATAAACAATTAAATGGCAGGATTTTTAGACAGTAACCCAATGAAAGGGCTTAGATCAAGCTTAACCGCACTAAGTCGATTTGGTATGAAATACGATGACCTTCTTGTGAAGAACTCACAAGCGATAGGTTACATTGAAGGTCAGTTAACGGGTTTCAACAACGCAATGGGAGATGATCTGATGAAGGCTACTCTTGCTCTATCCGATACGACATCCTCATTAAAGAACAAGTCAATCGCGTTCTTTCAATTAGACTATGTTCAGAAAAGAGAGAGACTTAGGGATCTTGCATCAAATGGCGAAATTGAATTCGTTATTGAAACTATTGCAGATGATGCAATTGTATACGATGAAGATAATCGATTCTGTTATCCAAATGACCTAGTTGGAGAAATTAATTACCGAGGAAAGAATAAAGACCAACGTCTTAACTATCAAGAAAAAGTAATTGAGAAGTACCAAGAAAATTTTGCAAAGATCTATAGTGCATGGAGTTTCGACAGAGGAATTTCAGCATGGCAGTACTTTTACCAATGGTTAATTGAAGGTCACTTGGCATTTGAAATCATTTACGACAATATCTCAAATCCAAAAGATATTATTGGATTTAAGGAATTAGATCCATCTACTCTTTATCCTGAAGTAAAAAAAGATTCAGGCGGAAAAATTTATCTGCAATGGTCTCAACGTGATCCCATTAATAAGATGAATCGTACCTTAACTGATTCACAAATTATCTACATTTCATATTCAAATGAATTTAGAACCAAGCGAGTTAGTTTCGTAGAGAGACTACTTCGTTCATTTAACCTACTTCGTTTAATTGAACACTCTAAGATTATTTGGCATACAATGAATGCGCCAATTCGTTTAAAAACAAGCGTACCAGTTGGAACAAAATCAATGCAAAAAGCCAAAGAAGATGTTCGTGAGTTTACCAATACCTTAAAAGAAGATATAACATTCGATGGTAGCTCTGGAGAATTAATGGTTGATGGAAAACCTAATATTCTTTTCTATAAAAACTACGTTCTTCCAGTAAACGATAGAGGCGAGAAAATCGATATTGAAGCACTTGAATATCCAGGCCCAAATTTATCAGGCTCTGAATTATTAAAATACTTTCAAGATAAACTAAAGCTTGACTCTAAACTTCCATATTCACGTTGGTCAGAAGGTCAAGGTGCATACACTATGAATGCGGAAGGTATTTCAAGAGAGGAGATTCGCTACAATAAATTCATCAAGAGATTAAGATCAGCCTTCAAAGAGTTAATCACCAAACCTCTGTATTTGCAAATGTGCTTAGATATTAAGGATTTAAAAACGGATCACCGTTTCTCAAATGCAGTAGGTATGCTATGGCACAATGATAATGTATTCGAGGAGATTAAAACTCAGGAATTACTTAATAAACGTCTTGCTACCCTTAATGCAATGAAAGCGGTAGTGAATGATGATGCTAAACCTTACTTCTCAACCGAATACTTAATTAAAGAATACTTGAAATTAAGTGACGAGGATATTGCTAAAAACCGAAGCTACCAAGCAACTCAAGACAATGATGCTAAAGCTGACGGTGGCGCCGCTGCTGGTGGAGCCGCTGCTGCTGGTGGAGCGCCTGCTGCCCCAGCTGGAGAAGAACCGGCTGGTGGAGAAACCTCATCTGAAGTAGGAACACCAGGACAACTTTAATTTTAGGTATACATGAATCGTAAAGTAACAGTAATAGGTGGGGCCGGATTTATCGGATCTCACCTTGTTAAATCACTCGTAGAGCAAGGGTTCCGAGTAACCGTAATCGATAATCTATCGACCGGTAAGAAAAGCAACATTAAAAACTTAGCGATTGACCTAAGAGTCTACGATATTACAGGGGATCCCAAGAAGATCGCCGCCATCATTAAAGGTTCAGAATGCGTATTCCATTTAGCCGCATTAACTTCTGTCCAGGAGTCATTAGAATCACCTACTCTATATAATTTAGTAAATGTAATAGGAACCTCAAACGTGCTTGAAGCGTGTCGAATCGCTGGTGTATCGGAATTAGTGTTTAGCTCAACTAGTGCAGTATACGGAAACACTGAGTTATTTCCAACTAATGAATCTGTACCGCTTGATCCAATTTCAACCTATGCGTTAACTAAACAGATTGGGGAAAATTATTGCAAATTATATTCTTCAATTTACAGAATAAAAACGACGTGCCTTAGATATTTCAATGTTTACGGTCCAAATTCAAATCCTGACAGTTCATACCGCTCAGTCATTCCAATATTTTTAGAAAAAGCTAAGGCTGGCAAACCTTTACCAATCACAAATGACGGAGAACAGCGAAGAGATTTTATTCACGTATCAGATGTAGTTAGAGCAAATATTGCTGCATTACACTCACCAGCATACAATGCGCTCGCTAACGCTTCAGATAAGTATCACCGAATTATTAATATAGGAAGTGGAGAAAATATCAGCGTAAATCAAATCGCTGAAATGGTTGGCGGAAAAACGGTAAATGTAGGTTTTAGATTAGAGCCGAAGATTAGTTTAGCTGACGTCACTGCCGCTAAATCGTATCTTGATTGGAACCCGTTAATTAAATTAGAAGATTGGCTTAAAGGTCAAACATTGTAGCAAACGCAGACTGTCCGTCTATCTTAATGTCCAAGCCTAATCCTACTTTATATGGATCAGATATATCGTCCATTTTAAATGCATTAGCTGCAATTGAGTAAGGTCGACTGAATAAAACATATTCATTAATTTGATCGTTTGCCTCCTTTTCCATAGCGCTAATGTCTGATTGCTCAAATTCAAAAAGATACTTTTCGGCATTGAATCCAATATCTTCCCCAAGAACTTCACCTGCTCTAGTAAGTAGCGTCATTCTAATTTGTTGAAGAGCATTTTCAATTGAGTCATTTGATTCATAAATACCTTCTTGGTAGTTTGGATCGCCTGGTGCTCGTAAGTATAGGTCTTTTCCTACTGGTTGTGTTGCCATGTCTTAATTACCATCTTGCAAAGTACAAGAAGTCTGGAGTATTTTCGCCTTTCATCATTTCAAGTACTTGAGTAAGCTCATTTTCAGCTTTAGTGACTAGATTTGTGTAGTTAGGTTTGATTCCGCCTGGAAGATTATAATCGAATGTCGTTAACAGATCACCAAGTCTCAATTTAGCCTTTGCTCTTACGTATCTTTGAAACAATTCATCATTATACAGATCATCAGCTGGGATTTTCTTAGCGATCGTTAGAACAATACCGTTTTGTCTAGGGGTTCTTCCGAGTATTGTTAGTTTTCGAGTATTCTTATTGTAGTCGTATGCAAAAGTGTCAATGGTAAAGCCTTTAACTAGGTCAAGAAACGAGAAGATAATCGTTCTGTACATAATAGATTCCCCAATGAATGGTGTTAAAAATACCTCTGACCCAATGAACTTATTATCCGCAAAATCCGCATCCATTGTTCCAAACATTGAGCCTGAAGAATTGGGCTGCTTAACATCATGAACGAAACCTACGCACTCAGGTAACTGAATCGTTCTGTGCTGCTTAAATCCAGTAGACGTAAAAACTTCTTGAGGAATCAGTAAATATCGCGGTTCAACTGCATGTTTCCAGTTATCATAAAAATATCTCTCAGAATTAGTGATGATACGTTTAATCTCTGGTTCTGGAATAGAATAAGGTAGCGCTTTTGCAAACGTTAATTCATCCTGGATGTCTAATATTAACTCGTCTAACGTCATTTCGTTAAGTAATTTTATGCAGTCTTAGTAGCCTTTGCTTTCTGCTCAGCTTGTTGTTCAATCTGCTTGATTTTAGTCAATAGCTGAATCTTTTCTGCATCAGTTGCAGCAGCTGCGACTTGGTCCCTAAGTGCTTTGGTCTGATTAATTATATCGATCTGTGCTTGAGTATCAGCTGAGCTCTCTTGAATAGGAGTTTTAGATACTTTCGTGTAATCAGGCTCAGTTACCTTAACTTGAGATAGATCAGCACTCTTAACTTGATCAATTGTTTTTTCTTTCTTAACTTGATCAGGTTTTGAGGCCGTTGCATGTTTCTTGGGATCGCTTAAGTTAGACCCTTTATGAAAATCGTCGAAGTTTAAAATTTTGTTACTCATAGTAGTTACTTTTTATTATTTATTAGATTCCATATACTCGTTAAATCGTAGGACTTTATAAACTCTAGGATTTGAGCCGATTCTGGATGGAGTCGAATTAGTTGTCATATCTCGCTTAGAATACGGCGCTGTATTCAACCAGTGCTGAGGAAGCCCACCCACAGCCACATTTACTGGAGTAGGTTGAATATTCATATCAGTTCTTTGTTGAAATGAACTGGCTGGTACAGTAATTTCACCAGATGACATTTTATTATTATGTGGATTGTCCATATTGATTATTTATTCACGGCCTAACCTAAATAAAAAAGCTCGGAATGTTCCGAGCTTTAGTTTTATATTTAATTATGAATTTAAGCTTTAGTAAAAATAGCTTTGCCTAATGCTCCGCCTAGTTCAATAACATTACTTCCTTCTTTTTTAACAAGTGCAGCAATTTCGCTTTCATCAAAGTCTTTAGTTTGTCCTTTACTATCAGTTACCGTATAGTAATTTCCCATCCAACCTTCTTTTGGACCGTCTATGTGTTGAATAATGATAGGGCCGCTGTAGATCGGAGACTTCACCGTTACTTTATATGGGGTTTTTCCTACATATACTACGTATTTACTCGCATCTGGTGTTACCCATTTTCCTCCAGCCTTTGGATATTGAATAGCTCTTTCGTTAATCGGCTCTTCCACATCAACCTCAGCCGCTGCTTCCATCATACACTTACTCATGTACGAGCCAACTTCATTTAAGTAATTCTCGTATGTATGGTTAGGATCTGCGTCTTCATCGCACATTTGAGCCTCTTTAATTAGAATTTCTTCGCATACTGATTTAACTGCATTCTGTGCTTCTTCTGACATTGCTGGGCTGTAGCCTTCGGTCATTGGTGACCAACACTCATTAACGAAATTTTCAAATGTGTTAGAAGCTTTACCTTCAGTATCCTCTTTCGACTTATTAAGTAATTTAAAATCGCCTGAATCAATTTTTCCATTTCGATTCTTATCTAAGTTCTTTTGTTTACCTTTAAGTTTTTCGTCAATTTCATCAGATACAACTTCAAGTTCTACTGGAATAGAGTACTCATGATCTCCGTGCATTGCCGTTAGCATGCCGTTACCGTCATAGTCGAATCTAAGCTCAAGCTCTTCACCTGATTTACTTCTAATAACGATCATTGCATGGTCGTCTCCATGATCTCCCAATGAAACTATTTCTACTGGATGCATTTCATCCAAATTTTCATCAGCTACTCTTGGATTAGCGCCAATTGCATCTTCTTTACCTTTCATGAAATTAGGCACTCTGTTTTTACCAAATCTTCCCATTATGTATGGTTATTTTTGATTATTTATCTGCAGACGTTTACTTAAATGATAAGTTTTCTTCTTTGGCTTTATGAGTAATCACCAATTTATCACCATCTTTAATCTTTCCGTCGATAAAGGCCTCTGCTATAAGATCTTCTACGTGATTTTGAATAACTCTCTTTAGTGGACGAGCTCCAAATTTAGGGTCATAGCCATTTTCAATTAAGAATTCTTTTGCCTGTTTAGTCAACTCAACAGTGTATCCATTTTCCTTAACTCTAGCATACAGGTCTAAAAGTTCAATTTCAACGATCTTAGTAATATCTTCTTTCTTAAGAGTCTCGAAGATAATAATATCATCTAGTCGATTGATAAACTCTGGTGCAAACTGCTTACTAACAGCCTTCTTTAGAACGCTTGCTGCGATCTCTTTCTGCTTTTCAAATTGATCAACAGCTGACGAGAATCCAATACCTCCTCCAAAATCTTGCAATTCCTTAACTCCCAAATTAGAAGTCATAATAATCACAGTATTTTTAAAATCTATTTTACGACCAAGCCCATCAGTTAAATGGCCTTCATCCAATACTTGAAGTAGAGTGTGAAAAATATCAGGATGAGCTTTTTCGACCTCGTCCAATAGAACTACTGAATAGGGTTTACGCTTAACTCTCTCAGTAAGCTGACCACCTTCATCGTATCCAACGTATCCTGGAGGAGCTCCTATTAATTTAGTCGACGTAAATTTTTCTCCAAACTCAGTCATGTCTATTCTGATTAACGAGTCCTCTGAGTCGAACATGAATTTTGCAAGCTGCTTTGCCAATTCGGTTTTACCAACACCAGTTGGGCCGAGGAACATGAAAGTCCCAATTGGTCTATTTTTAGACTTAAGCCCTGCTCTTGATCGCTGGATTGCTTTTGTTAATTTGACCACTGCTTCAGGCTGACCGATTACTCGATCCTTTAACCAGCTTGCCATATTAGCAAGTCTTTCAAGCTCAGAACCTTTGAGTCTAGTAATTGGAATTCCAGTAATTGCGGCAACTACTGATGCGATATCTTCTTCTGAAACATTTAGGCGATTCACCTTTAATGATTCTTCCCATTTTGATTTTTCTTCGTCAATTTCTGACATTACCTTAAGTGCTTCGTCTCTCAATTTAGCAGCCGCTTCGTACTGTTGTCCATCTACTGCCTTTTGTTTGCGTTCGCTTACCTCAACTAATTTTACCTCAAGTGACTTAATTTCTTCAGGTACAACTACTCCGTTTATGTGAACTGCTGAGCCAGCTTCGTCCATTAAGTCAATCGCTTTATCCGGTAGAAATCTGTCCTGTAAGTATCGATCACTGTAGGTAACGCAAGCATCAAGTGCTTCGTCAGTGTATCTTACTGAGTGATGGTCTTCGTACTTCTGGCGTATATTCTGGATGATCTGGCGAGCTTGTTCTGGCGTAGATGGATCTACCATCACTTGCTGAAATCTACGATTCAGGGCACCATCTTTTTCAATAGATCCTCTAAATTCGTCAAGCGTTGTTGCACCAATACACTGAATCTGTCCACGAGAAAGTGCAGGTTTCAGGATATTCGCCGCATCCAATGATCCGCTAGCTGAGCCAGCTCCAATTAGGGTATGAATCTCATCTATGAATAGGATAACATGCGGATTTTGTTGAACTTCGTCAATTATTTGTTCCATTCGCTCTTCGAATTGACCTCTGTACTTTGTACCTGCTACTAAATTCGCAAGCTCAAGAGTAACGATCTTTTTATCGAATAGAACTCGTGGACAAGTTTTGTCAATGATCATTTTTGCAAGACCTTCGACGATGGCAGTTTTACCAACTCCAGGCTCTCCAATCAAGAGAGGATTGTTCTTTTTTCTACGTGCGAGTATTTGACTGCAACGCTTTATTTCTTTTTCCCTACCAACGACTGGATCTAACTTTCCCTCAATAGCTAATTGAGTAAGATCTTTCCCGAACGAATCGAGCATTGGAGTTTTTCCGGTTTTGTTGTTTTGTTTTGCCATATACAGTTATTATACTCTTTTTAAGTGTTAATCCCACCAACCTTTCATACCTGATCCATCAAACCAATTGTCCCAAGCTGAATCTTTGTCAGTTGACTTGTCTGCAAACATGGTAAATTGAGTTCGGTTTTGCCCTTGTAAGATGGCCCATAGTTCAGACCATTCAGTATCTTCGATTTCACGTGCTCTATTGAAAACTTTACGATTGTGCTCTTTTTCCTCTGGAGTATCGTTGTCGACTAATTGAGAATATCCAGGTTTGTCTGGAACCGCTTCGAACTCCCATTCATGATGAATAATTTCGCCCAGTTCAGCCTCAGCCATTTCAATATAATTATCTTGATTGTAATTCTTAATAAGTTCAACTGCTCTACGCATCTTAGCAACCTTCTTTAGCCTAGGCCCGTCTACTTCAAGACCTCGCTTCTCAAGATTGTCAGCTATGTGAGTTAACGCAATCTCCATGAACTGTAGAGAGCCATGATGGTCCCACCAGTAATGACCGTTTAGTGCCTTTTTAAAACGCCAAACGTTTTTAACGAAACGCCCGATATCGTACCGAAAAAACGAGTAGAATTTATAAATTTTACTTTCATGCCACCTGAGACGCTTTAAGCTATCTCCGAATGTATCTGCGAATTTTACTTCCATTATTGTATTGAGTCTATTTTTGGGGGTTTAACTGATTCTGTATCGCAATGTGATTTTTTACAAGGTTTAATAAAATATACGGTGTCAGGCTTTACTTCAACCTCAACTCGCTTTTCAACGTAAACTGTGTCAATTTTAGAAGAGCTCGCGAATGGAACTTCTTTAGAGTTTCTTGATCTAGCTAATACAGTTCCAATAGCAACCATTAGTATGATCGTAATAACTGGAGATAGTCCAAGTAGTGATAGTTTTGTGTATTTAGTCATCTAATCTTTGAATTAACGTTTGTAATGAGTGCTTTACATTTTTACTAAAAGTTCTTTCCATCTGCTTTCTACGGTCCTCCACTTCATTTACGAAAGCTGTGTATAATTGACGGTAAGCCTTTTGTGAAAGTTTAATGTTGTATCCAAATACATGATTAATAATAACTAATTCGTATTCTTCTAAGATTAATAGGATGTTATTTGCATCATTTTTTACAAAGTATCGGTTGCTAATTGGACTTATTAGTAATTCGCTGTCCTTTTGTAAAATCATCTTTCTAAAAAGAATTGAGGCATCTCGATCCGATGAATTTTCTTCAGCTCTTATTACATCAAGTGGATTAAATAATCGGGTCATTTTAATACCGACTCTTTGAAAAATGCGCTTAGCTCTATGTTTAATAGCACCGACTCTATCTGAATTGTGTGTTTTCATAAGATTATTATACTACTAATTTATTAACCTAGTCCGTTTACTATATGATTTAACAAATCATCAGCGGTCGCTCTTGATTTAGGAAGCTCATATTCAACAAAATCAGTTGAACATCGACTCTCCTCAACACATTTCCATAAACTTGGAATATCGTAACAAATAGGTGTTCCATCTTTGTCCCATGCTTGATTAGGATCGGCTCCTACTGAACTGTCTCTTTCATAAAGAAACCACGAAATCCAGTCTTCGCCTTCTTCTCCATAATAGGCTCTAAGCAGTAGAGACCGTAATGACGAATATGAATCGCTAAACTCGATTAAATCAACTCCCATTTTGTACAGGGCACTGATTTTTTCGTCTTGTTCTTTAATTTGGTTTATTACCTTCTCGAATACTTCCAGCTTCATTTAGGATAATTTTAGATTGGTTTTCTATTTGTTGAACGTATTCTTCAAGGATCGTCTCCATTCCTGCTGCAATTAATTCAGTTAATTCTTCTTGTGAATTGACCATTCCCATTTGTTGAGCAAGTGCTAGGGCTTGAACTGTTTCGATTGCACCAGTTCTAGCTATTGTTTGGATTAATCCAAGTTCGGCATTTGTGTTTTCTGACATAGTATTTGTTTTTTATATTGTACTCTTAATCCTTTAAAAATTTTAAGATTTTATCCTTTATTCCAGACTGCTTAATGCCTTCCATTCGCTTTGGTGTAAGTACGAAATTATCTAAGGCCCACACATCTTTCCAACTCTCGCCGCTTTTACCCATGTTTAAGTCGTCAATTGCAACCCAATGAGTTATTTCAGGATGATCGTGTAAGTACTGCTTAATTTCAATAGATCTTACTTGTTCAAGATCCCAATCCGGTGACCAGATAAAAATACTTCCATGCACAGTACAGTCCTTTAGGTCTGGGGTAAATGCGATCGGCTTTTTACAGATGCCCTTTGATTCATAATACTCGCCCATTTCTTCAACGGTCGCCCAACGTGTCCAATCTGAACTTACTACAATTTCAGCATCAGTCTGCTTTATAATATCGTTAAGTATTGAAACTGCTTTCTGATTAAAGTTGTCAAATCTAAACTCAACTGGATTGTCTTTAGTATTAATTTGCATCGCAGTCTTAGACCTTTTAGTCTTCTTAAATCGACTTCCCCATTCAGTAGCTAGGCAAATAACTCCATCATGGTCTAAAAAAATTACCTTCATTAGTTACCTTGATTTGCATCATTTTTGACGTACTCCAGCATTTGAGGAGTCGCTGCGATTAATTCAAATTCCTGATCAGTTAATCCAAATTCAGGATCCTCTTCTAATTCTTTTCGTAGGTGGTCGTAGTCTGCAGCGCTAGGCTCTTCAAAGAACCCACAAAAATGCAGAACGTACATTTCATTCTTTTTATCGTCTCGTCTTACTGCAACTATTCCGTGAGTAATGTCCTGGACGGTTTTATCCTCTGAGCTCATATACTGAATTTTCTGTTTTAAATTTTACAAACTCAAACCTGCCGTCCGAGTCTTTGCGCTCTTCTAGAATTTCAGTTACTACAGTAGTCAACCAATAGTCTTGAGCTGAATAGGATCTGGCAGTAACTGATCCAACTAGGAGAGAGCATCCAACTACTGGAATTGAGTCAACTACCTCTTTGTAGGTACGATCTTCGTTCCATGCGATTGCTTCAACTCGAGCTCCTCGTTCTTTGAACTCTTCTCGTCCGTCTGGGTGTATTTTAATTAAAGTCGGCATTGTTTTCTAGATTTTTTTGTATTCGGTCGTACATTTTATCGTCAATCTTATCTCTAAGGTTACGGTAAATAAGTATTCTTAAACTGGTTGGATACTTTGTTCTTTCGAGCTTTTTGTCAAATAGATCAATTAACTTTCTAGCAACACTTTCCTGCATGGGATGCGTGCATGATGCAATAATATTTTCTATCCAGACAATAATATCCCCAGGTTGGTTACTTCTTGCGGCCATAATTAATGGATTTTTTTTTTAATTAACTGAGGTCGTTAAACCGTCAGCCTTCTTTGAAGCGATAGGTTTTCTTGAGTGGCGAAATTTAACACCTTCGTCAGTAATCGTTACGTAGCACTGTTGACCTTCCAAGTTTTCAACAACCCAGCCAAAACAGCCTTGATCTGCGCACTCTACCAATATTTTGCGAGCATCCGCTGATTCAGGTAATTCTACAATTTCTCCAGTTTGATAGATTAACCATTTTCCAGGTTTATCAACAAATACGGTCTTTGAATTTTCTGCCGTTATTATCGGCATTTGTGCACTTGCTGAGATGGTGATAATTGCACATACCATCGATAAAAATAAATTTTTCATGTTTACGAGTTTAAATTGTTAATTGTGTCTACTAAGTCGTTGATAACGCTCTTTGCTCCATTTAATCTTACCATTTCCTGGAAAATTGGGCCGTTGCAATTCTCTTCAAAAAAGACTATTATATTTTCTTTGCCTGAACTCATGAAGTCGTATGCTTGCTTAATAAGCACTGCCTCATACAAGTCTTCTTTGTAGTCTATTTTATCTAGTCCCATAATATTCAAATGTTATTGTGTCTCCAGCCTTGCAGTGTTCTCTGCATGCAACCGTATCTCCATTCGTCAATACTGCTCTATATCGTGGAGACATTTCATCGTGAATTGATATTGGGGTCTTTTTAAAGGTACGTACCACCTTGTACTTTTCAATTCGAATTGGTTCCGGTTTGTTATAACCGCAGCTTGTTACCAACAAAGCCACGATTAAGAGACTAGTGTAGTATTTCATTGCTCAACGAAGTTTTCTTTTGTGATTGCTAGGATTCGGTTTCTTTGAGAGGTCGTCAGCATATTGCGGTATTCCCACATCCAAGCCAAAGCCTTTCCAATTTCCTGTTCCATGTAGGAGGTGCCGCTGTTAAATAGATCCTCAGGATTTTTTGAAACATCGTCCTCTTCAAGTTCTTCTTTTAAATCTTCGTACATTTCTCGCTTTTCACGAGATGATAATTCCGATAAGATATCAGAAACGTCTACGTCTACTTCGAATGTTGCCATAAGTATATTTTTTGTTTATTACTTATAATATACTAATAAAAACAAAAAAAGTCCCACAAAAGTGAGACTTCAAAAAAAAAAAATGATGAATCGTTAATTTGACTTAAAAATCATACCCACTGCAATTCCGACAACTGCCGTTACTATAATCCATAGTATTTTAGTTACAGTAGATTTCCATGACATAAGCTCCTTATGTTCATCCAATATTACTTGATAAATTCTAGCCTCCTCTTCCTTCCTTTTACGAAATTCAGTGTTCTTATTTACTCTAACGACAATACCGTCTTCAGGATCAAGCAGCTGCTTTTTGATCTGTCTCAGATCTTCGTGCATGTCCTCTTGGGAAGATTCTAAACCTTCCATTCTCTCTTGAATTATCTTAAGTTCGCCATTTGGCAATTTGGCCTTGATTACGTCGAGCGCATCAAGTATGTCGTTCATCATAGTATCGACATCTTGGTTATTTCTAGTTCTACCGCTCATTTGATTAGCAAGAAAAGTTTTTTAGAATCCGCCGTTTTCGTCGGTGTGTGCTTCAATATCGTTAGCTGATGTTTCAACTTCAATATTAGGTTCATTGTCAGAAGTTCCTTCTTCTGAATCATCTTGCATGTGGTTTGGAACGTTGTGTTCAGTTTCTCCGCCTTCTACTTCTTCAGCTGGTGCTGGTAATAGTGCTTGATCTTCTCCGCCCTGTGGCATTTCAGCAGTATGGTCCATTTCGTGGCCCATTTCCTGACCCATTTCGCCTGTTCCTTGTTGAACGAATTCTTCGAAACTTAAAATTTTATTATTATGCATTTGTTTGAATAATTTGAGTTTATTTATCTGTATAACTGGAACATTTAGAGCCCCGCTCAGGACTAATGTTACTCAGTTATGGAGGTTCCGCAATTAGGGCAGAATTTCCAACTTGATTTTTTGTGGCGAGTACCGCAACCTGTGCAATAAGAGCGAATTTCTCCCATTTCAACAGGTTTTTTACTTTCCGGTAGAATCTGCCACCTGACGGTTGTACAGCTCCATGAATTGTATTGGCCGTCTGCATATTCGAAGTTTTGACTAGAGCTTTCGCCCTTTTCAATTCGACCCGTTTCCATCGACCCCGGTATTCCGGCTGGACCTTGAGGGCCGTTTGAACCTTGTGGACCTAGCGAACTTGCGCAGTAAAATGCATTAGCTGAACCTCCAATATTAGAAGTTAGCGTATGACCTGGCCACTGGTGAGTCGTGTACGTAAATGGCTGTTGCCAAATATTCGTACCTGAATTGCCGTTTAGCTGATAAGACGATTCATCATAGAACTGTACTTCGACCTTGCCGTTATCGGCGATTGCTCGAACAGTTCCAGTTGACGTATCAACGTCGTAAGTTTCAAACTTGAATTTTTTAGCAACATCCATAAATCTTTCAAGATAGACTCTCTGGCCTGGTTTCACGATAATTCCTGCATTCGATAACAGTTTCCCATTTATCCAGATTTTTGCAAGAACTGGTGTTGTTTTTGGATTGTGCAGTTCAATTTCAAAATGTGAACTGTCTTTTAGATAGACTGACTGACCGTAGGTCTTTAGTCTTCCCCTGCCCTTTGTTATGTGGGCAGTAGGTTGGGGTTGGCTGCTGAAAGTATTAAATACTGCAGTTGAACCACCAGTTGTGATTGTTTGTTGGTACATAGTAGTTATGTTATTTTTTGCTCATCTATTTGTAACCTTTCGCGATTACTCAAGGGCTCGTAAACCCTAGACGAACAGAGCGAGGCTCTATGTTCCAGTAATATTTAACTCAGAAAATTTAGAAAGTTTCTCGAGAAGATTAAGCGATTGCTTTAAGTGAAATAGGTTCAGCAGTTCTCTTATCGTATACGTAAAGTGAATCTGCGATTTTTGTCTTTACCCAGTCCCCATTTTCTCCAATTGGGAGCTCGACTGTATCTCCAGGATTTAGAGTTTTGGCAATCTTTCTGCCATCCGGTAAAATAATTCCCAATTTCAAGAATCGGTCTTCTCTAAAAGAATCACGGTTTAGGACACCATCAATTGTGCATTCAGTGAACTCTTTTAGGAATGGAATAAACACCTTAATTTTTCTACCAGCTGCGACTGAGTATTGTTGTTCTCCGCTAATAACTGCTGGAGTATAGGCAGCTCTTCTTTCTGGGATTACTTGACCGTCTTCTGTAAGTTCAAATACGCTATTTACTGTCTCTTCTGGTAATTCATATACGGTAACTGATCCAGTTTTACCCTTTCTAGAAAGATGATTTTCCAAATCCATTTGAATATCTTTATGAGACATTCTGTGAGGGAGCACCTTGATTGTTGTAAGAACATCATCTGAAATATAGGCGAAAACTCGCTCGCCGATGTGAATTTTTTCAATCTCTCCACTAAATGATTTTACAGACATTGTTACTGGATAAGAGGTACCCTCTATCTTTAAGAATGGTGCAACTACTGGTAGGGCTTTATGGCCTGATGGAAATTGAGTTCTCTCAATATGGTCTTGGCTCTTTTTAAATTCAGATTTAATAGCATCAATGAGTTGAGAGTAGACTTCGTTTATTTCAAATCCAGCTTCTCGAATAAATTGTCTCGCTGGCTTAGGTAAGTTAATTGACTCTAGATTATAGATTCGTTGATCTATACGACCCTCTCCGTGAGAAGAGATTCGGGCTTCAGTTATGAATTGTGTAAATTTAAGTAACTTCAAAATTAATCATTCTATTTGAAGTTTATTTATACGACTCGACTACTTCCCTACGTATTCTGAAGGCAGATCTGCAGGTTTAAATACTCTACAGAAACCAAAATGGACCCATCGATTAAGGAAATCTACTGAGTATTCCTGCTTGTCGGTAGTGACCATTCCATTAATTGGATCGCTTGAGCCCTTAATTATAGTTTCATTAGGTTTGTCCTTTCTAGAAAAGACTATGATATTACCCTTTTTTAAATTTGCCATGTTGATTAAGTTAAGTACCCCAGGAGGGATTCGAACCCCCATCTCACGGTCCGTAGCCGTGTGTTCTGATCCATTGAACTACCGGGGCAGGTACTAATTAGTTTCGGTTATGTGCAGCTTTCCAGCGCTCTTGCAGACCTTCCCAGTAGCCACTTTCGTTTTGAAAACGTTGAACCACTTGAACATCTTCGGGAAAACCTAGTGCAAGCTTAGCCTGATTACGAATATCAGCCTTCATAATTGTCTGAATCAAGGCTGTGTGAAACGATCCAGCTGTTCCAATCTTATAGAACATGAATTCTCTTTCTGCGTTTGTTATTTCTTCCATAGCTATATTGTACTAAATAATTTGTAATCCAGGCAGGACTCGAACCTGCGACCTACCGCTTAGAAGGCGGTTGCTCTATTCCACTGAGCTACTGGACTATGGCGGAGAGTGGAGGTCTCGATCCCCATTCCCTTTCGGGAACCGCTCGCTTAGCAGGCGGCGACAACACCTTGTTGCTTCACTCTCCATTAGTACTCCCGGTGGGACTCGAACCCACAAGCATTGCGCACTCGATCTTAAGCCGAGCGTGTTTACCAGTTTCACCACGGGAGCATTTTTGTACCTCTGGTGGGATTCGAACCCACAAAATCTCTTGATCCTAAGTCAAGCGGCTTTACCAGTTTACCCACAGAGGCAGTTGGGGTAAACGATCGGGATCGAACCGACGACCTCCTGAACCACAATCAGGCGCTCTAACCAACTGAGCTACGTCTACCATGTAAAAGAACGAGCGGAAGAGTGAGGTATCGATCCCCATACCCGAAGGTACCACTAGTTTTCAAGACTAGGTCCAGCGCCAGCTGAATTACTCTTCCAGTTTTTGAGGTCAATGTTGGAATCGAACCAACTCCTCAGATTTTGCAGACCTGACGGCCTCCACGACCAAACTGACCAAAAACAAAAAAGGCTTAAACGTTAGTCTAAGCCTTTTCAGTAGAAGTTTTCTTATCTTACATCACGGCCTAGACACATCGAGACTTAATCTCAACGAACGTAAACAAAGTGAATGTAAGGATAATGTTTTCATGTTAATAATATACTACAATATTTCTAATTGGTTTTATTTATTCTTTTCTTTTTGCTAATTTTCTTTTAACTGCTTCCCGAGTCGACTCCATTTTCTTGGCATAACTTGGATTTTTTCGCTTGTTAAAATTAATTTGTTGATTTAGCGATCCAGTAATCTTTTGCATGTTACCACCTCTTGTTCTGATTAACCAATCCGCTAATTTATTAACTCCAAGGTCTCTGAATTTTCCATTTGCATCAGGTGCATCAGAATCGTGCCATTTAAGTTTTTTCTTTTCTGAAATTTCATCTTCATCAGCTTCATCATCTTCTTCGTCATCCCATCTGTGATACTGTTCCTCAATTGCCTTATTTAAAAGATCTTGAATTTTGTCGTACATTCCAAGCGAGTCTTCGAAACCAGTTACGGCACTCATAAAGAGTTCAATATCTTCAGCTATCTCATTAGACTTCATTGAAACTGGATCTCCATTTTGGAATAGGTCAGACCATTCATAGTCTTCAAGTTCAGCATCTTCGTAAAGTCCGATATCTTTTTGTGCGACACTAACTGACGACTTAACAGTTTCATCGATAAAGTTTATTCTGACTTCAAAATCAGTCCATACGTCTCTTTCTATATCCGGATATTCGGATGAATCTATTCCGTAATCATCTATAGATTGATTGAACTGGCCTGAAACAATAACGATTTGATCTTCTGCAGTTGCTCCATTGACTAGTTCTGCGATTGCATCAGTGTCAACTCCACCAAAACCCATTGCTCTTAGTTCTGCAGCTTCTTCATCAGATAAGTTCTCAATTATGAATTTTCCTTTTGTGTTAGGCTCATCAGAATCATGCCATTTAAGTTTCTTCTTTTCTGATACTTCTCCAAGACGTCTATCGATTATGTCATTTACTATATCGACTGCCATGTCTACAAACATGCCTTCGTATTCAATTCGCTGCAAAATCTGAGTTAACTCATCAGCGATTCCTTGAGAATCGTGATTTTCTGAATCCAGTTTAAAATCAACTTCATACGCATTACCTGCACCGTCAAAATCAATCCCAGAATTTAAGACTGCCACTTGTACTTTAGATTTCATTGTCTCAAAGTCGAAATCAACATAGTACTGAACAAGGAACACGCTATCTAATTCAGCAGCCTCTGCTCTTTCTGGATCAAGTCCTAAATCATCAGCTGTCATATCAAATCCCAAATCGAAACCTAATGTCGTGTCGGTCTTCTCCTCTGGGTTGTATTCGGCCATTAATCCTTGAATTTCATCCGTGTCAATCTTTGAATTAAAACCTAATGCTGCTAATTCTTCAGCATCATCAGTATTTTCATTAACGAATTGTGTAAATCGTTTAAGTCTCATTATCCTGGGAAATTGTCTAGTGCTGCATCAACTTCATCCATTAAGTCCGGTCTTGCTCTCTGAATTGCTCCAGCGATTGAGCCGACTAAATTAATCAGTTCGTGATATTCTGAATAGGTATCGTATGCACTATCGTTATTTTTAATAGAGATAACATCGATCGTTGTATCTTGAATATATGCTAGTAGGGTATCGAAATTTACCTGACTTGCTGAGTAAACTCCATCCTCTTCATCTTCGTTATCATAATCTTCAGTTGAGTCAAGGTAATCATTGTACTGTCTGGCCTGACTCACTAGCTCCGCAAGTTCAGCTTGAGAATCTCCGACCTTGGCTGAAGTTAGGTCTTCGTGAGATATTTTAGTTAGAGCAAAAACTGGAACTTTAACAATATTGCCTTTTGAGTTATGTAATTCAACTTTTGCAAAATCGCTATCGATATCAAGCACTTGGCCTTTACCTCGGTATGAGTCAACGTAATTTCCTACATTGATCTCTGGTGAATTGTCATCAGCTAATTCCTTTTCTGGATTGTCTAGGAATCTGTCAAGATCAAATTCTTCGTATAGTTTAAGGTGTTTCATAGAGTTATTTATACTCTATTCGCAATCTCGCTTTGAAGTCAGGTGGGAATTGATCACCTGCGGATTTCATTAGGTCTGCGAAACATCCATCAAGTAGATGAGTCACCGCCCAATCCTCAGGTGTACGTATTGAGCGGCCTACTCCTTGCAGGACAGCGATTGAGGTCTTCCAATTGTACCATTGCTGGCTGTATTCCAATTTAGCAGCAACGTACTTGTCGCCGAGATGAGGGTACGGAACCTTTAAGAAGATTTGGAATCTACTCTGGTCGTCAACCATGTTCAAGCCTTCAAGAATAGATGGACCCATCAGTACCATTGCCTTCTTCTTCTTCATTATCTTTAGCGCGATCTCTTTCTCTTCAGATCCTTTATAGAGAACAATGCGTTTCTTAACATCTTTGGGAAGACCTGTCCAGATCTTAGTATTCAATTCATAAGAACCTGAATGAATGATTCCGGAGTGCTCAGAGTTCTCCCTGACTATTCTGGTTACTGAATCAATTGCCCATTGTAGATTCTCTTGTAGGAATCTGGTTGACATTTTTTTACCTGGATAGAAAATGATAGGTGACTTCTCCCAATTGAAATGACTTTCAATCTTAAAGTACTTAGCCTTCTTGATTCCGTGATTTCTCATGAAATCGCTGGGACTGCCCATTGTAGCAGTCATCAGTAACTTGAATCCAAATTTCGTAAAGAAGTGTTTCTGTAATAGGTAGTACTCATCGATACAGTTGAATGTGATTGACTTTTCGCCAGGATTCTTTACGAGCTTCTCAAGACCTACTTGTTCAATGATTTTACAATAGTCTTCTAGTTTACAGTGAACGTCCTTACACCAGTCCGCCATGCCAAAGACAGCCAACCATTCGGATGGAATGCTGCCCTCTAAAAATTCAATTGATGCATTTTCTCTAAGCGAAGAGGTTGCCTGAACTGCAATGCTCAAGAGTCTAGTAACCTCCTTAAGTAATTTAAGCAAGTTGCCATGATCCTCCTGTTCGTAAATCATATCAATCACTTTTGCTAATCGTTCAGTGTCCACTTGTGGTATCTTTTGGCCAATATCGCCGGTGCTTTCAATTAAGCTCTCAGTCTTTTTAACAATTTCATGCGAAACGATTGGACTGAAATGGCTCTGTACAATATCAAGTAGCTTATGGGCCTCATCGCATACTACAAAATCTCTTTGTGGAAATGGGGAGCCCTTACCGTTGCCTTGCTGATTTTGCTCAACGTAATTTCGTTGAATCAGGGCGTATGGATAGGTTAACAGAGAGACTGGCGACTTGATTGCCTTTTTTCTTGAGGTCAAGTAGCCACATTGTTTGAAACACGGAAGAGATTCAGCCTTTTCATAAGAGGTTCCTTTACTCTTGCACTCACCGACTGAAAATTTCTCGTCGTTCACAACGCATCGGTAGTTATCAACACCTTTTATATTACCCCAATTCCATACCTGCAACTTTTTAAAATCTTTGACGTATTGTTCATGAAGAGAGAGGTCAGATGCTAAGATATAGCCGCGATTTCCCTTAAATGCAAGAAAATCAGCAAATAACATTGCGATAACTGACTTGCCTGATCCAGTCGGCGCATCAAGTAGATAAATTCCATTATGGTCTTCTTCGTATGCTGAAATAATATCGATTATCGCTTCTTTTTGCTGAGGTCTAAACTCAATGCTCGGATGTTTACCTTTTATGAACTCTTCAAAGTCCCGTGTGAGTTTACTCATTTATCGTTGTTATTTTTAGAAGAAACTGCCTGTATCAACAAGCTTGCAGTCGAATAGTTCGTTGCAATAGGAATATTATACACATTACACAATCTAAGTAACATTTGAACGTCAACTTCATGCGGATGTGCAGTTAATGGATCAATAAAGAAGATAACTCCATCTATTTTACCGTTGACTAACTCTGCTGCGATCTGAGCGTCTCCGCCTTGCGGTCCAGACTTCATTCGGTCGACCTCAAGACCTGCATGCTCAATGTGAGTACCGGTCGTACCAGTTGCAACAACCTCGTGCTGCTTAAAAAAATCAAGACGCTTCATGATGAATGCCACCATGTCCGCCTTTTTATTATCGTGTGCAATTACTGCTATTCTCATATTTCGTTTAATTAATCTTCTGATCCTATTATGTAGTCGTACTCACAGCATGGATATTCTCTACCGCGCTCATCAATCCAGCACCAAACTTTATCAGCTTTAATCCACTTCCAGTCAACTCCCTCTTCGCCTTCCGGTAAATTAGGTGAGTCTAGTGGTGGATGATACGAGTTTACACTAACGTAATTGTGATTACAATCACATCCACGAGAGACACAATCATCACATGAATTTGGATTACCTCCATCTCTATAACCTGGCCCGTAACACCAAGTTGCGATCTTTCCGCAGTCGCAACGTTCCTTACCAGCTACCGACATCAGTTAAGTCTAATGGATGTTTTGGTGCATTGCTGCTAGTGACAGTGATTGTGTCTCCGATTCCACATGATGATACTGTCCAGGTTAAGTTTCCCCATTCGCCAAACAGGGCTTTTAGGTGCTTACCCCAAGCATCAAACTTTTTCTGCTGCTTGTCGTTTAGGGTTATTGATATTATCGTGTTTGCCATATTGTTTCTTGTATTTCTTAAATATCTTTTCGAATTTCTTAGCTGCCGTAACTGAGCCTCTGGTCTTTGCCATCGTTGCCGTTAATCCTGTCGCCATATAAGCCTGAATCTCATCCGCGATTACGTGGCTTGTGTAGCCGATTTGAATCAAGTAGCTTTCAAGCTGTTCGTATAGATCTCGCTTTAAAGATAATACTAACTCCATCATCTCGGTTTTATACGCCTTATTTGTATAGAATAGCCCGTGAGCAAATTCATGATCCATTACTCTTGATTCCAATGAATCGACTCCAAGTAGATAGAACTTACCTTTTTTCTGGTACTGTCTAATAATAGACACAACCTCTGTCATTTCATGATCGTACGAAGTTATGTCAGTATGATACTGATAAACTCCTCGCATACAGGCTTCAAGAGATTCGCTAGGAACATTGTATCCGCTCCAGTCCGCTGTGTAACTAAAATAGTTAGCTGATCTCTCTTTTCGGTAACGATTCATGTAGACAAAAATATCAAAGTCCTGTCCTCTAAATTCAGGAAAAGGGGATTCATAATACTCTTGTGCTCTAAGAAAGAGCATCGCTCTCTCAAAAGAGTCCTTTGCCAAGACTGCATAAATCTTTGGAGCGATTTCATACAACTCATAATTAATAAGCTTTGAATTCTCCTGTTTGTGTAGTACTTTCATAAGTCTAATATACTAAAAAAGGCGACCGTTAGATCGATCGCCTTAATTCAATTTACCTTGCCAATTGTAAGTAGGTTTAGTTGTGGACTTTTACTTCTTATGCGTCCATAAGAATCCTTCCAGTCAGTGTTTCTTTTTCTACAGTCTTTAAACTATCGTTGCACGTTATCTGACAATTTCAACACGAAGCAAGCGTGTTAACAATCGTAGTCAGGACAGGATTCGAACCTGCATGGTCACATCTCTTACCTTTGTTTTCCCCGCTAAGGGAGTGGTGAACGAAGCGAGTTCCGCACCACATAGCGTCTACCAATTCCGCCACCTGACTATTTAAAACATACCACTCAAATGGGTATTTGTTACAGTGTCACAATTGTTGCCTATACTCCGGTTAATTACTCCTTCTGTACCCAACGGCTTTATGTTGGCTTATAATTGGCTATTTCAAAGTAACTCACATTTTTATTTGTGATATGTGTTTGGTACCCTCTGAGAGACTCGAACTCTCACCCTAAGACTAGATCCTAAGTCTAGCGCGTCTACCAATTCCGCCAAGAGGGCAACTTAAAGAACGTTTGTTTTGTTATAAAGTTATTATACCCAATAACTATTAATAATTTCCTGAGGTCATTTTTTATTTTCAGCAATTCTCGTTAGAATGGGCTGATTAACTCTTTAAACGGGGTTCCCAATTGATCTTTATCCGAAATGATAGGATTTTCAATTTCCCAATCAATCGCTAAGTCCGCATCATTCCATAATATACAGCCTTCATGTTCTTTTGAATAACCGTTTGTGCATTTATAGGAAAAAATAGTGTCGTCTTCTAGGCTAACGAAGCCATGCGCAAAGCCTGGTGGAATCCAAAGTTGATTGCGATCAGTCGTATTTAATACAACTTGAAAGGATTTACCGTAGCTTGGAGAGTCTCGACGAATATCTACCGCAACATCCAACACGCTTCCTGTAATTACCTGAACCAATTTTCCTTGATCAAACGGTGGAGCTTGAAAATGCAATCCACGAAGGACTCCTTTTTTGGATCTAGATAAATTATCCTGAACAAATGAATGCTCATTAAGAAATTCAGAATATTTCAGCTGATTAAACGATTCTAGAAAAAATCCTCTTTCATCGCCAAACACGGATGGATAAACTGATATAAGCCCGTTAGGAAATTCTTGTACAACTTTCATTAGTTAATCTATTTTTAATAATTACATTACCGTGTGAGGTATCTGAACTCTCACGCAGTTTTGAGGTTCTCCCTCATTCATGAAGAAGTTATTAATGTAACCCATCATGTTCGCTGATCCAATTGGATTCGCTGAGTGTACGTAGACTGCTGGAAACCGAATCGGCACATTACGCTTATCGAAACGACTCATCTCAATTCTCTTTGGATTCTCGTCGTAGAACTGATTCACCAACCACTTAGTGCAATCCATTCCAGTTTTTTCAGTAATGTTCGTGTAGTCTAGCTTATAGTTAGGACTTACATTCGTGAAGTACTCTGACATAGCTGAGTCACCCAAGTCGTGATCCAATGAGATCATGTGAATGTTCTTTAATCCAATTTCCATCACCTTGTCCTTGAACTCCTGGTATGATCTAACAACTATCCAGTCCTGTTCAATTGGTGTTCGAACGTCATCTAAATAGATTCTGATCGGTAATTTTTCTTCTTCCATTTGTATTTGTTTTATTAATGTGAGTCTCCAATATCGTGCTTTTCTCCGTAAATCAAATAGTCTGGATTAATTACCTTTGCTACTCGATTACGCTCACCGCTTATGTGCTTAATAACAATGCCTTCATGCGGCACCTTAGTTCCTTTGATCATATTACCAAAGACGAACTGGTCTTGTGTCTCTTGTGACCACGGTCCTGTGTATAGGACTCCAACGTGAGGTAACTCTAGCGCTTCTTTGAAAAGGAATTCAGTGTAAATAGTGGACTCGTATTTGCCGTTTACTGTGGCATCGAATCCAACGAATTCAATATCAGTCAGACCGTACTCGTAATTCTTTTGAATACCTGCACCGTAAATTTCTCCGTAAATTACAATACCAGCTCCAAGTTCACCAATCCTATTTTTAGTTTTTGCTAAGGTAAGCAACCTGTTCTTGATATCGTACTTCTCGGCAATTGTTCTCCAGACATCAGTTGAATAGAACCCTTGAGAATCAGAACCCTTCTCGACATTATGAGATCCATAAACGTACTCGTACTCAAAGAGCTCTCCGGCGAATCCAAAGAATTTTTTAATCCTATCCATGAAGGACAAGCGATTCTTCTTAACTATACCGTATCGTGCATTCGTACCGTGGATCTTACGCGTGATTTGCACAATATCCTCTTCAGTAAACATTCCACTAACATTTTTCAAGTTAGGAAACTTGTAGTAGACATGAAAGTTTGGATTGTCTTGATAACGAACCTTTTTACCTGAAGCAAGTTGGACCTGTCTAACTGGCGGTTCGTACTTGAAAATTCCAAGCATCTCACTAACGTCAACTCCTTCTTCAATAACGAGTGCATCGTCATAAGGGCCCAACTGTAATTGATCGCCCCAAGGCTGTTTACTAACTCCGATCTTCATTTCTTCTGAACCTTCAAGCACATTAAGCGGAATGATTAGACACTCACTGTAAACTCCTCTCAACTTAACTGTTCTAACTCGATTGCCCTTACGCAGGTAACCGGTTACTCCCAATTTTTCGGATAACTCTTCCGGAATAACTGCATCAGTTGTTGCAATGATAACAAATTCGTCCGCCTTGTGTAGTCCTTTTTTAGTAATACAATTCCATCCACCGATGATCGCTAACTCAATATTGTCAGCTCCTTCGATTGCCTTGATTTCTGTTACTTTTCCAATGTAACATACGCTGTTTTGATTTTCCATTATATTAATTTTTTTATTTTCAGTCTTCGAATAATTTACTTAAGTATACAAACATATTGGCATACTCATGAAGATATTTTTCTTCAGCCGTCCAGCCTAATTGCTGCATGAATTCGGGATTTTCTTTTCTGTACATCTCGAACATTCTGCTGCCAGACATTTTTGAGTACTGCACGTTTGCAATTCGGTCGCATAACTTAACGAATATCGCATACGGCGTTGTTCTGATTCCATCGTAGTATCGGTAGTTAGCCCGATCATTACGACTCTTGCCTTTCTCGTTTGAGCACGCATAGACAATATCTGCTGCCATTTCTCCAAGCGCCTGCTTAACATCATTGTATGAAACTCTGGTGTCTTCAATAAGATCATGGCCCCATGCTCCAAGTAGTACATGCTCAAAATCTTTCTCATACGTAATTAAAGATTGAAATTTCTTTGCAACTTCAACGACCATACGTAAATGAAATTCATAAGGCAAGTACTTATCGTACATGTGATTCGTGTCTCTATGTTGGTCTAGAACCCAGTTTATTTTTGCTTCCATTATTCTTCCATTTATTGTTGCTTCCATTATTCTTCCATTGTTGGTTTTAACCAGATTTGTGTTCTAAAAATGTATTCCATAAGGAAAGGGTACTCTGATAACTTAAGTATCGTTGCATGAGTGTCATGTTTGAAACACTTAAAGAGCTCTTCCCTGATTCTCTCAGCTGATACTACACACATCTTAACTTCGTAATCGTAGTGCTTTATTACTTGAGACATTTCCTCAGGGATAGTAAATCCTTTAGTGATTGAAAATCTAATAGCTCTCAAGATTCTCAAAGGATCATCGTGAAACGTTTCCTCGCAAGGTAATGGCGTTACTAATAGCCCAAGCTTCAAGTGAGTCAGCCCATCAAAGTAGTCAATGATCGAGCCGTCCGCTTCTCTTGCCAGGGCATTAAGAGTAAAGTCTCTTCTCTGTAAATCGTCGAATAGGGTTCCAGGCTTAATGATCGGAGTTCTGGTAAACGGCACGTATCCAGTCTCTTTTCTAGACATTACAAAATCAGCAACTCCTTGGTACTTATGTCCGTCTGGAAATTTTGCTCTGATTGTGTAACATTCTTTGGTGATCAGGAATATCTGGAATTTTTCACGAGTTAAGTAGTCAACTAGCAAGTCAAACATATCAGCCGCCTCAGGAAATTCCTCAAGCAGAGTTGCTTTCGGCACGGCTACGTAATCAACGTCTTTGGACTGAAGTCCCAAGATCTCGTCTCTTACCTTTCCGCCTACTTCGTAAAATTCAAATGGTGCTGTCATGTTATTTCTTTTTACTATTATACCAAAATAAAAAAGTCTCTAGACAAATCTAGAGACTTTTTGTCTTAAATTTATTAAAAATTATTCTGCGCCTGGTGTAAGCTTGTTAAGCATAGCCAGTAAGCCTTTACCTTCAGGTGTCTGTTTCAATGATTCAAGAAGCCCGTTAATCTGTGAACCTCCTTTAGCTGTGAATAGGTCGCTTAACTTGCCAATTCCTGAGTGTACGTCTCCACTATTTACCAATAGTTTCAAGTCAGCTCCAGCCATTGCTTTTGCCATCGATTCGTATTGTGCAACTCCGACTACTTGAGTTACTTCAACTTCTCTAATTTTGATCAAGTATTCTTGGTAAGATTTGTTTTCGCCAATCTCTTTTGCTAGGGTTGTTTGGGCAGTTACTCCAGCAAGCTCCATTGCTTTCTTGGATTCAGCCTGCGATATACCCTTTGCTTTAATAATATCTGCTTCTGCTTGGCCCAGAGTTTTAACACCTTCTGCATTTTTGATCTGTGCTTCAAGTGTAGCAGAAGCCTCAGTCTCAATTCTAAATTTATTAGCCTCTGCGTCAATTTCAGTTTTGCGTTTTTGTTGCTCAGCTGCAATAATTGCCTTTTCCTTATCAATTTCAGCCTGCTTAATCTCATTAACTTTAACGACCTCCATTTGCTGTTCAGCAGTAGCTCGTTCAGCTTGAGCGATATCTGATATTGACTCTTGTTCTGCAATACCTGCCTTTTTTGTAGCCTCTGCTTTGGCAATACCGATTGCCTGTATTGATTGAGCTTGCGCCTCTCCTGCAATTTTCTGAGTTTCTGCTTTAGTTACATCAATTTCTTGTTGAGCAGTTAGTTCCGCCTGCTCTGCCAATTTAGTGTTTTTAGCAACTTCAGTTCTGGATTCCATATCAATCGCAGACATTCGCTTAGCCATAATCTGGTGAATAACGCTCGAACCGTCAGTATCTCTAACATCCATTAACTCGATATTTTTAATAGGCTCAACTCCCCAATTAGATAAATCAACTTTAACACTTTCAGTAAATTTTTCGCCAAAGATAGATCGTTCTTCCATAATTTCCTCCAATTTAGACTTTGCTAAAATAGAACGAACTGCTCCTTGAACTACATTTTCCAGCTGCTTTTTCAACTCGTCAAATGATTCTACTTTCTCGGCAGCTTTATTTGTATCAGCAATGTGGAAGAATGCCTTAACGTCAACTACGAAAGGGACACGGTCCTTATCATACGCTGAATATTTAGCTAAGTCAATATCAAAGTTAGATACTGGCAATGATCTGACCATAACTCCGATTTTAGGTAACCACTTCGGCCACTCATAATAAACGTTAGAGCCTTTACCTACGCCATAGGAAACAGTTTTGTCTCCTCGTTGAACGATGTGGACTACGTTAGTTGGCACGATTCGACGTAGAGATAGTGCATAAAAAAATACGATTACCCCTATTAAGGCCGGTAGTCCGTACATAAGTGATGATGTGATGATTTCTGTCATTTTTTTTTGTTTTTATTAATTATTAAAATATAGAGATTACATTAGCCCGATTAGCTAACTACTTTGTTATTATACTAAATTTCCATACCAATTGATTTCCAATATTCAGGCCCTCCGTAATACGAGCACAATTCGTCTCCTGGATTAATATCGACTAGTGCAAAGAACGTAAAACAATTCTTTTCAGTATCATGTCTCCAATTTATATTTGGAGTTTCACTGTGATTGTAGATTCCTCCGAATCCAAGAAGAACGCCATACTCTACGCAGCCTAATTTCTCAGAACGGCCGACTATGAATCGATAATCATTAAAAATAGGATCATCTGATGTCGCATCGAATGTTATGAAATGACATTCTTCAATAATCTCGCCTGGGCTAATAGATTGCGTTGCGAATACTCCAAGTCCGTGTATTGGACTGGATGCGACTACTAGTTTAGAGGGTCCCGTTAATTCCATTATTGGCTCCTCTTTGTGTACCAGTCAACAAAAGAAACGCAACAGTCCCATGCAGCAATTCGCTTAACATCTCCAGAATAATCATCTAAGAAGTCTTCATCGATAATTAGGTCAGTCGCTTCAAATCTTCGATCCTTGTCGTACTTAATAATTTGAATTCCTCTACGGTGAATGCTGACGCAGAAACCAAGACTCTCGATCTTTTCGATTACTGGAAAAATCCAGCTCCATGAGGTTTCATATCTAAATATTCCAAGTGCAGCCAATTCCTGATCGTGACTGGGAATTCCAGAGAGTCCACCCCATTTTTCAAAGACGCCTTTGCCGTTTGAGCCGTGTGGCATTTCGTAGGTTTCACTAGAGACAATTGTGCCTCCCATGAATTGCGCAAGGAGTCGATTACCCTCGCCGATTTTATTGTGTGTATTCTGTATCATCTTCCTTCGTTTGTTTCATGGTGATCGTTCGGTAAAACCAAACACTTAACTGGACGGTCTCTCATAATCTTTGCGATTTCTTGAAGAGAATATGGGTCCATGAAGTTGCCGTCCATGCCAACGTCCATTGCTTTACCTGCATGTAATTTATTGTGTGGGCCTAAGTGAACGTGACCATGTAATTGAATTACTCCACGGTTCATATCGTGCCAACTTGCGATTGGGTAATGACATAGCACAAACGTTTTCTTAATAGTCTTCGCTGGATTTATTTCGTTCGGCACGTTTGGAACAGTAAGTTCCAGTCTAACGTAATGATTCACTGATGCAAATAGAGCCTTGACTCCTCCCTTGTCATTCTCGATGTGCTGGTCGTGATTACCTAGAACCAAATGAATGTTCTTACAGAGCAACCTGTCTCTGAACTCCTGGATGTTATCAAATCCTCCGAACGACCAGTCTCCTAAGTGGAAAAGAATATCGTCTTCGCTGACTAGGTGATTGATATTGTTAACAATCGTATCATTCATTTTATCCAGGGTATCGAAATCTCTGGTCTTACTCTCGGCCGGCCAATTAGACGTTCCTCTACAAATATTTGAGTGTTTGTAGTGAGTATCTGACGTGAACCATATTCGCTGATGAGGCTGTAATGTAATTTTCATAAATCTAATTTACCAAAAAAGGAACCTAGTCGGTTCCTTTTTATTTTTAATAGTTGACTAGTTTTAAACTGGGCACCGTACTAATCGTTGTCATCTGTGCTCGATGGGGACTGAGTCGTAGTTAGTACTTCGCGATAAAGATTCTCGCTTGGCTTTTTAGTAGACTCACAAAATAGAGGTTCGCCGTTGGCTTCCGCCTCTTTGTTTGCTCTTTTAAATTCGTCAAGCGATTTCATATAGTGCTCTGCTGCAATTCTATCGCGTCTGTTGCCTAGTGCCAAGCCTAGCACAACAAATAGAACAAAGGCTGCCACTGTTGTAATAAGGAGGGTAGTTATACCTATCATAATTTATGGGTTTTTTATGTTACTAAAATAAGTTAAATTGTTTTACGAAATCTGCGCTAACTGTGTAGTCAGAGTACTCGTCAGCTTTAATATCCTGTACTGAATTTGTACAGTAAACTTTTTCGAAGTATGCAGAAAGATCAAATAATCCTGAACTGAAAATTCCATGGGTCGCTATCAAGTATATTTTCGAATCTTGAGTTCTCTCCTTGATTGCTTTTGCTAATTCAATTGAAGTTCCAGCACTATCGCAAATATCGTCCACGATAACGAATTTCTTGCCGTACTCATGCACTAATGGTTTTAAGGAAATATCGGTGTGAGTGATTTTACTGGTTTTTGGATCTCTGTGCTTTACCGCAGTCACCACCTCATTTAAGTCAAACCAGTCAGCGACTTTGTAAATTTTCCTTAGAGCACCTGCGTCTGGAGAAACAAGAACAATATTCTCTCTTGCCTGATTCGTGTTATCAATATCAGTAAGCGCGTACTTAACGAGTAAGTAATTAGATACTTTTTGGAAATTATTGAGACAGGCTTCCAATACATCAGAGTGAGGATCCAGAACCTGCACAGATTCAAATTTCTGAGAATTAATGATTGGGCAAATAACGGTCTTTAGGTAATTTGAAGAACCTTCTGAGAATTTACGGTCACTACGTGCTCCCAAGAAATAGGGAACATACAGGGAAACTGTCGCGACTCCACATTCGCGAAGAGCCTGATTTGCACAGATAATTAACTCAAGATCCTTGAAGTTATTTAGTCTAGATTTTATTACGACATCAGCTTCGTGTAGGTAACTTAAGTTTCCACGCATATCGCCAGTTAGAGTTAATGACTGTTGACCGTCAGCAAACTTTGAAACTTTGAAATCAACGAATGCACTTCTTTCAAAGTGGTCTCGTCCTTCGTTTTCCGGATTTGCTAGATTAAGAGTTAGTAGTCTCATGTGTATGTTTTGCTATTTTAGTTAAGGTGTCAAACGTTTGGGCAATACCATCGTATTCAGTATTGTATTTTAAGATTGCTTTATGAAGCTTACGTTCAGTAGAGATAATCTTCTTAACGTCCCACCAATTACATGCCAATAGATCTGAACTAATTGACTCAATTTCATGAGCTCTCTTCTGATACAATTCAACAAGTGTCATCATCTTTTCCTGGATGGTCATTGCTCTCTGTAATTTAAAATCTCTATCGGAAATCTCAATTAGAGCTGACTGTAGTAATTGCTGAACTTGGTAATGATCTATTGCAACTGGCAAATCTGATCCTATTAAGTGATCAATATTACTTATCGTAACTGGTGTAGCGAGGTCAGACTCGCCGGCCAATCGCTTTGCGGAGTCCATTGTATTTGCAACAATAGCAAAGGGTCGATCGTAGTGATTAGTTCCTTGCCTCATTAGCTCAGTATGGCCAATTCCTCTTTTTGAAATTGCTGAAATTAGGCTCTTAATTTTATCTACAGTTGTCATAGTTATTCTCCTTTTTTTATTTTACTCAAGATTTCCTCAGGGATTTGGCGAATGCAATATTCTACAATATGTTTTAAGTCGTCGGTCGGTAGTACCATTACCTGAAACGTGTATAAGGTCTCGCCTCCAATGATTGGATGAGGTTCTGTTGTTATCTGATCTTCAAACTCGTCAATCATGTGCTTTGCGACTTTCTGCATCAGCTGAGCACTTACCATCTTATCAATATCTAACTGCGGATTGGCTGACTTAAGTTCTTCACTAACAACATGTTTAGTCGTAAGTAAAGATCTTTCAAGCAGAGCAGCCTGTTTAAAATTACGTAACTGCACCAGAGCTTTTGAGATGTACTCATTTGGTGTAATGCCGTCCATGTTTACGTCTCTCATTTTTATTGATTGTTAAAAAGTTCAAGGTACTTATTTCGGATTTCGATCGCTTTTCGTCTTTTAGAAAACGAGGCGCCGTCCGGTAAAACGATTGCGTTTAATTCGGACTCTTCTGCATTTTCGCAAATGAAATCAAACTCATCGTCAGTTATGTTAAAGCTGGAGATCATCATGTCATCCATTAGGTCAGTTATTCCATGCTTGCCAGGTAGGACTGATTTTAGGCAAGCTTGTACTTCAGGTCTTAATACTTTCATTATATTCCGTTTTGTATACAGTACCTAATATAGAGAGCTTGTTGTCGAATCCCAAACTCTCTTGTTAATAAATTAGCAGGAGCTCCTTCGTAGATTACTGGGCCGATGCATATAGACATTCTCTTTGCATCAAAGCTTTTAAGTCTGCCTTGGATTCTGCCAGTTTCAGGATCTGCTAATTTTATTAGCGTATCAGCTAACTCCTTAGGAGTTTCGCAAGAATTTACTATTTGAAATTTTTCTAACTCAGTCATTTTATATTTTTAGTTATTATACTATCGAAAAAATAAACGGCCTCCAATCGGAGGCCGTCGGTCCGCCGATACTATCAACGGAGGGGTTCACGGTTAAGGGAAGAGTCTTTACGTAAGTACTCTTCAAGAGTTTCAAATACAAATTCGTCACTGTCGTCAAGCGGATCGTATCCAATTTTAACTGTGCCGTCTTCTTCTTTGACGATCATTCTCATTACGCAACCTTCGCATAGAACTGGCATGTAATATCCCGGTTCAAGGCCAGTTGCAATTGATTCAACTTGAATATCCGGTGAAGCATCTTCGCCGAACATTTCGTCTGCGCATTTATTACAAAAGTCTGCCATTATTAATTTATCTTTGTGTTTATGATTGCGATTGCGTATGAGTTTACCAAAGGTCTTCCAGTGTTATAACAGCCAAGAGCAATATCCCATCTGCCAAATCTCTTCTTTAATTTAGAAAGAACTCGCATTGATGTTTCGACATTGAATTCAAGATCAGTCAACAGCATGTGTTTAGTTACCTTGACGTCTTTCCATGCAGATTGGCCAGTTGGAACCTGTATCTGCATTGCACCATACGCTGCGGCTGATGAAGTTAATTGTGGATTGTATTTCCAATCAAATGGACCATCATAACCTGTTTCTTTGTGAGCCACTCCATACGCGATATTGAAAGGAACTCCATATTGTTCAGAGTATTTCTTTAAGTAGTCGTATAATTGAATTGACGGAGGGGCATCTTGAATATTCATTACCCCATCCGGCAATTCATTCGATTTCCTTTCACGCATTTCGTAAGCCCATGTTGCGCCAAATACTACTAAGCATATTAGAACAACTAGAGATTTTACGGAGAACATGATTTTATTGTTGAGCAGCTGGTGCCACTTGTTTGTAGATGCGATTGGCATACAGGTTAAAAATAACGATACCGATTGAATCCTGATAAATTGAATAGATTCCAGATTTTCGGTCGATTACAAGCAATTCATTTCGCTCATTGATTGCAACCGATGTTTCTGATAGGGGTTTAATATTTTCCCATTCAGTTTTTGCGGTTTTATTTGTTACCATCCAGTAGTAATAACCAATAAAGAAGCCTGCAACTAGAGCTAATGCTAAAATCATTAAGTTGCCCAATTTTTTGCTCAACTTTCCTAATTTATCTAGGATCGTTTGCATTACTTGTTTTTTGTCCATAACTTTTATATGTTTAAGGTTTATATTATTATACCAAAATTGGCACGCTATTGTTAATAAGTTTCCAATTGAGTCCGTCAAATCCTTCCAGCTTAAACTCACTTGGTATTTTAAAAATATTAATTACCTCATTAAGTTTCTCATACCACTTACAGAAGCACACACCAGTCATGCCAGTCAACGGACATGAGTAAGTAATCCTATACTCCAGAAAGGACTCGGTTTTTATCATAATTTAATTTGGAAACGATCCCTCATTGCTTGTACCTTATCTGCTGGTACTCCATGCACGTTCTCTCCACCATGACGGTTCTCAACGATTAGAGAAACTACTCGGTAATCGTATTGTTTTGCAAGATCGAAGTATGCCTGCATCTCCCACTCTTGGGTGAATGTGTTTGAGACAACAATCTCTGGGTAAAATTGTGGATTCACCAGACTGTCTTTCATTCTGGTCTCGACCTGGGATCTACACCATTCATGTGCATCCTTCAGTTTAGTAACATCAAATTCGTATGCACCAGTTTCCTTGTTGTGAAAATACTTGTCAGCTTCGCAAACGGCATACTCATTCCATATTGAATTGGCAACAGTTGATTTACCTGCACCAGGAACTCCACGTAGGAGAATTAAGACTCTATTCATATTAAGGTTTCTTTGTGATTACTTGATCTATAATTCCGTACTTAACTGCCTCTTCAGCATTTAACCAGAAATCTCTGGTTGCATCCTTCTTTACTTGGTCAGCTTTCTTACCACAGTATTTACCAAGTAGAACGAAAAGTTCATGATTGACTTTTTGCCATTCAGCCCAGTCAACTTCAGCATCCTGAATATTGCCGCTAAAACCGCCAGACGATTGGTGCAGCATTGTGGTTGAGTGTCTTAGGGAACTACGTTTGCCTTTTGTTCCTGCGCCCAATAGCACTGATCCCATCGATGCGGCCATGCCAGTATTTACGGTTCGGATATCGGCTTTGATATAGTCCATTACGTCGACCATTGATAGACCAGACTTAACCGATCCTCCTGGAGAGTCAACGTGCATTGTGATATCTGAATTATCAACAGAATCTAGGAACATTAACTGAGCCTGTACAATAGTTGACATGTAGTCGTTTACTGGTCCAGCGACCCATAGAATACGATCCCTCATTAATCTGGAGAAAATATCCATTTGAGTAACTCGCATTTCACGTTCCTCTAAAATATAAGGAGTCATCGATGACTCAACTTGTTTACCGTAATAATCTAATTTCAATGAGGACACCCCGTGCTCGCTCATTGCGTACTTTTGAAATTCATTCATCATGGTATTAATATACCAATATGAATAGACAATTAGAAGTTATTAGTAGATGAATTATAGAAAACTAATCCGGTTACATTAGTCGTTTTAGTGATAGTCGGAGTTGAGTAGTTAAATGTTAGTACATCACCTCCACCGCGTTCGCCAAATTGAATTCGGACCGGATAATACGCGCCGGCCGTTAATGATGCTGTACCTGATGCTTCTACCGGCCCATGTAATCCACCATTATTAACCGTTGCATTTGTTGTAGTGAAACCGGTCTGAGCATTTGCACCTATCCACATATACGATGCATCATCACTTGATGTGTAAAATGTATAAGTTTCAGTAGTAGCTGGTTTGAAATAACCTAACCATTGGCAACTAAAATCTGATCCATCGTCTGTTCCCGGTTCAGTAATTACAGTAGTTTGTACTGAAGTAGCTGGATTTGCTCCGAATGTTTGAGGCGTTGCGGTTGCAAAGAAACTGACATTATCTGCAAAATACCCAGAGTATGTAGTTTTATATAAACCTGCAACGTAAGGCTGAACCCATGAAGTCCAAAATCCATTTGAATTTAACCAAGTAAGAGCAGCCGATGCGCTAGCTAAATTAGGAGATCCTCCCAAGTCCCTCTTTAAATAATTCGCCAGGTCTAGAAAAGATTGATCGGTTTTAGCTGCACTTCTGGCAAATCGAACTGTTCCGATTGCGCCTAATTGAGTTGGCTGATTACCTGCAGGTACAGGTCTACAAATTAAGTAACCGGTTGTATCTTCAGGTCCCATCCACCAAGTAACTCCGCCTGGCTGAGCTGAATAGTCTTGAGCAGACTCGCCTATTGCAAGATTTACTAAATTAGTAGCTCCTGAGATTGTAGCTTGCGATGGGTTGTATGCAAATGGAGTAGTCGCCATCCAATTAATTATTTTGTGTTATTATTTATCTCACATAAAAAAACCGGCTGACGCCGGTTTTAATTATTAATGAATGGTGGTTTAAAATCAAAAGAGTGCTGTGTCATCGCTGCTCTGTTCAGCTACACTCTTTTTATCTCCTCTTCCGGCAATTAAGTACCTTTCAATTCGATGTTTATATAGTCAGAGTCTATAGTATCCCTTTGCCATATCCGCAAGACACGTTGCAGCGTAGTAACCATCCCGGCAAGGTTTATTGTACTGGGTAAAACATTTCCAATCAAGTAGTCATGGCTGCCTTTACTGTTCCTCACGCCTTTGTCCCAAACTCTACCCGCATAGTTACATGCTTTGGTCTTGCTGGTTGGGGTCAGCAACCACTACTTCATAAAGACGCTAAATGAAATAGCTTGTATCGTTATTGGATGATTTGCCTCTGCAGGTAGTGTCACCCTTTACAACATAAACGTTACAAATGTTGGCCTTTTTGGAGTTTCGCGAAAAGTACTCATCGAAACTTTATTAACTAAAGTGCTAAAAGTTAATGTCTTTAAACTGTCTCGTTTTCTCCTGCAAAAAAGTTCAGGATTGAACGGCTATTGCGTTGCTCATTTGATAAGCACTCAACTTGAATTTTCTTCTCTTGAATTTCTCTCTGTAAAGCGTCATGCTCTGATCGAAGGCCTGCTAATTCAGAATTGAACTTTGTACGCTCAATGAATTCAGCATCTCTTGCCTCTGCATTAGAGAAAGTTTTCTTTCCGTTTGCATCAACTTCAGAGTTAATTTCAACCTTGATTTTTGACTGGATATTGGAGATTAATTCGGTACTCTTGTTAGACTCAGTGTTTAGGTCTAAAATTTCCATTTGCAATTCTTGGATTGCTTGAGGCAATTCCATTAATCGTTCTACTGTGTTAGTTAAATTTGTATTTGTCATTTGTTTTAAATTAAGATACACTATTACTATACTATTAAAAATCGATTTAGGTTTAATCGGATGATAAAAAATCTAAAAAATTTGTGGACCATTCAGGGCTCGAACCTGAGACCTTCGCATTATGAGTGCGCTGCTCTAACCAACTGAGCTAAAGGTCCTGGTGGAGGGATTATTTTTTTAGAGTAGAATTCGCCCACCTCAAAACTACTTGGTGCCGCAGGTAGGATTCGAACCTACTCAGCCTTACGACAACAGATTTACAGTCTGTCCTGACTCTCCAACTTCAGCGCTACGGCAGGTAAGGAAATGAGAAGATGGTTCAGTGGACATCTCATTTTACGATTAGCATTACTCTGGTGAATGCCTGCAAACTCCGATTATGTCAGTCAGCATTCACTCTCGAACTATTGACACAATCATTCCCTAATCAACCTTGGCTGGGTGTCCAGGATTCGAACCTGGGACCACTCGATTAACAGTCGAGAGCTCTACCGCTGAGCTAACACCCAATAAAATAAAAGAACCTCGACCACCATTTCAGCGCAAGCGCGTGCTTTCAGCTAGGCTTGAACGTTACGTCCTAGCTGGTGGAGTCAGCCTCTACTAAGGTTCTTTTGTCGAGATGGCAGGATTCGAACCTGCGAGTTCTCCTGCTCCCAAAGCAGGCGGGGTAACCGGACTCCCCAACATCTCGATAATTTGCTCCATACTGAGACTTGTACGAAGACTGGATTTTAACGGGTTTCTCTGACTGTTTCGAGAACCATATCCCTTATTGACGTCTTAGACTATACGGTCCTCCCCCAATAAGTCTTTTTCATTAGTGTCTTACCACATAAAAACCTGTCAACTCTCTACGTCGGCGCGGCAGAGTCTTGCTCACGTTTACCCGAATCGATCCCCCATTAAGGTCGAGGACTTTTTCACTACCATCGCTTTTTTAAAGAATGCGACCAATCTTACTGAGTATCTCTTGCTCATAGTAGTCCCTGTAGGATTCGAACCTACGACCCTCTGCATGTAAAACAGATGCTCTACCAACTGAGCTAAAGGACTGTTTGATACGCTTTCGCCCCCTGTATGACGTATCACCGATGTTTGAGGTCGGCCTCGAACCATTAAGGGAGCCACCGGTCGAGCGGATGGCGAGAATCGAACTCGCATCTCCAGCTTGGAAGGCTGGAGTAATAAGCCATTATACGACATCCGCTTATGGAGCGGGAGGCCGGGTTCGAACCGGCGACCTCAACCTTGGCAAGGTTGCGCTCTACCAACTGAGCTACTCCCGCAAGTGGGTGGGATCAGACGCGTTCTGCCCACCGGGACCTCGTCGTTAGAAAGTCTTGCGACTAACCAGAGCGTACCGAGACACTATCTAACTTCGACTTGAGGTAGTCACGGCCGCCTCTGATCCTCTCAAGTCTATTTCGTATCGTGGCAAAATGCGGCACGACCCTAATACGATGTGAGCCTCCTGACGGATTCGAACCGCCGACATCCTCATTACAAGTGAGGCGCTCTGGCCAACTGAGCTAAGGAGGCAATGTTGGTGGACCGTGAGAGACTCGAACTCTCGACCCCCGCAGTGCAAGTGCGGTGCTCTAGCCAACTGAGCTAACAGCCCATTTAAGAACAACGTTGGAGTACCCGTCTCGCTCCAATCTTAACAGCTTCATCAGAGTTTTCTCTGGGCCCAGGCTGAGGGTGGTGAACTCTTGATCCGACCGTGATTGTCGACATCACATTGGCCGGAGAGACCGTTGTTCTTAGTAGCCCGTACGAGAATCGAACTCGTCTCTCACCCGTGAAAGGGGCGTGTCCTAACCGATAGACTAACGGGCCAAATAAAAGTATACCGTGCTCCGGTTTTTACTTATGGTTTGTTCCCCATAACCTGATACTGTGCACAGTAGAGCAGGGACCTGAACAGAGTACCTTGGGTCATTTATATCTCTCCGGTTGGGTAGCTAATCCCATGGAGCCAAGGTTCCTTTCATCCGTGCAAGTCGGACTTCTGTTGATATACTTTCGCGGTCCCACCGGGAATCGAACCCGGCATACCGCCGTGACAGGGCGGCGTTATAGCCGATTAACTACAGGACCATTTCTCTCCAGTTCACTCCTACCCTGTGGGTATACCGTGACGGGTTGTTTATCCATGCAAATCTACCTGAAGAGCGATTGGTTTGCGCTCGACGTGCATGGATCCGGGTGATTAGAGCCGGACTCGAACCGGATACCGTGCAAGACGGAGTAGACAACCTTACCTCTTTCGAGTTCGGGACTTGGGTACCATCCCGCATTACGCCCATCTAATCATTAGTAGCGGGGGCCGGATTCGAACCGACGACCTTTGGGTTATGAGCCCAACGAGCTACCACTGCTCTACCCCGCAATATGTTGTCCCGCAAGGATTCGAACCTCGATCTTCTGGACCAAAACCAGACGTGCTGCCATTACACCACAGGACAATTTTCAATCTCCAATAAGTCAAAGAACTCTTGTTAAACTTATATGATTACTATACCACATTAGGTTTAATTTAGTCACTTTCTTTCGAAAGATTTGCACGGTCGGAGAGATTCGAACTCCCATCTAGGGTTTTGGAGACCCGCATGCTACCATTGCACCACATCCGTGTATTCTTTTGGTTGCGGGACCCGGACTCGAACCGGGAACTTCAGCTTATGAGACTGACGAGATAACCGCTTTCTACGCATCCCGCAATGTTTGGTTGGAATAATAGGAATCGAACCTATAACCTTTCGCGTATCAGGCGAATGCTCTAACCAATTGAGCTATATTCCAGTTTAGTGTCCCCGACAGGACTCGAACCTGTGACTCCCTCATTAAAAGTGAGGTGCTCTAACCAACTGAGCTACGAAGACCTGTGTATTTAGACCTGTAACTCTGGGAGTCACTGGGCCTTTAGCGTTTACGTTTCATATTCTTATTCATTTTTTTGTTGGTGGTGAGGGGCGGGATCGAACCGCCGACACCAGGATTTTCAGTCCTGTGCTCTACCATCTGAGCTACCTCACCATGCTAAAACAAAAAACCTCGAATTTTTTAGGTTCGAGGTTCGTTGTTGTTAGTTATGTAATTTCTTAACTTATACCACTAGAACCTCGCAATACCCCAAAATCTTTAATCGTCTCCATTGCAATCACATTAACTGTGCCTGCCGGATACTGATTCCAGTTTTGAGTATTTTTTGATATGTTCGTAGTTATTTGCACGAGTTTAATTTTTTTGTCTAGTTATTTATCTAGTTATTATACCAACTTTTTAAAAAAGGTTTCCCTTTACTAAAAATTACTTTATCATTGCTGCAAGTTTTTCGTTTGCTTGATCGATCTTAGAGAATTTAGACTCAAAGAAAGACTTTAACTTGGCAACGATTGCTGTGATTTTACCAGACAACCTAGCAACGATCGCTTTAGCTTTATCAGTTAATTTAGATTCATCTAGTTTTTCAATATCGTATGAGTGTTTTACGTTTGATATTGCTGTGTTTTGTCTAACACATTCGTTGATAATTGCTTGAGCAGCAGCATCGACTAACCCTAGTGCCTGCTCTACAGCTTTAGCATAAGATGGGTTTTCAGAAGATCCGCCGTATCTTGAAATCTTGATAACGTATTTTTCAGTTGTTGCAAGCTTATCATTTAGGACTTTCATTGCATCAAAGATCGGCTTCATTGTTGCATCAAATGCACCAAGCTCAGTATTGATAGCTTTTGTTTCAGCTGTCAATTCTTTTAATCGAGTTTTGATTTCGTGAATTCTATCAAGCTTAGCAACGATAGTTTTATCTTTGATTTGAGCTTCGTTAATCTTTGCTTCGTTAACAAATTGTGTGAATCTTTTAAGTTTCATTTTAAAAAGTAATTTTTGTTTATTTATTAATAACGATCATCGTCGTAATCATCGTAGTCAGGCTCATCAGGTTCAAAATCCTCAACCGCTCTATCGAGAGCAGAGTCAGTTCTTTTTTTGAAAGTACCAGTTAAATCGACTAGAGTATTTGAATCGTAAAGAGCTTTGAATTTATTAATGAAGTCCTTGAGCTCTTCTCCTGTAATTTCTTCTTGCTCTGCATCGTATATTAAATCGCCAATTGCTGCATATTCATCAGCTCCTTCAAATCCCATGCTTTTTAACTCTTCAGCTTCAGGGGAATCTAGCATGGCTTTAACCTGCGAAATTACTGAAGGATCAGTTACTTTATACACTCCGTCTACTCCATCAAAGTCAACATCATCAACTGAATAGCCGCCAACGAATCCGACACTGCTATCGTCAGGCTCATAATCGAAAGATACGTCTAGTGTAACAAGCCAAATTATGTAGATTATTTCGTCTATTAAGAATATATTTTCTTCAACTTCAATAACTGACGAAGATTCTGTTATCAAGCTCTCTTTTACAAATTGTGAAAATCTCTTAAGTTTCATTAGGGATCTTATTTTTATTATTTATCCCTTAGTTCTGCCCAAAACTTCTACTGATACAGATACTCCATCTGGATTCTTTCTAACTCTGATAGTCGCTTCATCGAATCCCCTAATCCACAGTAGATCTTCAAGTACTTCCTGAACATCGTCCGGATAGACTTCCGGATGAACTAGCCCCGGTTGGTACGGGTCATGTTCTAATTTCTCAGTAAACTCAAGAACGAGACGTTTCATGTCCGCCTCGTTCTTTAGTGCATTTAATATAGAGCCTTTTGCCATTACGATACGTATTTTGCAAAGTTAACTGCTGCCTTGTAAGCATCTTCATACGAATGAATTGTCTTAGCACCACGTAGTCTAAAAGGAATATGATCTACTGCCCAACCAGCAAGGGTCATTTCTTCTTCTGACGCTTTATGGTCAGAGGTACTCTTTGCCCATTCTTCGCACTCTTTATAATACGAGTCCAGGTGCTTGCCGTAGAACTTTTCGTATTGAGGAAGGTCTTGTTCAGCAGGTTTCCATTTAGCATCAAATAGTTTATCGCCTTTTCCGAATGCACAAGAAGCACGGTGAGAATAACCAATCCACTGCTTTGCCTTCTTACTCCATGCAGTATGAGGATGAGATCCCTTTGTTGCTCTGAGGCCATTGTTGTAGTACCACCAACCTTCTTCAATTGATCCAACGTAAACTCCGTCTGGATTCATGCATGAATTGGGTAATGAGTACTCATCGTCTGGTCCGAACTTATGAACTCCTACCTTTAGCCCAGTAGTTGCTTCAATTTGTTTAATACATTCAGGATTTACAGCCCAACCTTCCAAATCTCTTTCAGGTCGGATTCGGCTTACTAACTTAGTAAATCCCAGATCCAAGTGGATCTTATTTAATTTAGTTTTGCCAGTGTAGTGAGGAAATCTCTCGAACTTCAACTGAATTTTGCCAAGGTATGGCGTTTGATTTTTAATTAACATATACTGTTATTTTTTTAATAAGGATCAACTACCTCATCGACTGCGTCAGATAAGTCTTCGCCGACCGAGTTTATTAAATCCTTTGTTGCGGTAGCTTCGCCACCGGTTGCCACGTCAACTGCATCCTTTACGACTGCGATTGGTGACAATGCTGTTTTTACTGTTGCGCTTGCTATATTAGCGATTGCTCCGAATAGTCCCATTGTTTATTGATTTTTTTGGCGGAGGATGTAGGATTCGAACCTACGGTACCTTGCGGTACAACAGTTTTCAAGACTGCCGCGATCGACCACTCTGCCAATCCTCCTTTGAGTTACTTAGACTCGATTATATTATACGTACCTTCCATTACGCCATAACTCGATTCTTCATGGAACTGATAGGTTTGAGCAACATCACTTGAATCCATCGGCCGAGTCAAATACCAGATTTGAGTCTCTTTCCACGTTACAGTTACCAATTTTCTGCCCTTTGGTAAATTGATAGTGCCTTCACCGCCGAAGTTTTTAACTCGCGAGTTTTCAGTACATGAAGCGAATGAGAATAGGATCGCTGTTAAAATTACTAATTTTTTCATATTGATTTTTATTTTAGAAAAAAGGAAAACGTTTCCTTAATGATTGTGATATTTACTTCATGCATGATTAACCATTTAATCCAAGCGAATGGCATGAAAAAGAAGTCCATGATCGCCCAAAAAATGCTATTGTGAATCTGATAACCGATCATCGCAGTTAGCAGTGCAAAGATTGAATAAATTCCAGGATTCCAAACAACTCGTGGTTTATTAGTTTCTATTTCCATAGAGTTATTATACTAAATTTTCTGATCTTGGTTCAACGTTAATAACTGGCGGGCGATTATGCCATAGTCGATATCGTTCATCGACCACTGACGCATTAATAAATGTAGTACCGCCTATTTCTACTTGGCCCATCTCTTCGTGTATGTGGCCGAATACATGAACTTGGGGTTTAATTTGATCAACCTTAGCCTTTAGACTTTTACAACCAACGCTCCAACCTTCTCTGATAGTTTTATCCAAGATTCCATGAGGAGGCCCGTGCGTTATCAGAACATCAATTCCTTCCGGAATAAGATCCCAATGTGGACCTATTTCATTTTCATATCGATTAAATGCCCAATTATGAAAGAATGGAGTTACTGGACTTCCCCAGAATTTAATACCCTCAATCGTTACGCCACTATCATTTAAGTAGGTAATTCCAGGATACTCAGCAAGCAGAGCCTGAACCTCCTCTGGTTTTGCTACCTCAAAAAAGAAGTCGTGGTTTCCAGCAATTAGGATCTTATGCATATAGGGTTGTGAACTAAACCATTTAAGGAATACTCTAATTTCACGCTCAGTTCCACGCCCAGATACATCACCTGCGTGGACCAAGATAGGACCTCCAGGCAGAAGATCATTTAGGTCTTCTGTATTAACTGGATCAGATACAATCCAATGTGTATCACTTATAAATGTAATTTCCATTATGAATTTTGTATTGTTTCGATTTCTTCAAGTATCTGATTCTTTGTTCTAAGACCACTAAGTCTCTTTACTTCTTGATCGTCTTTAACAAAAATAAGAGTAGGGATTCCCCTGATTCCAAATTTACTGGCAAGTTCAGGATTTTCGTCAACGTTTACCTTTCTAATCTCAATTTGAGAATCAGGTACATTAAATCGTTCCGATAATTCTGAAATAGCTGGCATCATTACTTTACAAGGACCGCACCATGGAGCCCAATAGTCTGTTATAATTAACATAAGTTAAGAGATAATTTTAGGTTTGTCAGTTGATTGAGGTTTAGCGTCCTTTACTTGAAACTGTTCATTTACGTGAGAGCACTTTGAGCAGGTAAAAGTAGGAACTGGGACAATCATATCCTCAGCTGATCCTGTTAATAATTTAGAAACTCTACGTAAGTAGCTCGCTTCTTTAAACGTATCGTTCCCGCAAGATTCGCAAACGATTGGGCTTGAATTTTCAAGACCGACTCTGACATTTTGATCCATATTTCAGTTTAATTTATTCTACTATAAAAGTCGAAAGGGTTTAACAAGTTAAACAAAAAATGCCTAGAAATCTAGGCACTTAGAGTCGAGAGGTTTCTCTGATTACTTTACAGTAACTGTGTCAACTAGAGTTGAGTCAGTGGTTACTGAAGTTGAGTCAACTAGAGTTGAGTCAGCAACAGTAACAGTAGAGTCAGCTGGAGCAGAGTTAGAACAGCTAGTGATAGCGATCATTGCAACTAGTGCAAAAGCGAAAAGCAAAATTGATTTCTTCATGTTTCTGGTTATTTTTGTTTTTAATTTAGAGAATTATTATACTAAGAATTTGTGCAGAGTTTCCGAATAAGCCATCTTCTGGCCTCAAGTTGATCGCGATATCCTCTCTTATTACACGTTATCTCGTATGGATGTTTTTCGTAACTTGTTCGGTATTCTCCGTATTTTTCCATGTCCTGTTTGAAATGGGTGTATTCATGGATTACTGTGCTGCACCAAGAAAGTAACGACCTGTGTCTTTTTGGATTTAAAATGATTGTGTTTTGACAAGGTTCATACATTCCGAAATGTATATGGTTCGGATCAATCTGAATCTTCAACGTTTTGAGATTGTTGTACTTACTTGGGCCATACTTTTCAATACACCATCCCAAAAGAAGATTCGCACTCTTCTTATTAATGTATTCTCTCACGGTAAGGTTATTTATCATAGTTTTAAGCATAGCCTGTTAGTTAAATAATAAAAAGTACAAAGGAAAATATTATGAATTACACAAAAGAAATGATCGAGGCTGCAGTTAAGGCAAAGGGTTATGCTTGGTTCGAAGGGGCCAAAGACTATGACCTAAATCTAGTTGGGGTTAGAAATAACTCAGCGGCAATCGCAGATAAAGTTACTAATCTATTTGACGATTGGATGACTGCTTCTTATAAAGTTAACGGCGTATGGCAATTTAACTGCTGGCCAATAACTACTGATCCGGGTAAGAAAGCTATGCTTGAATATCACAATCCAAATGGAGTTGCTCGAGTAGTTCCAGGACAATATCGTGGAATGTGGGCGATTGGATTACACCAGGGCAAATACGAAGCACTAAGACAGGTTAAGCCAGTTAAAGTTTATCGTGATAAAAACAAAGACATGAAGTATGACGAAACAACAATTCAAGAAGGAATCTTTGGAATTAACGGTCACCGCTCTAACCCAAAAACTCAATCTGAATACGTTGAAAACTGGTCCGAAGGTTGTCAAGTATTTAAAAAGGTTGCAGACTTTAATGCCTTAATGAAACTTGCAAATCTAGCTAAAGCAATCCACGGAAATTCATTCACTTACACTCTATTGGAATCAACTGATATTGTTTAAGAATTTACGAGTTTACTAGTAACCCCCAGCTTAAACTGGGGGTTTTTTAATGACTCTTTTTTAGGTCAGTAATTGATAAATAACAAAAAACCCTTTTCAAATGCTATTAAAGAATGGATCTAATGGCCCAGAGGTTGCCAAAATGCAAGCACTCCTAGGAGTAGGCGCAGATGGAAGCTTCGGACCTGGAACAGAAACCGCTGTCAAAGCATGGCAGCAAGCAAACGGGCTTACTCCTGACGGTATCGTCGGAGATGCTACTTGGGCTAAGATGTTTGGTGCAGCTCCAGTTGCAGCTCCAGCAGCTACGCCAATCCCACCATCAAGTTTTAAACTTGAAAAACTAGCTGGACATGTACCAGCAGCAGTAATCGCTCAAATTCCTGACACAGCTGCAAAATTCGGAATCACTAATCCTTTAAGATTAGCTCACTTCCTTGCGCAATGTGGACACGAAAGTGGAGGATTCAAAGCAGTTAACGAGAATCTAAACTATTCAGCTGACGGTCTTAAAAAGATCTTCGGAAAGTATTTTCCTGGTAACTTAAACGAGTCTTATGCTCGTCAACCTGAAAAAATCGCTGCTAGAGTGTATGCTTCTAGAATGGGTAATGGAGATGAAGCTTCGAAAGAAGGTTTTAAATTCAGAGGTCGCGGTTACATTCAATTGACTGGTAAATCGAATTACACAAACTTTGCAAAATTTATCGGCGAGGATACTGTTGCTAATCCGGATCTAGTCGCTACAAAATACCCACTCGCATCGGCTGCTTTCTTTTTTCAGTCTAATGGCTTATGGGCGATTTGTGATAAAGGAGCAGACACTGCTGCTGTAACTGCGGTAACTAAGAGAGTTAATGGTGGAACGATTGGTTTGGCTGACCGTATTAAACACTTTAACGAGTATTACGCTTTATTAAAATAAAAAAACAAATGTTCTTCGATGAAAAAAATAATCTTTATTCTATTCGCACTAGTCACGTGCGCACTCTCTACTGGAGTTTATGCTCAAAGTGGACCTCCTGCCCCAGGCGCAGGAATTTGGACAATCATTGATACGACATATCAAGTTGGTACAAGTACGCTAGGTCAGTCCAAAGCCAGAATCACGCTAAAGAATGCAACTATCTCAAAATACACAGGTATTCAAACTCGAATATTTTACGATAAGGATGCATTTGCTAGTGCATCAGTTGCGCTAGTTGGATCGCCTACTAACTTATATTTACAGTCAGTAGATAGTAATGCTACCGGTTACGTAACCCTTTCATTAGTGTATACTGGAAACAGCAGTACTTATACTCTAGCGGACGGTGAAACCTTTGAAATAACCTTTACTCACGTTGCAGCTGCATCGTTTTATGCGTTACCCTCAATCAGTGCTCTTACGTTTAGTGGCGCAGCTTCTTTTACTACACTCGCTGCATCTCAGACAGGTTTAGATACTACTCTAAGCAAGCATAGCTACGGCGGTGTATGGGAACAGCCTACTTTAGACTTCCATGGTAAATTTACAAACGTTACTGGAACTGGAGCAAAGAACTTAACTTTAGCTCTTGAGAAAAAGGTAAAAGCTGGAGGTACTTGGGGAACTCATGATACGTACGTAACTGACCTAAGTGGAAATTTTGCATTTAGCGAAATTATTGATACTACTTATTATGATGTACGCCTTGCAATTAAAGGTGATACGATGACGGTAGGAAACGTTATATCAACAGCAGATGCTCAATTAATTAATCAATGGGTGTTAGGGTCAGCGACTCCTTCCGGATTCGACTTCTATACAGCAGATGTTAACGGTTCAACTAACGTAACAATAACTGATGCATACGGAGTATTTGGTAGAATTGCTGGAAGATTCACTGAATGGCCTAATGCCGTTGAGGATGTTAAGTTCTTTACTGCTGCCCAATACACAACAATCACAGGATCTCCATCGACTAACTATACTTCAACTTATGCTGGAGTAACAAACTTCTACTACGACATTTTACCAGGACAACCTGATTCAGTTCAATATTACGTACTTGTTCCAGGAGATGCAAACGGTACGGGTTACAACATGGCTCGTTTAACGCCAATTGAAGTAATGATCAATCCACCGGCTGGAACCCCAGCTCAAACTGAAAACGTAATTGATATGACAGTTGAATACGATTTTCCAACGAGCTCAATTGAAGTTAATCTTCCTAATCTTTCTGTAAATTCAGGAAATCTAGTAGAAATACCGGTTACTGTTAAAACTGGAGGAAAGGATATTTCGTCTCTTCAATTAGCAATGTTATACGATCAGACCTTATTGGAATTTAAAGACATTACTAACTCTGCTAAATCAATGCAGTGGATGTCTTCATTCAATCCAACTGGCGGAATTATCGAATGGGCCGGTTACGATCCATCAGCTAACAAAAGCTACATGATTCCAGATAATTATGAAGTTTTTAAATTGAGATTTATCGCACTTAAACCTCAAATTGATTGGGAGGCATCGCCTTTGTATACTTCTAGAAAATTCTCAGGAGACAATCAATCTAGGGATTTATCAATCACCGCAGCAAACGGCATCTTAATCGTTGCTAAAATGGCTGGACCTTCTGGTCAATTGGATAACTTTGAAATTACCGCATTTCCCAATCCAACTACTGGAGAGATAAGCTTTGACTTCTCAGTTAAGAATAGCGGAATGGTTAAGTTAGTAATCGTTGACCTAAACGGATCAGAACAATTTGTTATACTTGATCAAGACATGCCAGCTGGAAAATACGTATACTCTTCCAATATTAATCAGTTAACTAGCGGATTATACGTTGCTTCTTTACAGGCAGTTGATCAAATTAACTCTACTAAAATCATAAAAAAATAAACAAACAATGTCTGAGGAAACAAACGCAGCAGAAACAAATGATGGAACATGGTCAGGTCTTAAGAAGACCCTGATCGGTACGATCTCTACGGCAGTTTTAGCTGGAGGTACATGGCTTACAACTACTCTATTTAACGGAGGTGACCATGAAAAAGAAGAAACGAAAACTGAACAGGTTGCACCAGCAGCTCAACCAGTTATCAACGTTAATCTTGAAAACAATAATACAAATCAACAAAAACAATCAGGCGGAACTAACACAGTAATCCGTGAGAGAGTTGTTGAGAAAGCTCCAGCTGAAAAACCAGCGGAAAAGAAGAAGAGCGAGTCTGAAGACGCTCCTTGGTAATCAGAAGGCGGATTAACGTCCGCCTTTTTATTTTCAGAACTAAAAATAAACTACTACTACAATGTCTAATTTGAAAAAATTATTAATCGGTGAATCTGCATACGTAAAGGTTGAAGACAAGAATCGCTTCTACTACATGCTACAACAAATGCAGTCAAACCGTTGGAAAATTACAGGAATCGTTCTATTTCTTTTCTTCTTTATTATTGCTGGAATTAATTCAGCTGTATTTTTTGGAGTAACAATCGCAGAAGATTGGAAAGAATTACTACTTCTTTTATTGGGAGCCTTTGTTGGTAACCTAAATAAAGTAGTTGACTACTGGTTCAATTCAGAAGATCGTGATAAAATGTTAATTCAAAAGGTTGACGAAGAAGATGGAGTATCTCTTTCTAATACTACTTCAAATAACGTAACCGAATAATCATGAAGAGATTAGCACTTATCTTAATAATGCTTTTCTCAGTAAGCTTATGTATTGCTCAGCCTGGTTCAATCAAGACTGAGCAGTACCGAGCTTCTTTTGAAAAGAAGATGTCAATTGACTCTGTTCCGGAATATACTGACACAATTAAAATTCCTATTCAATTATTAAAGATTGGAATTAATGAGGAGCTTTACGAAATGTATCCTGAGTTAAAGGATAAACGGGTTGGTCTTGGTGTAACAAATATTGTATTGGAATATTTGGAATACACAAACCGTTTTGTATTTACTGAAGACAAACTTGAAATTAAAGAGAGAATGATTAGTCAATTTAAAGCGTCTGATAAAGGATTCACTGAGAATAAACTAGACGGCCGTGGTAAAATCAAGTTAGCAAAATACTTTGTCTATATTGAAGTTTACGATTTCTCTGTATCAGAAGATGAAGTCGTTAGAATAAACGGCGAGTCTAAAACAACTCAAACAACTCGACTGGGTTTACAGGTAAAATTCGTTGATGCTGAGACTGGAGAAGTTCTAGTTGGTTCAGGATTAGGCGAAGCTTCCACTATTAAAACCGTTTCTATTTTAGATGGAGTGGACGATAGTGAAATTAAATTTAACCAATCTACCATTGGTATTACAACTAAAAAGGCGTTAGAGACAGCATCGTCTAGGATAGTGGTGAGAATGATTAAGAAGAATATCTTCAAAAATTAAAATATGAAACGCAAATGTATGTTAAAAAAATTATACTGCTTATTGCGTGGATCTTAGTATCGTCATTGGGAATGGCTCAAACCTTTTCCTACAATTACACTGATCCATGTACTGGAATAAACAAAACAATACAAGTTCCATCAAACGGAATAACAGTAACCTATTACGGTCAAGTAAATACATTTCAACCAACGGATTTTTACAATGGAGGTTTTGAGACATGGGCTCAAGGCGTTTATTCTTCCTTTGGTAATAACAACCCATGTGCAAGTTTAGTAGGAATGCCTACTTCAGTTAATATAGCACAAAATACAGCAATTAGTTTTCTAGGAATAGTAAACTCATTATCGGCTCTATCTGATATGGCTGGCGGATCAAGTAATATGATTGGCGGAACTGTCTCTAGTGTACAAAATTCCTCCAAGTCAAAGGGTAACTCCAAAAATAAAGGCGGGGCGGATAAACCTGCAGAAAATAGTACTTCAACAAATGCACAATCTAATGGAAGTACTGGTGGTAGCTCTAACTCTGGGACCACTAGTAACAATGGGAGCTCTACTAGCAGTAGTGGATCTTCTACGACACAGGGCTCACAGACTCAAGGTTCGAACGAAACTGGCTCGACAAGCAGCGGAGGATCTGGAGAACCAGGATCAACTGCCGGTAACGGAACAGCTGGGTCTCAAGCTGGCAATGGAACCTCTGGGTCTCAAGCAGGTGGATCAACCACTGGAAGCGGTTCAACGACCGGCTCAACTACCGGAAGCGGTTCAACGACCGGCTCAACTACCGGAAGCGGATCAACAACCGGCAACGGAACTACCGGATCTCAAGCTAGCGGATCAACTTCAAATAGCGGCAATGTTAATGGAGGCGGGTCTGGAACGACCGCTGGCTCTGGAACAAGCGGCTCAAATAATCAGTCAACGCCAACTTCTGAAACAGAAGCAGGTGGAAAAACTAACTTAATTGGCGGATCAGTTGGTTCAGTACAGGAATCAACTTCCGCAGGTGGAGGAGCAGCCGGTGCCTCTAATAAAAATGGGAATCGACCTAGTATTTTAGCAAGCAGCGATTTCGTTGGATTCAATTTTAAAAATTCAGATGTTACAGTTGGAGGAAAGGTCACTGGAGGTTACTCATCAATGAGATGGGACGGAAAGAGATCTCACGGAATTAGTGCAGACTATACGACTGCTATAAAGGGTCCAAATATTACAGGCTTTTATGCATTCATGAATAAGCGAAGAATAGATTTAATCTCTACATCGCTTACTATTGGTTTTGAAAGACAAATGACTGTCTATGGAACATTAGCAGTAGGTCAAATGTGGACTCTAAATAAGCCGAAAAACCTAAAAGCTCTTTATATGCTAACCGGTTCAGTCGGCCAAGTATCAGGGACTGCTTTTATAGGAACTGCTGCTATTGCTGGAGGAATGTATGACTGGAAAATCTCTAAGAGAATTTCAGTAAAAATGTTATGTTTGTACGTGTATGCCCCATACGTTAGTTACTATAATGATGTTCTATTAAAATCACCACATGTGGTTTTACCTATTATGGGAACTAATATCGGGATAACTAAACGATTTAAGCTTAACATAAACGCCGGTGGAGCTTGGGCGATTAATGAATCCACATTAAACTATACCATCATGCTGGGAACTCGCATGCTATTATGAGAAAGTTTATCATCACACTAATTGCTACATTGATTATAGGGTCGGTGTATGCTCAACCATTTACTTATTCAGGATATGTTTATGGAGCTAATGGTCAAGGCTTACAAAATATACCAGTCTTGCTATACGGCAAAAGGATTGTTCAATATGAAGTAACTTTTCCTACTTATCCGACTTCTCCTAGTTATACAACCGGTACCGTAATTCCATCATCGGACGATGCTACACATGGACCATTTAATATAGGATTTAGTTTTACCTACTTTGGAAATACGTATACTCAATTTTACGTTGGATCAAATGGATGGATCGGGTTTAGCTCGGGCCAAACAACTGGATATACTGCAGCCTTTATTCCAAATGCAGGGTCTCCATTAAACGCAATTTTAGCGGATTGGGAGGACTTATTTCCTGGATCAGCTAACATCAGATACGTAACATCAGGAACATCGCCCAATAGATCGTTGACTGTCTCTTTTAATGCAGTTCCGCATTATGGGTGTAGAACAAATCTACACACATTTCAGTTCATTCTATATGAAACGTCGAATTTAATAGATATAAATTATGCCTCAAAACCTTTATGTGGTAGTAATAACGCGACCGCCGGTCTAATATCAACTTCTTCGTCAACGGTTGTTCCAGTCGGTGGAAAGAATGCATCTCAATGGAGCGCAACTAATTATTCAGTTAGATTTACACCAGCTTCACCGGAAACTACATTCAGCATAAAGGGAACATATTACACTAATTCGTTGGGTCTATATTCAATGGTACCTAATTTAGATGACGCGTCCCATGATTTCCAAATTAGATTAGAAAATCTGACTATTAGTAATCCAATATCAACTGCTGCTCAATACCCTATTCAAATGTTATTATACTCGGTGATGCCAAGCTCTAAATTGTATTATACAATGGACGTTAATCAAGATACTCGGTTTAATGTAACGGATTCCTATTGCATATTCGGTAAAATTTCAGGTAGATTTCCAAATTGGATAAATGCATATCCGTCGTATCGGATATTTACGCCAGCTCAATGGACAACTATTAATTCCGGGACAAGTGATCTACGCTCCAGTATACCAGGAGTTCAATCAATGATTATTTCAACACCAACTAATGGAGGAACTACTAGCTTTTATCTGTTACGGACTGGCTATACACAATAAATAAAAAAAACAAATTAAATATGGCAGAAGAAACAAACCCTACTTCAGGATTTACGGATACCTTCTTTTCTAAACTAAAAGAACAATCATTTACCATCGTACTTATGATAGCGGTTATTTGGTATCAAGGCGTGATGATGGAAGAGCGTGTAGCGTATTGGCAAAAACTATATGAAGCACAAAAAGCCTATACTGAGCAAACAGTAAAGGATGATAAACAAATTATGCTCGATCGAATACAATACTTACAAGACCAACGTGATAAATACGTTGAGGATGCAATAATTGAACTAAAAAAATAATAAATTTTATAAGATGAAGAAGTTTATTTTATTGCTTGCAGTTTTACTATTGGTACAGCTGCTGGCTTTTTCGCAAACTAGCCCAATTCACATGTGTATTAAAATAGACACAGTATATTCTACCGCAAAGGTTAGGGAATTAGGAAACCGTGATATTCGGTTTGGTGTAAAGCAAATAGCAGAAGACCTACTTTCTTCTAAATACTGTCTATCTGATGCAGGATCCCCAATTAAGATTGAGATCTATTATTTCGGTATTCCTAAAAGTACCATACGTATTGCTGGAATAGAAAAGACTGAGCAGGTTACACAAGTCGCTGTTCGAATTTATTATAACGGGCAAAAGTACGAAGGGACTGGCGAGTCTGAGACTGAGGTGAGAGCCGTAATGATTGAATTGGAAGAGGGTGCTATGCCGTTTTCTAAAATGACAGTATCTAATTCTATCAAAAAAGCACTTGAACAATGTATTTTAAAAATGCCTTAATTGTATTAATATTAACGATTCCAGTATTTGGATTTTCTCAAATAGTAATAGACGATGTCGGAGACGGCTGGAAGGCTAGAGTCGAGAGGGCTATTTTACTTGTAAAAGATACTGACTCAGTTAGTTACCAAACTCTGATTACGAATTGTAAACGAATTGAGTTTATAATGGGCGATAGATCTACTAACCTTCCACCCAATACTATTGTGATTAATACAAAGGACGTAACTAGTCCGTCTATTAATAATTTAGCGGCCGTATTGGTGCATGAGTCGTATCACCTGTACTTATGGAATAACTTGATTAAGTTTACAGCAAGAGAAGAGGAGCTCATGTGTTACATGCATGAATATAATTTTTTATGTAAGTTAACTGATGTCGAGGACTGGTTATTCCTAAATGCAGTTAACCAAATAATACAGTTAAAAAATACACGTAACAAATAATGAAGTTTATATTAACGATACTATTACTGACAGTCTCATTACCTGTATTTAGTCAAATTAAAAAATCAATATCGGTTGGAGGAGATGGAACTAGGGGAAACTTTAGTGCAATTGGTATTACAACGAAAGCTGAATTAAAAAGAGATACTGGATCGTATCAATGGAATCTAAATACTACTTACCGTTGGAGCAAGCAATCCGCGTATGGAAAATCTGAAATGACTCAGTACGAAAATGAAGTCTACTTGACTGGAAATATTTCAAAACAGATAGGTAAGTTTAAAGTTATTGGATTTACTGAAGATGAGAGATCATACATGAGAAAAATAGATCTTCGAAGCTCAGCTGGTTTGGGATTAGGCGTATCAATTATCAAGAATAAGAAGTTCGATATTGTTTTCTCTGAAGTAATTTTGCCAGAGTATTTTTGGTCCAGCATTAAGGTTTCAAATAATAACTTTACAGTAAGAGCATCATCTAGACTTAGAGCAAATTACGAAAGCGGATTGATTAAGATCTCGTCAGTTACTCTATTTCAGCCAGCAATTTATTCAAGCAGAGAAGTTTCTTTTCTAGATAATTTAAACATGCGAAGTACAAACACAATCGCACTTAAGATTAAAAAGAATTTAGAAATAGGATTAGTTTATACGTATAGCTATCAAGGTTACCCTCATTACATAACAGACTCAGTTAATCCTTCTCAGGAAACTGCGTCAGTTCTTTTAAAGTATATCTTTTAATTACTCGAAAGTAATTTCATTTACTTTAACGTATTCAATAAGAGCAGCTTCAGCTGCTTCTTTGGTTTTAAATGGGCCTGCCACTAGGACCTGATCAAATTCAGTAGGGTCAGTTACGTTCCACTCTCCGGAAAGCGTTTCATAAACGAATGAGTCTAAGATTTCTTGAGTTATCATGTTATTTGTTTTTATTTTTACGAGTTGACATTTCGTCTGGATCAAGTAGAGCTCTGCCGAATTCCTTAACTCGATCAGTGTATCTAACTTTGACTCCTTCGCTAATTGCTAGGGAATTACCCTCATCGTCAATCCGAACGAATTTTATATTTGTGTGAGTAACTACTGTTTGAACTCCAGTGTAAACATTATGCTTACGAACTTCAATGTATAGAGTAACTGAAGTTGTTCCAAACGCCTTTACTGATCCGTATATTTTTATAATATTACCGACCTTTACTGGCTTTGAAAAAACCAGCTCGTCAATTTTTAGGGTTACTACTCGTTGGGTGTCGCATATTTGAGATGCATAACTTGCAGCAGCATCGTCAATAATAGAAAGGATAATTCCACCAAACATATTATTGTGGACACCAATATCTCCTTGCTTGCAAATGTATGTACTAATTAATTCCATTCTTCTTCGATTCGACTGTCGTCAGGTTTTGAATAAACTATTTTATGAGCAGCGACTTCATGCCGATTACCATTAAATAAGTCAACGTATTTCTTGCCGGTTCCAGGCTTTAGGTACCCGATTGTTGCATGTGGATGGTAGTCTGGGAAATCAGTAGTGTGAGGTAACTTACTAAGTTCTGCATTAATCTCAGCCAACACTGGATTTTCTACATCAAACTTAAGTACATCGTATTTAGCATTCTCAAATAGAGATGCATTATGTAGAGTCAGTTGACCGATTGGTTTAGATTTACATATCTCTAATACCTTAGCGTCATTAATATCTGCCGAATGAAGTCCATATAAAAGAGTTGTATGAGGTTCATCCTCAAGACCGTATGAACGATCGCCCTCTTCTGTGTAGATATCTGCTTCATCTATTTTTGAATGCAGTTCAGGCATTGTTGGAAAATTGAAATAGACCATTGCACATCCATAACTATGAGCGTCTCCTTTCTTTTCAAATAATCCAGTTACGAATTGGCTAAATGATTTTAACATGGTTGATTACTTTATTTTTATTTTACTTTGAAGAATACTTTAGGTTTTTCTTTAGCTCAAATAAATCTTCTCGATACATCTCAGTTGGATCCTTCTTTTTAATATCGACTAATAGCGATTTAATATCAGCAACTTCTTTCAATAATTGCTCGTAAGTTTCTTTAGTCAGAGAGTGGATTGGCATGTTGAGTAAGTAGTTATACGATCCATTAACTTCGTCGAAGTCTGCCGTTTGCAGGTAGAGAATGATCTCTTTACGTGGAACGTTATTTACTTTAAGTTTACCATCAATAATAAGCTTAATGAATTTAGCTCGGTTCGATAAGTAAATTAATTCTTCACCGTACTTCTTGATTAAGAATGCTTTGCGTTTATCATAGAAACTTAATCTAAAGTTTACAAAGTAATCTACCACTTGAGTAATGTCCTCAAAGATTGCAAGCTTGCCCTTTTCATTTAAGCAGGTTAAGTTCTCAGTTTCAGTCTCAATCATCTTAAGGGTTTGGTCGAGCCGGCCTTTTCCAATTAGGTCAGCTAGTGTAGCTCTTGCAAATTTAAGAGTGTAGTTGATTCCATTTGAAGAATTGTCATCGTACGAAACAATAATTCCTCTATCTTGTAGAGTATTCAAATGAACTTCGTATTTCTGAAAAGTCATTGATGGCGGAAGCTCTGTAATCTTGACAGTAGTAGTATTCAGAACTTCGTATACTCCACGCATAATGTACTGGTTAGTTCCAACGACTGACTCGACTGGGCCAATGTAGTCTCTCCACCATGGAAGCAGTTTGCCTATTTTCTTGCCATCTAATACTTTAAGACATGAGTCTACTAAGTCTAATGGATTACGATTTAATATGTTAGTGGCAAATCCTACTGCAATACCTGAGCTTCCGTTTAGTAGAACGGTTGGGATAATTGGCAAGAAGAATTTAGGTTCAATCGTATTTCCTTCTTCGACTTGATTCTCAAGCAATTCAAAATCCTTGTAAAGAAGTCTAAAATTTCCAGTAAGTTTAGTTGAAATATAACGAGCCGCACCAGCTTCAGGAGATCTTAGAGATCCGAACTGGCCTATCTCGTCAAGAAGAGGTAATGAATTCTTAAATGACTGAGCCATCCCAATGATTGCACCATTTAGAGACCCGTCACCGTGATGGTAGTGGGCATCTGCTGCGATCTTACCACCTAACTGGAATATCTTTAATGGCTTTTCATTGCCTGATTTCCAGACTTTATCTGAGATATAAATGATTTTACGCTGAGTAGGTTTGAAACCATCTATTACAGAAGGAATTGCCCGGTTTTCTAACGTGTACATTCCGTACATCGCATAGTCCTGATCTAAGTATTCAGTTACTGTTTTATTCTTTACGTGTGTCATGCTTTAATATTAATTTACTAAAATAGAATACAATTGACCCGATGATTACACCGATTGCTAAGTTATGAGTAGCTAACGAAATAATAACTGTCAATATAATACTCAATAAGTTAAGTTTATTTCCTGATTTTATGCTTTGCCAATCCCCAGTTTGATATACAACTACCAACATTACTCCAATTAATCCAACTAGCGGTAGTTGTTCAATCCATTTCCCAAACAATAGAATAATTAGAGAGAGCCCAATCCCTGCAACTATTCCAGAGAGTCGATGCTTTGCTCCAGCATTTACGTTTAAATTAGTCTGTCCGACTAGGACGCAGCCTCCCATTGTTCCAAAGAATCCGCTAACTATATTACCAAGCCCTTGAGCAAATGTCTCTTTTGCTTTATCGCCGTGTTCATTTAATTTATGAGACACAGTATCGACAGTCAACAGAGATTCAGTTAAGCCAGACACAGCCATCCCGAATGAATACGGTAAGACTGTCAATAGCAGACTCCAACTAAAGGTTGGGATAGCTAGCGTTGGCAAGCTTGCGGTTACTGGCGATAGATCGCCGACTGTCGCTAAGCCTAATGGAATTCCCATTAAGCAACCAACTGTAATCGACACTAACGCTGGAGGAAAACTAAATTTCCGTGAGGACCATATCATTGCAGCTGCGCATAATAATATAGTTGATATAGTTAATATTAGGCCAGTAGAAGATGGATTACCGATAGTTAAGTATTTAAACTGGCTTACTAAAATCATAATCGCTAGTGCAATTAAGAAACCTGAAATAGCAGAAGGCGGAATCTTTTTAAATATTTTCCATGCACCTGAAGCCCAAATTATCAATTGAATAATTCCAGCAACTACTACTCCAAGGAAAAGCGATTCAATTCCAGCAATTGATACGAGGCCGGCCATAATTACGGCAGTTGCCCCAGTCGCTCCACTAATTAAACCAGGTCTTCCGCCGAATATTGCAGTAGACAGAGCCATGAAGACTGCTGCCCATAATCCAATTTGAGGAGAAGCTCCGACTAATAAAGCAAATGAAATTGCTTCAGGTACAAGAGCAATTGCAATAGTTAAACCTGAAAGAATTTCTGTTTTTATTTGGTTTACATTCATTTAGTTATTGTACTTTAATTGATCACCAATAGTTTATGTTTTTTCTAAAGTGGTCTAGGTTTTTACGATTAATGTAATTATTGAATATAAATTTAAACATTCCAAAGTAACCCATTTTTTTAAAACGCCTATCGTCTTGAGTAACTCCGTCTGGTAATATTAAAAACTTATCTTTTTTGATATTCCTAGATAATAAGTAGTCTTCTGAATGCTGCACGCTCTCGTCAAATTTACCAAATTGCAGGTATGTTGATTTTCTAATTAAGAAGAATACTCCTGGGCAAAATGATTCCGGTAAAATAGCTTGGGTCACTCTAAATAACTTATGTGCAATCCATACTTTAGCATTAGGTTCAGCCGGTTTAACCGTGCACGTTATTATATCGTAAGTTCCAAAGATGGTATGGTAGACGCAATTAAATAAGGTTTCATGATTTAGTAATTGAGTATCCGCATCTATGAAAAGTAGCCAATCAGTAGTTACTAAATCTGCTCCAGTGTTTCGGCCTACTGCAACTGGACCTCCATCAATTATTTCAACACATAGTTTACTATCAGTTGCAAAGTCTTCGATTAAACTCCGAGTAGAGTCAGTTGAGTTTGCATCAGCTATTATAACTCGTAAGCCCTCTGAATATTTCTGTCTTTCAATTGATTCTAGTGTTTTAATTATGTAAGTCTCTTCGTTCTTACAGGGAATTATAATGGTTAAAATGTCCTTTATCATAAATGATGTAACTGTTATTTTCTATCCAATCTCCACAGTTAAGATAGTGGATTGAATCAATCGTTCGGTTTTCAGGTTTATGTATGTGTCCGCATATAACTCCTTTGCAACCTCGGCGTTTTGCTTGATAAACTAATTGATCTTCAAATGAAGTAATGAATTTAACTGCACCTTTCACTGAATCCTTTGCCCATTTCGACAGAGATTTTTTGTATCCTAATCGTTTCATGAATCGGTCAAGGGTAATTGCTAATTCATAACCGGCTGATCCTAAATGAGCTAGCCATTTTAAGCTAACGACTCCATCGTATAGGTCTCCATGAGTTATGTAATATCCCTTCCAAATAACTTCATCCACGATTTCGATATTACTACCGAAAGTCTGTGGAGAATAGTGTCTTAGAAACTCATCGTGATTTCCAGTAATGTAGGTTACAATCGTTCCCTTCTTTGAGTAGGACAAGATTTTTCTAATTACGTTAGTGTAGTCTTGAGTCCAATAGTGTCTCTTCTTCAAGAGCCAGCCGTCAATGAAGTCTCCCACAATGAATAACCTTTTAGGTTCGTACTTCTTTAGCGTTTCCAATAACGCAGCCGCGTTTGAGCCCTTACTTCCAAGGTGAACGTCTGATATGAATAGTGCTTCTATTTTCATGAGTTTAATTCTAGACAAACTTTCGTTAGGAACCTGTGATCTTCGGGTAATTGCACAAGCTCAGCAATATGGTTTTGATTAAAGGCTTCAGCCTCTTCCGGATTTCTATTTCCCCAAACCGTTGCCTGATCGAAATGGTTTAGCTTAGCTAATCTAACTAACTCAGCATAATCTTTATCTCGTAAATGGCCTTTAAGTGGCATAAGACCTCCAACGCAAGTATTCCATTTGAGTTTTCGGCCATCGTATGTTATCCAGTAATAGTCCATCTCGTCTTCTCCGACTGCTACTAATCTTTCGATATCCCAGCTTGCATTGATTACAAATTGTCCTTTAAGTTTTTCAAACTCTGCAAGGATTAACGTTTTGTTGTCTGTCATTATATTGAAAGTTTAAGTAGTTTCTCTTTACGTGGTTCTGAATCTGACCCGAACCAGTTTGATAAACTGTCCTTGTACAGCTTGTCATTCTGTATATTAACTAGAACTGGGCTGTGAATAATGTCTCTGTACTCTACATCCTCTAGTGCAGCAAGACCCTTTTTGTATTCAACATCCCAGCCCCTTGCGCCGGTTTTCTTTTCCCATGCAGAGTACTCGTCATTTGAATAGAATGGCTTTACCTCTTTTCCTTTCTTAGCTACAACTAATGGGGTCATTACCTTAAAGATTCTGCCCTGATTAAATAGTTCCGGCCAGTACTTATTAAAGAAGTTGATTAGTAGACTTGCAATAGAGTCTCCGTCTGGATCTGCATCAGTATAGATGTATACTTTTCCATATCTCAGATCACCCGGTTCCTCTCCTAATTTGATTCCTAATGATGCCATAAGCTGGACGACCTCATCATTCTGGATGACTCCAGAGTTTGTCATCTCACTGACGTTTAAGAACTTACCTTTTAATGGAAAGGCCCCAAAATTTTGAGGATCTCTGAATTTACGAACGGCAGATAGTGCTGACATACCTTCAAATATTCCCAAGACACATTTGCTACGATCCTTACCTTTTGCATCAATTAATTTTAAAACTTTTGTATTCGCCAAGGACTTGTTTAGTTTACGAAGCTCTGCTCGTTCCTCGGCATTTTTCTTTTGTTCAATCCAATCAAGTAGAGACTGGATTACTTCTGATGTAAAGACTGCTTTTGCGAACTTTTCAGTTACGTCATGCTTGGTTCCAAATTCTTTTGCTTCAGTAATAAGCTTCTCTTTAGTTTGCGAAGAGAATGCTGGATTAATTACTGTACAATTTATAAAAAGGAATATGTGATTCTTGATTTCAGAAGGTTTAACATCAACTTTATGCTTCTTCTTTATCATAACTCTGAGATGCTCAATAACCTGATTCAAGATATAGTTCTCATGAGTTCCACCGTCTTTTGTTTGAATTGAGTTAACGAACGATATTGATTGGTATCCATCCTTTGAAACTCCCATTGCAAACTCCCAGTCCTTTGACTTTTCCCAAATGGAATCCTTTACGTAAAGATCAACGTACTCCTTAAATGTTTTAAACTTGTATTTCTCTCCACAGAATTCTAATTTAAGTCCAGGATTTGCAGCAGCAATATCGATTACTCGCTTACGCATCATTTTCCAATGAGCCGAGTCAATCTCTTCCATTTCAAAACGAGCAAGATCAGGTACGTAAGTTATTTCAGTAAAGCCTTGAGCCGTTTTTGAAATCTTAGCAGAGGTTCTCTTTGACATGTTATCTGTAAAGATTTGTAAAAGTCTATTCTTGCCGTCTGCTGTATCAATAATAAACTTCTTTGAAAAGATATTTACTAGCGATGCACCAACTCCATTTGTTCCAGCGACAGTACGACCTTCATCGTCATTGAAATTAGAACCGGCTCTAAGATTAGAGAAGATTAATTCAGGAATCCAAACTTTATGGTCAGGGTGTTGTACTACTGGAATTCCGCCGTTATCCCATACCGTAATTGTATCGAGAGTAACGTTTACTTTAATTGTATTGATTTTACCAGTTCTCTTGTGTTCGTCCACTGAGTTTGAAATGATTTCATCGAATAACTTCAAAAATCCTGGATTGTAGCTTAGCTCGTATTTTTCGTAAACATCATCTTCAAGGATCCATTCGTTTCCTGTGTGAGGTTTAGTCGAGCCAATGTACATACCCGGTCTTTTCAGAACGTGTTCGATCTCGTCAAGTAACTGGTACTTTTTACTGATTTCTTTGTTTGATGCCATATTGTCTATTGTATTTGTAAAAGTCCTAAAAGTTTTAAGACATAGATATTTCTGTCAAGCCCAATAGTATTTACGCTTGTTGTTATTATACTACAGTAAGTGATAAGATTAGTCGAAAGAAACTCCGGGAATTGACATTAATGTACGACCCATGTCGTTTAGTAGAGTTTGATGATTCGTGTACTTAACGGTTTGGTGCCAGTATGGGGTCTTGGTTTTTGAATTTAAGACTACTGTATTGCTGGAAAGACCTGCGAACTTCTTTAGATTAGCAGCATTCATGTTAACCTGCTTTGCAACAAGTCTACCGTCTTGATTAACAACCAGACTTGGAGCGCCAAGTCCAACCATTTTTACTTGCCAACCGTTTCGTTCAACTTCATTAATGTATTCTGCATGAAACGCGAATAGTCTCTTTTGACCCTGAACTTCAGGACCAAGTACTAGAACGCAACTGCCTTTTCCCATTGAGATATTTTCGTTTACATCAGATGGCTTATCGTCTAGTGAATCGTTTGGTTCAGAATAGATATGGGAATATGCATCAGCGCCTAAGTCAATCAATCTCTCAAGGTAACCTTGATTACGCAACTGTTTAAATACTAGATTCTCGATAGAGAACTCACCGTTTGCAGCAAGACCCTCTTTACGAGCCTTCATGATTTTCTGTTTAAGAGCAGAGATTCTGTCCTGTACTTCTCTAGCCTGATCTGAATCTGACTTAACTACTTCCTTTTCAAGTTCCTCAATTTCAGTAATGAATGCCTCTACTTTACGGTAAACATCCTTTTCGTCAATCTGTGGATTACTTGGTTCAGGAACCGTGATCCATTCGTCTTTCATTAGGGAATATAAACCTGATGCAACGTGTGGTTCGTCCTTGTCTTGTGCATACAATTCAACATCAAAACCTTGGATCTTTACTGGGTGTCTAAGATTCCAGATAAAACGTAATCCATCAACTGCTTTCTTTACAAGCTCAACGTCATCTCCGATAATAGTAAAGTCTAGAATAACATGGACGTCCAAGTCAGAGTGTTCTGTCCAGTTAAAGTTAGCTAGAGATCCAGTCAAATGAATGTCTATGATTGGTGCTTCAACTTTTAGGTCAGTATAGAAATCAGTTGCAATCTGCAAAAGTTTCGTACGAACCTCTGGGTTAAACTTCTGGTCCTGCCAGAATATAGAGTTCAATTCTCCTTTGTAGAATTCTCCCTCATTAAGGAACTGGTTGTATGGTTTTAAGTGTTTCATCTAAGTTATTTATTAGACAAATTCTTAACCGATATACGTTTTTGCGTACCTGCCCCAAAGATCTTGACTGAACTTATCTTGATTTGCTCGTAAGAAATCAAAGTACTTTTGATAGAACTTAGTAATCTCTAGAGAGCCGCAGCGATCTAGTGGCTTATCTGAAATATCTCTTGAACTTAACTTATGGTTCTCAAAGTTATTTGGATTGTTGATATCGCCGCTCTGTTTATGGCCAGCCAATTCAGCTGGATCTGACCAGTTAAAGCAGTAAGAAGGAATATATCGTGGGTTGTGCTCGTCCAATTGACCCTCATCTCTAAGCTTGGTGTACCAGCTTAAACCTTCATACCCGGTTGCATCAGTTCGGAAACCAATCTCTCTGATTCTGTGCATCTTTACAATAACGGATGCCTCCATTGTATTACGAACAAGCTCTAGCTTATTAGGAGCCGCAAACATACTCATCTCAGGTTTCCATGAATCGTGCCCGATTTCAATTATACCTTCAACTGCTTGTCTAAAATGCCAAGGCAAGTAAACATCATCGTCATCAGCTAACATGAAGTAGTCGCCAGTTGCATGGGAGACTGCATCTCTACAAATGGCTCCACGATTAGTATACGGTAATCCAGTAACGTAATCAATTGAATTATTAATTACTGTAATATTTGCATACAGCAATCCATCAGATAACCGAAATGGATTGTCAGTATCAGTATTTAAGATAATTAGCTCAGCATTTCGATAGTCTTGTTGTAAGTACTGTTCGATTATTCGTTCAACGCAACGGTACCTACGATAGGACGTGCAAACGAAACTTAATTTATGCATAGTGCTTTCTAGTTATTTATCGAGACCAATAAAGTTCTCCGTCAACTAGGGCTTGAGAAACATCTTGTGCTTTCGATATTGATCCAATGTAGGCTTTGGGATTCTTTACGTTATTATAAACTCGCTTGTCGCCGTTTGAATATACTACGGTAACTGTGTACCCACCTGGGTTTAGGCTTAGTTCGTTTGTTCTGAACTGTTCTTTTACTACTACGGTTTTTGCCATTGTTAATTGTTTAATGATTTTCGAATTAGGGTTAGGATCCCAATGAATGCGGCTAGCGGCCACGTTACGATAATTACTATTCTAGCAATTACAGTTAACTGTTTCTCAGGTTGTTTGGAGTCGATGTACTCAACGAGTATCATCCAACAAATACCGAATAAGAAATAAAGACATACGTCTTGAATGATTTGATTTTGCATAATTAATCTAAACTATTTGGATAATATAATAAAGTAGGGTTCTTCTTTTGAATATCTGGAACATCTCCTTGAAGTTTCATGTATTTTGTAAACTCCAATACATCAAAACGCTTGGTGATCAGGTGATAACCGTTCTTGGTTGGAATACATGTAATAATCTTTGAGCCCTCAGGCTTTATATTTGAATCGATTATATGAACGATCCTATGAACTGTGATCTCATCTTTAGTATCGATATCAACAATCCATCTCTTTTCTTGAGTTTTGATTTGACCGACGACTGAGTCGAACAGACCCTTTTGATTGGTGTTGCCGTCTTGAATTCTTTGAGCAAGAGCAACCATCATGTTTAAGCTAACGTCAAAATGATTCTGTTTTTGTACATGAATGTATGCACGAGCCTTAAACATCTCACATAACTGCAAGATCTCTTCCCATCTTCTATCTAAATGGTCAAGGCTTTCAATACAATAGGTTTTGATTGTTCTAACTGACTGGTGATTGTCTCTCTCTCCCTCCGGCTGATCCTTCTTACGTTTAAACACGTACAGCATATAGAAGTCTCCCTTCTCTGAAAAGTTTAAAAGGGGTTTAATAAGTTGTAAATTGTCTATCATTAAGACTATTATACTAAATAAGTCTTAGACAGTTCTTGCTAAATTCAGAATTTGATCTTTCGCGGCAAGCACGGCAGTAATCTTTGCCTTAATCTTTGGATCAGGCCAGTTGTTTACATTTCTGGTTAAGAGTTCAAAGCCTCTTTCTGTCTTAGCAAAGATTGCATCAACATCTTCTTGAGAGATTTTACCTACTAGAAGTTTATGGTATAGCTTAGCAGCGAACATTGAAAGTATTCCATGTTTCTTGAATCCTTCCAACATTGCTTCAGTTGAGAAATTCTCTGATTCAAATTCGTTATCAATAATAATTAGCAAATCTCTTTCAACCTGTTCTCTAGCGACTGGATCAGTTAGGGTTTCTAGATCATGACCTGCAACCGCAAGTGATTGGATCTTTGCATCAACTCCTGCTTTAGACATAATATTTGCAAGAACAGTCTTCACCACTATCTCAGACGGAAGTAGTGCAATTACTTGATTAACAAGATCTTCCGGATAGCCGTTCATTTGTAAATGAGTAGCTGGATCAGAATCTTTCTTTATATTGCGGTCGTTTGCATCGTGTGACGCTTTAACACTTGAGTCTGAGGCAAGGACTGTTGTTCCAGTTACAAACATTGGATCACTATTCGGAACATTAAAGTTAAGGATATTTAATTGAACTCCACGACTTACATAAGAGTCCCAACTTCCAGTGTTTAGACACCAGTTAGCCATACGGAATATTGCTTTCTGTGCAGCTTCAGTCCTAACTGAAAAGACCACGTAATTATTATCATCGTACATTACCTGAATTTCAGGAGAAAGACTTTCAGCTTGAGCTACTAATTTTTGAGAACCTTCATCTGAGCTTGAAATATCTAATGCATACTTCATGAAATCTTGAATAGTTCGGTAGCGAGCAACTTTGGACATTACTCTCTTTTGAATAGCTTCGCCCTGATCAGCGATTGTCCAACCAATACGAATAAGTTCCTTTTGTTTTTCCGGATCAAGAGCACGAGCCTGATCTCTAAGTTCTCTAGGAAGAGCATCAATTATCCATTTACCTTTGGAATTAAATTCAAATGTTCTGAACTGGTCCATTAGCGCTTCAAAACCTGAAACTGTAGATCCAGGTTCAGGATTTCCGTTTGAATAGGCATCTAGTGTATATGGAAGAGTGCTAACTAGTTGACGGTACTTAATCATTTGGTCCAATAGTTGTTTCAATTGGTCTACTGAAATTCTCTGTTCGAAATGGAATTTAACGAAAGTTCCTAAGTAACCATTGTATTTTTGACCAAGTAATTCAAGTACTTCTAGGTATTGACGATTGTTTAGAGCACGAGTCTGTTCCTCAGGAGTAAGTTCACTTACTTCTTTTCCTAGAGACTGTGCTGCTCTCTTAAGCATGTATGCTTTTGCTGCTTGGACATTCTCAAATATCCAGCTTTCGTATAGCTGTATGTGTTTCATCGACGTTGGTCTCTGATATTTTTGATTTCATTAACTTGAATAGTTGGGTACATGTCCAAGTCAATCTCTTCAGTTGGACACTCAAGCTTCTGTATGAATTGCAGTCCAGCTTGAGATAATTTAGTTAATAACTGATTCGTAACCTGAGTACTAGCAGCCGATACGTAATCAAGAATAGTCGTAGACTCAAGCTTGATATTTAATCTGCTAATATCGGTTGGGATATTGTTGTCGTAAGGGTAGCCTAACCCAAATCGGAGCTGGCCGTTTGCTGAAACGGTCCATACTAAATTAGGATTAGACATTGCATCTATTTCTGACTGAGTGTATTTACTCCACTCGTTTAACGGCAGCTCAAGAGGTTTTGACTGATCGGTTTGCTTTTGTAGCAGCTTTATTAATTTTGCCATCTCAACTGACCCGTGATACAGACCTCGAATTGGAAGAGCTTTAATTTGTGTTCTATCTAAATTAACGCCGCGCTCTGCAAATTTAGTCTCAAGAGTTGAATACATTAATTCGACTTGATTCTCTTTCTTTACATCACTTGCATAAGCTCTTTTACTTGGAAGGTAGTCTACTTCTAGAACTAAATTCTCCTGAACCCATAGACTTGCCTGCTTCATGAACTCTACTGGAGAAAGACCTCCATCTAGTTCTTTAAGCTTTTGATCCATGTAAGTCATCTTAGGATTAGGCTTCTGCACGATTCGACGTACTACATTAATTGAAGAAAAGAATCCAATTGCTGTATCAGTTAATGGAGAATAGTTAGGATTTTTAGATAGCATTAAGGTACGGTTTCCCAGTTGAATATTACTTGAACATGGATAAAATCCTTTTGCCAATAGTGACTGTAATTCAGGCGAAGCTAGCGAATCAGTTAACCAAGTAAGAGAAGGGTACTCAGAAATTTCAGCTAACCACTCAGCTGACCATCGAGGATGAGTCGCATCAGCGTCTTTAAGAAGTTTACGATTAATTCCAGCGATCTTGCTCAGAAGAGCCTTTCCTTGTTGAGCGTAATCGTCTGCTGATATAATTGCGAAATCGCGCAGAGCATCGAGCTCAGCCAATTGAGATTGGCTTGTAGATAATTCGTCTTTCCAGTTTTCAAACAGTTGTAAGTGCTTCATTAACAATTAATTAGATTTTACCTGCGGTACCAGCCGTACCTGATGTACCGGTAGAACCAGCATTCATTAACTGACTTTTAATTACTTCAGTTCTAGCTGCAACCTTTTTTCTTATTTCAAGATATTTTGCATCGATCTTTCCATCCTTCGTTTTTCCAGTAGTAAAGTCAACAACGTTTGTTAACTTAGCTTGCTCTTCAACCTCTTTCATTAACTTTAAAAATTCAGCATCCGAATTAAGTCTCTTGTTTAGTTCCTTGTTTTGAAGAGATGCTTGATACGCTGGAATACTGGTTGCTGCTTGATATGCAACTCCAGTAACATCGGCGACATGCGATCTAAAAGCTGTCATAATATCTTTTCCAAAGAAACCTTCTGCGTAATCTCCCTTGCTTCCAGCAGTTCCAGCTGTACCGCTTGTTCCAGTTGAACCAGTCGGTGCTGTGTTAATAGCAGCTGCAATTTTACCAAGAATTTGATCTCCTGCAACTGGATCAGTTAAATTAAATATGTAGGATGCTTGATACTTGTAGACTCCACCTCCAGCTGCAGGCGGTTCGTTAATTTCGCTAGCTTGAAGAGCCGCAGCCACTCCACCAAGATCAGTAAGTTTTTTCTCAACGTCCTTGTTCTTAGCCGTTAAAAGGACTAATACGTTTCCTGGTGCTTTTTTGGTGGATTCATTATCTTCAGTCGCAATATAGATTCGACCTAGTGTAAATTTAGCGTATGATGTTCCAGCACTGTATACTGCAGCTCCAGTTAAGACTGATTTAGTTGGATCGAACTTATATGCTTGGGCTTCGTTTTGGAAAGCTTCAAATAATTTAATGTACTTTGGCATTTAATGTAATTATTTCAGGGTTATTTATTCTAGTATTCAGAGGTTAAAGCTCGGCTGAGATCTCGTTCTTTAATAACATGTCGCTTATCCCAATCCTTCTTTCCTTTGGCTAGAGCAATCGCAATCTTAATTAAACCTGACGAGTTAACGAAGATCTTTACTGGAACGATTGTGAGGCCCCTGTCCATCAGTTTATTTAGTTTCTTTAGTTCCTTTTTAGTTAAGAGTAGCTTCCTCTCTCGTTTACCTTGGTGACTGTATGCTGAGGTTGATTCTTTTATGTACAGTTCTCGACAGAAGCATTCACCTGACCGAAGTTCGCACCAGGATCCAGTAAAGTCAAGGTTACCCGCCTTAATTGACTTGACCTCTGATCCAGTTAAGGAGATCCCAGCGGTCCATGTCTCTAAAAATGTGTATTCGTGTCGGGCTTTTCGGTTTTCTGCTATCATCTTAGTAATAATATACTAAAGTTATGCAGATTTAACAATGTTAGATAGAGTTATTGCTCGATTACCGACCTGTTTTGCCCATGAAGAATTTAACATCTCTTTGGATGCAGCCTTGAAATTCTTTGAAGCTATGTGAAGTAGAAACGTGTTAAACTCAGATAGGCCTTTAGCTCCTAAATTAAATACCATTTCAATTAAGACTCCTTGTACTGATTGTGGCAAGCTTGGCCAAACTTTAGCTATGCTGACTTTCCCATTATCTGATACTAAAGTTTTAGCTAAAGACTTTGCGGCTTGAAGATCAGTATGCAGAAGAGCTTTAATCTGCTGATCGGTTAATGCAGACTGGCCTGACTTTATCTTTATTGGATTTGCACCAACTGACCTAAGCATTGACGTTGAGTCAGAGCGGTTTAGATTGAATCCTACACCGACTGTTGGATTTCCTTTAGAGTCTATGTACTTCTTTGGTTTGTAGCCTTCATGTTGGATTACCCTAGGCTCAATAACCTTTAATACTGTATCTTCAGGTGGAGGAGGAGCAACGAAAGATCCTAAGTACTTCTCAGCTCTAATATTCTTTATGTGAGTGTTGATTTGATCCAAGTAATCTTGATCAAAGGATCCAAGTTCTCCGGTAATTGCATCGCCAACACTTGCGTAATCCCAGCTCTTTGTATCGAACCCGGTTTTAAGTGCTTTGTTTACACGAACCATGGATGCAGCATCGGGAATAGACTTGATTGCTGATACTAAATCACCCTCTGCAGTTCCTGAACCAGCAACGGCTATTTGAATTTTATCAGCGATTTGATCAGCAGTAAGGGATTCGTTGACCCAACTTTCAAATATCTTAAGATGCTTCATTACTTATTTAAGTAAGTTACTTAACCTTTCAACTTCAGCGAAGTCTCTATTATCTAGAGCTGCATCAATCATGTTCTGAATATCAACTTGATCAAGTTCTCTATCGTTGGCTGGCATAGTAAAGTCAGGCTCATCGTAGCTAGAATCAGATTGAGAGTCTTCCCAATCAGCAAGTTCCTGTTTAATTAGACGGATCAAGTTATTTACTATGGCTTTGGCTTTAGGAAAAGATTCTTTAGCAGCAGCGATTTCAGACTCTGTGTATTGAGGTTCCTGTTCGCCAACTGTTCTGTATAACGGAGCTGCTGTGAATATTAATTTCATTAGGTCCAAGAAGTCAGAATCAGATACGACTGTTGAGTCAATCATTTTACCCCATACGTATTCTCTACCGTTTTCAATATCAAATACTTCTTCGAAAGATTGGATAAAATCTCTAAGATCAGCTGCAGTTAATTTAGCACGTTTAAGATCCTGTACTTCGTCAGCGGCAGTATCAGTATTCATGAACACTTTTCGGATAGTCTCATCGTCTAGATTAGCAAGACCTCCTTGATTAATCAGTCCCCAAATTGCTTTAATAGATTCATGGAATAACATTGCTTGGTCCATTCCTCTAATAACTAAGGTAGGAACAGTCGTTTCGTCAACTGTCTCTTCTTCAGACTCTCCGTCTTCTTGACCTTGATCATCATCGTTATCCTTTTTAGATTTAGGTTTCCATTCAATTTTTGAAATACCGGCAAGGGAATCTCCTTGCTCAATCATTTTTGCTCCAACCTCTTCAGGTATTCTCCAGTCTCTAGCATTACAAATATCAGTAATCGTAACTAGCAGCTCTACCATTTTACGGGCATTAGCCTCTCCAAATAATTGAGTTAGACCTTCCATGTTCTCATCGCCCATTAACATCTTCTTTGAATTAATGGCTTCGCCTTGAGCGATCATGTTTAGGATCTTACGTTTATTGATTGCTGTTTTAGTATCCTCATCCTCAATCTCTTTGAAATTGGGTTTGTCCTGATCTTCTTGATCGTCGTCATCAGTCTCCTTCATCTTCGCTTTCATTTCACGAGGATCGTTTGGAATCTTAATGTCTAACTCAGTTTCTCCAAGAATTGAACCGTACTGGCTTAGGATTACTGAAGTAGTTAACTCTTCAAGCTGGCGTTCTTTACCGCGTTGTAACATCTGTACTTCACGGACAGCTCTCATTAGGCTACCCATATCTCGACCGTGTCTCTGTTCAACTTCACGAGCGCTCTGTTCTGCTCGTTTATCAAGAGATCCTAAGTATTCTGGAGTTATTGCTGGGTTCTGACGAATGTCAGCTTCATTTAAGAATGTTTTAAAGCTCTTCATTTGATTCTAGACTTTTTAGGCGAGCAATTACATCCTCAGCTTGAGCCTTAGCTGGCTCAGGTTGTTTAAACGGTTGTTTGCTAGGAATTGGACTAGGTTTGGGTCTAGTTGCAGGTCGAGTGCTAGGCTCTTTAACTGGCGCAGGTTTAACAATCGGCTCAGTCATTGTGAATTCTGCTATAAATTGTTCGAATAATTTAATATGTTGCATTAAAGATTAATTCTTTTGGTTATTTATCCGTGGGCTATCCGAACTTGATAGCAATCCAAGCGATAAAGACGAACCATCCTGCAACAAGCAAGAATCCGAGCCAATCATTTGATTTCCAATTTTTCATGTATTTGGGTTTATTCGTTTTTGTAAAAAATCCTTTGCCTTAAATAGCTGTGATCTACTTGAGGCTTCTTGTATGTTAAGTTCCTTTGCAATTTCCCTATGGGAAAATCCGTCAATTACGTACATGTTAAAAACGGTACGATATCCAATCGGAAGAGTGCTAATCAGAGACATTAACTCTTCGGCTGATGCTGTTTCATAGTAAGTTGGATCTATACTGACTGCCTCCGCTGTTACTAAGTTACACTCATTAAACTCGTGCTTGTTCTGCTTGAGTTTAGTAAGCGCAGTATTCACGATGATTCGTCTCATCCACCCTTCAAAGGAACCTTCTCCTTTGAATTTCCCAAGATTCTTGTATATTTTATAAAATCCTTCCATCAATACGTCTTCGGCTAACATAGGGTCTTTCATGTACCTCTTTGCGATAGTCATGAATTTACCAGCAAACTTATCGAACAGGGTCTTTTGGTATTCTCTATTGTTTTCAATACAGCCTTGAATGAGTTGTTCGTATTCCATTATTCTACTATACCAACAAAGGCTTCCATGTGGAAGCCTTTGCTTTAATTTTATATAGTAGTAATTAATTATCAAGCATTGTTACGAATTCAAACCAGCCTACGTCATCAACTCCATTGTCGTATACCCATGATACTCGTTGGTCAAATTCAGTTTCATCCTCATCGTCTGAAAAATCTATCCATTTTTCAAGGATTTCAGTTGATTTTCTTTTAAGAAGAGCGATTGCTGCAGTTACTTCAGGATCTTGATACCACTCTGATACAGCTTCGTCGAATCTTTCGTCAGGTGAACCGTCTGGCTTGCTACGGAAGCCCATGGATTTTAATTCTTCTTGGTCGTTATCGAATTCTTCGAATAGGTTTACGTGCTGCTTCATAGAGTTATTTATTTGCTAAAAGCTGCAACGATTTGACCTGATAAGATCTCGTCCTGCTCCTTCATTCGTCGCTTGTTTGAAGCAATTGCATCCTTTATCAAGGCTGGAACACCTGCACCTATTTTAATTACAACAGACTCCCATTCTCTAGGAATGTATTCACGGCCCTCTTTGTAGAATTGTCGAGCAAGATCGCCGGCTGGATTATCAGCTAACTGAATTACTTTTTTATCAAGCATATAACTTACGGAAAGGAACGGATAGTCTCGCATATCGATTTCCCATTGAATGGATACTCCATTTGACAAGCGAACCCAACCATTTGAATTGTCTGTACCTTCTTCAGCTTCAACAACTTCGCTTACGCCAGCTTGGGTCTTTAACCAACCGGAATATGTCTCTGGCTCAGTAGGCTCTTCTGCTTTAGGTTCTTCCTGAGTATCGGGCTTCTCCTCTTCAGGTTCAGCCGGGTCTTCTTCAGTCTCAGCAGGTTTAGTCTCTTCAGGTTCTAGCTCAGGCGCAAATCTCTTACGATCAACGTTATCTTCTACGTCCTGAAACCAGTTCTCAAAAAGTTTAATATGCTTCATAGGATTATTTATCCTACGTACCAATCTAATACTCTGATCAAGATTTGAGAGAAGCCTATTCCTGCAAAGAAATAGATTAGGTTATTCAACCATTTTGGGTAATTTTCCATATCTAACATAATTTAAAGTTTCTGATTTTTTGCTGCGGTCGTTGCTAAGTAATCGCAACGCTCGTTTTCAGGATGGCCGTTATGACCCTTAACCCAACTGATAGTCAAGTCGAAGTTAGGAGCAACCATCAAGTATCTTCTCCAAAGATCCTCGTTCTTTTTACCTGCGAAATCAGGCTTCCTTGCCCAATTGTCAACCCAACCCTTAGAGATTGAGTCAACCACGTATTTAGAGTCTGACTCGATCTTGACTGGATACTTTGTCTTGGGAATTGTTTCAAGAGCCTCAACCACGGCAGTGAGTTCCATTCGATTGTTTGTCGTGGCCGGTGTAGATCCAGATAATTCCATGGTCTTGCCTCGGAATTTCATGACTACGCCCCAACCGCCTGGGCCAGGATTTCCTAACGAACTACCGTCCGTCCATATTTGAAGTGTTTCCATTATTGTACAGCAATTAAGAGCTGAGCGATTGCCCATACGGATATAGTAACGCTAGCTAAAATAATAATAAGCTTTGCTATTGCCTGTCTACGATTCATACTCTACTTTTTAATTTTAGAAGTCAGGACAGGATTCGAACCTGTTACCGCTTTGCCATAAAGAGTCGGCCTTACCGCTACTCAACCTTGGGGAGGTGCTTCCAACCAATGGACTCCTGACTAAAAATGTACGTTTTTGTATTACCCCCAGAACGTACAAACTGTGCCGACACACGATTCGGTGGGCGTAGTGCGCATTGACTAAAGAGTACCGAAGTACTCTAACCTAACGGTCAAGAGGCTATCCCCGTCTTCGATCCTTACTCAGCGCTAAGCAGAGGGCTTGCTGTTAGGATTATTATACTAAAAAATGGGCTACAGTTTCCTGAGGCCCATTAGCAATACGAATGAAATCGTAAAGGTTGCTGTTGATTTAATCGATCACAAACGCTTGTTAGTTCTGATAGTCTTGGTAAGATTTTTCTTCAACTAATTTAGAACCGGTTAACGCATTAATCTGTTTCTTTACCTCAGCTCTGTCATCGTTTGTGTAGTACACAGACCTTGCAAGTTCAATAAAATCAGACCCGAAACTTTCATCTCGTTCGCATTCTCTGATTTGATCTTCGATGTTCCATAGTGTTTTATTAATATTTAGTAAATCTAAATAAAGAACCCTAAGCTCTTCTGTTTCAAGAGTTGCATCATATATTTCTTCGGCGGCTGCTACCAGTATTACATATTCCTGTAACACGTTATTTCGTTTAACTGGGTCTAAGATATGCTCAAGCTTAATTTCTAGGATAGAAAGTTTATCTAAGATCTCGCCAGTAGATACTTCAATTTTCATTAGTTGTTAAATTATAAGGTTTATATGTTTCCAAGCCCAAGTTCCCAAGTAATCGAGCGCCATTCAAAGTCAGCAATTACTTCGTCTGCTGTGATATCGTTGTCTGAACAAAGTTCCTTTACGTACTTGTACATTTCTTCGGGGGAATATTCTCTAGCAGATATTCGGCCTGAGTCTACCGCATAATCGTATTCGTCAAGGATCTCGTCCGAAACTTGTTGAGCAAATCGTCTAAGTTTAAGGTCGTCTGTGTCAAAGCCCAATGCAGATAATTCGTCTTCGTCTTCTCGGTTAATCTCTTCAAATAGTTTAATGTGCTTCATTGCTCTAGTTATATTAGCTTCTAGATGGAAATACTCCTTCTACGCAAATAATGTAGTTTATACCTAGGTAAGGTTGGCGATTATTAATTGGTGCCCATTCTTCTGAAGCAGTTACGCTTGTTACAACACTAGGAACTCCATCTCTACCAGTTTCTTTGATATCGAAATTTTTAGTTAAGGTATTAATGTTAACATGGTGTTGAGTTAGAACATTTGCTTCAGTTCCACCCTTTTCGCCAGTATTAACTGGAGTCAGCCCGTTACCTGAACCTGCACCAACTGCAACTCGACCTCTAAGGTCAGGCAAACAGAAGGTATTGACACCGTCTCCGCCGAAATTTGTTCCGATTACTGCATACAGAGCAGTGTAGTTTCTAATTGATAACGCTCGACCATCGCAGTACATCCAGCCGATTGGCTCGTATCCGCCTGCAAATAATTTAATCATTGCTAAAAATTCATCCATTGTAATTTAGTATTTTTTTACAGGATTATTTATTAGCAAGAGTTACTGTTTTTCGATTGTCTTTTGAAGCTTGGTCTTTAGCTGCTTAAGTTTGATTAGGGTCTCTTTGCCATCCGGTACCTGGACTTGTATAGGTTCAGGCTCTACTGAATAGGCCATCCTTGGCTCGTTTGGGTCCTGTGCGATTTCTTCGTGCATGATTCGTCTTTCATGCACCTTTTTAGAATTGATATTACGCTGAGTCTCATCAATCATTTGGTTAACGATACTCATGATCTCTTGCTGCTTTTGAATCAGGTTGGCCGTACACTCGGTCTGGCCGGAAATTAGATTTGAGTTGAGCTGCTCGACCTGTGAGGTAAGAGCAATGATTTGTTTCTCCTGACTTGCGATTCTAATATTAAGTTCATCGCACGTGTTCGTGTGGCGGTCAATAGTGGAAGGTCCAAGCGTCACGATCACAATCGTAAACACCAGGATAAGTAGGGCAGTTATACGCTGCGCTGGAGTAAAGCTCTTTAATATTTCGGCAATGTACTTAAACATGGAATTATTTATACAAGAGCTGGGCCTGCTACTTTCGCTTCTTAAAAATGTTGTGTTGATAGCTCAGGTCCCAGATAAATCGGGTTCTACAGGTCCATACCCACAACTTGACTCTCCACCAACGTTTGAGCTTGACTGGCCATGGATCGTTCTCCATTTCCTTAAGCAGTCTCTCTACTACTTTACTTCTCATCTGACTCAGGTTTAGTAGTTATGTCAAAGGTTGCATAGATCTTTCGTGCCGCAATCTCGTGCCAGTCAGGAATGTTGCGTTCGTGTTTCTTCTGTTCCTCCTTGATTCGTTGAGTAATTGCCTTTATGATCTGTTCTTTATCAGCAGACTCTTCCGATCCCGGCCAGTCCGTGTACTTAAGACCCCATTGTAAATTGACCCACATCATTTCCTTCTCGGCCTGAGGCTTGCGCATTTTCAGGTGCTTACGCAGGTAGGCGACGCCCCATGCCTTCCATTCCTCTGCCTGTGCAAAGGTCATGGTCCATTCCTGGTACCAGGCATCCTTGCGGTCCTTGATCTCGTCATAGGTTACTGAATGACCGGCAATGGTAAACATCTGGTTAATTAAGTCAGCCACAGCATGCTGCAGCTTCTGTTCTCGGGTTAATCTTTTCTGTGTCATAATTTTACTTCGTGTGACCTGCTTTTTTTATTATAAAATACGTTTGCTGTGTCTATAATTTTTACTGCGCTAACTAGAATTTTACACGGTTCGTCTAGGTACCAAATGTAGTTAGGATCCGTTTCTGAAATCATACCCACTTCGCAGTATTTAGGGTTGATTCCTTTTGGTTGAAAATATATCGGTGTCATAATTTATTGGGTTCTTTGGGGTCCTCTTCCTCCGGGCTCTATCATTTCCAAAATAATTGTATTAATAGGATTGTCATTGCGAGAGTCAGGCAGACCCAGGTCTTTGGGGTTACTGGCTCGCTAAAGATGGCCCAACTTAACCACGTAAACACAATAGCTCCTATCGAGAAGCCTATTAGTCTGGACGGCCACAACTGCCCGTTGAATGCGATCACCATGTTCTTTACTGAGTACATGAACAGCATCGAGACCGGAATCCCCATGAGGACCGTTAACCAGTAATGATTCTTGAACCACTCAAACTTCAGCGAGCCTTGCAACTGAAAGAAGGTTAGGGACTGGGCAAGGAATCCAAATATGATGCCAGTAAGTAGTGCGCTAATATTTACCATAGTTTATTCTTTTATTAATTATAGAGCCAGTAATTTGCCTGATAGCCAAGGCACAGTAGAAATAGGATCACGTCAATCCACTGAAAGACTGGAGGTAGCTTACGCCAGTACAGGGTATCGAGCAGTCCGCCAAGAGTAGTATCAAATAGCTTGGTACGGGTCAAGAGACTCAAGACTCCAAATACAAAGGTTGCTGAGAATAGGATTTGTTCTAACATGGTTTAAAGTTTATTCTTTTATTAATTCAAAAGCGTGCCACACGAAATACTCGTCAAAGTAGGTCGTGATGTAGCGCATGGTGTCTTCAACATCCCAGCCGGTACCAACAATAAGGATATGGCGATCTTCCAATTCAGCACAGGCTGGATCGACCAGAGCCCAAAGGTTTAGGGTACCCCTCTGTAATTTTAGGGTTAGGAGCTTTGCACCTTTAGGTAATCTTACGGTACAGTCCATTGAAGGTACCTCGTATTTATAGACAGTTTTCATTGTTCCTGTTTTTAAAAGTTATATTTTTATGATGCACAATTATTATACTTTTATGTTTTTCTATTATACCTAAAAAAGACTTGTAAAACCCGGCCTTTGCAGGGTAGGGAAACTCCGTCTACCTGTTTTTTGCGTAGTCAGGACAGGATTCGAACCTGTATGATAACTTATGAGCAGTCTTAACGGGTCTTTCGAGGTTACTCACGTTATCCTTACTATTAACCTTTATTCATGCGTCTAACCAATTCCGCCACCTGACTAAATGAATGAGGTGCATTAACCTATTGTGAATCCATAATGGAGTGCATCGGTAAATTGTGAACTCATTCTTTTGTAGTCAGGACAGGATTCGAACCTGTAAGTTTCCGATCGCAACGATACCATATCCTATTTTTGGAGTCGAACCAACTTTAAGCCACCTGACTATAGAGTCTATTATACCCAATGGGTCCAGGCCCGGGCCATGGGTACGTTTGCGTCCCAAAGCTTAGAGGCGCGCCCTACTACTCTAAGAAATTATACTACTCTAAGAAGAAACTCTATAGGCAAGACTCTGTCTACTTATATACATAAAAAGAAAAATAACGGGTATACCAGACCCTATACCCAACCCTATTCAGAACCCTATCCTATAGACCCAGACCTAGACTAGCCAAGACCAAGGTACCGGACTCTTACCTAGGCCAGGACCCGGACCCCAGCCTGCCCAGCCAACCACCGGCCTACTCGGGACTAGGGAGTACAGGCAGCTGGCAGCGCCCAAAGGATACAGACTGTGCATTTATGGGGACTAGGGAGTAACCCCTGCCTCGGCTCCGCGGCCCGACCGGAAGCCCCAGAGTCTAGAGGGGCCCGAGTAGGCGGGGTCTAGCCGGAAACCGCGGGAACCCGGGCCCGTGGACTTCTCGACCAGCAGCTGGGTACCCGGATAAATAACCCCATGGAACAGGAACAAACACAAGAACTAAGACCCTTCCCTAGCGGGGAACTCATGTACAAGAAGCAGGCCGCGGAATTCCTAGGGGTTTCGTTGAAGACTCTAGAAGGTTACGTAGCCCAGGGCCGGGTGGATAAGTGGAAGAACTCTATAAACGGGCGGACCTACTACGACAAGCAGCAGCTACTCTACCTACTAGGGAGTAGACTACCTCAAACTCGAGAGGTGATAGTATACTGCCGGGCGGCTGGAATCCCGGACCAGGGCAAGGCCGGTGTCTCTAGCCAGAAGCGGCTGCAGGCTCAGCAGGACAGGGTCCTAGAGTACTGTACCCGGGCCGGGATCAGGGTAGACCAGGTTATAGGGGATATCGGTAAGGCCGGTAGCCTAGAAGGTAGGGGCGGATTCGACAAGATTATGGAGTCTGTCCTGCGCAAGCGGGTCTCGATGGTTGTTATGGAAACCCCGGACCGGATGGCTCGTTTTGCTGGTGCAGATCTATTCGAGAGATTCCTAACCTGGCACGGTGTTGAATTACATGTTATACAAAAAACCCTGCACAGACAAGAGTACAGGGACGAGATTAAAGACGACCTTACTAACCTTATACTTGAGGCCAGGAATCTGATGGGGGAATTGTAATCCGGACCTCTTCGCCTACAGTAGAGAGACTGAAGCCTGATGGGCTAAGGTTACCATAGTACTCCAGGTAGTATTGCGTCCGTGGACTACTCATTTCATCCTGAGTCTCCACCACTGGTTCGCTATAGATTGCTTCATCCCTTCTGCCCCATTCACGTAGTAGGACTGCAGCTTTAGAATTAGCTTCATTCTCCAGGTCTGACCCATCCGAACCATCCATCTGCTGGCCCAACTCGCGCTGGCGCCAATGTACCAATTCATGGGCTAGGGTCCGGTACCAGTCAGCTGCTACCCGGAGTCCGCGTAGTACCCAGATCTGGTTATCCACTGGTGTATAGTAACCCATAGCTCGGACCTGCTTGGCCTTGTTATGGTCGTCGCCTATGCTGATATTGGGGCTGGTCTCGATCTCCAGTTCTTCTATACAGAATCTGATAAAATCAAGATCCTCTGCTGCTAATTCCTTTTTCATAAGGTTATTTATTTCCGGCGGTTGAAGGTTACTGTGCGCGAAAACCCCTCGAGCTGGGGTAGGGTCCAGAACCCATGCCGGGACTGCACGGATTTTGGGATTAAATAATAAGAAAATATAATATCACTGATGGCTAAAGCAAAAGCGGGAGCTACCGGTTCTGTACACAGACCGAGCTCTAAACGTAAACGTCCGGGCGTGCATGCAAAGAGCAAGAGCTCTCGCAGCAAGGCGGCTAAGAACTACCTTAAGAGATCAGTTGGTCAGGGGTAATGGGACTAGGGAGTGATCCCTATTCACACAAAAAAGGGGTCCCTTCTGAGGACCCCTTTTAGGGTAGTCATAGTTGTATTTAGTGTTTAGATTTGAGCTAATCCTGCGTGCTCAAGGTCCCATGTTTTAGTGAAGAGGCTTCCACCCGCTACCTTGAAGTTTTTATTGTTCTTCAGGTCGAAGATTGTATCGTGACTTCCAATCCATGTCAACTCGTTAACAACGTCCCAGATAGTTGCATCAGTCTTGATGAACTTCTTTTGAGCATCGGTCAACTGCATAGAGTTAAAGCCTGCACGGAAGATTCGTTTGGTTGCCGCATCGTACTCTGGAAAGAATTGTTCCTCAGCTCCACGTACTAATTTAGCGTGCATATCGAAATTTTTATTATCGATAGCTCCAGTTACCGAGTGTAGAGCTCGCTCAACTTCGGCGTAGCTTGCTTTGGTTACCATTGCTCGCTCCAATCTGTCTTGGAAAGTTTTAGGTACGAACCCGGTCTTGGCCCAACCATTCATTTGGTCTAGCAACTTGCGGAAAGCATCGTCGCCGTTTCCAAACTCGAACGCAGTGTTTAGGTTTCTAGCGACTGCACCGTTTGCGCATGACAGACGGTAGAAGAAATCGTCCACTCGACTTGCGGTTCCGGTATTTACCAAGGATACTCCGAATCTGAAGACCTCGTCCTTACCGATTCTCTCGTAGCCAACTTGGCTGCCGTGGATAAGGTTTATACTTACTCCGCCTGGCCCGTTGTTGTCGATTGACTCGATATGCATGTCCGGGATTTCATTCATCATGGTCTCGGCTGTCGCGAATAGAGTCTCATTAGACAATCTATTGTACTTATCAGCTCGGACAATATTGGTTACCTGATGGCTTCCAGCGTCTCCGATAAGAAGGAACTCTTTTGCTCCGTCTCTGGTTTCTGAATAAGACTTTATAGTCTGCAACAACTTGGTCTCAATATCCTTGTCCTCGTTCTTGTTCATCTTATTGATTAGGCCGGCGTTAAGGTTAACCATTTGACCTAGTCTATTAAAGAACTTGTTGGACACAGGGACACGTGAACCCTCTATCTCGATAGAGTTGTGTTTGATTGAATTGTCGTTAAGGACAATATCAGATAATTTTACGCGTTTCACTAGTGGATTGTTTCCTGCTAGGTCCGCTTTGGCTTGATCGAATTGCGATTGACTTATCATTTTCTATTTGTTTTTTATAAGATTAATATACTAAATTTTCTTCAACAGTTTCCGACTATTCTACTTCAGTTGCGGTCGGGGTCTCGTCAGTTGCTGGGCGTTTTACGCTTAGGAAAAGATTGTTGAACTCTCCTTCCAATCGTTGACGGCGGTCAGACTCTTGTTCCGCAAGATCTGCTACAACATTCTCCTGTCTCCATGCGTTCTCGTCCCATTTAACCTCTCCGTCTACTAGGGAGTAGTACAATCGCTTGCCGACTAGGCTACCTCCACGGCGGTTCTTTGTAAATTCAGCGTAGCGGCGGCCGGCTTCGTCCTTGCGGATTTCCATCATGCTTGTGGTTGCGTGTTTGAGGTAGGTCGAGCCTACGTACTGTCCGCCTTTAGTCATGTGTTGGATTGCAAAGATTGCTTTTCCTTTCTTGTCCGCAGCTTCGATGATGAGGTTAGTTAACCATGTCTCGGCTTTGGTACTCTTCCAGCCTAGAACATCTTTCAGCTTTACAATAATGTCTTGGTGCGAGTCGATTAGGATTACGTCGTAGTCTCCGTTGATTGCCTTCTCCAAGGTCTTGTCGAAACGACCCATTAGATAATCCATAATCAAGAGGGTTGGGATTGTCTCGATGATCGGCATCTTTCTGTAATAGAAGTAAAGATCGTTACGTGTCATTTCACTTGAGATGTAGAGGACCTTCGCATCCGGTTGCTTCTGTTTAATCTTAGCTAAGAGGTCTAATGTAATAGTTGACTTACCAACTCCCGACTCTCCGATAACAATATTGGCAGTACCAGCGAATACTCCTCCTTCTTCGTCATGGTCAGACATTAACTTGTCGAACACAGATCCAGTTAAGAACTTCTTGAAGTCTGGAAAATCCATTGCTCCAATCTCGAAGATCTCTGGCTCGTCGCTGATCTCAACGTCTGCGTCTGCTTGGGCTTCGGCGGTTGGACGTGCGACAGTGCTTTGGCCTGGACCGGGGACTAGGGAGTCTCCCGTCTCGAAGCGTAGTTTCTTAATTACGCCGTTAAATAATCCGTATGATATTCCTGTGCAGTCAGCTTCTTGCGTCATGAACTGCGTGTACAGTTGCTGTACGGTTAGGTTAGGAACTCGGCCGTTGTGGTGGCGCTCGAAGAAGTTTCTAACAGTTAACTCTTTTTTTCCGATTTTAAGTTCTTGCATAATTATTTTGGTTTGATTGTTTATACTAATGTACTACAGTTTTATCTATTTGGGCTACAGTTTTCTCTAAAAATAGAGGAACTCTACAGCCTCAGCGAATTCAAACATTCCTTGATCTTCGAACATTGTGTAGGCTCCGTCTGCGTCAGACATTGCGACTACCTCCATTACTTGGAATACGACGTCCTCGCCGAATAATTCCTTTGCTTCGTCTATTGCTTCTTGTGTTGCCATGATCCTTTTGGTTTTAGTGGTTAATAAAGAATTGAGTTTCTACTTTAGCGCTTCTCCAATCTCCCGCTAAGAGATCCCAGAACACGATTACAGATGGTGGCGTTTCTCGTACGCCCTGTGGGTGTTTATCCGCGGGGATGTGGTTCAAATTAGTGGTTCCCATTACTTCTCTTAGGGATCCATCTTTCTTTACGAAGAAGAACTTCGTGATTGCTACGTGGAGTCTTTGTTTTAAAACTTCCGGTGTGATTGGCTGAAATGATGTCTGCATATTGGTTTGTTTTTAATTGATTAATATAGTACAAATATAAGCAGAAACTTTGACACTAAAAAATTATTTGTGAATTATTTTTAAAAAAAGTTATTAACAATTGAGTGTTCATAACTTCTGGGTACCACGTAGGTCGGAGTCTACCCTCTGCGCTTGTTAGGCGAACCGTTTAATTATAGAGTAAATATACAAAAAAAACCCCGAATCTAAAAAATCCGGGGTTAATTATTTTCGGGAAAGTTATTAACAATTAGTGGGCTGGTATTTCAAGTTCGTGGTCTCCGACCTTTACTGTTTGGCCTATGAACTCTCGACTTGAACCCATCTTTACACGACCGCCGTACTCGAAGTCTAGGTCTATGTCTGCTTTGGATTTGGAAAGAATCTTTATCATTTCCTTTGGGTCTTTAACGCAGGTCTCTTGACCTTTTGTTTCGATGTATAACCTTAGAATCTCTTTCATAAGAATTAATTATTTGATTATATTTAACCGAGAAAAGAACCCCTATCCGAGGTTCTCTAATTGTTGACGTTGATCTTGGGTTAAAGAATCAATTCCGTTTTTCGAGATGAGGTCTAACAACTCGTCCATTGTATAGACTCTTTCGGTCTCGTGAGGAGTTGGAGTTGAGGTCCCCATTGCTTTGTGGATTACTTGTATAAGTTCTTCCGGTAACTCGATATTGATATCGTTGAATCGAGCTAAGATGAAGAACGCTCCGGTCTCCTTGATGTCATCGCATACCCGATCCAAATTAGAATCTGTATTGAATACTGAAAGGATCGCGCCTGGGACAGGAACGGCAACTGCTTGACCAACGATGTGTGGTGCTAATGCTCTTGATACTACTGGACTTGGTGCTTGTCCGAATCTAACTAAAACTAATTTTTCCATGGTTTGTTTTTTAATTGATTAATATAGAGTAAATATAAAAAGAATCTTTGAGACTAAAAAACTTTTTCACAATTATTTTCAACTAAAGTTATTAACAATTTGAAGTTAAGCGGACGGTCCGCCAGGAGAAGAGGTCGTAGTAGGAGGAGCAGCGGTCGTAGTTGTTGTCGTAGCCGCCGTGTTGAGATCGTTGATAGACGCAATACCGGTTCCACTGTTCATAGCTGTCTCGAGCAAGGTCAGCTTGGCCAACGCGTCGGCCGGGCTGGGCGTTACGAAGTCTATTGTGTATCCGCCGACAAGAGCAATACGGATATTGTTTTCTCCAGAATTATATTCAATTACCTGAACCTGGGCTGGGGTAAACTCTAGAATTCGGGTACCCATTGTAAGTTTAATTAATGCAACTGCCATTTGTAATAAGTATTATCTTTTATATCTTATACTAAGAAACCAGAAAAGGGCTCCTTTCGAGAACCCTTTCTTTATCAACTGATCAAACCAATAATCAATTATTAATATTCTTCTTTCTTGAAATTGTACAGGATAGCTACTATAACTAGGATTCCTGCTAGGATACACATTGGCATAGGTTAGTGGTTTACGGGTTTATAGGTTGGATCTAATTCGTCAGCTAACTTCTTCAAGTCAGCGCATTTCTCGAACTCTTCGTTCTTCTCAAAATGTTTTATCATAGTCCATATTGCTTGAGTCTTATCTTCAACTGGACTCTTATCATGTATTACATCTTTAAATTCTCCAGTCAAGGCTTCGTACAAGCGATTCATAAAGGCCGAGTAATCCGTCTGTCTTAGATGGATGAGGTCCAATAGAATCTTTGTATAATTATTTAAGTCTGACATAACCTTTTTATTTATTTTGGCTATATCTATTATACTAAAAAAGGGGTCAAAGATTCTCGCCTTGACCCCTTTAGTTAAAAGATGGATTATTATTGTTCAGTTAAACACTCTTTGCATAGACTCGAGAACTCGTTAATACTCTGTGTAAAGTACGGTCCGTCGAATCCGTTTCGCTTGGCAATGATTGCGTTCCAAAGCGGTTCGGATTCCGTATGGTAATTGACATCTTCAAAAGAATCGTGCAATTTTTCCAAGTCTTCTAGAGAAGTATCCACTGTTACTTCCGAGCCAGCCTTTAGCATTCCGTCGTAGTCGAAGTTGTGCGACCATTTGTTTCCTAATTTATACATGGTTTTAGATTTTAAATATTAGTTACTGTTTTTCTTGGCATTTTCCAGACAGGCTTGGAACTCTTCTTCGGTTAAGAAGTCTGAATCTTCTATAACCAGCTTCTTTAAGGTTGCTGCCTGGATCTCTTTTACTAGGGAGTCCTTATCTACCTTACCTTTAAATAGATCTCCTTCTGCAAAGAGTATATCTACCGCCATCTCGGCCATGGTACTTGCGTGTTCCATTGTTAGCATGATACTACCTCCTTTCTCATTTGCGCTCTAGCAACTTTAAGAGAACGATTTACTTCTGATGGAGTCTTACCAATTAACTCTGCAATTTCTTTTGTTGATAATCCATCGCCAACCAATCCATAAAATAACTCTACGATTTGGCGATCGCTTGCTTTTAATTTGCCAAGTAATCGGGCAAGAATCATGTCTCTCTCTTGGTTCTCGAATGGATCAGCGAAATCGGTCTTAAGAATCAAGTCGCCGATTGTTGTTGCACTGTCCTCGTCCCCGACTGGTTTGTCAATCGCAACGTTAGTAAGATTGATTTCTTCGCCTTTCATTTTACGTTTGTAAAGATCGTATTCCTGATTTACTGGAATTCTAACGGTTCTTCCCAAGTCGCAAAGAGCAAGGTTAAGACGCTTGCGAATCCAGAACTGAGCGTAAGTAATAAACTTAACATCTTTGTCTGACGTAAACTTGCGAGCGGCTTCGATTAGACCAGCGTTTCCTTCTTGGATGAGGTCATCGATTGGCAGACCCATACCAATAAACTTGTTGGCTAAGGTTACAACGAACTTAAGGTTCGCGGTGACTAGGGAGTTAAGCGCTTCGTCATCTCCTAACTGGATTCTGTCAGCTAACGCTCCTTCTTCGCATTTACTTAACGGTCTAGCCAATCCGTCCAGGCTTTTAAAGTATTGGGGTAGTCCCGCACTTGTTTCGAATCTTGTATTTTTCATGGTTTGATTTTTTAATTGATTAATATGATACAAATATAAAAAGAATAATTGATATAAAAAAATATTTTATGACTTATTTTTAAAAAGTTTTACTAGGGAGTTAAGCAGCTACTTCCTCTTGGCTGTTTCGGACGAACGCTTTGTCTGCCCAAGTCTTAGCGTTACACAGTCTGTAATTAGTTTGACTGTATAGATTACTATTAGACCAGTCCTGATTGATATCGCCTACCTCCATTTCAAGAAACATTGCAGTATCCATTAGGATTATCGTGTTACCTTTGCGGGCGAAGACAGTTAACCATGTATTAAAGCCTTCCGCTCTGAACTCGATGGTTTGTAAAGCTCCCTTCTTGAATCCGCGGAAAACATCCATTGCTGTCTTCCAGCTTGCGCCGCTAGACCATTTAGACTGGATTCCATGGTCGTTTACTACCGTCATGAATCCGGCCTGAACTTTAACGATTGCGCGGTATTCGCCTGCTTGACCTGTTATAAAGTCTACTTGGCCGATTCTTTCTGAGTTAATGATTTGATTTTTCATGTTGGTTTGATTTAAGAGTTAATTGATATAGCAAATATAAAAAGAATAATTGACACTAAAAAATTTATTATGACTTATTTTACTAGGGAGTCCGACTATGCGGTAGGCAGGAATCCGAATTGGGATAGAACTCTTAGACCCAAAAGTTCCAGGTCCGTAAGTCGATTGAAAACATTCCGGTCCAATCCAAAACCAGACTCGATACTTCCGGGTGGGTTAACTTGCGGCCGCACTTGCAACAGGCACCAGCATGCTGGATTTCTGTGTTGCGTAGGCTAGCTGGATTCGATAGCACTCTCACCAACCAGTCCGTGATTTGGATTTCTCTATCCGAAATATTCGCTGCTCGCTTGAAGCGACGAGTATCCGAGAAGAAGGCTCCAACGTAGCGGTAGCCGATTTCGCCGTCGCCCAATAGAGCAAGACTCATGAAGTAACAGTTGCTTAGCTGGCCAGTTGTACGGTCCTTGCGGCGTTTCATCTTGATTTTTATCCATTGGCCTGTAGTTGGATTAGTAATAGTCAACTGTGCTTTTCCAGCAAGGGCAGCGATAGCGAAGTGATTAGGATTTATCATATTGGTAATAATTAATTGATTAAGTAAATATAACAAGAACTTTTGACAATAAAAAATTTTTGGCTAATTATTTTCAGAAAAGTTATTAACAATCTAAAAAGTTTATTGTAGGTCGGAGTATACCCTCTGCGCTTGTTAGGCGAACCGTTTAATTATAAAGCTAATATAAGCAGAATACTTGACAGTAAAAAACTTTTTGTGAATTATTTTTAAACTCGTTGGATGGATGGATCGACAACTCTCCACGGTCTCGAGGGATCGATCACGGATATAATGTTAGGAATCAAATTATTCTCTATCCATCGGGAAAATGTTTGACCACCGAACTGCATGTCTCGATTTAAGCTCTCATGAAGCTCCATTGGAATATCAACACTTGCGGAAATTCTACCGGTTTGAGATCGTGAATCCGTGTATTCAACTGTAAATGTTATGTTAGACGCCATAGTTTCTAGATTTTAAAAGATTAATAATTATCCGCAGTATACTGATTTACCGCAGTCTCTGCATTTTACGAGCTTCATTCCTGAAGCATGACGAACCGCAACGTAGGTATTTACGTGTTGGCAAGCTGGTTTCTGTTCTTGATTTTTCATAATACAAATATAACTAAAAAAGCCGAGACTAAAAAATCCCGGCTCATTTATTTTTAAAATAATTTTAGGCTTCGTCGCCGATGAGGTCCCATGCGGTTTCGCCGGTTCCGCGGCCGTCGCAGGTAATTTCATAGTTTGGGTCCATGCCGCTCGAGAGCACGTCGTCCAGTAATTCGGAGATTGAGCGAAATTCTTTGGTGTAGTAATTACATTTTAAACTGTACATATTTTCTTGTTTTAATTGGTTAATACAAATATAACAAAAAAAGCCGAGACTAAAAAATCTCGGCTCATTTATTTTCAAAAAAGTTTTATCCAAAGATAATGTCTTCGTAAAATACGGTTTGAATAATTACGTCCGCCGTTTCCGCATCGTCGTTTTCTTCAACCATTTGCAACAAGAATCTCAATGGAGTTTTATCCACTCGAGCATGGACATCAGCTAACGTAATCGTTCGCGTATATTCTCCTTCGCATTCTTCGTCTACCATAGTTAGACCTTTTCCGTCTCGTAAAATCTGTAACAAGACATCTTCGTAACAAGGAGATTCCAATTTCTTGCGCGCTTCTTCGTAATCCGCCTTCTCGAAAGTAAGATCTAATCCATAGCCTGACATATAGCCTAGCCCGTTGCAAAGAGCAGTATGAAAAAATTCTTCTGCTTCTTTTTGATTTAATTTAATTTCCATTTCTTTTTTGGTTTTAAAGTTAATTAATATTATTATACAGTACAAATATAAAAAGAATACTTGACACTAAAAAATTTATTTTTAAATATTTTCTCTTTAACCCACAAAGGAATCTTATCTTAAGATTCCAATGAGGTATCAATCAACCAAACCAATAGTTGTTGTGGAGAGATCCGGATTCGAACCGGATGGACGAACTCAAGCAACTGTTTGACGTACAGCGTTTCGTCCTCACTTTTGTCAAATACCTCGTTCCAACGAGGATTCTCTCCTTGTCTTAGTTAAGACTTATTCCAAGACCAGCAAGCATTGAGCTTAACGAGTCTTCTTCTTTCTTCTGCACCGGCTCGTTTGCTCGAGCAGAATATTCTTTAATCATAGATTCCAAAAGCTGAATTCCTTCTTCCGTTTCTACTGCACCAATTGCTGCGAGTAGAGTCTTGCCGATTACCAATAATTCAGGTTCTTGTTTTTTTAGACCGCCGATAATCAAGCTCTGTGCTAGATCGGTTAAATCCAATAAGATCTTTGTTTTATCTGAGCTTATATTTTGCATGGTCTGTTTCTCCTTCCGTTTGTTATATAATTATTATACTAAAAAGCCGGACCCATTGGACCCGGCTTCTAGAGAAAGAGATTCGGATAGCTTAGTATCCGTTTAATCTTTTGTTTTCCGCATAGACGCTGGTCCAAAACTCGTTGAATCCTAATTTCTCGTCCGGCTCGACTGTGCGCGCAACGCGTAGAGTTCCGTACGTTAAATCAATTGTTTCTCCTTGTGGTTCTCCAAAGAATAATTTAGCTAAGAATTTTTGCATGGTTTCTGGTTTTAGTTGTTATAATACAAATATAATAATAATCTTTGATACTAGAAAATATTTTATCCTAGAGTTATTAACAATTTACCAACCGCTGCCAAACGGGGTATATGCAATGGCTGACTCTCGGAAATTAGGATTAAAATATCTTAACTTATCTTTTTGATTCTTCTTTAATAATTTAAAAGATAATTTAATCCGTTGTCTAACCGTCTCGACACTGCAATCGAATTCTTCCGCTATTGTCTTTATTGGAGTCGGTTGGTATCCATCGAGACCGTAATGCTTTACTATAAACAAGCGATTATCTCCTTTCAAGGTTTTGAGCATTGCTTCAACCACAGACTCTTTCTCGAGACCAAGCAGATCTGAATCAGTTGATATACTTGAAGCAAGGCTGTCTATAAATTCTTCGTTCGAGTCCGGGTCTATCTTTTGATTAAGACTCTTTTCCCAACTTGTTGCGGTTAAGACCTCAGCTATTCTAGACGCAGTTACCTTGGTATCTGACATTGCTGGATCCGCCGCTACGATATCTGCTATTTCTTCAAACGTTGCGCTACGCTCGGTCTTGTGCTCAACCTGCTCCGCCGCTTTTAGAGCCCGAGTTACAATTAGTTGGGCAGAGTTTGGAACACGAACCGTCTTGACATTATGTTGAAGACAATCTAGTATTGCTTGTTTAATCCAAAAAACCGCGTATGATATAAACTTAAACCCACGGTCCGGCTCGAACCTGTGAACCGCCTTGACCAGACCAAGATTACCTTCAGAAACCAGATCTTCCAGTGTTAGGCTGGTCTTGTTGACTAGGCTTGAATACTGTTTGGCAACCGTAATTACAAAAAGCAGATTCGCTTTTATAATCCGCTGTTCCGCGGTCGGGTCTCCAGCTTTAAACCGCCTAAACAATGCTATCTCTTCCTCGCTCGAGAGAACCGGAGTCCGGCGGATTTCCTGCAAATACCGGTTAAAGCTTTCGCGGTTATCAGCAACTGTTCTAACTATATTCTTTGAATCTATCTTCTTCATAAAGTATATCTTACCAAAAAAAGAAAGGGCCGATCTCTCGGCCCAGTACATCAGTTCTTCAGTAATGGTTAATCTTCTTCGAATCCAGTAAATGGAAGTAACTCTAACTCTGCTGCTACTAACGTGGCTCTTGCTTCTGAACCGGTTAGGTAATCGTTAATAATGAAATCGAGTATCGCTGATTCTTGAATTCCTTGTGCTCTAAGATTTTCAAGGCTGGCTACTGCTTTTTGTCTGTCTGTCATGTCGCTAGATTTTACGGGTTAAAATTCAAAACTTGCAGTTCCGTGTACGTTTCCAGTTAAGACATTAAATGCTGCGTATCCAATTCCTACTACGACCATTGCCATTAGCGTGAACGCCCATACCATCATAACTCCTTCTAAGATAATTCCCTTTTTCATAATGTTTTGTTTTTAATTGGTTTGATTTATAAAGTAAATATAACAAGAACTTTTGAGACTAAAAAACTTTTTGTGATTTATTTTTCAGAAGTTATTAACAATTACCAAGAGTCTTCTTCATCTTCATCATGGTCCGAAAGGGATACATCCCAATCTCCGTATCTGTCTCTAAACGCAATACCTCCGTGGATCTTCGGACCCACCTCGCCTATCCAATCTTGAATACTTAGGTTATCTTCATTGTGGTTTTTTAGATTCCACTGGGCTAGATCCTGTCTTACAAGTCTCCACCAGTCCTGCTTGTCTTTTGCGATTACTTCATTGCCCATAGTACTGTAGTTTAATTGGTTATACTGTAAATATAATACTAATCTTTGAGACCCAAAAACTTTTTGTGAATTATTTTCAGTAGAGTTATTAACCGGTAATATATAAAAGTATAACCGTTGTTGAAACGTCTAGCTCAAATTTAAAAAATAATAAAAACAATGAGTATAGACAAAAAGACCCAAAGATTACAAGAGTTAACTAGCATCGCGCCAACCGTCTCAATCAGACTAGACATGGAATGGTTAGCCTCAACTGAAAACACGGCAGACTTCCTGATTAGATTAACAAATACCAATACGACAACCGTTAAATTTAACGCGTTGATTATTCGAGGAGTTCATTCCCCAAAGATAACAACTGGAACTATAACATGGAAAGCACTGAATAATAATATTGACCGGTCCTGGTTGGGCTGGCCTAGAGTAACTGCTAACTTGCCCTATATTTCAGGCCAGCGAAAGTTAAATTTCTCTTCCGCAACTAATATCTTTACCAACGAGACCGCGCCCACCATACCGGCTGGAGCTGGAGTAGAGGTTGGAATTTTTAGGATTTCAACCTCAACCGCATGGAACCCAAACTCTAATTTTGGTTTTACTTGGGAAATGACTACCGGCGGAGTGATTGCTTATCTGGTTCCGGCCAAGCCGTCTTCGACTTCAGCGCTAGCGATTGGCATTATGCACTACGGTCCAATAACATCTAATACATTGGGTAAATGCTTAACTGTGCAGGCTTCAAGCGAGCAGACCCTAAATAAAAAACCCTGAATCTAAAAAATCCAGGGTCTATTATTTTTTAAAAAGATTTACTCTTATTTCTTAGACTCTAACTTGGTCTTTGGAAAAATAAGATGGGCAAGGAATACTAGACCCCAAGCCTGCACTGCGCTAATTGGTTTAGCACCAAAAATTTCGGGTACCAACCAGTTCCACAACCATTTTACTGGAAAAGCAACAACGATAGAAGCCAGCAAGCCAATCGCTAGAGCTCCAAGTATAGTTGCAATCTGTTCTGTTCTTTTTGAATTCATAATCCTATGGGTTATTTTTGTTTAATAATATTATATCTTACTCTCTCCATAGCCAAGGTTCCCTGGCTCTAGAGCGTAACAGCTCTTTGCAACGTCTATGCAGAAGTCCGCGTTCTACATTTATCTTCTTGTCCAGGAGTCTGGCCTGTATTCCGGTCCAGTCAATTAGACCCGGCCCGTTAAGCTCGAGAATTATCTCTTGGTCTATAACATCCGGTCGGTTAGCATTGTACATATTCAGATTCGGTTTTTTTAGGTTCTATTCCAAGCTCTACCAGCCTGGCCGTTATTTCATGCGCCCATTCAAACTCCTCTAAGCCTATTGCCTCGGTTCTTGCGAGGACCAGGGCTTCCACGATTCTGGACTCTAAATACTCTTCTAACTCCTCGGACCAAGGATCGTCCTGGGCGATTGACGCCCGGACCTCTGCTTCCAATCCGCGTATTGCCCATTGGATACGGTGCCAGTCCCGGCCGCTGCGGTCTAGAATTCTTAGGAATTCCGCAACTAAATACTCTGTAACTTGACTCATCTCTAATCTGTAATTATATTTCTTATACACAGCGGTAGACCAAAGTTCTAAGCTCTAGAGCAGAAAGACGGGTAGTTGCTAATTTTCGGCGGGGCTTAACAACTTTCGGCGGGGTCTAACAACTTTTGGCCGGGCGGAATAACGACTAGCCTGCTCTAGACCCGGCCAGCTGGATCCGAACTAGCTAAGATCTGCCGGAGTCCGGACCAGATCAGTAGCCGGACCGGTCCAGTACCGGCTGAATAGTACCGGCCAGGACAGCCCCCAGGAGCCGGCCAGGGTCACCGGCCAGGTGACTCCAGGAGCAGTACCCAGGTGACTCCAGGAGTGGTACCGGGCAGCTGAATAAGTGCTCCAGGAGTGACCTTGCTGACATAAAAAAAGTACTCCAGGAGGCGGTGTGCTGCACTTTACTTTCTTCTGATTTCTCCACGGCCTGGGAATAGCGCTCTGGCCAATGCAGCCGATTTCCGTCGAGGTCCTTGGTATCTGCGGATTCCCGGTCTAAACTACCCGAGGAAACCTCGTCTACCTAATAGCTTTTTAGAAATTCTCCCCGAGCTAGACTCTCTGCCTGGAGCAAATTCTCCCCCGGGTAGGGGCTGTATAAATAACCACATGCAGAATTATATTACCGATTTCAATGGATTTGCGCTAACTGAGTCGGCTCAGAATTACACCGATCAGATGGAACTCCATAGGCTGGGGATTCCCATTCCTGGGTTTCGTGTGCTGATAGTCCGGGTAGACTGGGAAAAGATTGGTCGAAAGGATTTTTCCGGTAATCTAGAAACCTTTATGAAGTGTTGGTTCATGGAGGCCTATCCGGCTCCCAATGCTGACGGTGAGGACTCTTGGTACGAGTATCCACCGGCTGAACTTATTCGCATGGTCAAGGCCGACGAGCCTGGAGATGTTGAGTTTGTTGACGGGTTTATCATGAATCTAGCTAAAGAACACGATGTAGATCTTATTTGGGAATTGGGAGACAAGACCTGGCGGGAAGTACCCAGCGGGCGATCTGTACCCCGACTGGATCTCTTAAGATAACCTTAACCTCTACGTTCTATCCTCTTCAATCCGGAGTAGACTATAATAGCTAGGAACCACAGGGTAACCCCCAGCCACACATATACCGTTTTCATGAAGTTATCTATATACCCCAAAAAGGGATCCCTTCTGAGGATCCCCTTTCTTTGTTTTGGGCTAAGTGTTGTGTTATGCAGTTACCTTACGGCCACGTACAGTATTGTATAGGGCATTCATAACTCGCATGTCTGACTTACGGCCAGTTACGACAGCGCTTACCAATTTAGAGTCTACCCCTAATTTCGTAGCTACCATTGAGTTATCTCCACGACGTTTGCGAGCAGAGATTACCTCTAACTTTTGAGCTGGAGTTAACTTTGCGTAACTCATACCTTTACGGCCAGCATTACGACCCGTTGAAACGGTAGCTGTTACGGTTACCGCTGAAACAGTAGACCCAGTAGATTTTTTAGACTTCGCAGTTTTTGCGGTCTTTGTTGTTGAAGGAGTTGCGGCCTTTACCGCTGGTGCAGATACCTTGGTAGCTGCGGTTGCTTTTGATTTTCTCATGTTAAACAAATTATTTTTGATTTAAGGTTAAGGTACCAAAGAATCCCGGCAATTGGTCGCCCGGCCTGAAAAAGATTGGGCGTGCCTGCACCGCCGCAAAAACCCCCTAGGCGGGGCCGCGACGTGGAGACCTCTGTGAAGCTGCGGAAGACCCGTGACTATTATGTACCGGTGAGACGGTCGCCTAATCAGTCGGAAAGCTGTTCAGGTAATAAAAAAATGGGAACCTGCTCAAGATAAATAACTTAAAATATTTTAGTATACTATGAACTTAATTAAAGGCTATAGCCAATGGTTAAACGAAAACCTAAACGCTATAAACGAAAACTGGTCAATCGATTCAGTTACTCTCAGTACTGATGACTTTAGCATTGACGAGGCAAAATACGATCAGTACATCGCAAGTCAAGCTGGAGCACAATTTAGACTATTCACGCAAGAGGTTGCAAAGTCTAACATCCAAAACATTAAAAAGAAAGAGGCTCATCAAGAAATTTTGGGAAGCCTTGCTAAACACGGCCAAACGGCTAAAAAAGGTTTCTTGGGAATCTTTGGCGGTAAGAGCCTAGACGAAGTAGTTACCGCTACTCTTGATAGTTTGATTGCAGGTCAATCAAAAATTGCCTACAGCAAAACAACGGTGGACTACAATCCTGGAGCTGACGGTACAGGTAGAATCATGACTCAGGGTCGAATTGGGATTAATTCACTGGAAATTGATACTGATCCACGTTGGAGTAAAGCAACCTCTAGTACAGGTATGTTGTTGGGATTTGTTAACGCATATAACCAAAATGCATTTGAAATGGGTCAAGGTCAATTCATCTTGAGCCAAAGAATGGGAGAAGACGGTTACCTAGATATTACAACTACTCCAGTAGTAGACGCTGACAATCTATATTTGTACACTCAACAATTACTTGGCGACCTTGCTGCAGGTAAGGATCTTAAAGTAGACGTTGCTCAAACTGGAGGTTCCGATGCAGTTACTGGCAAATTCGCTGCAGAATTCGCAGCTGGTTCTGACCAAGTTACTCCAGCTATTCAAGCTGAGGTTGCAAAAGCAGTAGAGTTATGTTTAGCTAAATTCCCAGCAGGATCACGCCCTGATAAATTTACTTTAACTTCTGGTGCAAGTACTGAATGGAACGGTAAACAAATGCCTAAGGCTGACGGAACTGGTGCAGTAACTCCAAAGGATGATGCAACTAAAAATCAAGATCTTGCTTACCGTCGTGGTGTTGCTTTCATGAATGCTCTTAACTCTGGACTTAAAGCAAAAGGACATCCAGGTTTTGATGCATACGAAGTTGCATGGTCAATCGGTGCAAGTGGTCAACCTGCAAATGCAGCTGACCGTTTCGTTGACCTAAACATTGAAAAAAATGCAGTTAAGCCTAAAGCTGTAGAAACTACTAAGACTACTGCTGTTTCAACTGGAAATGCAACTACTAACGTTAGAGGAAAAGCTCAATTCTTTGAATTGAAACTTACTTTAACTGCAGCAGCCGCTAAATAATAAGTTTAAACTTAATACACAAAGGGACCGATAGAAATATCAGTCCCTTTTTTATTTGATTAGTGTTTTACTTAATACTTTTTATCTAGTGCATGGTAAGATGCAGTTACTCTAAATGAGTCTTTGCCAAATTCCATAACTGTGGTAATCGTTGACTCAGCTGCAAATTTACTTGCAATTCTAAAATTATGATTAGGCGAATCGATCCAAGCCTGTACCACAATTTTTGCGATTTCCTGCAATACCTCATCAGTTAAAGCATTCACACTGTATTTTTTAGAAACAGTTGTCCCACTAGTCTTATACATGTAGATACACTCAGTATTATATCCAACAAAAGTACTGTCTCCACGGGTATGATCAATTTCAGGTCTACCTGCATTAAGATTAGTTAACTGATAACTTCTTTTACGTAAAGCACCATTATTGAATTTGGTTACTGGTGAACCACCCAAGCCCAAACGGTACACGTTAATTTCTTGCCAGATCAAAGAGTCTAATCTACTAGATCTAACTTGTTGCGCTTGGGCAGAGATTGAGATTAGGATTGCGAATAGGATTGCTAATTTTTTCATGGCTTGTTTATTACTTGGTTATATAGTTATTATACCTAAAAACTCGAATAAATAACCTAGTACAAAATAAAAATAGACATAGTTAATGAAACATTCAATTATTAAAGGCTACTCTAGCTGGTTAAACGAAAACTTGTTAATCGCAGAAGCTGAAGGAACTGATATTGGTGCTCTTTACAAAGCTGGCGATCGTGCAGGTTTAGTAAATGCAGCAATGGCAGCAGACTCTGCTGAAATAAAAGCTCACCCAGCTTACGAATCTGTAATGCAATGGTGGAAAAACGGAGAGGGCGACCTCAACTTATTCAAATCGCTTCTTAAAAAGAGTTCATCTGCTAAAACTGACAGATTACGTTCCCTAAAATCGATATATTACTGGACAGGCGGCGGTACGGTTAAGGGTGCAGCTCCTAGAGCAGATATGTTTTATAAAGTAGCAGATTCAATTATTGCAAACGGTGCAAAGGCTGGGGTAACTCCAGAAAAGCTAGCTCAACTTAAACAAGCGGTTGACTTATTAAAGACTGCAAAGACTGAAGGTTTCGAATTAAGAACATCAGCTCTATTCGGTTCAATTATACCAGGTGCTCTAACTGATGGAGTATTCGATACTGGCGGTAAAAAAATTGATGTGATTGCTGAACTAGCCAAGCCTCAGGTCATGGATACTCTTAAGAAAGCACTAACTGCTTACCGATTAAATACTAATGCAAGCAAGGAATTAATGGTAGATCCTTTAACTTCTGCTAAATTCCTGATTGCACAGAGAACCAATAAAGCAACAGTCAGTCAATACTGGATAGCCTCAATGTCGTTAAGCGATACTGAAAAGAAGTCTATGCTAGATAACTTTAAAGCAAAAGCTGAAGCGTATGCTGCTCGTAAAAAGGATCCTAATGTAACTTTCGATAAAGCAATTTTAGTTGCTACGAATTTATACATTGCACCAAAGAACGAAAAAATTACAGTTGTCGCTGGAACACCAGCTGCACCAGCTGCCCCAGTTGTTCAGGCTTTTTCATATCCTGAAAGTGCAAACGGTAACGCTAAGAGCCCAGCTTTCCAAAAGGGTTTACAGTTATTTCCAGATGATGGAGTGACTATTCAACCTACTGCTCAAGCTGAATTAGCCGCAACTGTTAAATCTGCAGTAGATGCAGTTAAAGCAGCCGGCGGTACAATTACAGCTGTTTCAACTTGGGGTTATGCAAGTACTTCACAAGTAGGAACGACTTACAAGTCAGCTGATAAAACCTCAAAGAAGGAAAATAACGTTGCGTTAGCAAACGATAGACTTGCGTCTATTAATAGCGCGCTAGCTGCCGCTCTTACTGAAAACGGAATAACTATTGCACCAACCGTTGATGCTAAAAATTTAGCTGAACCGAATAGAGGTCCTGACTGGACTGATAAAGATAAAACTGATGCTAAGTGGGGTAAACCTGGAGCAAGAACTCCAGAGTACCAAGCAACTTACGGACCATGGAGATATGCAGTTGCGTTCTTCCAGTTAACGTATACAATCACATCAACCGAACCTACTCCAGTTAAGTCAACTGCAACTCCTAGTGGAGAATGGAACTCAGTAATTACATGGTCTGATGAATCATTCCAAATTGAGTTACCTAGAATTCAATTCGGAACCGCTTTACCTAAAGTACCAATGTATAAAGGTGGAAGCTCTACTGCATGCCCGATATTTTAATACTAATTTACACCAGAAAAAAGCCGAACCTAGTTCGGCTTTTTTGTTATAGCTTAACCGCAAACAGACAGTTTGCGTATGCTGAGAATCGGTTCTTTTGAGTATCATAGCCGCCGTTTATATCGAATGCTGCTACTGTTACTTTTGGGTCGAGCAGCGCTGCATTATGACTAGCTGATTTAACCCATTCGTTGAATATTATAATAACGGTTGATTTATCAACGTTAACCGATTTTAGTGAGTTATAATTACTGCTGATTTTATAATGAGCACCGACATTTTCTCTGAAACTATATCGTGAAAAGTGTTTCTTCCAGTCCTGATCAAATTTTTCAATTCGGGTAAGAGGGCCGGTGTAGTAAATTCCATCTGGAGTTAATGGATATTCGTAGTGCTCCAATGTGTCAGCACGTATCATCCAATTGACATGAAGAGTTACAGCAGAGTCGAGAGTAGCTGAGTATTCTACTGGACTAAGCCCGTGACTTGCTCTGTGAGCATTCACCAATTCTAAAAAGATTTTATTTTCAGAATCTTGAGCAGTTGCGCTAATCGCAAAACTAAAAAGTATGATATGTATTAGCTTTTTCATATAGTTATTATACTTAAAATCCGGATAAATAACCTAGTAAAAAATAAAAATAAAAATACACGTATGAGTAAAGTTAGAATATTATCAATAGACGGTGGTGGATTAAGAGGAATCGTTCCATTACTTATCCTTAAAGAAATTGAAAATCAGCAAGGTAAAAAAATACACGAATTATTTGATGTCATAGTAGGTACCTCAACTGGCGGTATTATTGCATGCGGATTAACTTGTACGAAAGACGGAGTTAATCCTTATTTAACAATCGACCAGCTAATAGAACTTTACACAACTAAAGGTAATGTTATTTTCCCTTATAGTAAAAATATATTAGCTAAAGTAATTAGAGGAGTTAATTCAGTATTTAATCCTAAATTCTCTCCAAAAGGTTTAGACGGTTTATTGGAAAATTATTTTGGTGATATGATGATATCGCAATCACTAAAGCCTATCATCGTTAGTTCGTATGACCTAAAGAACAATGAAGTTATTATGTTTAAAACTAGAACTGCTAAATGGTCTAAAGAACGATTTGATGTTAGATTAAAAGATGTTTGTCGGGCTACGTCAGCCGCGCCGACCTACTTACCGTCATACGAAATGGTGTTTGATGGCAAAGACCGGATCTTAGTGGATGGTGGTGTTTACATTAACAATCCAGCAATGGCAGCAGTTGCTGAAGTTCTTAAAACAAGACCGGGTATTAAGATAGAAGATATTGAATGCTTATCGTTAGGCACCGGAAATCATTCAGAATCGTTAGGTATTAAAACTGAAAGTTGGGGTATAGCTAATTGGGCACAACCTATAACAACAGTTATGATGCAAGCCTCTTCTAAATCAGTTGTTTACGAATGTCAACAAATATTAGAAAAGTATTTAAGAGTTCAATTAGAGATTGATGATGAAAAGAAAAGCGACATGTCAGATTCAAGACCGGCTACTACTCAATACATTGTTGATAAAGTAAATAAAGATATTATTAGTAATAAAAAAACAATGACTAATATTAAAAATTTCCTTAAATAAAGAATATGAAAACCGTTAAATTATTCATAGTATCACTAATTTTATTAATTACGGCTACTGGCTTTGTTCCAGAGCCAACTACTGTTAAATTAGAACACAAAGGCTATACTGCTTATTATAGTAAGCAGTTACACTATTCTCTTAAGGTTGAATGGTGGGACACAAAAGCCCGTCTTGAATGTCCAGGCTCAAAGGTTGCACGCAAGGACAGATTCGCGCCAGATCCATTACTTCCAGCTGAAACTGATCTTATGGAAGATTATGTAGGTTCAGGAACCGATAGAGGTCACATGTGCCCGGCTGCAGATAACCAGTGCAGCCCAGTTCTACAAGAAGAGTGCTTCTACTTTTCAAACATGGCTCCTCAATACCATTCCTTAAATGCTGGAGACTGGAAAAGATTAGAGGTCCGAACCAGAGAACTTGCTAGCCAATACGATTCAGTTATGGTATGGTGCGGTTCAGTCGGAGCAGCCAAGAAAATTGGAACGACGTCAGTGCCGACTAAATGTTGGAAAGTTATTTTTATTAAGAGGACAAAAACGTTTGAGGCTTATATTTTTAATAATACACCCGACAAACCGGTGGGTCTTGATAAATGGAAGGTTAAACCAGCTGATGTAGAGAAATTGACAGGATATAGGTTCAAGGTTAAGTAATAATGAAACTGTGTTTGGATAAATAATAAAAAAACCAGATTACAAATGGCAGACATCGCACAACAATTTGCTGGATTACCAATTGAAGACCTTATTGTGTCTCCGATTGTAGGTATGGCAAAAGGGCAAGCAAAATTAAACGATGTAACGTGGAAATATATTTCTGAAGTTGCATTCGTAACAGACAAAGACGGCAAAACTCAAGCTCGTTCTTTGGATGTAGAAATGAACCGAGTTGTTACTGACGGTACAACCGGCGAACAAACAGTTCAAACTTTATACTCAAAGGTTCCTATGTTACCTTTAGTTCCACTTCCTTCATTAGCTATCACATCAGCTGATATTGAATTCTCAATGGAAGTAAAAACTTCTGAAGTAGACAAATCAAGCACTGATACTGAATCTTCAATTCAAGCTTCTGCTTCTGGCGGATTCTGGGGAATGAAGTACTCGGTGAGCATGGCTGGTAAAGTTGCGACTCACAAAGAGAACACACGTAGCACAGATAACTCTGCAAAGTACAATGTAAAAGTACACGCTGAGCAATTACCTGCAACTGAAGGTATGTTAAAGCTTTCTGACTATTTGACTCAAATGTTAGAGCCAACTTTAATTCCTCTTACGGCTGATCCAAACAAGTAATCAGTAATCGGACAATAAACCCCTAAGGAGACCAGTTTATCTGGTCTCTTTTTTGTTTAAACCGATTCAGCTTGAGTAGTATAATTATTAATACAAATCGCACAACTATGGCTAAAATTAATCTAGAAGAATTACTCGGCGGTCTACAAGAAGCAGCGTTAATCGTTCTCGGTATTCAGGAAAGACAACACATTAATACTATTTCAAAGTACTTTACACCGGAAGGCGAACCTCTGACTAAAACATTTTTGCTCGGAGACAAGACCTTGGAAATTCCTCTCTATATCTTAGCTGACCATTCGTCAATGGGACTAGAAGAACTGGAAATAGACTTTGATATCAGATTACTTGCATCAGACGATAAGACACCATCCAGTCTTAAAGAGAATATTTTACCGATTTTTAAGAAGATTGAGGATCAAACTATTCGTGGAGTTCAAGAGGCTCTAGTTAAATTAGGAGAGCCATATAAGACTCTACTTGGGAAAACCGGCGCCAAGAAGAATGGAGTTGACGGAGTTATTGGCCCAAAATGTAGAGAAGCCCTAATGCGTTACCAATTAAAAAACAGGATTCCGCAGACTGGTGAAGCAGACGACGAGACTTGCAAACTGCTTGGAGTCTCAACTGCGTCTGACTACACGCATACTGTAACCAATATTTCAGTTGACAGTAATGCACCAAACTCTGATAGCAAAGCTGGCATGGCAACCGTGAAAGTTAAATTCAAAAAGGACGAAAAACCTGAAGCCGTTTCCAGACTGGTTGAGATGTTAATTCAAAAATTAGATGATGTAGGTCATACTGACAAAACCTCTTAATATGGCATTACCTTGTCCAGCATGTAGAACTCCATTAGGTATCGACCTACAATTCATAATGCAACATCCTGTATCGGTTTGCCCGAACTGTCAAGTTATATTAGACTTCACAGTAAACGATGAGATCAAGGGCAAGTTTAACGCAGCAATGGCCGAGATCGAAGATATTAAGAAGCGGTACAAGAGCATTGCAAAATTCGGCTAATATTTGGTTACTGTAACCAGTACAGTCACTCACTAGATCACACTGGCCACACCCAAACCTTTCCCATAATATTCTAATCACATAAAAAAATCCGAGATCGGTAGCGACACTTTTCTCGGATTTTGTGTTACTTGCGTAACTTTACGGTCCTAAGTCCGTTATTAGTGTTGATAATCGTCTTCGTAATCTTCTTCGTCTTCTTCTGCTTCACAATGTTCTTTACAATCAGAGCAAATATCGCCCATCATAATAGGAGCACCGCAACAGTTTGAAGTCTCACCAGAGAAAGCATCACTTGGATCCCAGCTCTCGTTTACGAATTTCGTAAAACTGTTAACTAAATTTTTCATGTTACCAGAGTTGATATTTTTTAAGGTTCGTACTCTTCAGAGGTCTCATCATCTGCTAACCCTAAGGCTTCAGAATTAAAGTTGTCCCAAGCTTTAATAGAGTCTTTCATTGTCTTATTAAGTTCAACTAATTCGCTCTTTAATGTCTCGACCTTTGTTTTATCAGCCTCTTCGACTGGACTCTTACGAATCTCATTAGGAATTTCTAAAAATTCTTCTTGTTTCTTTTTAAAGGCTTTAATTGCATCTCTTCTAGCTGTGTCTAGTTCTTGATACTTTTCAATTTCTGATTCGGCTGTGTCGTCTTCAACCGGAGCCTCTGCTGGAATCCCGGCATCAACTGGAGTCTCAGCTGGAACTTCTGCAACCGGTTCCGCTGGAACTTCTGCTGGAGCTTCAACTGGAGCGTCTGGTGTTACCGGCGTATCAACTGCCTCTAGTTTCTCAGATTCATCAAGCCATTGTTGATATTTATGAATCATTACTTATGATTTTCTTGTTATTTATCTGCGCTTGGGATAAATAAACCTGTAATGAAACTTTTATCAACATATAGCGATTGGTTAAATGAAAATCATAATCCAAGACCCCTAAGGAAGTTAACGGAACTTGATATTAACAGAAAATTCGGACGTAATCCACAAACTGGAGATAAGTACGAAACTGAGCTATTTCCAATGTTTAGAAGACTAAAACCTCGAATTGAGGCTCTGTCTAAAAAACCTAGCCTTGAAGAATGGTTCGCAATGATGCAGAATTCAGATAATCAATTTTACTCAATGGTTCAGGCAGATACACTTGCCCAGCCAGACGTCAGAGAATTATGGAGAGACTTAACTGGTCAACGTGCTTCAAAAATGAAGAAGTATAACTTATCTGAAAGCGCAGAGGATGCGGTTTGGAAAAGCGAAATTGATCCCGAATGGACAGTCATTGTTCTTTTCTCGGACGATGAGCTCTATGCAAAAGTTGCAAAAATATTTGATAGCTTAGGAATTGCTTTCGCTGATATGGTTTCAAAAACAATATTCGTCGATGGACAGGAAGTTGAGTCTCAGAATCTAGGAGACGACCATCTGTTGGCAATCGAAGCACATGAAATTTCGCATTCACTACTAAATCACGGAGGCTCTGACCGAGGAATGGCAGCTTACGACGAGAGACAGGAGAGAGAAGCTGACTGGTTAGCTATCCGAATCCTAGAGAATTTAGGATACGGTGAAGCTTCTGCAATTTTAGAGAAACGATATAACGAATACTATGACGAGCAATCGTCAGAACTTGAGAACACAGACACACTTGAAGTGGCACTTCAAGATTACGTCAACTAAAAAAATCATGGCTAATATGAAAATTCAAAATCTCGGAGACATTAAGAAGTTTTCATTCGGTGAAATGACATCAAACGACAGCGGTAAAACATCTGGAACATCAAGCGCTGGACTTTACATCATTTTTATTGGAGGAATCTGTTTTTTTCTAGGTTGCATTGACAAAATGTTTATAGACAAGTCTATTGACATTATTAATCAATCAGTAATGTTCACTACAATTGGAGCAGCTCTACTTGGAGTTAAGAACATAGTTAATGGGAAAAAGGTTAAGGCTAAAGAAGAACCTACTTCACCTGAACCTTTAAATTCTTAATTTAAAAAGCAATCGCCCCAATGGGGCGATTGTTGTGTGAAGTCATTTGATATGACCAGTAATCTCTTTGTAATACGCCCATAACTCTTGGCACTTTTCGTATTCTTCCTTGCTTTCCAAGTACTTAATTATATCTAGGACTTCATTCCAGTAGGCGGATGTGATTCCTTTTTTATCGACATCTTTATACTTTCTAGTCCATTCTCTCTCGTTTGCTATATCGATTGCCATGACTGTACCCGAATTTTTGGCGAGGCTGTACCTCTATAGTATATTTAACCTTGGATCCAAGTAATTCAGTAATGCATTCAACGAAATCCGCTGTGTGTAGACTTAGAACAGAGTCGTAATGGTCATCCCGATAACCTCCAAAAAGAGCACATGAAACCGGTAGAGGTTTTCCCAATAATTCGTCCATTTCTTTTACCCATCTCCAAAAAAGAGTAGAGCAAGCAACCCAATAATCAGTTTCGCATTGGCTTCCTAAGTTGTCATCTGCATGAGAATCCGCTCCGTGACACCAAACAACATAGCCAATTTTACCGGCAAGGATCGCCGCCTTTGTTCGTTCCAACCAAATTGCCAAATCTTCTAAGTATCGATCATCATGGCCTATTGGATTAATATTGAAATCTCTAGGAACTGCCTTATTTAAGTCTTTGCAAAAAGTTCGGCTGTCCTCAATTGAATTTCCGAAATGACCGTCAAGATCAAAGTACGCTCCGCTTAATCCAAACTCTTCGTATATTTTAAGTGATGCAATTACCTGTCCACTAAACGTACAGAAACCGCTGCCTCCGCTTGGGCGAGCATGGTGAAATCCACTGGTTGGGCTGAAGCTTACTTGATCTGGATTTACGATTGAATTTCTGATCGCTGAGTACAACGAAGAGTTTGTGTATCTTATTGATTCAGCGAATTGAGGTGACCAAGACAATCCATTAGAACAGTATCGACCCCTTCCTTTGAAAAAGTCTTTCACGTAACTTTTTTCATGGGCAATTCTGAAATCAGCATTCGAATATGGATTAAACTCTGAAGTAATTTCAAAATTATCAATTAGTCCGTGCATTTCAAGGTATTCCAATAAAAGCTTAGGCTTTAATGGAGACTTGCTGTAATTTGAAGTTTTATCGTTTTGTAAAACCTGCTTTGGATTATAAAACGTCTTTATTTTAGTAGATCGCATAATTAGGTCTTTTGTTAAATATAATATACCAAAAAAGCCCGATTAATATCAGGCTTTCTGTATTCTACCAATAGACTTCGTGAATTAGCTTCGAATATTCTTATTTTTAAAAAAATCGTCCAAGTCTTCCATGTGCTCGAATAGTTCAGTTGAACTAAGTGGAGGTAAATTATCCAGGTCAGATTTTGGAAAAACGCCAGTAACAAATGAATAAGTGGTTAACTCATTCGCTAGGGTTCTGATAAAATCAAAAAGGCTCCAGCTCGTAATTCCACCGAACTGCGATTCCATAGATTCGTCAACGTACTCAAGAAGATCATCGATGACCAGAGGCTTGTCTAATAGCTGGGTGATTGATATTTCGTGGATGCTGATGAATTCATCTTCATCAGAGCCTTCATCGCCAGATTCATCTAGTGCCATCAGAGTAGGATACGCGTCAAGTTCAGCATCTTCCTCGTCGAGTGGCTTAACTTGGCCGACCCACAACATACAAATTAAACCAACCTCTTCAATTGAGTCTTCACGGTCCGCTCCAAATAATGAATCTAGTAGACCCTCAAATGAAACTGTTTTTAGATAATTAATAAAAACAAAATTAATTTGTTCAGCGTAAGGTTTTAATAGAGTAAGTACCTCCCGAATGGTTACACCTTCCTCAACGAATACTTCGTACGGTAAGTACCAAGTAATAGGTAATTCAGATTTGGAAATATCTCGGTCTTGCCAGTCTTCTGCCGTTTCATCCCAGAAGGAGACTTGAATGGATTTCTTATGGAATGTGATCTTTTGCATAATTTCGTTTTGTTTATCTATTTTACTACATTAGTACCACCGGATTCATGAATAAATAACTCAAAGAAATTTTTATTACATTATGATAAATTCCTTAAGAGACATAGTTAACGAGTCCGCTTTTAATCAAGACGGCCTGGTTGGCGAAATGGGAGTTAAACGACCAGAGAGACTTGCTCAAAGTCACATGGGTAGAGTTAGACAATCAACAATTGACAGAAATCAACAATTAGCAAACAGGCCAGAGACCCGATCGTTTGCGGAAATTTCAGTAGATCTAGTTAGAGCCCTTAAGGGAGTTCGACGATTGGATATTACAATGGAAAAACCTTCAAACTCCAGAGATTATTACCCTAAATTTCCACAACCTATCGTTGACTTAATGGCTGAACTTAAAAATGTTGACGCTAGCCGATTCGCTAATGAATTCGGAAGATGGAGAGACGTTTACCCAGGAGACGATAATGCAATTCACTTTCGTACTGAAGGACCTTCGGATTTTCAACGAAGCCACTTTCCAAATGGAGGTATTCCAAGCGGATTAAGAGGAGCTGGTTTGGGTTATAAAATGTACCGAACTCTATTAAAATACGCAGACTATATTTCGTCTAATCCATCTGGTACTACTGAGAAGGATAAAGCATGGGGATCAATGTTGACTTACAAATCCAACCCAGATGGCTCTCCATCAGAAGATGATGCTCACGCAATTATCGGCGCAGGCAACTGGATGGCAATGGATAAATCCATGTCAACCGCTGCAAAAATTGATGTGGCTAACAGATTTATTGAAAGAGTAATTGGTAGAGATAAAACAAAGCCTGATCGTTTTGATATGGACGATGAATTACTTGCAATTTTACCCGATGAATCACTAGTTCTATTAAATAGAGATTATCTTAATTCATTAGTTACGGATAATCGATTAACACCTGAAAGAGTTCAGGCTATCTTGGCTGCACGAACTGAGGCTCAACGAAGAGAAGAAGAACAAAGAGAACGTGAAAGAGTTGAAGCAGCTGAACGTAGAACTCGTGAAGAGGCAGCAACTCGTCAAAGACTAGCTGACCGAATTACACAATACGGAGCAGATCCTGATGCTGAATGGAACGTTGGAGACTTTATCGTAGTTAAGAGCTACTTATACGATGCATCATATTCGTCTCTACCAATTCGACGAGTTATTTTAGATAGAAATGGTTCGTATGTCGCTGCCTCAATTTCTAATGCTATACAGATTGACAATGGTAACCTTGAGCCAGGAAATGCTGGAGATACTAGAACGACTACCGATAAATCACAATGGATTAAAGTAATCCCAGAAGCAATTCCGGATCTTAGTCGTGTTAATTTATCAACAGTTGAACAAGAGTACATGAGATCATTCATTGATCCTGAGGAAATTGAAAGACGTCGAGAAACTGAAAGACAGGCTGCTATTACTAGAAGAGAAGCTGAACGTACTCAAAATGCAGAACGAGCTACTCGACCTGGAGTATTTGCGGAAATGCCACAGAGCGGATCTGATCTTAAACGTCGAGTTGAAGCACGTGGACTCTTACCGGAACTTGACTTATTGAAAAAGATTAGAACCGGCGACTTTGCTAAGTTCATTGTACTAGGTCCTCAAGAGAGAGAAGCGTTTAGATCATCTTTTGGTATCCCAGTTTATGTAGCATTCAGTAGAGCAGGAAGATCAATTCGTCCAGTAGATTCAGTTGACGACCTATTGAACCGCACTGGTTACGATGCTAAATTAATAAACGTTGTAACTGGCCATATTATCGAAAGACCATTTGCTGGTCTTGGACTGATGGCATACGAATTGGAAACAGTAACTGAGGAAGATAAATTAAGAGCTAGAGCAGGAGACCGTTACTATATCGCTAATCACATGAATAATTGGGGAATCTTTGCTAGTTGCGATTACACTACCCGAAATACAGCAAATCAGCCATTTATCTACTTAAATACATTCGGTGGAGCTACTCGACCTACACCAGTTAGATTAGATCTTTTACGTAAAGTATCAGGTCAGCCTATTGAATTGTAATAGGAGGATTCTTTTTATAAAAGTCAGCTAATCTTTCTCTGAATTTATAATAGTACTCACGCATTTCGACCTGGTCCATTCTAAAGTACTGGGGTTGAAGGTGCATTTCGTTTGAGATCCAAATTCGGCAAGTAACAGCTTTGATCTGCATTCTATCCCAAACGGCAACTGAATACGCAGCGACCTGATGCTTGTAATCCTCAATCCATTTCTCTTCCTTGGGTTTACGCGCTGTTTTAAAATCAACTATTGCAACGTCATTAGTTATTAACTCAGAAACATTATCGACTGTGCCAGCATAACCGCCGTCTCTTGGAGTCCATAGAAATCTTTCTTGTGCAATTACTCTCTTTATTTCATCGAATGAGTTTGACTTAACGAAGTTGTAGAATAACATTCCACCCACAATTTTGGCTCTACTGTCAAACTCGTCAATTTCATCGTCTAACCTAGATAGCAAAAGACACTCTTCTAATCGATCCTTGGGTTTCATAGACGCGGGCAAACTTAAATAGAGTTCACACAACCTGTGCATGACCGTTCCGCGATTGGCGGCATCTCGACCTATTCGATCAGCTGCCTCATGTCCTACCCGGTTTCGCCAAGCATCAAGACCTGTCTTATCGGAGGTTTCTCCAAGAACTGAAGTGACGCTTGGGAATGTGCCAATTATCCCAGATGAGTCAGATACTTCGTAATACCTAAATCCGTTTAACTCTACTCTCTTTATTTTCTCACTCATTAAGGATAAATAATTTAGTATCTATTACAAAATAAACAGGTAAAGTTTAACATGATTCATAATTTTAATCAATTCACAGAAAAAACAAATGAGGGTTTTTGGGACTGGCTTACCGGCAAGAAGGAAGAGACCTCTGCTCAGAAAAAAGAAGACGGCACACTCCTAGACGATAAGGTCGAAGCGTTCTATGCTACATTGGAGGATTTTGCAAATTCTGGAAAATCAGTAGCTGTCCAAAACGGCGGAACCTATACCTATTCTAAATTAGTAGAAGACATTCAAGCAGCGCTAGAGTTCTTAGGTTACGAATTACCTGAACACGGAGTTGATGGTTATTTTGGACCAGAAACAGCAATAGCTATTCAGAAATTCAATGAGGATACTACAAAAATCAGCACTTCAGATAATGGAAAATAAGATATTAAATTTCAAACAGTTTTTAACTGAAGCCGCAAATGGCCGACTTGATACTACTGGATTAGAACCTATCGCTGGTGCAGGACAACCGACTAAAGGTCATAAATTAAATTCAATTGCAGCGAAAGCATACGAAGAAATGAGAGCTGCTGCCGAAGCAGACGGAATAACTTGGGGAATTACTGACTCGTACAGAGATTACGATTCGCAAGTTGATGTCGCTGCACGTAAAGGTCTCTATAAAAATGGAGGACTTGCGGCAGTTCCTGGAACTTCCAATCACGGATGGGGAAGCGCTCTTGACTTAGACCTTAGTGCTGAAGCTCTTCAGTGGTTGAAGGACAATGCTGCAACTTATGGATTCACAAATATTCCAAGAGAGTCTTGGCATTGGGAACACAAAGGCAGCGTTGAATTTGCAAAGACTGGTAAAGAGGGAGCCGGTCGAACTACTGACTCTGTTTTAATTGATGCAAATCTTATTAACCGACTAATCACAGCCCTTAAAGATAAAAACTTTTCACAAGCTGATCTAGATAAACACACAACTCTTACCCCAGGAAAAGGGCAGAATTTTAAATCTACCTCAAAATTCCCTGAAGAAAATATGGATGCCTTACTAAAGGCGATGGATCAAAACGGAATAACTAATGAATTTGCTAGAAAGGCAGTACTTGGAGTTATTTCAAAAGAGTCTCCTAATTTAACTAGTGAAATTTCTTATTTCGGTACCCCTATTTCAAGAATACGTGAGGTATTTCCAAGCAAATTATCCCAATACACCGATGAACAAATTGAGGGTTGGAGGACCCAAGGCCAAGAATTATTCGATAGCCTATTTTGGGAAGCAGTATACGGTGGAAAATACGGAAACGTTTCTCCAGGAGACGGAGCTAAGTATAGAGGCCGTGGATTTAATGGAATAACGTTTAAAGGAAATTACGAAAATCTTCAAAGAATATACGACCAAATGGGAGCTAAACTTGGAAAAGTTAATATTGTTGAGAATCCTGAAGAATTGGAAAAACCTGAAGTTGCAGCAGAATTCGCAGTAATTTATTTCATTGATTCGTTTGATCGCAAAGGAAAAGATCCAAATGCATATACTGACTTAGACAGTGCAGTACAAGACTACGTTCAGGCAAATGCCGGATGGGGCTCTTCATTGGGATCAACTGTCGGTAGAGAAGCTATAGCGAAAGCAAGCGCCTTCGCTAAGAGCCTAGATGCAGAAGTTGCTTAATTTAAGCGGTAATTCTTAAAGTGAGTTGGAATACTTATCGTTTCATCATACCATTCGAATGAGTCAAGGTTAACCTCTTTCATTGATTCAAGCAGAGCATCATACTCCATTCCAGTTTCGTAATAGTTTGCAACGAACCATGCAACTCTCTCTTCGTATGTAGCTTCGCGATTCGCTTGATCGTCTAAATAGAATTCACGATTAGGATCGCCGTTCTCAGCGTTATCTCTCCCAAGAGCAGACTTAACCCAGTTAGCTAATTGTTCATCCGCACACGTTGCAACGGTTCCTTCTTGACTAATTGATCCAGTATCTGGGTCAATGTCTCTAAATTTTACTAGTATCATAGATTCCATTTGTTTTTAATTTTAATAAAGTACTGATCCTGCTTACGACCGTTTACGAAAAACCAGCCAATGTACAAATCCCAAAACTGTTCAAGTCTTTTGATCCTGGATAAAGTTTCAGTTTTCATGTTAGTTACTTAGTGGTGCTTTAATTGATGGGTGTGATTGATAATCGACTAATTCAAAATCATCAATTAACCAATGTTCTGGCGTGAATGATGGTTCGTTTTTAAAATGCAATTTGATATTGCACTTAGGTAACTCAAATGGTTCTCTTGTACGGTACGGAATTTTATAAGCATCGTAGTACTCAGACATACCTCCACCGAATGGCATCAGTTCATTAACTGCTTTGTTATATAAACGCAAGCTCATAGCATCCTTTAACATGGTCTCCCTTTCTTCTGGTGTATACTTTCTACCAATTTGTTCCTTTGCTTGTTCAATGTGGTTCAAATATAAATGAGTATCTCCTAAGTTTCCAATCAATTCATCAGGAATCATATTAACTTCTTTTGCAATGATTTCTAGAAGAAGTCCGTAACTTGCAATATTGAACGGAAGGCCTAAGAATGTATCTACTGAACGTTGATTCCACATAAGGGAGATTGCTCTGGTTGGAACATTCCATTGATTGATTTCAGAATGGGATAAGGTATCCGGCCCACCTCCATTATAGATTTGATTAAACATTTCTTGACTGACTAAGGATCTTCTTTCTTCTAAACTTAATTCTCTTGTATAACATTGAAATCCATAATGACAAGGTGGAAGTGTCATTTGGTCTAATTCACCTACATTCCATGCATTTACCATTAATCGTCTTGAGTCTGGATTTGTTTTAAGGTCGTTGATTAGGTTTTGGATTTGGTCTACTCCTCCATCAAATATAGCGCCCCAATTTCTCCATTGTCTACCATAAATTGGACCTAATTCACCCCAGGTCTTTGCTCTTAACGAATCATTTTTTATTGTATCAATAAACTCCATTATTGATAATGTATGGTCTGCTGTACTTTTGTATTTCTTATAAGCATCACCATCCCAAATATGACAATTATTGTCAACCAAATACTTAATATTTGTATCACCACGCAAGAACCACAATAATTCAGTTACAATTGTTTTGAATGGCATCTTCTTAGTTGTAAGTAAAGGAAACCCTTCACTCATTTTATGACGGATCTGTCTACCGAATACTGAAATTGTTCCAGTACCGGTTCGGTCACTCTTCTCCACTCCATAATCTAAAATCGATTGAAGAAGATCGGTGTATTGTTTATCGAGTCGGTTCATTGATAATTTCTCTTAATCTTTTAATTTCTGCAATTACATCATCGCCTAATTCAATTTTAGACATTATTGTTAGGTCTGCAACTTGGTCCATCAATACCTCGATTAGTGCATCCTTTGCTTGATCTGGTGTCATACTTTTTCTATTTTTTAGGTTTATAATAAATCGTCCAATCCATTGGACTCTTGGTTTAATTCTTCAATTCGAGTATCTACGTAACTCTTTAATTCGCTAGCCGCTTTTAAGTAAGCCTCTCTAAGTTCATGGAATTTAGGATCCTTTACCTCTTCGAAACTTGAATAGTGCTCAAAGCAATAGTGCATACCTTCAGCTCTCATTCGGTAGCTAACGTTTTCAAATTGTTCTATTTGAGTATCTAAGTCTGCCATAATTATAATTATTTGTACCAGCCAGTAAAGCTGATTCTTTTATTTTTGCAACCTTGAGCAATTTCAGTAACGAAATGCGGAGCTCCACTAGCTGCATTTCCAAATACATTAAACATAACCAAGTTATTAAATTTAGGAACCACTATTGCATCCGCGTTTTTCCAATCCCAATCCATTCTAACAAAAAGTCCACCGTTCCACGGTTTCCAATTTTTGGAAAGGTGATACACAAACGCAATTCGGCCATTTACTCCATCAGTATGAGGTCCATTGTAATGGCCTTCCTCATAGCAATTCATAAACGTGTAATTAGGATCAAGCGTAATTCCAGAATATCCAGTAATGTACTCAAGAGCTTCAATGAATTCAGCTGATTTAAAAACTTCCAAGTTATAATGATGATCTTCTGTTCTTCTATACGTGTAGGAGAATTGGTTTTGATCATTTAATTCCCTAATGTATGCTAATCTTTCTGGAATGGAAGGATCTCCAGGCTTGCATCTATAAATTGGATAGGCTGCTGACAAGTTATATTGGTCTGGATAAATTGCCAAATCCCAATAATCAGCAGGCTTATTAAAGTAATATTGTTGAATTTGCTCAGCATCAGCATCCACCAAAAAATCCTCAAAAGAAATGAAGTTTTTTTCGATCCATTGCTGACGTATCTTTTCTACATTAAAAAGGTTTATTGCCATTGCTATAAGTTTATTTCTCGCCAAGGAGTTTCATTATTCCAAAATTCAAAAGTATCTCCGTCCTGTGGATTAACGTTTCTGGATTGAGGGCTAATCTCCTTCATTATCCGTTGAGCCGCGATTAACTCTTTTTGAAATTTAGAGTCCTTCCAGGCTGCATCTAATTTGGCAATTTCAGGATCCTCAAAATTATAGGTTAAACCTGCTTCTTCTACTATAATCCAATTAGCTGAATCAATTACAAACCACGTATTTCCCATTGTAATTCCATACAGGAATAGCGTACGAGACTCTTCAAGTTCCCTGTGTTGTTTTATTAGATGACTAAATACCTCATTTCCGAGGTCGATAATATCTTTCATGCTACTATTATACTATAATTGTAGACTTGGAACCCAATGAGTGGTTCTTCCGTCTAAGGTTTCTTCCCTAACCACCAGATTGCCCAATAGATCGGTCTTTTGTGCATACACTTCAAAGTCAAAGGTAAATCCACCTGACTCACCAGTTACCTGTCGATAATTTCGGATACTGGCGCCGCCTTGTGTATAGGAAGATCGCATGATTAATTTTCCCCAATTCCATAATCCACAAATATCTTCCTGAGTTAGGTCGCTGACCAGTCGATATGGGGATATTCTGCACCGGTAAAGCATTTCACATTTGATATAGTTACCGACCCCGGCAAATAGCGACTGGTCCATTAAAGCTTCAGCTACAGTTTTCTTCTGAGCCTTAGGTAACTCAACTTTTCTAACAAAATCGTACATGCTTGAGGTCTGATCGTTTAGCATATCAAGCCCCAAGCCGGCCAGTTTTTTTGCAAGATCTGAAGTTTGCATGAACTTTAGTGTACCGAATCTGCGTTGATCAACGAAATATAACGAAGTGCCATCATCGAAGCCTATACGGAAATGGCTGTGTGGTCTCAAGTCAGTTGACCAGAACCCGCTCATTCCCAGTGTTATCCAGAGGCAGGTCTCGTCACTTAATTCAAGCCAAATGAATTTGCCTTTAACTCCACCGCCCACTACTCTGGTGGGTAAACTGGGGCTAACGACTAGGTCCGGTGCTCTCTTTAGGAAGCGGCCGCCTAATACTTCAAATTGAGTAACCGTCTTTCCTTTGGAAAATTCGGCAATTCCTTCGTACACTCTTCTACATTCAGGTCCTTCTGGCATGGATAAATAAATTTATTAAAATTATACCAAAAACATAATGAAACGATACGTTGCACTATTTGAAAGTTTCGAAGAAAGCTTTGACGATTTTCACCAAAAAGCGGATATGAAGTCAGACCGATTCTATCACGAAACGGCTAGAGAATTAATTGAATTGGCGAATCAATACAGCTCAGCAGGCATTGATATTGACCCTTACTCTGAAAAATACGGCACTGCTACCCGATTAACAGACCTTGAGAATGACTTAATTGTTATGATTAATGACGAAATGGGAGAGGCAATTGCTGAAGAATTCGCAGATGAAGCTGATACTCTATTGGCTCAGTATGCAGAAGGTTCTGATCTTAACGAAAAGAAGAAGACCAAGAAAATGAATGGCGATAAAGTATTCAAGAAGGACAAAGAGGTAAAGGATAATAAAATTATGCAAGCCAATCCTGTAAAATCTAGTTTTGAGTCTCCTGGTAAAAGGTTATCGATGAGATCTAATCAAGCAGCTGCTAAACAGTAAACCTAATCCAGATTCTCAGTATAACACTCTATAAATTTATAAATTATGTATTACTTAGCAAAATTAAGATTCGAGTCGGAAGACGACAACGGCAAAACAAAAAAGATTCGTGAACAGTACTTAGTTGAGGCAAGCTCAGTAGGAGAAGCTGAACAGAAATTACTTGACAGATTTGGAGAAGGAATTTCCCCATGTCAGTTAGAGGCAGTTCAGGAATCAAGAATATTGGGACTTATTGAATAAGTTTACAGATATTAAAAAGAAAAAAGGGAGCACTTGCTCCCTTTTTTATTGTGGTTTAGTTTGTAACAAGTCAACTATTTTTGCCTGATCTTCTGGCGTTACCAGGATATTATCAAAGTGTCCATACCTGGACCGGTAGCCAAATGCATACCTTAAGCCTGCCCATAATCTCCGAAAGAAGCCTGGAGTTGGACATAGGTGGACCTCCAACCAAACCTCTTGATCAGTGGTGTCCTTGATTAGGATAAACTGGTGTTCTGGACAGTGACAGTCACAAATAACTACGTGTTTTTCTAAATTCATCTCTTTACTTTTATTTTTTGAATTATTGCCATTTTACCGACTGGCGACCATCTGGCCTCCTCCTCGTATTGAAATTTCCCAGTATCCCAAAGAAATACTTGACCGTTTCGGTTCATTACAGTTAGGGCTGCACGCTCTGGCAGATTTGGGAATGAGATGCCCTGCTCAAATAGTGCAAGTTTATAGGCTGACCGGAATGTGCTTGAAACTCCGCTATGTACTTCAGTTTCACCAACTCTTAGTGTTACTAAACAGACATCATTAGCTCTTAACGGACTCGCCATTGAAATAGGTTGGAAATTTTTTACGCAAGCTCTGCATCACAGTTGCATCATCTTTACCTAAGGTCACCTCTTCATAGATGTGATCTAGTATATCTATGCTGACTGGATTTCCGATCACTGCATCTATTTTTCTGGAGATAAAAGCCTTTGGCCCTTTCTTCTTTACTAGATCAGCAACCACTTCTGGTTCTGGAATAAAATATTTATTAAAGCTCATGCTATTATTATACTACAGTAGAGAATAAAAGGTTACATCGAAGACTTGCTAAACTTTCGCAAATAAATAAATTCAAATAATTTTATACACTATGACACCAAATCCAGTATGTTATAATCGCCTTAGCCAATCACCGGCAGCGATTCATATAGGAACCGTTTCTTTGGGACTTACTCCTAAGGATTACCGAGCGGACACTGCTCGAAAATGGAGAGCGGGTATTTCTCCAAACACAAATATAGTTCTGTATTCAGATACTTTTAGTAGAGGAATAGACACCGAAGATAATGCAGTACCGCGTATCTGGTGGATCGATGGAACTGGAACCTACACTGACAAAATCGCCGAATTAGTAAGTAGACTACCTGACCGAAGTGCAAATAATTATGCACTGATGAGTTACACAGAGACACTTGCCTGGTTAAAGGCCAGCGGCAAATATGCACTAATTAACTGTGATTACCCAGAATATACGTTCGCAGAGTCACTGACTGGTTGTCAAACGGTTGCGAATATTGAATCAGGTTACTTGGGAAGCTATTACGGCGGAGGAGACACTGAAATGTTTAACTTAGCAAATCCCACAACATCCGTTGGATTTGGAACACACGCTCCAGCTGCATTCAAAGTTAAAGATTTTAATTTAATTAGCGCGACTGGAGTCACCCCAAATGGTAACGGCCTTGGCTCGGAGGGCGGATTTGTATTAGGAGGAGCAGGCGGTCTTGTACAGACCACAGCAACGGCTGCAAGCGTTTACTCGAATGGCTTTGTATTTGAGGGAGTATTTGGAGAACTTGTACCTGACAAAACACTTTTTGAATTATATGACACTGTCGCAAATAAAGCAATTTACCAAGTTCGAACAGCTGATTCAGGTATTCAGGTGTTGAATATCAGTGGATCGATTTGTTATCAAGTCGACTATGACTTGGCTCTAACTCAACCGTCCACGTACATTACCTTCGCTCATAAAGCTGGAGAAACTCCGATCATTCGAGCGAACGGCGGAGAGAGCCGCAATTTATCAGTAATTACGCCTATTACCTGGACAAACACTACTAAATGGGTAGTTGGATCACATTTAAATGCTGGAACATATAGTGAGCAAGTACAGACCGTTAAGTCTTTTAAAATACACTTAGCTAATGATTCAGCTGCTGGCCATAGGGATTTACAGCAACTTTTACATTCCGCTAATTATCCAATTGTAAGTAGTCTGTATACAGTTTAATCGGTTAATATAACTAACAAAAAAGGACTCTTAAAGAGTCCTTTTTTGTTTAACAAGTTTTTTATATCGCCAACGAAAGTAGAAAGAGCAGCCAAAGAATAGTGCCGCTATGCAGTACAAAACGAAGTTGGCTCTCCATAAACTGCCAGTTACCTGCATTAGCCAATACTGTACGATATCGAAACCGAACGGATTGAAGAACAGTGCGATCATCATGCACCATGTTGCCAGGTTGGCCATTAAGGTTTGTCTCCAAGTTTTGACTCTCACTGTCCATAGGGTTATCATTTTTCAAAGAGTCAGTGATTGACTCTAGGAAATTAAAAGTAAATTTCAAGATTATTTATTACCACTTAGGTTGCTCGCCTATTTGATCTAGCGCGCAGTGAAATCCTACCAGTCGAGTCTTTGCTTCAAGAAAACAGCCGCATATTCCACATTGGGATAGGGTCTCTCCAAAATGAGGACACTGTTTGCAAATGGACATTCGGTGATTCTTTAGATCTTCACTAACAAACACTTTATCGATGATTCGGCTAAGTACCGTAGGTTTTGGAGTTGCTGGCGTTGAACCGCATCCGCAGTCTTCAGTAGTTTGATCAGTCATTTAGTCTGCTATTTTTTCAAAGTATCTTTTATCATCGAACTCCAAGTAGTTTTCAAGAAGACTCACAGAAGAGTCACGATACTTAAGTACGGCTAGGTCTTTTGCCTTGGCCTCTATCTCAATATCGAAACTGCGATTATAAGTATTTATCTGTTCGTAAACGTAATCAGCATGGGATCTGGCAATAACTGACGGATCTTCAAATGTTTTTTTACTACTAGAGTAATGAGTGAGCGGAGTCACGCGTCCCCAGGTAGTGGCAGCTAGGGCGAGTGCAGCTTCCTCAGTAAGATCGCTGGTGTTAAAACGGTGATGATGGAAATCAAATGTAATTGGCGTGCCAATATTCGTATAGACTAATTGAAAAAGATCGAGTACCGAGTACTGTGTAGCCTTATCGTCGTTTTCGACAACAAGCCTGGCCTTAGTATTTTCGTGGAGACGTTGAAAATTCTGACAGAATCGTTGAGCAGCGGACTCCTTATCGCCATAGGTCCCACCGACATGAATGTTAATTGGATAATTATGGTCAATTGGCAAGCCCATTAAGGTCATAATTTGCGCATGCTGGTCCAGATCCTTGACTGTTTTTGTGACAACCGCTGGATTGGGAGATGGCAGAACATCGAACTGGCCTGGATGCATTGAGATTCGCATGCCGTTTGCAATTACAAACTTGCCGATTGCCTGCATGTCTGGCAAGATTTCCATAAAGTTTGGAAGCTGAGTAATTTCGTACTCTGACATCCATGGAAAAATATCGCTTGACATTCGATATACGTAAATGCCATTAGCTAAATTCCATTGTAGAATTTTTAGAACATCTTTTATATTTTGATGCGCAAGCTCAGCACAATATGAAACGC